ATAAACATGTAAAAAATTAATTAAATAAGGAGATTCGTCTCCTTATTTTTTTTTTTATTAAGGAGGATGAATAAAATGGCAAGACTTTCAGAAAGAATGATTGAAAGATCATTATTAAGTAATACTGAAGTATTTAAAATAAAAAAAGGTGATTCATCATTTGATATGGGTTGGACTGCTCAAAAACTTGATAAAGCTGATCTTACATTTGTAAGAACATTAAATCAAAGTAATAGTAAACCTTATTATTTACAATATGAAAAGTTACAAGATGCTGGTAGAATCCAATTAAGATTTAATGATACTAAAAAAGATATGACAATTGTATCAGCTTTAGGTTTAACTAAAGTTGGTCCTGTAGCTCAAGTTAATGCCTCTGGATATATAGTTTCAGATACAGGAATTTCAGATATAGGAAAAATAACTAAAACATTTACATTAAAAGATTCAGGTATATATTACTCATTACTTAAAGTAGGATATGCTCAATTAATAGCTACAAATGTATTCGATTCTTCTGTAGTTCATGAATTAGCTGATATTTATGCTGATGTAATGGCTAGATTATTATCTATTAAATTTAAAAATAATTTTGGATCTGATGCGTTAAAAGGTAGATTAGCATTAACTTATTATTTTTATAATGGATCAGTAAGTATTGAAGACGTAGCTTTAAGAATAAAAGTTTCTCAAGGAGAAGCTGCAGCTATGAAAATTAAAAACCCTAATTTTTTTAATGGTAAATCTGTAACTCTTAGTGAACTTTTAGCAGTATTAAAAAGTGAATTTCCTCATTTTATTGATATGTCAATACCAGATATGGTAAGAGCATGCCAAGCATTATATGGAGTACCATCAGTATTTATGATGGAAAGTCCATCTTATTTCTTAACTGTAGTTGCTAATGGTCACGATAAATTTAATCTATTTCCATCATCAGCTTTAAAAGATAAAGATATAAGAAATTCTATGGTGCAATGTTGGTCTAATATTGAAAGACTTAGTATAAGAATTTAAATTTAGGAGATGCTAATGGAATTAAAATCAAATAAATATGAAATAGATGATACAAAAGATACTGGTATTATTACTGATATCAAAGGTATTAATTTAGACTCCGAGGGGGGGGGGAGAATTATAGTATTATTAAAACTAATTTGAATTCTAGAGTAAGTAGTGGATATGCTATTTATATAAATGGAAGTCAATATGGTTTAAGACCTAAACCCGTAGGAGATTATTGTATCGAGATAAGAGATAGTAATACAAATATAATATTAGGATATGGAATAATGACAACTACAGCTCCAACTGGTAAATATACAATATCTTTAAATACACCAAATGGGATTAGATATTTAAATGATCCAGGTAGAGAAGTTACACCTAATTTTCATATGTTAAGATTTGGTGTAGGTGGAAGTAATAACTCTGGAGGAACTTTTGATATGAGTACTTATTTATTCCAAAATTCTAATTTAGTTGTATGTACTCATAGTGAATTAGTAGATGCATCTAAATATGAAAAACATTATTCAATTGATGGATATGGAAGTTATGGATGGGGTAAAATAGCATTAAATCCAGAATGGACTAAATCTCTTAATAGAAAATTACATATTCCTGGTTCAGCTGACCATTGGAGTGCTAATTTTTATGGTTATATAATTGATCCTGACTATGAAGGAAAGAATTTAGTTCAAACTTATAGGAATGTATATGTACCTAGGTAAATGATAAATTATTGGAGGTTTATATTATGAATAATAAAAATGAATTATCGAATCTTGAGGGGGGGGGGGAATTCTAAATCTAATTTAGAAGCAACTTCAAATCTTACTTCAAATATAGTTGGATGGAGTGAAGTTAGGGAAGGAACTAATATAATTGGTTATATTCCTATTTAAAAAACTAAAAATATAGCTGAAAAAATAGGTTATGGAGAATGGAAATTTTTAGGACGATTTAGAGGTAGTTATACTATTACTGAACCATATAATGAAGTTAGAATGATAATTTCTTCATGGGGTCCAAATTTAGGATCTGGTGGAGAAGCTATGTGGTTATTTACTCCAAATGATAATTTTGCTGTATCAAATCTTGGAGTAGAAGGAACTGTAAGAAAAAATGCCAATACTTTTTCATTTATAAACTATGGAGAAAATGGGGATGCTTATATACATTTATGGATAAGATAATTGGAGGTGAATTAATATGACTAGAGTTGGTTTTTTAATACTCGGAATACTTGCTATAAGAGGTATAGCTGGTATTGTACAAGATTGTAATTATTTTTATGGAAAAGAATTTAATAAAGAAACATTTAATGGTTGGTTAGATACTTTTAAAAGAAAATAAATAAGAAATAAGTATAAAAGGAGTGAAATTATTAATGTCTCAAATCAATATTAAAAGTATTAAAAGTGATGATGGGTTTAGAGTATTTAATGCAAGAGTATATGATTTAATTGAAAGTTTGATTTCAGCTGGTTATTCATTTGATTCAGGAGAAGTATTAGATTATTCTAAATATGATGATTTATATATTGAAAGAAATAATGAATTAATAAAAGAAGAAGATTCTGATGTTATTGAAAATGTAAAAAGAAAATTAAAGATTTATGGAACTAAATTTAATAAGGAATTAGATAGTTATAAGAATGAATTACTATTAGAGATGCCTCTTGATATCAAGAATAGATTAGCTAATGCTGAGAAAGGATCTGGGCACGATGGATATTTAAAAGGTATTGTAGCTAGTTTTAATGTAACTTATCCTGTATTTTGGAGTCCACAAGCTCAAAGGTATTCTTTCTTTGAATTTGTATCTTCTACTTCAACTATGCATTGTATTACAAAATTTGATTTAAATAAATCATTTACTAAATCAACACCTAAAGTATTCATTAAATATCTTGAAAAAATGATTAAAAGATACAACGAAATAGATCAATTGGAAAAAGAATATCTAAAAGGTAAAAATAATATGATATATTATCCTACTATAATTTTTGATTATCCTAATAATTCATTACATGAAAATCTATTAGGATTTAATTTAGAATCTAAAAAAATCGCATCAATAATTTCAGAATCTGTACCAGGTCATGTTATTTTTGATATGAGATCTAAAACATTTTCTGAATTTGATTATGATGAATTTATAAAAAGTTTATTAGGTAGTATACCAGAATTTGAAAATGATTCTTACACAGTATATCATTCAAAAGAGGAATTATATGAAGCAATAGTTGCTGCATGTCCTCAAGGTTTATTAAAGACAGTTAGAATACAAACTAATTATTTACAATTGAAAACTATGTATCATCAAAGAAAGAATCATAAGCTTAAAAATCAATGGGGATTATTTACTACATGGATAGAAAATTTACCTTATTTTAAAGAGCTTATAATAAATTCAGTTGATACAAATATTAAAGAATTAGTTAATGAAGCTAATAATGAAATAGAGGAAACTTTTGATAATGAAGATTAAAAATATGCTCCCTTCGGGGAGCATTATTTTATCCTTTATTTAAGAGTATATATTATAATAATGATTTAATATTATTTATAAGGAGATGAATTGATTATGTCACAATTTGAAATTAAAAGAAACGAATTAATTAAAGAAAGGAAAACTCCATTAAAAGAAGTAAAATTAATCTATTTTGGTAAATTAGAAAATGAGATTAAATCATTGTATTCTGGAAAGGAGTTTGCTGGTCATAGTTTTGAAGATCATATTATGGAGGTTGTAGCTAACGCACAATGGATATGTAATGAAACTAATTCTAGATATACTCCTAGATTAGAACTAGCATGTTTGCTTCATGATATTGGATTAATTAATGAAAGAAATAATCATCATATTGATGGAGCAGAAATGGCTGAAGAGTTTATGGAAAAACATAATATAGACATAACTAAAGGTTGGATAGTTCCTTATTCAATTAAACATCATAGAGCTAGTTATATTGGAAACATTTCCAATAGTACAGCTATATTATTATCAGCAGCTGATAGATGTTATCGTTTAAATCAATTTGGTATTGAATACTTTAGAAAAATGATTAAAAGATGTATAGAAAGTAATAGTACTAGTGAAAATATAATTGATGATGTAGTTACTATAATGCAAAGGAAATTTGGTAAAAATGGTTATAGTTATAAATCACCTGGTTATAAAATTTTAAATAGAATTCTATCAATAAAAATAGGTTTAGAAGTTCAAAAAGATTTCTTTTCAAAAGAATATAAATTAAAATTAATAGTTGAAGATGAACTAAGAAAGAGTCTTAAATAGACTCTTCTTTTTTTTGGAGGTAAAAAATATGGTTAGAAGAGTTAAAAGTAAAAAATTAAAGAAAGCTCAAAAATTTGATGAAGATTTAAAAAGTATAATTAAATCGTTGGAAACTGTAGAAGCTTTAAATAAATATAAAGAAGAATATCCAGATTGGGAAAAAGAATTATTAAAAGATGAAATAGTGAAACCTCGACAAGACTAGATGTATTTTATTTTTTTTATAAAGGAGGTTTTAAGAATATGGGAAAACCAGTTAATGTTAATTGGAATGAAAAATATCTTCCTAGAATTAATTTCTTAATTAAAAAATATGCGTATGAATTTCTAAATATGCCTAATTTTTTACAATTCTATGAATTTAAAGATTATGTATATCAAAGATTTACAATATCAAGTTTTCTTCCAGATATAGATCAATATAGCACAACTCCTCAAGAAGATATACATTTATCCTTAATGATAAATAATAATATTGAATATATAAAATCAAAAGGATATACTCATGTAATAATATTACCAGATGTATTTTCGGCTAATCCATTTGATATAAAAGATCTTATTCCAGTAAGAGATACTGATAAAAAATCTATTGTAGTTATAAATAATAAACCTTGGAGATATATTGAAGAATATCTCGATCCTTTTATATGGAATTATGATAATAAAGCATATATTTTCTTTGATGAATCAAAAGAAAAAGATAATGATTTAGTTATAAATAAATTATCTATGCTTGCTATAATGAAAGGAATAGGAATTTCTGAAGATGACTTTGAAGTAGATGAAGATCATAATTATGATTTAAAGATAGATAAAGAAGATATTAATAAAATAGCTACTAGTAATGATTGCTTACATATTTTAATACATTTACCTTATCTATCTTTTACTCCAGAAACTTGTATTGATGAAGGAAAGAATCCAAATGATTTTGATTTTGGCCAAGATATGTATACATTATATCAGCAACATACACATCAATATAAAGATTATAAACATATTTATCAAAATAGGAATATAATTTTAACTAATACTGCAATAGGTTATAAAGTAGATGGGACATGGGAACCTCTAGATTTCACTAATAATAAAAATCCTTATCCAGAATTATTTGAAAGAGTTGATCGTCATACTTTTAGAATTAAAGATTTTGGAGATTTTATTAGAATAGATTTATTTACTAGACCATTTAATTATGTAGGATGGAATAGAGTAGATTCTATATATGATGAATTAGTAGAAAGAAATCATATATATATTGATTTATTAAAAGGTCATAAAAAATATACAACTGATATTATTACTTATTATGCGAAAAACAGATGGCTTACATGGGATCAAATAGTTGATATAATAGAAAGAGTAGATTTTGATGTATATAATGTAATAGCTCAAGAGTTTAGAATGGTTTATAGTTATAAAGTTTCAGCTTTAAAAATATTACAATATGGTCAAAAATATAAAAATATTAAAAAGTTATTTGGTTATAAATTTGTAGTACCTATTCAAATTCAAGGTGAAATGGATACATTAATATTTGTAAATGGAAAATTAGTTGCTACAAATCCATATACTATTAGAAATGGTGATAATGTTGAAATTCTTCTTGATGTAGATTATGTAACTAATAGATTAATTAAAAGAAATAGTTATAATCAATATATTATAAATGACAATTTAGAGATACTTTCTAAATTAGATGATCATGTTTCTGTAGTATTAGTACCTAGATATTATAGAAATACTTTTGATACTGATAGATTTAAAAGGTTTGCTATTCATTCTCATTCATCAGGAATAATAAATAATAATCTTACTATTACAGCTCCAGAAAGAGCACCTGAAGAATCTAGATTAACATTTATAAATGGTTTATGCACTGAATGCGATTTCGGACCTAAATTAATACCAATAGAGCCATTTGAAATATACCAATCTCCATATACACAAGATAACGCAGGATTTTTTATTAGTAATACAGGAATATCTAAGTCACCATGTGATATAAGTTTTATACATACTAGAAAAGAAATAATAGTACCAAAAGATTCAAATTTAGTAAAAATGCCTGATGATTTATTTATTGATTATTATAGAACTCTAATATTTGATATGGATGGTAAATTACTTACACCCCATATTGATTATACTATATTATCAGCTAATTATTTAAATATTTTAAAAGAACGTTTTGATACTACAGAACCAGAAAAATTATTAATAGTTAAACCTGGTTACACTGATTTCTTTGCTTCAGCTTTTGATAATCTTACAATTTCTCAAGAATCATTTAATGAATCTTATAATGTAAGAATTATGAATTTACCTGAAGTTGAAGATATTTATAAGGCATTTCCAATACCACAAAGTTTTAAAGAAATCGAATCAAAACCGTTAACTGATAGTCAGATCGATTTTATTAAGAAGTATACAGAAACTTATATAGCAACATTAAATAATCCATTTAATCAAACTAAATATACAGATAAATTAGTAGAATATAATATGGCAGATATTATAAATCCTAATTATAAACCACCATCTGATATACCAGAAGACTCAATTAAAGTTGGTTTTTATTCTTTAAATAATTTTTATTATACAAATAGAGTTGCACATAGATTTTTACAAAAAGAAAAAGGTGATTTTCATGCAGATATAGAAATGACACCTGAAGAAACATTTGATGTTCCTTACTTAATTTATCCAGAAGGAAGAATAGAAGATCATTATGTTTTACAACCTGCATTTATAAGTGGATTTATATTAGACGAGAATAAGTGGTAGGGCTAAATGCCCTACCAAATATCTCTTTTTTTATATTTTAAATCCACCACCAAAGAAATCTTGTAGCATATCATCTACCATATTCTCTGCATTCTCTTCTTCATTGACATTATCTTTCATAATATTATCAACAGTCTGAGTAAATGGATCTACTGATTGTAATGAACTAAAATGATTATGGAAAATATCAGTATTATTATTTACTTCTTTTCTTTTCTCTATAGCTCTTTTCTTATTAGCTACAGCTGTTTCTTTTACATAATCAGTATGATTCTTTTCATATTCATTAGATTCTTTATTACTTAATTTTACCTTTCTACCATTAATCATTTTATAATAAAATTTTACTGGTATTATTTGATTTGTATCATCAGTAATAAATTCAACATCTTCAAATATCTTATTACTTAAATCTTCTTTCTCTCCTAGTTCAGAATATATTGAAACAGTTGGTCCTAAAGGTTCACATTTTATTTTAGTGAAATCTAAATAAAAACCAAATACATTTTTCAATATATCATCTCTAAACTCTGGCCTAAATATAACACTCCAAGCATGCATAGCAGCAAATACAACGTCATCTGTACAACCATCAGTATGAACTATTTTAGTTCCACTACTTGTAGGTTTCTTAATTAATGTAATTATTTCATCTATAAGTTGAGGATCTCTACATAAAGATGGATATTTTTCCACTACTTCTTTTAATACTTGATCAGTTAAATAACTTCTATAATCTTTATTAATATAAACTCCATAATTGGCTTTTCTATTATCTCTTAAAGTCTTTTCTGACCATTTCTCATATCCATCTTTACTTTTAACTATTTCCACTATTAGAAAAGGTTCTACAGCTGGATCACTCATACAAGCATCACAGACTGATTTACCTATACCATTTCGTTCTACAACTAATAATGGTAAGCAGTTAGCATTAGTTCTTCTTATATCTTTAAATAATTCTTTAACCATATGACCAAAATCCCATGTATTAATGGTATTATCTTTAAATGAAAATAAAGGTCTACCATCTATTAAACTACAAGCAAATATTGCAGAATTCTCGTTTCTAACTCCAGATGCTGTATCGACACCTATACTCATAGCTGGAGTCATTCTTATCATATCTTCAAATGATTGACCTCTAAAATAAGGGTGAAATTGAATTACTTTATTATTTTTAAAGATATAACTATCAGTTATAATAGTATCTTTAACTTTATTTAATCTATCTAGTTCCTGTCTACTAAATGGACTTGTAGTTGTATCCATTACCCACTCAAGAAGTATCTCTGTTCTTAATGCATCAGTCATACCTAATTTTTGTATTTGAGTTTGTAAATATTTAGCTCCAAATCCTAATTCAGCATAACTAAATTTAATTCTAAAGAAATTAGTTCTTTTCTGCATTAATAATCTATCAAGTTGCTTTCTATCACAATCTAAGAATCTTAAATCAAATCCTAAGAATTCATTATAAATTTTATTATACATATATTTACCATGCAATTTAGTTAAATCACCTGGTGTAGATGCAAATAAAATATTATGTCTTAAACCTTGATTCTCAGCTTCAATAGCAGCCATATTCTGAGCACTTAATGTAGCAGTTAAAACTATTTGAATAAATTTAAAGAAGTTTATCTCATCTATAAGTATAAATCTCGCTTTATATCCTCTTCCTGTTGTACTGGCTTTAGTTTCTGTTTGACCTGGTACAATAGATCTTAATGTATTTTTTAATTTTTTATTATAATTAACATCAGCATCAGTTTCAGCAGCTTCATCTTCATAAGTTTCTATTTCTACTGATTTAACTTTTCTATATACTGTACTATGAAATTTTAAATATGGAGGTAAACTATTTAAAGGTCTAATGATATACTCATTTTTATTCTTTTGAGTAATACCTCTTTGATAACTCATATTAATAAGAGTAGCATTTCTACTACCAACTCCATATTCATAACATATTTCACCTGCAGTAGTAAGAGTTTTTCCTGTTTCGACCATACCCTGCGTCTCCGCATATTTTGAATTTATCTATTTATTTTATTTAAATAGAGGGACTAGACTATATCTTCATCCTATATCTAAGTATAGGAGCCTCCCGTTTCGATTTAATGGTATCAATTCAGGCAATTGATAATTATTCTATAGCTAATATCACTATAGTTCCAACCTTATTACATAATTTATTAATATTAAGTAATAGGCTCTACTCTACTCAGTTCATTCCATATCGGAACTTATTCTAACTAGAAATAATAATACTAGTATATTCCCTTTGGATAGTCGTTGAACGTTTATGATTTGTAGATATCATACTTCGCTGCGGACTTTCTCTATCTAATAACTTATTACCTTAGACTAATCATTACTTAGTATTACCGGTATTATTAGCTTAACGAGGTTTTCCCGCATAAAGAGAGGACAGGGAGAATTTATTTAATGAGCCTTCTCCCGATATGATTTCTCATACTTTAGATAGTATAATGTACTTTCAGAAAATATTATGTATTTCCTATTTGTACACACAGGTCTCGATAGCTCTACGTAGATATTATATGATTGCCCCATTAACCAAATCATGCATACTGATGCAATATTAAAAATAAAATAATTATATTCTCCATCGTTATTACCAGGAGTCCTATATAATTCTCTAAAGAAATAAAAATTATTAATTTGAAGTTCATTAACTATTAATCCCATAGTTTTTTCACTAATATATGGATCATAAGGATCTACACCAATTAATTGACCATGAAAAGTTAATAATGGAGCTCTCCAGTTTTTAATTTTTAATTCTTTTAGAACCATAGCCGAGATATAAGCTGATTCATTTTTAGTAGTGGTATCATAAAAGATTGGTAAATATTCATTTTCTTCAGGAGTATTTCCTTCTTTAATTAAAACTATTTCATACATCTCAGGAGCATTTAAAGTTGTATGATAAAACTCAACTCCTAGACTTTCTCTTTGCTCTGATGTTAAAGCATATTTATCAACTATTCTATCTCCAAAATTACCATTATAAAGATCATAAAAAAAATCATTTGGATGTTTTTTTACATCTTCATCTTCATCATCAGGAGTATCTTTATATCTATTGATCATATTTTGTAATTCTATTTTTAATTTATTTAAACCATCTTTATCTATTTTAAATTCTGTATCTTTTAAATCTTCTAGAATTTCATCAGTCCATTCAGTTTTAATAACATCCTCTAAATCATTTCTATTTAAACCAAATTTCCATAACATTCTTTCAAGTTTATTTTCAAATATTCTTTCATTTAATTTTTCTTCTACTTGAGGAACTTCTATTTTTTCTGGATTAAATATATTTAAATTTATATTATTAGAGTTATTTATTATTTGATTTTCCTCCATGCAATATCAACTCCTTTTTCAAAAATTAGTTTCCAGGAAATATCATTGCACCATAGATTAATCTTCTTCTTTCTTCTTTAAGATTTCTACTTAATGAATATTCAGCTATTTTATTAAGCATATCCATTAATTCTCCTAAAGCTTCTAGATAGAATTGGTTTTTAGTTTTTTCCATTTCTTTAGAAATTTTATCTCTAATATTAGCTGCTCTTTTTATTGTATTATCTTTACCAAATTTAGTATCAGCAAAATCAACAGCATTTGCATACAGATCTATATCAGTTCTAATTTCTCCATACATATATTTTTCTCTGTAAGAAAGCTTTTGAAGTTGAGCACTTTCTTGAGCAAGAACTATTTCCATTGATTCTCTAGCTAATTTTTCTGAAGCAGGAACATCCATATCTTCAGGTAAAGGATCTCTATCAGGTCTATTTTTATGGAAAGCTATAAAATCTTCTAATGTACTATTTAAAATACTATTATTAGATGGATCATTATAACCTTCATATTTTGCTAATAATTCTTCATAGAAATTTAATATTTCAATTTGATAATCAAAAACTTCTTTAGAAATAGAATTAAAAGTTTTCTGAATAATACCTTGTATTTCAGTAGGATTAGCTAAATATTGAGATAATTCAACTACTACTTTAGCTATTAAAGTATTATTAGGTTTAATAGCACTATTAATTATAGATGGAAGCATACCAGCCATTCCATCAGTAGAGAAATCTCCACTAAATTCAATAAATTGATTTAATTTACTAAGTGCGTCATTAATTCCAATTAAAGTTTCTTCTATACTAATTCCATTAATTTGAGCATTAAAGAAATTTATAATTATTAGATCTTTCATAAAAAATAATAACTGTCTTTTTCTAGGAAAATTTCCATAAGTTCTAGCAGAATAATCACCTAAAGTTTCTATAAAACCTTTATCAAATGGATCTATAGTATCTTGATAATTATCAATATTACTAGTTTCCATAAAATCCCTTATGAATTCTCCAGGAATTCTAGTAGTATAATATTCACATATAAATTCTATATTAGTTAATATTCTTACATATGAATCACATAATTGATTAAATACATATTCTATAACTTCTGCCCTACTACTTTTCATATCAGCTAGAGTTTCTTTTATATAATTCAATAAAATATTATCAGTTTCAATAAAAGCATCAAAACTAATTCTTCTTCCTACTGGATCTCCAAATTCTCTTCTTGATATATTAGTTTCAGGAAATAAATTGATTCTTACGAATTTAGTTTCCTCTAATGACATTCCATTATATTCCAAATATTTATCTGGATCCATATTAGGTTCAATATCATTTAATAATTTTACACCATCTAATGTATTAATATAAATTCTATTAGGATAAATATTAAATTCACAATCTGGTTTATTTACTTTAGGATGAGAAATATAATGTCTTATAATACCTTTATCATCTAAATACATATTTAAACTTTTCATTCTACTAATTTCATTTATAACTTTACTATTAGGATGATTAGTTACAAATTCAACCATCTTTTCCATATCCTCTATTTTTTTATTTTCTCCACCTATTGCATTACAACATTCTTTAGCTATTACAGTTGTAATACTTTCTTTAGATATCATAGAATCTTTCCAAGATCTTTTTAATCTACTTGTAATATATAAAAACTCAGTAAACATTTTAATTCCTTCATGAATTATACCTACTTCATCTTTATATAGATTTCTATAATTATCTGATCTGTAATCTAACATATTTTTTACCTCCTTTATAATTTTAAGTTTAATTTAATTCAGTTTAAACATAAGCCGTTGTTTTGGCTTTTGGTATTGAGTAGACAAATAGCTTGTAATTTTTTACATAAAAGGAGGTTAAATATGATAAACGATTTTGCATGTTTGGAAAAGTATATTTTAATTTCCAAATCATATAAAATATTAAAGGATATAGAATCTAAATCTTCTATTCAATTAGAAGATGGGAATACTTATTCTTTTGGTGTTTTAGATTCAGATGTACTCTGGTCAGGAAAAAATTTAATTAATATCACTTATAATTTAATAAATGTTATTAGTAAATTTTCTTCAGTAATAAGAATTAGTAATATAGAATCATATATGGTTACTAAAATAGTAAAAGATCCAATATCTGATACTTCTAGAAGAGTAATATTTCCAGTATTCACTATAGATTATACAGATAATAATGAAAATACTATGAGTATCCCATTATTTTTATCTAGTGAATATTTATATTCAATGAATCCATTTGAAGAACCATTAAGAAGTATACATATTATATGCCCTATTTCTACATTGATTAATGAAAATTTATTTGAGGATGGATCTTTTACCTTATCTAAATTTAATTTTGATCTATCTTCTTCAGAAATAGCTATAGATTTAAAGAATAATTATTCTCAAATTCAAGATTATATGCATTTAGATAATAATGAATTCAATAAATTAAAAGTAATAGCTGATAGATTATTTATTAATCCAGATGCTATAGCTACATATGATCAAGATAAAACTGGTTTATTAGATTTTATGCCTTTAGAAGGAGTTAAAACATCTGATAAAGAAAAAGAAAATGGTTTAATAGTAAATAGATTAAGAAGTGTACAAACTCCAGATGGAGTTAAAGTTAAAGGTACATTCTATTTTAAAACTAAAAATGACGATGATCCATCTGATACAGTACTATTATATCCTACAGAAAATCAATTAACTATAGTAAAATTACCAGAAAGTGTATATATGAAAGATAATAATACTTTAATTGATTTTAATATGGGAGAAACTGATTTAACTAGATTACAAGTAATAATAGACGAAGGAAAAATACCTTTTACTAATGCTACTAATTTAATAGCAAGAGAATCTCCTTATAGTACAGTATTTTCATCTAGATGTGGTGCAAGGAGTAATACATATTCTTTAAAACCAGCTGGAGAGAATGCTTTAGATTTCTTTAATTCATTTACAACTCAAAGTATGGCTAATAAATTTAATCCTATATTATTAGAAAATTATTTTATGTTAATAGAGGAAGCAGTTACTTATATAAGAAGTACAGAGTTTGCTAATTTGGTTGATAATGAATCATCTAAATTTGGGGATAAATCTTTAGCAATTAAAGAATTACTAACTTTACAAGATGGAATTGTGGCTGATGTACTTAGTAATCAAAAAATATTATATTCTAATAGATCAATTGATGAATATCCTATTACTATTCCTAGAGTAACTATTCCATTTTTACAAGTTAATAATTCTATGAATGAAGATATATTCTTAGAAGCTAAAGAAGTTAGTATTAGAATTTATGAAATATTAAAGGAAAGACTAGAGAAAAGATTCATAGGTCTTCAAATGATGTATGGATTTGAATCTATAGAGAATGATTCTAATTTAGCACTTATAGAATTAGAAAATGTCTGGTTATTTCATTCAAGTTCTGGTATAGAAGAAAAAGAGAATTTAGAAATTAGAAATAGTACATCTACTACACCTATAATAAAACATGTAGGGGTTGCAGAAGAATCTGCATATAAAACTAAGTCTAATAGAGATATTATTTTCATTAAAAGTGGTAAAGAGTTTACAATAATACCAGATGGAACTTATGATATTGCTGCTGAAGGTGCAGTAATAGATAAAATGGATGTAACTTTTAGAAAACTTATTAAAAAATTAAAAGCTATACCTGGTATCCCAGCTCAAATATATGCTAAATTAAATGAAATTTACAGACATTTCTTATCAATCCTTAATAATACTTCTAAAAATCAAGAGATGGATGCTATTGAAAAATACACTAACGAGGAAGTATTTCCGTGGTTAGAAACTACACTTAGATTTATTAAAGCTGCTGTATTAGGAACTATAGTTGGTGGATTAGTAGGAAATTTTCTTATAGGATTAATAGCTACTTTAGTTTTCAAAAGTTTCTTTGATAAAAGATTTAAAACTATTAGAAAAAGAATTAGAATAACTATAGAAGGCGAAATTGAAATTCTTAATAAAGAAATAGATTATGCTGAGCAAAAGGGAGAACTTGATAAAGTTCCTAAATTAATTAGAGCTAGAAGACTTTATGAAAGATTAATGGAAAAAATTGATGAAGAAAGATTTGAAGAATTAATGAATAAAAAGAGATAGAAAAGGAGGTTTATTATGAGTTTATTTGATAAGTTATGTAATAATAAAAACTTTACTATTTCTAAATTAAAATTATCTTCTGAAGCAGCTGAAGATGAGGATGATTTTTCATTTAAAGGACCAGATTCATTTGAATTTGATGATACCAATGATGAAGAAACTCAAGAAACAGATAATCAAGATGAAAATCAAGAAAATGATGAAGGAGATGATTTTAGTTTTAGTTTTGATGAAGATGATGAAAGTGGTGAAGGTAATGCTTTTATAGATGAAGAATCTTCAGATCAAAAGAAAGAACCTAAAGAAGATCCAAATGATGTTTCATTAGATATATCAGTTAATAAAGTTTTAAGAGAAAATCTTCCTGAAGCTTTAAAAGAATTTAGAACTGTTTCTTCTACAAATGTTGATAGAATGAAAGCTACACCATATACAAATGATGAAATACAAAAATTAATTCATCTGTATAGAGATATAGTAGATGATTATAATAAATTCTATTTATATAATTTAGATAAAATAGATGATTCAGAAAGATTAAAAATATTTTTAGGTTATAAATTTTTATTATCTAAAATAGAAAAAGCTTGGAGTAAATTAGTATTACAAGAAAAAACCGAAAGATAAGTTTAAATAATCCTAAATTTATCTACGTTTTTTATATATTTAACAACTTCAGTTGAATTTCCAGTATTTAAAAATTTAGACTTTTGTGATTTCCGACTCATTCACGTGAGTTTAAATTTTTATTAAAATATAACTAGAAATTTTTATAATAAAATTAGGAGGTAAAATAAATGGTAGATAATATATTCTTAAAAATCGCTTCTGAGAGTGGTAATTTTTCTGATCTAAATAGTTATTCAGATGCTCCTGTAGAATTTGATAACGTTTATGAAGAAATTGAATTAGGACTTGAGGAAACTATTGAAGATACTGAAGCAGCTGGTGAAGCTACAATGTCTGTAGTTATTGCTAGAGAATCAGCTCAAGAAACTATTGAGATTGAAGGGGAAGCATGTGATATATCTTCTGAGGCTGGAGTTGCTTATACAGCTCAAAAAATGGCTTATGCTGCTAAAGGTGGAATAGGAAGAATAATTACAGCTGTTAAGAACTTTATTCTTAAAGCAATATTTAGAATGGGAGCTTCAGATGGTAATTTCAAGAAATTGAAAACTACAATTACAAGCTACAAAAATAAATTAGGTAAAAATAGTAAACTTAAAGCTGATTTTACTATGAAGTATAAAGATTATACTCCATATGCTAAAGATTTATATAGTGTAATAGAAGGATCTTATAAAGCATTAGATGGATTGAAAGATAGTAAAGATGCTAAAACTTTAGCACCAGCTCTAAAGAAATTTATAGAAAAAGTATTTGGAGATGAAAAATTTGATTTCGCTCTTGGTGGAGATAAAGTTAAAGCTGATAAATTAAGAGACGATCTTAAAGCAGCTAGTACAAAAGCAGTATCAACTATAAATGATAAATTTAAAGAAGTTAAAGAAGTTGAACTTACTTCTGCTGGTGGAGTAACTATTAAGAAGGATCTTGAAACTTTAGAAAACTTAATTAAAGGAGACTTTAAATTTAAAGCTCTTTATGCTAAAGTAGATAAAATATTTAATAATATTATTAAAGATGCATCTAATGCAAAAGAAGATAAATCAGGTGCTGTAATTTTCTGGAATACTATGCATAATGCAATGAAAGAAACTACAACTGTTATCAATAAAGAAATGTGGGCATTTGATAGATGTGTACAAGAAACTATGAACCAAGCTGCAAAACTTCTATCTAACGTTCAAGCTTAGTTTGAATTATAGAGAAGGAGGTAAGCTATGGAATATAATCAATTGGCTCTCCTTAGTTATGATGAAGACTATATTTCTGATATAAATAAATCATTTGAGAATATCTATATTCAGAAATACAACGTTAAGCTATCACATGAATCTATAATGGATTCTGATATAGTTCAGAAGTTGAAAGATTTCATAATTAATTTATTAAGAGGTCTTATGAGACATTTAAGAAGATTTATTCAAAGAGCTTTTTCTACAAATTCAATAGCTAAAAAAAGATTTTCTCAAGTAGATAAGCAACTTAAGTTGATAAAGCATAATTTATTAAAGATAAAATCAGTTGAAGGGATTGAAACTTATACAGTTGATATTAAAAAATACGACTATGATAAAATTAATAAATTAGCATTAGCTGGATTTGAAACTGTAGAAGGTTCTTATAGAAATACTTCTTTAACTCTTACTGAGATGCTTAGTAAATATGATTTTGGAGATCCATCTGTTAATAATAGGTTTAAAATAACTATATCTGATATTATTAGTTTTATTTCTGATTCATTCTCTATCTTTAATCAAGTTGGAGTTGATTCAGAATCTTTTAATAAAGCATTTAAAGATATAAAAACTGGAAGTTTACAATCTTTTCATAATAATATTAAGATGGTAATTCAGCAAAACTACATAGCTTCTGATTTTGAAGAAGCTGTTGATAAATTAATAGATGATGCACCAGAAGATACAATGGTTGGTCTATCTGGTGTAGTTTCTTTAATGGAAACTCTAGAAGAAATACAAAAATTTGGTAGAGTTTTTGATGTAGAAAAAATATCTGAATATTTTACAAAAATACAATATAACCTGGAAAGATTAGTTTCATCTATATCTGGAATAGATACAAGTTCAATAACTATTGATTTACCTGATGGAGAATCACTTGATAGTATTGAATCATTTTTAAATGATATAAGTTCTCTTTTATTAAATGTACAAAGTAATAAAGGAAGATTTATTTCATCTCTATTAATAGCTTTAGATGATATTATCGCAGAAGGGACAAAACTCATAGAAATAACTCACATAGATAATTAGTGAGTAATTAAAAATTAATTTAAGAGGAGGATAAAATAAATGGTAGATAATATATTCTTAAAAATCGCTAGCGAATCTGGTTCAGTGGGATTTGGACCAGAAAGCCAATATGAAGAAATCTCTGCTGAAAATGTTGATCAAGCACTTAGAGAATCAGCAGAAGAACTAGTTGATTTCGCAGCTTCATTGGAAGCTAATAAAATATCTGATCATGTAGATTATACAAGTGCAGCTAGAGAAATGCAAATTGCTGGAGAAAGTGCAGTTGAAACTTTTGAAGAAACTGACCCTGAAACTGGTGAAGTATATATAACTTCAGAAGCAGCTAAAGATTCTCTTATAAGAGGAGCATACCAAATTAAAGGTGGAGTAGTAAGAGCTGTACAAACTATAATAAGAGCAGTAGGAGGTCTATTTAAATTCTCTTCTGGAGTAAAAGCAGATATGACTAAACTTGGAAAAGAAGTTGATTCTGTAATTAAGAAACTAGAAGCAGCTAAAATAGATGCTGATAAAGAATTTAAATTGAAAAAATACTCAGATCTTCCAGTTAAAAATATAGTAGATTCTATTATAGGAACTGGAGCTGCTGATAATAAAACTATTAATGGAGTTATCACTGATCTTAAGAAATTAGAAACTTCAGCTCTTAAACATGGTGAAATACCTAATAAATTAGAATCTCTTTGTAAATCAGTTGGAGCAGTTCTTGTGGGATATCCTACTGGTAAAGGAGAAGTTCTAGTTTCTCAAGGTGAGATCGCAGCTTCTAAAGAGGCAGTTGAAAAACTTAAAACTAAACTAACTGGTAAAGAATACCTTAAGAAATGTAAAGAGTATCTTGATACAAATATGAAACTTGATGACGGTTCTGAATTTAAAGGAACTGCAGCTAAAACTCATATGATTTCTCAATTAAAAGCTCTTAAAAATACAGGAATATTTGCAGAAAATAAATCTGCTGGAGATTTTGCTAAACTTAATGCTCTATTAAATAAAGCATCTAATAATCTTCAATCAGCTTTTGGTAAAGCTGAACCTGATAAAGGTTCACAAACTAAAGCAATTGAAGGTACTATTGCTAAGCAATCTTATGCAGTTGAATTAGCTACTATTATGGGATCTTTCAGTGTTCAGCATAGAACTGGAGCTATTATGGGTCTTAAGAGAGTTAAAGGAGCTGTAACTTCTGCTCTAACTGAAGGATTAAAAGTTGCTTCTTCAGCTACTTCAGTTTCAAAAGAAGATAAAAAATAATTTATCTATAGATTAATGGGTAGTTAAATAAAAAACTACCCATTATTAAATTATAAAAATTTATAAATTGAGGAGGAAAAATAGAATGGTAGAAAAAATATCTGCGTTTTCATTTGATAAAGAAGAGCTGAAAGAGCTTGGGATGATTCCTACAGGTGAAGCAGCTAAAATAGATACAAAACCAATGAGTTCTACTGATCCATTGTATGCTTATTTAAATAATACAATGGCAAAAGTAACTGAAGACAGCCTTAAAAGAAGTGCTGGTAAAATAGCTGGTGAAGGAGCATCTATGAGTTCAACTGATGCTAATGCACTTGCTGAAATTATAAAAGCAATAAAAGTAACTGATTCTGTAAAAGGTTATAATAACTCTTTACAAAAAGTTGCTAATGATGTATATAATAAAATGATATCAGGAGAATCTCCTATATCACAAGTACCTTCATATTTTGAAACTATGTTTAAACCACTAGTAGATGATATTAAGGCTACAACAGCTTTGAAACCTACTGATGCAATTGCTGCTGAAAATGCACAATTCAAATTAGGATTCTTACAGCAATCACTAATTAACTCTATTAAATCAGAAATAATAGCAACTCAAGAAGCTATAACTAGAAACCCAGCTATAGTAATTGGTGCTGAAAATGCTATAGGTAACCTAGGTACTGCAAGAGAGTTTAGATTACTTGAAACTGCAGTTCAATATGGAAATACAGTTAGAGTAGTATTTAATAAAATTACTCCAACTGAAGTATACCAAGATACAATTGATATCCCGTTCACAAGAGAAGATACATTTGTAATTTGGACAGATGAGAATGGAGATGAGCAAAGAACTAACGTTCTTGACTATTACACTTCTCCTGAAACTATGAGAAAAGTAGCTAACTATATGGATGGTAAAAGAGATATAGTTATTAAAGATACAGACATTTCTACTAATCTAGGAATGATTGATCTTTATCAAGCTCCTTGGTCTCTACCAAAAGATGAAGCAATGGTAACTCAAATGTACATTGCTGGAGTTAAAGTTACAGATTCAAATGGAACTGATGTAGAAGTAGATCTATTATCTACAAAAATGTCATCTGATGATGATGCATACTTATTGAGAGCTGGAGATTTTAACTTATTTAAGAAAATTAAAATCAATAAAGCTAACGGATCTGGTAAAGAAGATTTCGTACTTTCTTTCGCAGGAAGAGTAGATTTCTCTGGAAGAAAACTTAATATAGCTTTTGCTAATCCAAAAATTAAAGAAGTAAAATTCAGAATATTCATGGCAAATGACATGTATAATAGAAGTATTACTTTTGATAAGCAACAGGAAGTAAAGAACTTTACTATTAAACATATTCACAGAATAGATTTAGTTTACAATCCAAGAATGATTCAAATATTCAATAAGATTGCTAGAACTAATCTAATGAATAACTTGATAGCTAGAGGTTCAGAAAATATTTCTCATCATAAAGAGTTAAACTATTTTGATACTCTTAAAGAGAAATTTGATGCTTTCCACAATATCTATGATGAATTGACTACTGCAGGAGATTTAGTAAATCTAAGAAAACTTGCTTACTTAGAAGAAACAGTAAATGCTTCTTACTATCAAGGTCAAGACTTCAATACTATTATAAGAGGAAAAATCGCAGTTGGATTAAATCAATCTTACCATGGTATTAAGCAAAGAATAAATAATAAAGCAGGATTCGCTTATACAAGTATAATTGCTCCAAAACTTCAATCATACTTAACTAACGTAATTCCAGTAATAAGAAAGGAACCTATTGATACAACTGTACAAGGTTTATTTGCTGGTATGCCAGTAGATTCTCCAGTAATCTCTTACTCACTTGAAAATGGAGATACTCCAAATGGTGGATTAAGAGGTATTGCAGTAGCTTCTGATAAAATGTGGGATTTTGAAAATATGTACATAATACCATTAATTCAAGACCCTAACTTAATCAATATAATGCACGTTGAGATGCCTACTCTTATTTACTCTAATAATGAAATTAGACCATTAAGAGGAAGAGGAATTAATGTACATACAGAGGCTTTATTTGATACATTTGCTATCAATCCAACTCTAGCTAAGGTAACTATTACTAACCTTATGAAAGCTGAAGTTGTACAAGTACAACCTGTAGCGGGAGCTTAATTTATAATTAAGCCAAATCCCTTTATTTAATAAGGGTTTATTATATATAAATCCCTCCCTTTATGGGAGGGATATTTATATTATGATTAATTAGGAGGTAAAAAATAATGAGTAAAGGTAAATGTAAGATAATTTCATTGATAACTCCTATTGCTACTCCTAGAACTAATTCAGGACCTATTAATACTAATATTATATTAGCTGGAGAGAATGCTCAAATAGATAAAAAAATATTTAGTGCTTTATCAGCTGCAGATATTCAAGATCTTTTAACTGGTCCTAAGTTTTTAGAATTTGATGTTGAAGTTATGGATTGTAGTCAAGTTACTTATAATAAAACTAAATATCCAACTCCTGTAATGAGAGAAGCATTTGAAAATGAATTAGTTTTAAGAAAGCTTAATAATGGTGGTCTTCCTTGTGAGGCAAACCATCCTTATCAAAAGGAGAAAGATCTAAAAAGATGGGAATTTGTAGACATGAATAATATCACTCATTTTATCATGAAGACATGGTTTAATGGTGAAAAATTAATGGCTAGAATTAGAACTTCTTTAGATAATAGAAAAATCGTTAAGAATATGCTTGCAGGTATTATGCCAGCATTTAGTATAAGAGGTTTAATGCAGATCCATATGGAAGGAGATGTACAAGTAGCAGATAGATTCTACTTTATATCTTTAGACTATGTAGATGTACAATCTAACCTAGGTTCAACTGCTATTCATTCATTTGATAGTCTAAAAGTTATGTCAGTAAATGATATGAATAATACAGATGTAGATGCATTACCTAAAGCTAGTGGAGAAGCTGCAGAATTTTTCCATATAGATAAAGATATGGTAATGGTATCAAGTGAATCTGGAGAATTTGCTGGTTTTGCTAAAGTAGAATATCAAGATACTAGATCTACTACAGATTTATTAGAAGAAATTAAATATGATCTATTCTCATAAGGAGGTAGATTATGAATATAAATGAAATCATTTATCAAATTAAATCTTCATCAGGTTTAAATGGTTTTATCAGTTCTATCACTACAGATACACATTTAAAAGAAATAATAGAAAATATTACTATTCCTACTTTTAGTGCATTATCTCCATTTAATTTAACTTTAAAACATTTGGACGTTAGAAGTTTGGAAAGAGTGCAAGGATATCCCAGAAATACTTTTGCATTTAAAATTCCTCAAATGTATTTAGATAAGTTTAAAGAATATGGAGTAAAAGTAGTTGGAATAACTCAAGAATCTCATATGGATAATATGAGATTTAGTACTATAAATAATAATTTAGTACCGATGGGTTATTCATATGATGTTTATTCTGATGCTATGTGGGGAAATGCTATTAAGAAAAATATATTTGAATTAATTATATTTGAATTTGAAGAACCTAATATAATTAAATTTGAAACAGAATGGAATACGTTAGACGAAACTTTTCTTTATGGTGGCTTCATAAATTTAGTTTTAAAATGTACGCATCCTGTAAATCTTAGTACTTTAACACAAGGTAATTATCTAGATTTTCTTGAGCTGGCAACTTATGATATCTTAGATGATTTATATCAGAATAAATTAAAAGATCTAAATATTGATATTGGATCTTCAAGAGTAGAATTGAAACTTGAAAAATTTGAGAATGCTGCTGCTGATCGTAAGGAAAAGGTAGCACAAATGAGAATTGATAGCAGTACTGCTGAAGGATTCTCATTAAGTTGGCAATAAAATAAAGATTAAATATCCCTCCCATATGGGAGGGTTTCTTTATTTTTCGTATTTTTACTGTACAATATTAATAGTTTAATTGAATATATATTATAATAACGATTTAAGAAATTAAATCGTATAATATGAAAAGGAGATGAATTTATGCTAATTAGGAAACCAATTGGAAAATCAGGAATGAAAATTCAAGGAGAGAAAACATTTTCTTTTAAAGAAAGTTTAAAAGAATGGAAAGAGGAATTTAAAATCATTGATAACTATGAGGGGATGAGAAAATTATTAGAAAAGATGGATGATAAAACAGGTGAGATTAATAATTTAGAATTTAGATATCCAAATCTTTATAGAGAATATTATAAACTCCATATTGATGTATTGGAAAAATGTGTTGAATTTAAAAAGGGTATTTTAAATTTATTATAATAAATATGGTTAGAACCTCCCTTTATGGGAGGTTTTATTTTTATCTTACTTTTTAATAATGAATATAAAGGAGAAGAGTTATGAAATTAATACTTACAAAAAATAATAAAATGGATGAAAATTATAAGATTAAAGAGGATTTAAATACTTTATTTGATTTTGAAAATATGTTTAATACTAATTTTAATATTTATGATAAATATTTTACAAACTATGAATATAAAATAGATGGAAAGAAAATAATATTATATTTCGATGGTCCAATTCAAGATATTAAATTAATGTGTGATTTATCACCAAAGAATTTCTTTTTGATTCATGAAATATTAGTATCTGCGACTACTATAGATGATATAATTTTATTTGCTACAGTAACTGAAACTCAAGAAGATAATATTTGGGATCTAGATAAAATAGATGTACTTTATCCATCTACTCAAATGAATGGTGGTGGTTCAATATATGGATTTAGAAATAATATATTTAATGATTCTTTAATATTAAATTTACATAAATTTGGTAGATCTTATAATTCATTTATTTTTGATTTTAATGATGATAAAGACTATAGTTATGATAAATTTTCATACGATATTGAAAATATGAAATTATTCATGATAGATATAGTTAAAGAATTTAAGAATAGTAATTTTTATAAAAATATAGAAGAGAGTAAAAAAATAGGATTTAATGGCAATATTAATTTTCATATGATACCACCATTAGAAATCTTAAATAGAGCTCTTAATTTTTATAAAGGTAAATCTGATTTAATAGAGGATATAGATTTATTTTTAAAATTAAAATCAAGATATGCAGATTTATTAGCTGAATTTAATATTTATGATGTAATTGGAAATATAATAACAGTTATATCTAGATCTAAAGAAACTAAAGAATTAATAGATTCTAATATATTAATTTTATTATTTGATGGCTTATTAGTCAAAAGTAATTTAATCCCAGGTCATGAACCAACTGAAGATATAACTGTAATCTTAAAAAAGCTAGTAGATAATAATTATGAATCTAGTAGTGTAGTAGATGCATTACCTATATTAGGTAACAGAAGTAGTACATTTGAAAATATAAGTGGCTTCAATTTTGGTCATACTATTAGGGGAATGAAAAAGTAATTACTTAAAGGAGGGAAAATATGGATGATTTTAATTCTTTATGTAGATATAAAGAAATTACTAAAATATATGATTTATTTTGTAATAAAACTTACAAATATTGTACGAATACAACAGTATCACAGATTACATCAGATGTAAAAATAAACTATAAAGATTATCCTTATGACTGTCATCAGATAAATTAGAATTATAGATTATTAAAAATTATAAATGATAAAATAGATAAGAATATATGGGATGTATATTTAGCTGTATATATACCTAAATTAAAAGATATAAATTATATAAGAAATAATTCTTATTTTTATATAGAAGAAAAATATTCAAATGAAGAAAATATATTAAATTATAGATCTAATGGTGTTGATTTTTATCCTGTAATTCAATTTAAAAATCGAGATATGGGAGAAGACTGCTTTGTAATTAATGCTGAGAAACATACTAAATTTAATGGTTTATTCAGATTTGATAATTTTTATCAACTCTTAAATAGATTAAATAAAGATAATCAATATTATGATATTGAATATATCTTTTTAATAACTGAAGAAGATGCTTTTAAATTTAATGATAAATCTATTGGAGAATTGATAGATTTCTGTATTGAAAAATATAAGGATAAAAATTTAAAAAATCCAATTTCACCAGATTCATCTAAAGTAGATATGGAACTTGAGGATGTTATTTATGAAGATGAACCTGAGGAATCTATATGTGAACCAGAAGATGATGATATTATAGGTGCACAAGATGAACTTCATAAATGTACATTAAAACATTTAGAAAAAGCAAAAAAAGCATTTGAAGAAGCTGTAGAAATAGCTGAAGAATGGAAGTATAAATTGGATAACGCTTCTAAAGTTCTTAAGTAAAATAATCTGAACTCTCACTCGAGAGTTCTTTTTTTTTTATATTATTTTACATATATATTATTAATTGGTAACGATAATTAAATAAAAGTGTAAAGGAGATGATTTAAATGAATTTTAAAATACTTGCAACTGGAGATATTCATATTGGAGTTATTGACGTTGAAAAATTTATTAATAAAGAATTACCTTATTTAAAAGAAACATTTCTAAAAGTAAAACCTAATATATTATTATTAAATGGAGATCTTACAGAATGGGCTGATAATCTCATAACTTCTTCAAAAGAAGGAGAAGCATTAAGTAAATTATTAACTTTATGTAGAGATCTTTGTATTGAAAATAAATGTTTACTTAGAATTATAGAAGGGACTAAATCTCATGATGGAAAAAATACATATAATTTAATGCATCTTATTAGAGATGATACTAAGACTTTATATAATAATATACCAATTGTAAGATACATCGATATAATGGACAGAGAGGTCATTAATATTAATAATGAGATAATAAGTATAGGTTATCTCCCAGAACCGTTTTATAGTACATATGACGACTTCTTGAGCGATTTTAAAGCATATATTAATAATGTAGATGTATTATGTTTTCATGGTATGTTAGATGTAGCTATACCACAATTAAAGCAAATTAATTCTCAATATAATTTAGCTAGAAGTATGGTTATACAAAATAAAGATTTATTATCACATGTTAAATATGTAAATATATGTAGTCATGTACATATGGAGATAAATTATGACAGATCATATTATATAAATACATTTACTGCAAAACCAGAAACTATATCTGATACTGGAATATATGGTTTAAAAGAATTTGTAATAAAAGATAAATCATTTGATTATATTACACATGTAAATCCATATGCTATAACTAATCCTGTATTAGAAGTAAGAATAAATAAAGAAAGAGACCTAGGAAATTTACATAAATTTATTAAAAACGGATTAATCAATTTATCTCAAAAGCATAATTGTAAATTATCAGATATAATAATAGTTTTATATTCTCCATTTGATATTCAGGAGCAATTAAAAGTATCATCTATATCTGAAGCTTATCAAAAAACTAATATAGTTAAATTAAGAATTCAGAAAGAAGTGACAACTAGGATAGAAGACTCTGGATTAATTAATATTGATATAGAGAAGATAACTGAAGAAAATCTTCCAAAATTAATACATAAAATTTGTAAAGAAAAATTAAATATTGATTTATCTGAGAGTAAAATAATAGAAAGATTAAATGAATAAAGGAGGAGATTAAAAAATGATTATTAATAATATTGAAGAAGCTTTTCTAAAGAAGATGGTTTCTACAATTAAAAAATCAGAAAAGAAAAAAGTTCCAATACAATTAGCTCAAATACCTTTAGGTTTAGATTGTATTTTAACTTATAAAGATGGAAAATTAAAAGAATGTATTATTCTAAATCTAAATAAAAAGAAATCTATTATAAAATTATCAAATTTTAAATATATAGAAAATATATTTGATGATTTAAAATTTAAATTTACTGGAGATATAATAGGTAAATTGGTTACAGATTATTCAGATATGATAAATATATTAAGAGTACTTCCTAAATATACAATTATATCACAATTATATGATAATATCGAAAATAAAGATTTAAAGAAATCTAGGCATTTCTTTATGCCTTTATCTGTAAATTATAAAGTTAGTAAAGAAGATAAAGAATTAAATAAAATGTTTAATCATGAAGATTTCTTAGATGAATTATTTGCGTATGGATTTAAAATTAAATCTTTATTAAGAATAGATATAAATGTTGATACAAATAATTTACAAGAAGAAATTATTAATTTTATTAAAGAATGTATAAATGAAACTCATAAGATAGATGAAGATAATTATGATTTTATTACATCAGAAATTAATTTAGCATATTTAAAAGATGATATAAATATGATTTATGATTTTATTACTTTACCGTGTTTATTTTATATGGATAAAGTAACCGATATTACTTTAAGAACTATACCAAATGGAAATATAATGGCTAGTATAAAAACTAATGATTCTAAAACTCCATTAATGTCTTTAAAAAGACTTTTAGATTTACAACTAAATAAAGGTTCTAAAATATATGTGCAAAAATATCCATTTATAAATTTAATTTATCCTATTAAAAATGAGATAGCTAAAGAGTCTCCTATATTAATTTGCCCTAGATGTGGAAATAAGTTTTCAAAAAAGGATATCAAGAATTTAATAGAAGATCCTAAATGTCCTAAATGTACTAAAAAATAATAACAGTCATTTTGCTTGAAAACATATAGAGGGAGGAAATTAATATGTTTTATTATAATAATGATGTATTGAGTACATCAATATTAACTTTAATAAATACATCTGATACTAAGTTAGCATCTTATATAAATGGTGCTTTTAAAATAATAAATACAAAAGATATTAATGATCAAAATGTAGTAGATAATATTAATGCAATGATAGCACTTACAGAAAAAATAATGAATTCTGAAAGATCTTTAACCAAAAGAGAATTAATGATTCAAGTATCTGAGCTACCATTTTCAGATATAGTTAAAATGAGTTTAACTGATGATTATATTCCATCTAGTGCATTAAAAGATGAATTAATTAAAATATTCAGTATTTTAAGAAGTATGAAATATATTGATCCAGTTATAGATCGTATAATTAATGCTACAAATATTTTAAGAACTGGTAGTTTAGCTCAGATTCTACCAGCATATGATATACTTAGAAATAATGTAAATGAATTAGCTGTAGCATTACAAAAATTAGAAGTTGAAAGAGGTGATTCATCTTTTACTATAATTGATATAGAAGATGAAACTAAATCTGTTGGAATACAGGATTTGTATGATTCAATAATGAGAAGAAATGATAATAGAGTATTTACTGGTCATCCAGCATTTGATAATGCCACAGGTGGTCTTGCACCAAGTAATTTATATATAACTTGTGCTTTACCTGGTCATTTTAAAACTGGTTTAATGATGAATCTAGCTGAGTATATAGCTATTAATCATAAAGCTCCTGAATCTCCAGATGGATTAAAACCATGTATTTATATGAATATGTGTGAATTAACTACAGAGCAAATTTATATTAGAAGGTTAGCTTTTCATGGAAGAATTTTAACTGAAGAAGAATTAAAATCTATAACACCAGAAAAATTATTAAATATATTTAAAGAAACATTACAAAAATCAGGAAGTAAAATACCAATTATAACTTCTAATAGGGCTAATAAAGCTCCTAGTACTTTAGATATGGCTAATGATGTAAGACAGCTTATGAATTTAGGATATAAGCCTATAGTATGCTTAGATGATTATGCTGATTTACATTCTACTATATCTAAGAAAGGTTTAGATACAAGTAATGCGGCTGCATCGGCTTCTGAATTAGCTGATAAGATTAGAGAGTTAAAGGAATTCGCAAAAGAATTTAAAATACCAGTATTTACTGGTGCACAAATAAATAGAGATGGGGAGAAGTTTCTAGCTCCTGCATTTTCTGATCCTAAATCAATTGACCCGGCTTATTATTTAAATGCAGGTTTCTTAGCAAAAGGACATGCTATAAATCAAATAGCTGATATGACATTTATGTCAGTTTATGTAGCAATTGATGAACCAGTTAATGATGGAGTTGAAATGGAAAGACATCATTTTTATTCATTTGTAATTGCTAAAGATAGAGAAGGATTATCTAAATATAAGTTATCTAGAAGAGATGTAGAAAATCAAGCATCTTATGATAGTTATACTAGAAGATTAAAATCTACTCATATGAGTGACCTTATTAAAATAGATGGAAGATATCATGCTGTAATGCCAGTAGAAAACTATAGACTTTCTTTAGATTTTGCTAAATCGATTAGAATGTTTTATTCTAATGAAAATGCAGTATTTACTAATTTTAGTGAATCATATAGAGCTGGAGATGTTAATAGTATTCTAAGTGAATTAGGGGCAGAAGCTAATATAAGTGATTTAATACCAACAGATTCATCTATGGGAGGCACAAGTGATTCGACTGATACTATTCCTATACAAGATATATCTAATAACCTAACTACTGGTTTACCTGCAGGAATGGTGGCATAATAAAAAAGTCATATATATTATGATAATGATCAATAATTATATTGATATAAAAACTTAAAAAAACTATAAAAAAGAAAAAGGAGGAGTTTTATTATGAATACTGGAATTAATATTATTCCTAATGGAGGAAGTATAAATCCATTAGAATTTCAAATGTTGCCACCGGGTACATTTGATAGTAATAATAATATGCATAGATCTATTATGCATAAATTTATTATGTCTAGACCAGGAACTAGACACGCGTTCAAATCAATGCCTTATAGAGTATTGATAAATAAAATATTTAATTTGGGTGATAAACATTCATCTCAATTAAATAAAATTTATAATGCTTTAAGAGATCAAGCTTTATTAAATATGGTAGCAAATCAAGATATGTTAAATGTGGTGCAAAATCCAGCCTTATATGGTATATACACTTTATATCTTGATACTTTAAAAACTGATATAAGTTTAAGAGATTCAACTGGTAATGAGGTTCATTCATTACCAGCTTTAATTGATTCGTTGGATTTAGCGACGATAGAAGCGACTGCAAATAGATTACAAACTGCGGATGCTGGATTAATATTAAGACTTCAAGCAATTGAAGCTAATGTTAATAATATTTGTGCTAATAATGACATAGTCAATTCTGAATTAGAAATAAATAAAAATGCATCTAATAAAACATCTTTAGGTGCTACATTAACTACAGCTAAAGCTATTGAAGGTTTAACTGGATTTTTAGTTGACCCTGAATTTGCATCTCCTGCTAATAGAGCATTAGATGGAATAAAGTCTTATTCTGATTTAGTTACAACTACAAATGTATATGGAGATAATTCTTATATAGAATATCTTTTGAAAGTTGAAGCTATACTAAGTAAGATTAATCCAAATGTAGCAAATTTAATGGGATTATCTCAAGATGAAAGAGATTTATTAGGATATAGAAGTAATCCTGATAATTTAAAAGCTATAGTAACTTTACATAGTTGGAGTACTATGGAATGCTCTGTAGCTTCAGATCTTATTTCAATTATAAAAGAATTAGGAGCTCAATCATATAAAGTCAAAATGATTCTTAGAGAGATGCTTTCAACTATATCAATTTCTAATAGAGATATTGATACAGTATTAGGCGTTGAAACTGGTCTAAAAACTATATTAGATCAAGGTTTCTTATTTTCTAATATAGAAAAAGAGCAATTTGAAACTGCTTTTAGAGATCAAGGTAAAATAATAGGATCTCCTGAAGTTGTACAAAGTACAGGTAGATTAACTTTAGCTGGAACTGCTATGGAATCAAATATAAATGTATTTGCAGTTTTAACTCAATTATTTGGTAATCAAATACCATTAACTGATGAAATGTTTAAAGAATATGAAGCAGATATTAAATCAGTTATATTAGCAGTTCAAGATAATAAGAAAATCTTAACTACTAGAGCTAATAAAATATTTAGAACTATATTAACTCTTTCAACATTTACAAGAATAACTTTTGCTAATCCATTTGAATTAGTTAAATTATTTGTAGTTTCTTTAGCTTTCTTTAAATTAGTAGAGAATAGTCAATATAAAGGATTCTTCCCTACTTTAAGTGAAGTAAGAGCTGGAATAACTAAATCACCAATGGATGCTAAAAGATGTAATGTAGATTGGAATACGATATTAATAAATGGTGCGAATGTAGTAGTTGGTTCTGAATTATTAAAAATGTATGCATCTCATTGCATATCATTTGGATTCAATTTAGCATTTGGTCCAGATTCTATTAAAATGAAAGATCTTCTTGTAGGTCATTTTGGTTATCAAATTCCATATGGATTTGCTATTCCAGGAGATGATAATATTGGTGGTAGTATAATAGTTTATATGAAAAATATAAATTTACCATTAGGTATTAGAATGGCAGTTACTCCTGATATTAAACCAATTGAAGGAGCTCAAAGTGATCCTACAATTGAAGGAGCTATTGTATTATTAACTACACAAATTCCTCAAAAAGCTGATTTCTGGAAATTATCAGGATTAGAAACTATGGGACCAAATACTCCTATAAATGGTAATAATGTTATGCAATATTTAAGATCTACAAATAATAATATTAACCAAGGTAACTTAGGTAATTATCATATAGTATGTGAAAAAATTGCTATAGCATTAAATGGAATTTATAATGGAGCATAATAGTTTTAAATACTCAAATCTATTTTCAGGAGAACTTCTGAATGACTATAAAGTATTAGAATTGGAGGCAGCAAAAAATATGGAAAATAATAATAACTTTAAAATTCCTGATATTTCAGCAGGGATTTCTTCATGGACTACTGAAGGAGTCGGTAATCCATTAAATCCGAATGGTGAAGGGTTAACTTTTGGAACTCCTTCACCAACTGAAACTAATGGGATTATAAAAGCAAGTGAAGTAGCAAAACCAGCAGTAATAAGTTTTGATACTTTAAATATGACAACTCAAACTCAAAATTCAAATAATAATCAAACTTTAAATAATGGAGGTAATACAATGAATAGCTTTATGATGGGAAATAATGGAATGGGTATGATGAATACAGGAATGACTAATGGAATGATGCAACCAACTATGGCTATGCCTACAATGGGTATGAATACAGGTATGGGTACAATGACAGGAGTTCAATCAAATGGGATGATGACTATGCCTACAATGAATACAGGTTTTAATATGAGTACTGGAATGAATAATATGGGTATGACTGGTACTACTATGGGATTTAATAATAATCAAATGGGTACTATGATGAATGGAATGACACCTATGGGAACTAATATGAATATGGGTAATAATGGTATGATGGGAATGGGGATGGTTACAACTCCTATGAATACAAATATGACTGGAATGACTACACCAATGAATATGGGAATGAATACTATGAATAATGGATTTAATACTGGAATGAATACTGGAATGAATACTGGTTTTGGTACTACAGGATTTGGTATGAATACAGGATTCAATAATAATATGGCTATGCCTACAATGGGTATGAATACAGGTATGAATATGGGATTCGGAATGGGTAATACTCCAACTATGGGTAATCAAATGGATAACTATATTATGCAAATTCATAATATGGTAAGTCAAATTTTGACTAAACTTAATACTACTCCTATGAATACTGGATATATGGGAGGATATCAGGCTCCAGCAGTTGGATATAATCCTTATGGTGCTACACAAGTAATTCAACCAGTTAATAATCCATATGCATTTGGTACTCCAGTAAATAATGGAGTAGTTAATAATTTAAATAATAATGGTGCTTATGGTACTGCAACTCCAGCAAGCAATCCATATAATCCATATGGTTCAACTGGAAATAATGGAGTTAATCCTTATGGAGTTGGTGGATATGGATCTAATGCAGGTGTAAATCCTTATGGTTATAATACTACTAATAATGCTGCTAATCCATATAAGTCAGTAATTTATGGATATTAATTAGTAGAAGATAATAATTAAAAGGAGGAAAATATTATGTTAGCAATCAAAGATAGTATTCAAAACTTCGTCAAAAATCTAAATTTTGATGGCGGATTTGGATATTTAAAAAATAATAATGGTAATGAAAGAAATGTAAGTATAGAAATTAAAACTTTTATGCCATTACCTACTAAAGATCCTAGAGCTACATTATCAAAGATGGAATTTGAAGAGCAATTTCAACTACTATTAAATGCTATACAAAATCCAAATTTTAGACCATCTGGAGATATTGATTACTTATATAAAGTTTATTTAATAAATAAAGCTATGAATACTCAGATGGGATATGTAGAATTCATGGATAAATTTTTAATGGACACATCTCCAAATTTTAGTTTCATACCACCAGAAGCAATTTATGGTAATGATAATACAGCAGTAGTATCATTGAAACATTTTACAGATAGCTTATTATTAACATTCCCAAATTTATTCTTAACTGAAGTTGAATTATACGGAATGTATATAAGTTATATTAAAAGATGTGGATATGATCCAATAAGAGATAAAGCATATTTAGATAGTTTAAAATATCAATATAATCCTCAAATATGGGAGGATTTAAATAATAGATTTCAATTATCTAAAACTAGAGAAGTTGTAAATCCAAAGATATTATTTGGAGATATAGTAAAATATTTAATAGCACCTAATGGATTAAATTATCCATTACAATTAGGTAATGCTATTGCACAAACTGCAATAGAGAATACTTTACCTAATAGATTAGCTGCTATAAGAAATATAGATATGGGATTTTCTAATAACCAACCAGTGACTGATATAAAGTTAATAAATACTGCACCAATTGATACTTTATTAGAATTAATTGGTTTAGGAATTAATAATAATCAAGGTTATATTAGTTCGCCTAATTCAATTTTATAAGTAAGAGATGGAGATGATAAAATATGATACCAGAATTTTTAAGTTATTATCATAATTTAAGATATAGATTAGAAAGTGAGGACTTGGCTTTAGATATTAAAGCCAATGCCTTAGCAAATAATGTAGAATTAAAGTTAGGTCAAAAAAGGGTTGTAATAGATGACCCTACTTCAGCTAATCATGTATGGAAGTTAGCTATATCTCCAGAGGGAATAGTTGATAATAAGAATGACCTTCTAACTTCATTCTTCTTTAAATTATATCCAGATATTTTGAATAAAGCTCAGGGAAGAATTATATTATCACAAATAGTATTTCCAGGAAATCCTACTATAATAAGATGTGATAAAGTTTCTCCTGCTGAATTTAATAATTCAGTTAGACAGTATATGACTCAAAATAATTTAAGTGGATTAAAAGAGGGTATAATATCTCATATGTGTAGTTCTCCTACATATCTGAATGATATTAATATAGCTGTAAGTACAATTATGGAATTTTGTGAAGGAGCAGATTTTGATCCTTCTAAAGAACCAGATAACTATGGTTTAAGAACTATTAATAATGAAACTCATTATTGCTTATTGGATATAGGAAGTGTAGTTCCAAAAATAGAAGGATTCCAAGTGACATGTAGTCATTGTGGTCATCCATTGAAATATAATATAGCTACACTATTCCAAAATTCACCACTTATAAATAATATGCCAGTAAGAGGTCATTATACATGTACAAATCCAACTTGTACAAATAATGTAGCTAATAGAACTAGTAATATGCTTCCTGAAGGAAGTGAATTAATAGATACAAATGTATTTGCTAAATATTGTCAAATGGCATATAAACCATTAGAAGGATTTAGAGTTCTTGCAAGTTATGAATTTAATCCTCCAACTCTATGCCCAAATTTACAGACATACCAGCAAGCATTACAAACATTGCTGGATCCAAATATATTAAATTTAATAGATAATGAAAAACTTCAATTAATGTGGCAAGAATATTGTAGAAGAATACAATATTTCTCTATGATAAAATATGTAACTTTAATTCAAAGTTTTAATCCTTTAAGTGTAGGTATTAATCAACCTGTACCTTTTGGAATTTTCCAGCAAAAAATATTTGAATTTTTAGCTACAATAGATAATTCTATAAATCCTCAAACTTTAATGCAAAGTAATATGATGAGTTATATTCATACTGCTTATGCAAGATGGATGAGAGGATTACTTGGAGTTCAAAGTCCAATTAATTTGGCACAAATAACTCCTGAAGCAATACAATCACAGTTCGTTCAAATAAGAGGATTAGTTCCTTATCTGGATGATCAAAGTATAATGCTGATTGTAAATAATAGATAAAAGATAAAAAAAGATGAGGTTATAAAAAGCCTCATCTCTTTTTTTGTAGAGGAGGAGATTTTTATGAATGGACCATTTGATAATTTATATTTAAATGGAGATATAAAAGAAATTAGAATACCTTATTATCTTTTTAATGATTTAGAGAAATATATGAAAGATCAATTTTATTTAGAATCAAAATTTATTTTATATTTAAGACAGAAGTTTGAAAGATTGCATTCGGAATTAAAAGATAGAGAATATATTTTAGAGAATATTGAAGATATAAAAAGTTTCCAATTTTATCAAGCTCAATATTATTATAATAAAATAAAAAAAGAAATTAAAAGAGTACATAAAGAAATATGGAAGTATGAAAGTTTAAAGAAATTTCTAAATAATAGTTTCTTTTATTGCGAGTATATTCAAGATTATTATTATAATAAATTTTTTAAATTTATTGATGATATTTTTGATAAATGGTATTATGGTAAATTTAATAATAAAAATGAAGAAATAATATTAGAGTGTAAAAATATAACTTTTCTATAATTATAAAAGGAGGAATATTATTAATGATTATTGATTGTGCAGAACTTAAAAAAGAAGTGAATGAGTTAAATAATAAATTTTATGAATTAATTAAAGAGATTACACCAGAAGGAAAAAAATATAATATACACATTATTTCTTGTAATAGTAATCCAGCAAGTGAAATATATATGCGTAATAAAATGAAAGCTTTGGAAGATTATCAAGATATTCTTATGAGAAGTATAATACATTCAGATCCAAAAACAGGGTTCAATAGATTAGAAGAGATAATAAAAAATTTAAAAGCTGATGATTATCATATATTACAACTTCCTATAGAAACTCAATATTATCAAAATGATTTCTATGATTTAATAGATAGAATTCCTAATGATATAGATGGATTTAATTATTCTGATATAGTTTCATTAGTTAGAAATGAAAGTGATAATGAAAATATTATTCCTGCTACTACAAGAGGAATTCTTAAAGCTATAAAAAAAGGTTTGATAATGCAAAAAGGAGATAAATCTTTATCTGGTAAAAATGTTTTAATGATAGGAAGATCTGAAATTGTAGGAAAACCAACTAGTTATTTATTAACTAAATATGATGCTACAGTTACGTTAGCTCATTCCAAAACACCTTTAAATAAATTAGAAAAACATTTTGAGAATGCTGATATTATTATTTCAGCTGTAGGAAAACCTAGAGTATTTGGAGAAAGATTTCTTAAATATGGTAATAAAATTCTTATAGATGTAGGGATAAATAAAACTAATAATGGAATATGTGGAGATTTTGATACTACGTTTGAAGGATTTGATAACTTAAATCATTTTTATACACCTGTACCAAAAGGTATAGGAATTTTAACTGTAGAATATTTTGTAAATAATGCTTTAAGATTAATATTAATGAATAATTGGAATAGAGCTTCAAGTCCAGAAGATAGAAAAAGATTTAATGAATTAATTGATCAAATTATATAATTAATAATCCCTCCCTTTATGGGAGGGAGGTTTTATTATGCTTTAATTAAGTATATATTATTATAATGATTTAATAATATAAATAGGAGATGATTTAAGAATGAAAACTAATTTATTACAATTAAAACCAGAGATGTTTAAAGATATATCTCTAGTAGAGATGATTAAAATGATTAAAGAAGGAATAACAGCTGGAGATAATCCAGGAGTAGATCAAGCTTTAAAAACTCTAACCAAAGAAGAATCAAATATAGAATTACAATCTATGACTTTATGTGATGGTTTCTTAGATATGGAAATGATCCAGAAAAGTTTAAATGAAATTAAACTTATAAACTGGGAAGGATTTATTCCTACATTTATAGGAGTACCAGAATCTGGAGAACCTGCATCTATTAATTTGGAAGAATATAAAACTTTAACTATGATTTTAGATGAATTACATATTTTATTTAATACTAATGATATTACAACTGTATTGGATAATTTAAAATTTGATAATTCATCTGCAGAAGAATATCTTAAAGAAAATAATAAATATATAATAGGAACTGAACTATTAGATTTTTCTCAAATAGAATCGGTAGGAGAAGTTTTAGAGAGAATCCCTGGTTGGGAATCTCAAGAAAATGATTCTTTTTATAAAAAGTTAATTAAATCTATAATGAGAAGAATCTATTTTGATAAATCTTATTATCAAGAAAGATCATTTTATAAAGTTAAAACTAAAGATAATCTTAGACTTGAAAGATTTAGATATGTAAATGAAATATTTGGTAGTTTAAAATTAAACCCATATATTTTAACTTATTATATATTAAGTAAATTTATTTTACCTATTAGTTTTAATTCACTTGATGTATTATATGAAATTAATATTTGTAAAGATTTAAAAACTCTTGAAGAAATAAGAGTTTATGATCATAATAAAGTTTTAGCTAATTATGAATTAGCTATGACTAATAATATAATAAGTGGAGATCAACTAGTATTACCTAATTAATTTAAAATAGTAAAGAGATTCCTTTTATAATTATAGGATCTCTTTACTATAATTTAAATAAATTTAAGTTCCTTATTTTTTTTTTATTTTAAAATTATAAAGACAAAATCCTGTGTAACTTAAATATAATTACAATTAAGATAAAGGAGGTCAATATGTCAGATAAAACTAGAACTAGTATTGATCCAAGAGGAGCAACTATTGAAGCTATAGATGATATGGAAGTAATACAATTGACACAAGTATGGCAAAAGTTAGATATTCCAGCTTATTGTGTAGCTAAAATACAAAACGTTTCTTATGGAGAAGGTAAGCGTGCTAGATTGTATGTATCTAAAACTCCACCATTTACATTAGATGATGGTTTTTATTTAAAACCTGATAACTACTTTGATTTATCAACTGGTGATAAATCTATTTATGTTAGGTCAGATGATGGTGCAAAGATAGGTTATATATACACTAAAGTAAGTATAGGCTCTATAGAATATAAGCAAGATATTGAGCAATTTACAGAAGTAATTGGAACTACACCAAAAGAAATAGTATGTGATAAAGGTTTATATTTTATTATTCAAAATATTGAACCAGAAGATTCTGATAAGATGATTACATTTAGTGTAAGAACTAAAAATAATTTAAATGATGGATTTACTTTACATGCTACTAAATTTATAGGAATTCCTATAATGGTAGATGCAACTATTAGAATATTTGCAGCAGAAGATACTAAAATTACATATGTATTAATGCCGCCATCTTCAACTAATACCGGAATAAGTAAAGAATTAGAAGAGAAGTTAAATTATTATTTTGGACTTATCGACGTAATAAATCATACTTATGTAAATAAAGAAACTTTAAAAGGTTATCTAGATACTTATTGGCATGAAATGCAAGAGTATATGTCATTTAATTTAGCATTAAAAGTTGATAAACATGAATTTTATAAATTCGTCCAAGATGCTTTAATGTTATTTGTAGAATTTGCAGGTAATCTTCAAGAACTAGATGATAGAGTTGAAAAATATAAAGTTGAATTATCTACAGAAGATCATAGATTAGATACTGTAAAATTTGAAAGAAAAACTCCATTACATTTATGGGGTGGTTTACAAGGTAATTCTGATTTTATGGCTGATAGAATAGATATAAAATTAGATCTAGATGATTACTGTTTTGTATTACCAACTAAAGAAATACCTGATCCAGATAATCCTGGTCAAACTATTATTATAGAGGATGAAGAAGGAAAATTATCTTTATTGAAATCTAGTATGACTAATAAAAGAGATCCTGATGAAGATAAGTTAGTTACTCAAGGAATTGCTTTAGAATTGGATAAAGATATACAAAGTAGAGTTAAAAGAGAAGGTGATTATTTTACTAATCTAATTGGAATGCAAAAAGAGCAAGTTTTTTTTAATAGAGATAAAAAATATATTAAAATATTAAACTTACAAAATATTCCAATCTTTGATATTTCATCTCAAAGATGTGAACTAGATTTTACAAACTTCAATTCTATTAAAGGAAATAATTTTGTGGGAAAAATATCTGTAGAGCTATCATTAACTTCAAATAGAATTAAATCTAAAGTATTAGTTAATATTAATTTAACTGATAATGATCCTGACATGGATAAATTAATAGATGTAAATGTTTTATATATTACAACCAATATCAATCAGTTTGAAGAATATGATACATTTATTTTAATAGCAGATGATAATAAAAAACATATAGGAATCGATCATAATGATTTACAAAAAGCCAAAGTTGAAATTAAAAGTGTAACTTATTATGATTTGGATGATAATACTTTTGATTTAATTTCTAATATACCAAATACTTGGATATTACCATTATCATCAGATAATCATCAATTAATTAAAGATGAATTCTTAAAACCTATAAAATTAATAAATTATTCTGTGCATCCAGGAATAGCTATAAGAATAGGAGGTGCAACACCTGCTGATTATTTTGATGGTTATACTAATTTTTCTGGTGTTACTTTTCTTAATGAAGGACTAAGATCAATATCTTTAGATTCACATAGATTAGATGGAGTTTCTGGTGAATATTATTTTAATACACAGAAGCATTATTATAATGATAGTATAGAAAAATTAAAAGTTGATATTAATGGATTAAGTTATACTAGACCTGGTTCACCTGGGTTAGTACATCCAGTTAAGAAAGGTGTAACTGCTGAATTTATAAAAAATATATTAAATAATGTAATTGACAATGATGGTCATAGACATACTAACGTTGATTATATTCATGATGGATTTATGTCTAAAGAAGATAAATTGGATCTAGATATAATGAAGTCTATTATTCAAATGGAAAATGAAATTATATTTGATTTAAAAACTAGATTAGAAGATGTTAAAACTAATTATAATATTTTTAGATTAAAAGCAGATAATAATGAAAATTATTATTTCCTATCTAGAAATCATAAAGTTTATTTCTTTAGAGAGAATAATGAAAAAATATTTTTAAATGAAGAATCTTTAGATTATGCTTGTGACTATAATCCAAATATTAGTACAAAAGATTTTAAATTTGGTAATATTATACCAATGAGAAAATTGCAACCCGAATGTGTTAATGCTAATTTACTTATGAATCAAAGAACTAGTATAGTTAAATATTTACATATCAATAATGATTACTTTAATTCTAATAGTAATGTAGCTACTCAATTAGTAAGTAATAATAATACTATACAATATGAAACTTTTGATACTGATGGAAATGTAGTTACTAAAAATATTATTTTAGATAGTTCTAGAAAAAATATTATAACTGATGATTTTATTTTATCTCCTAGAATTAGTGATAATTTAAATTCAAATGGTAAATATCTTTTTATATCTCCTACAAGTAATACAGTTAAAGATAAAATAACTATTAATTTACCTGAAGATATAACTAATGGAACTTATGTATTGAGAATAAATAATAATTTTGGTATATTTGGTAAATATATTACTACTAGTTATTTTGATAATTTAATAGCTGATGGTTTTAATATAGATATTTTACCATCTAATGATAAAATTACAATAGATATTCAAAATTCTATTTATTCTATGAAACTTTATAGAATTCCTTTAAATAAATTTATTGATGATTCTATTACATTTGATCAAACTATTATTATTAATAGTTTAAAAGAATATTTCCAAGAATATAAAACTACATCAGATTTTGATCATTTTCATTCTGAAGCTAACTTTAGAGATTTATTTTTAATAGATGATAATTCATCTGATGAAAGTATTGCTCAAATGTGGACTTTTAGAGGAGAATTCTTTACAAATGTTCCTCAAGATAGTTTACAAAAATATATTTATCCTATAAGAAATATAGGAAGAGATATTTTATGTTATACTACATTTAATATTAATAACTATGGAGGTTATATAGAAGATAATATGAAATATATTAAATTAAAAGACATTAACTCTCCTTATAATCTTTCAACTTTAACTTGTAAAGGTATTGAAGAGGTTAGAAAAAATTATCCTGATGCTTTTATTGATTTAACTTCTTATAATCCTAGAAATATAGCAGACTTTATATTTACTATGACAGAAGGGGGTGATGAATAAAATGAATGTTTTAAGATTTAAATATATAGATAAATTTGGATTTATAGATTCAGTAGATCCAGAAGATAAAGATACTAATATGTATATTTATATTAATTCTAGAGTCGGTGATTATATCTATGTAGAAGATAAGAATAAATATTTTCAAATATCTGGTGGAATTTATAATCCTAGTGAAATTGATAGAGAGATTATTAATCTTAAAGTTAGTGATACTATTACAATTAAGTTAGTAGAAGTTGATCCAATAGGAGCACAATTTTTATCAGATGTTTATAGAGATAGATTTAAATTTATGAATTTAACTTACTATAATAAAAAGCATGATATTTTAGATAATTATGATGATACTATAAGAAAAAATAGTCTAAATTATAATGATGGTTTATTAGATAATCTTTATCCATTTGATATTAATTATTCTAGTAATTCAATAGGATCTTCAGCATATAATGCGTGTATGAATAATATGATTGATTGGGATTTAGATTCTTTTCCTAATTATTATAAAAATAATAAAACTGGAATTTCCTATATAGATCTTTTATCTCCAAAAATAACATTTATGTTATTTTCTCATTATCCAATTATATCATCACCAGATAATATATTTGATGATATGGCTACTGTAAGTTCTTATTTAAGTAATAATAACTATAATAATATAGTCGATAATAGTTGTATATCGGTGTATTCTAAGTTAGGAGAAAAATTATTACTCCCAAAATCAAAATATTTATATCATGATTGTATTTATTTTGCTGATTTTACATTTAGTACCCCATATAATATTCCATATAATAATGTAGAATTTAGTTCTAATGAAGTTACAGAAAATGATCATATGAATATAAATATAAGTTTTAATGATAAGAAACCTGTAATATTAAAATATTCTTCTAATAGAGGAAATGATGGAAGATTTATAATTAAAATGAGAATAGCTTTTTATGATGCTTTATCTGATTTAAGTATTAATCTTGGTTTGATTCCAAAGATTCAATTAATATTTGAAAATAATAATACACCAATATTATATCATTATAATCTTTCTTATATATCAAATAAGTTTACGCCAATTATAAATGATAAACCAGCTACGATTAATAATGATGGTATAATGACTAAAGATCAAGTAAAGACTTTAGAAAGATTAAACACTATGCTACAAACAGAAATTAATCCTGAAACTTATAAATTGAAAGCTAATGAAACTAGAATAGAATTAAATCCTAATCCTGGTGATGGTAAAGTTACATATAGTGATATAAAGATGGTAGTAATGGGAAATTCTGTATTGGATCCTAATCAATATCAAATAATTACAGATAATGGTAAAAAATATTTAGAAATTTTATTTAATCCATTAACTAAAGATGTATCTACAGTAATACATTTTAAAATGGTTTTCCATACAACTAAAGAAAATTTAGATGACGATCCATCAACTAATGATCCTAATATAGCTGCATCAACTGCTTTAACTAATAAGTTAGTTAAAAAGATTGAAGAATTAGAGAAAAAAATAAATGAATTAGGAGGTGGAGCATAATGAATTATAGATCTCCTTTTAGTATTATTAATAATACTAAAGTTTGGAATTTTTATTCTACTACTGAAATAGATTCTTATTTATCTGAAATAGAAAATCATGATAAAATTATGATAATATCTAATAACGTAGTATTTAAAGAAATAGAATTTCAATATGATTCTGTAGGAGTATATACTGGTTATATATTAAAAGATATCCTACTTTTAGATGATGGAAGATGGGAACCAGCATTTGAAAAGAAGACTGCTTTTAATAAAGACTTCGGAATTACTGAAGATACAGTTGCAGAAGGAGATCATCAACATACAGTTTTAACAGATCAAGAAGCTGCTGATAAATGGCAGCTTCTTAATACTTTAGAATTTAGTGATAAAGCTAGTTTTTTAAGTATAAGAGATGAATTATTAGAAATGTATGAAGGTGATTTAAGCGGAATAATTGTAAATTTTCCTACTGAAAGTGACTTAAGTTTTTTATTCAATAATACTAATATAGAATTTATGCCAGATATAAAAGCACCTAATGCTACTACTATAGAAAGTATATGTGATACTACACCTTTTCTAAAATTAATACATCCAAATTTTTTTAAAGATAAACCATTATTGGAAAATTATACTAATGCATTTAAAAATGATAATGGTATAGTTATAAAAATATTTCCTGATGAAAATGGTGATTTACCATGGGAAACTGGTAGAACTACAAGACATAGCAATTGCTTTACAAATTGTATTAATATTCCAGATTTTTATAAAATACCGTCTGATTGGAGAAATATTATTACTAGAGATATAGTTATCCATGGTTATGATAATCAAACTCAAACTATAACTTTAAGTGATACAAATAATTTTATAATAGATTTTAGTTTAATAACATTGACTAAACCAAGTGCTAGTATTCAGAATTTAAATACTAGAGAAGATTATAATGGTACTATTATAACTGATAAATCTCAAGTTCCTAATGGTATACAAAAGTTATATATTAAATGGACTGATACTCTAGGAATGAATGTTTCCGACAAAAATTGATAGAGAGGTGAAATAATAAATGGCTAATAAGATATATTGGGGTTATAATCCCACTACACAACGTTATGATGTATTAGATAATGAAGTTGATACTACACCAGCAGTAGATTGGGCTATCGTGGAAGGTACATGTCAAGTAATATTTGGAACGCAAAATTCAAATCTAGCTACTTTTATGTTTAATAAAGCTTAAATATGGGAGGTAAAATAAATGGCTTGGAATATAGGAATAGATGGAGAACCTGTAGATAAGCATTTAGAAAAGTATTTCCCAGAAAGAATAAAAAAGAGTGGGTTAAATTCAGTAATTAATTTTGTAGTTACAGATAAATCTAATTTATTTCTTAATGATGTAATTAGAAATTCTAAAACAGTTAAAAAGGCCTGGACTTCAATATTTCAGGACTATACTGTTTTAGGTAAAGATAATCACAAATTCACATTAAATGAAATAATCGATTTATATAAAACTAAATTTGAACTGCAAAATTTTATTGTACCTTATCATTATGATGCTGGGGTTACAGATTCTCCTGATATATATGAAGCTAATTGGATTATAAAAGATATTATGATATTTTATGATTCATTAGAAGATATTCAAGAAGGAGATTTTTCTAAAGCTAGTCAAATAGTTATATTACCATTTGGTAGTTTAACTGATGAAAATTATTTTAATTTAGAACCTATAGGTATATATTTATATATGAATATATTTCCTAGAAATGATGATTTAACTAATAAAAATCCTATTATTATATGGGATGAGGAGGAGTTAAAGGAAAGAGATAAAAGAATTGCTGAATATGAAACTTTGGATAAAGCTGATATTGATATGTACAAAAGTATTCTTGATACTTGTGCTGGTAAAAATGTAGCTATTTGTAGAATGTTTGGTAATGATAATAATAATGAACCTATAGCTCTTTATTCTCACCCATCTGATTTAATATTTGATTCTATAGAAATAGGTGATGAATCTGATATATTTGATTTTAAACTTAGTTTTTCTAGTATGAATTCTGGAAATAAAATGGGTATAAATATTTCAGATGAGAAAATTAAAATAAATAGAGAAGGGGGAGTATAATAAATGAAGTCTTTATTTATAACTACTTTAATTATTCTTATAATAGTTGCTACATCAACTAATACTATTCAAGGAATACATTTTTAAATTAAATTATTAATTTATGCTCCCTTCGGGGAGCATTTTTATATTGTGTTTATTACAACTTATAGGAGTATATATTATCATAATGATTAAACATAATTTTATAAAATATAATATATCAAATTAAAAAGGAGAAGATTGAATATGAAAGAAAAATACGTTGTAGAGAAAAAGGAATTAAGAAAATGGGAAAAATTTCAAGAAATGTATCCTATTGAATCAGAAGAGTATGAAGTATTGAAAAAGAAACTTTTAAAGAAAATTGCTAAAAATGATGGTATTAGTTTTATTAGTGGAGAAATTAATACAGAAGCTGAAAATGAATTTAATAAATTTTTAGTAGAGATACTTGATTTTGAATCTATATATGAAGCAGACGAGGAATTACAATATAAAATAATTTATGCTTACCATAATGAAAACTATATTTATCTTGAAGATTGGAATGATATAATTTTATTTGATTTCCATAAATGTAAATTATATACTATAGTAGGTAAATGTGAAATGATAGATAATAATGGAAATAAAACACATTTGAGCTTAAAATTCAAAGAGATATTTATATATAATAATCAAGGAGATATTGAAGGTATGTATTCAACTGGAGATGATCTTTGTGCGGGAAAAGAAATAACTATAGAATTAATTAAAAAGTTAAAAGAGTTTTCTTTTAACTATGAAGGATTAGAAACATTCATACATAAATTTGAGTTATCAGATATAGAAGATATAATAAATTTTTCAAAAGGACCGGTGATTTAAAATGATTAAAGTCAATATGCAAAAATATTTTAAGAAAAATTTGGTGAGAATCAAGTTTTATTATAATAAAAATGGATCAATTCAAATGGTAGCTGAATATCCTCATATAGGGGAATTAGAGCCTTGTAGAATTAATTTAAGAACATTCACGACTAAACCATCTTTATTAAAATTTGGTTTATCTGAAATGGATGAAGTAAGAAAAGAAGATGTTTTAACATTAGTTGAGCATATATTTAAGACTCATTTAATGCTATTAAAAAGTAATTATAAAAATTATGAAAGTGATTCTTATATTACATATAGGAATTTAATTCAAATGGTTTTTGAATTATTTCCACATATGTTTGATATTAAACCAAACGTAATATTAAAAGAATTAATTAAAATATTAGAAAATAATAATTTGAAATTTAATGATAACGTATCAAAAGAATTTTTATTATTTGCTAATAAAAGTTACACTAATTATGAAAAGGAGATGAATTAAATATGGTTACAAATTTTGAACTATTTAAAATAATAAATGAAGTTTTGAAAATTAAAGAAGAAACTATTAATTATTCAAAATTAATTCCAGAAATAAAAATTAAATTAAAAGCTTTATATAATGGATCTCAAATTAAAACAGATTCATTTCTAGTAGAATTTTCTATAAATAAAAAAATAGATTTCTTTTTATGCTCTTTAATTAAAGATGAAAATAAATTGGTAATTCCTATTTTATCAGAAGTTGCTGGTAAAACTGAAGGATATGAATTGGAAACTGAAAATTATAATCAATTCGAATTTTCAGATTTTAAATTAGGAGTGAATATTGAAGGTGCTAATTTTGATATTACAATATCAATTGAGGATAATAAAGAGTTTATTAATAATAGATTATATTATCAAACTCCTATTATGAAAGATGGATTTTTAAAAGTAATTAAATATAAAAGATATTCTTATATTGAAAATAAAGTGGTTGCTTCAGAACGAATACCACCACATTCTAATTTTTCAGCAGCATGCATCTGTGCACAATATTTCTCAGAATTCATAATAGATCCTTTTGATAGAAATACATTTCTTTTAAATTGTGTAATTGAATTATATGATATGTCAAAAGGATATGGTGAAGATTTCAATGTTTATAGATGTTTAAGTGAATTAATAAATGAGGATCGAGATTTTAATCACTTATTATATACATCTACATTAAATGGAACTGATACAATTGACTCTATTGGAGAATTTAAATTTGATAGAAAAATCGGTAAATTTTATAAATATATATCTGAAGAAAATGGTTCTTTCTTTATAGATAGTTTAACTAAAATAGGTAAAATAGAAAATACTAAATTTGAAGGTTTAGTAAAATTTTCTAATGTATATTTATCTTTAATTAATACTACTATTAAAGATAGTGTATTTTCATATAATATGGATAATAGATCTATATCTGAAATTGAATTAGATTCTGATTTAGAGAAATATAAACCATCTTTTAATATAGATGAATCTATATTAAATTTAGAAGATTTTAAAACTCATATTATACCTTTTACAGTATATATAGAAAAGGCTGATATTTCTAATTGTATTTTCACAAGAGAAAATTTTAGTCCTGAATTAAGTAAAGGATCTTTAATTTCTTTAAATAATATTAAATTAAAAAATTCTTTAATAATAAACGGGTTTAATAAACATCCAATAATTAGAAAATCTGGAAAAAGTATCAGATATGATTTTAAAAATTCTCTGATTAAAGATTTTAATTGTAGTAATTTAAATGAGTATATAGTTAAAAATAAAAATATTGATATTGAATCTTATGTAGGAGATAATGATGAATATAGTTTATATTCATATAGTGATAAGTTTTTATTTTCTACAAAATTACCAAATAAAGAAAGAAGAAATATTGTAATAGATTTTGATAGTTTATTATCTGGTAAAGAAATTAATTTTACTAGATATTAATTTTTAAATATCCCTCCCATATGGGAGGGATTTCTTTATTTTTTTTTATTTAAGAAAACTTATAAAACGACAAATGAATTGTGATTTCTTAGAATGTAAATTATAAATGGAGGAAGATATAATATGAATAATATAAAGTATGTAAAATATTTAAATGAAAATCAAGTTCAAGAAGTTCCTACTGTATATATAAAAATAGATGAAAATGGAGTTAAAAGAAAAATTGCTAATTTTCATCTTTCAAAACCAGAAGAATTGGCTGAATCAGGTTTTCTACCATTAGTTGAAGTTAACTCTATTGAAGAATCAAATATAGATTATAATATAATGGATATAATAAGAAAATATATTAAAGAATCAGATAGGATACTTGTATCTTATAAAGTAATATATAAAGATATAAATACTATATCTAAATATTTTTATAAAAAATATTATATATTAAATAATAATTTAGATTGTGCTGATCAAGAATTTTTTAAAACATATCAAAATTATATGGCTCTACTTAGAGATATTATAACTGGTTTTGAGACTAATAAAGAAGTTAAAGATATATTACCACCATCTACAATTACTATCAAGTACAGTGCATCTCATGTTAATTTCTATAATAATCTTTTGAAAAATAATAAGTTGTAAATAAAAGGAGAGTGAGTTTTTTGAGTAGAAAGAAAAATAAAATAGATTTGATAAATAATACTAGAATATGGCAATCTTTTAATGAAGATGCATTAAAATTATCAAATTCTCCAATAAGAATTGGTGATGTTATTTTAGATTATAATAAATCTACTAGAGTTTTAAGATTAATACAGCAAACATCAGAAGATAATTCTTTACCTTTAATAGAAAATGTGATAGAATTAAAAGATATAAATCATATAGGTAAAACAGCAATTGCTTTTTCTAATATGGATGGCGAAATCAATTTGGTAAATCTTAAATCTTTACATATTTTAAAAAATACTTTTAAAGTAACTATTTGTGGTTTATTAATTGATCCAAAATATTATACAGCGACATTTGAAAAAGATCCTGAATTAATTTCAGATGATAGTGAAGTATTAGTTGATTTAAAAATTAATCATACTTTGGCTTATAATGCTGAAGTATGTATTGGTTAATATAATAAGGAGATGATAAAATATGAGTGATCTTTTTTTAAGAGGAAACGGAACTGATGTATTAAATAGAAGTCTTATGACATTTGATAATATTCTAGTAATAAATGGTATAAATACTAATATTATTAATATTATAGATTCTTATTTTTCTAATACTTCAGATCCAGATAGATTTATTATATTGAAAGATATAATGAGTAGAAATGATCTAGTTCTTCAAGAAACTAGTGATGATAGAACTGGTTTTTTTAAAGTTAATGAAAAAATAATTAAAGGTAAAGAAGTATATAAAACTTCACATAATTCAATATCATATTCAATATATACATTTTCTTTTAATAATAATGGTCTTTTAAGTGAAACTATTCCATCTATAATGGAATATGATAATGGTAAAGCTTTTGCTATTAATAGTTATATGAAAACTAATAATTTAGGTGATAAACTTAAATTTTCTGTATATAATTATAATGAAATAGAAAGAGTTTCTTTTAAAGTTGGAACTAGTTTTGGAGTAATAACTTTAAATTTTATAGCTAATCCTAATAATGCTAATAAATTCCATTTAGAATCTTATTTTAAAGATATTTCATCTGATTATTCTCTTATAGAAGATTTGGACTCTATTAATAATATTATTTCATCTCTATCAGTTAGTATTTCAGAAGATAATTCTTTAGCAGTTATAGAAAATTCACAAGGGTATACTTTTACTATTTCATATTTAAATACTACTAGTATTCCTGGAAAATTATCTAATACGATGTATATTGATATATATGATATAATGATTTATTTAAAAAGTTCGACTTCAGTAATTAAACCTACTATTATGAAATTAATTGGTATAAATAATGATCCAATTACAAGTATTTATGATATTACAAATTTATTAAAAATTACAAAACTTTATACAGAAAAATTTGATATTTTATCTAATGTTAATAGAGTAGATTTTCCAATACCTAATGAAAAATGTACGTTAATGTCATTTAAATATTATAATGATAGTAGAGTCGGAGTTTATTTAAATAATATTAAATTAGTAGAAGGGGAATATTCTTTTATAGAAGGAAATTTAAATAATGAACTATATGAATCTAAACCTGTTTTAGGTATAATATTAAATAATCCTGTATTAGAAGATTCGGAAATCACAATTAAATATAGAGCTTAATAAAATTATTTTTGGGGAGGTGAGAAATGATGAATAATTTAGATCCAATTGATACTTCTAATACATTCACAATAATTAGTATTAGATTAGGAATGAGTGTTATTGGTTATATAGTATATTTGGTTGGAGGTTTTGATAATATGCTAATGGCATTAGCTGTATTAGTTGGATTAGATATGATTTCGTCATTAGTAACAGCTAGTTTTAAAAAGGATTCAGCTCATAAAAAGGATGGAGATTCTTTTATGGGAGCAAGAAAAACTATATTAATGCTAACTGCTATAATGGCTTGTAATATATTAGATATATTATTTGGAATAGTTCAATCAGATATAGGTTTAAGAAAAGTAGTAATATATTCATTTATTGCAGAAGAAGTTAGTGTTATAATAAGAAATGCTTATATATTAGGTTTACCTATTCCAAAAAAGATAATAGATGTAGTTGAAATTTTAAAAAGAAATGGAGATTTATTTGAAGCTAAATCTAAAATGAAAGATAAAAAATATAAAGATGAAACAGATAAAAATGATGAGGATAATAAGGAGGTTAAATAATATTATGAGAATTGAGATTAAAGCTGGAGCTACATATGTAACTAATGGTAAAATGACTTTATTAACTGGATCTAAAATGCATATTAAAGATAATGGTTTTAATATTAATAGTATACCATTAGGTAAATATCAAAATCTTAGAGTTAATATTGAAAATACTGCTTATAGTGTAATTGGTGCTTTAATAACAGCAGATGAGGGAAGTTCTACTATAATTATTGATGGGAAAATTAATAGATTAAACTTTTCTGTCGGATAATAAATATGAAGATATTTATTAAAGATGCAATAAGATTTATAAGTTCTACTAGTAAAAATTTTGTGGCTGAATTAAGTAAACTTAAAACTGAAGCAGATAAAATAATTTTTTTACATCAAACACTTGGTTTTAGTGATGATGAAAAAGATATGGTTAATAAATTGATAAATATAATTACATCATCTAATTATAATTTGATCTATTCTTTTATACCAGATAAAGAAGAAGAAGTTGAAATAGATGAAGAAGTTATAAAAAAATTAACAGCTGCTCAAATTTATATAGAAGTTTATTCTATAATTTTTCCCAAAATTAATAAAGATAGAACGATTTTAGTATTTCATTATCATATCAATAATAATATTTCTAAAATGATTCCTTCAATGGCACGAGATATCAAAACTAAATTTATATTAGTTGATTCTAGTAATATATTATTAAGTATAGATAATTACTTACAACATTTAGAAGAATTATATTCAATTGAAAAAAGAGAATTATCTTTATCAGATAAATTATTATTAGAAATTAAGAAAGAAACTAAAGAAAAATAATTAAATGAACTCCTTCGGGAGTCCAATTTTAATTTCCTTTTTATAGATTCTAAAGACAAAACCTTTGTATTTTTTTTTATAAATGAATAAAGGAGGAAAAGAATTGAGAGGTATAGTTTTTAATAAAAAGAAATTTATAGATTATAAAAATCTACCAGAAGTTATAAGTCCTTATAAAAATGTACCTGGTGGATTATTAGATCCTAATATATTTGGTGTGACAGATATTGAAAGAGATGAAAATATGGGTTACGTTGATCTTGGTGGTAAATATATTCATGGAATTTATCTTAGTGGATTTAAAAGAGGATGGAAATTACTTTATCAATGTGCTACTACAAATGATACATTTTGTAAAATTGATGAGAATAAAATTCTTGTAAAAGCTGAATCCACTGATCCAGATGCCGGAAATGGAATAAATTGGATTTATGAAAATTGGGATAGAATAGATAAAAGTAAATTGACAGATATAGATACAGGAAGACTTGCTAATATAAGAATGAGAAAATCTCTTGGTAAATTATCTAGAGATAAATTATTTACATCATATCAAATTATTCTTCCTTTAGGTTATAGAGAAGAAGAACCTGAAGGTATTATTGCAGATGAAATAAATAAATTATTATCATCTTTAATAGCTATGGCTAATATGAAGAAAAATGGAAATAACGACTTGATAGATAAAGATAGTTTAAGTATTTCAATACAACTTAAATTAATGAGTATTTGGGAAACCTATTTTGTAGATAAATTTGGATCATCACATGGTGATATACAAAAATCAGTTTTATCAAGAGTTGTAAATAATTCTGGAAGATCAGTTATAGTTCCACCTGAATATAGATCTAAATATATAGGTAAAGAAGCTATTGGTCTTAACACATCTGGATATCCAATAGAGCATGTAATGAACTATTTTAGTGAATTTACTATATTTGGAAGTCTCAAATTAATGGAATATTTATATGATTTAGGTTTATTTAAAGAAATGCCTAGAGCGTTTCTAAGATATTATGATTCTGAAAAGATTAAAGATATAATGAAAATGTTTTATAAAGATACTTTTACAAGAGTATCTCCAGTTATGATACCAGCATATGATGATAAGCCTGCTGAACCATTAAAGATCAATATAAAAGTTCAAACTTCAGAAAATAATTTTGAAATGGTAGAGAAAGAATTATCTTGGTTAGAATTCTTTTATATAGCTTTGAAAGAGTTTGCTTATATAGATGATAAGCATACATCTAATACAAGATTCCCTACAACATCAGAAAAATCTAGTAAAGTGCAAAGAATTCATTTATTAACTTTAAATCAATATGACTTAACTAAAACCGTAGATGTATTGGGATTTCATTATGATGATTTTTATCCATATGTAGATGAAAATATTAAAGCTCAATATAATAAAAAGATATTTGAAGTAGGTTGTAAAATATCACCAATGGTTTCTGTATCAATGGATGGAGATTTTGATAGTATACTAAATTCCTTATAAAATAAAAACACTTTGAATAAAGGTGATTTTATGGATAAGATTATAAAAGTGAAATATATAGGTAAAATTGATAAGCATGATTTTGAAGATAGATATATAATTCAATCAGATGGTAAAGTGTTTAGTACTATTACAAATAAATTTTTAAAAACTTTTGAGTCTAAAGGTTATTTAAAAGTTTATTTATATAAGAAAGGTCATAAAAGAGTCACATTTTATTTACATAGATTAGTAGCTCTTTATTTTATACCATATAATAATTTGATTTATAATGCTTTAACTGTAAATCATAAAGATGGAAATAAGAAAAATAATGACTATTCTAATTTAGAATGGATAACTAATGCTGAAAATGTAAGACATGCAATAGTTAATTTAGTATCTAAATTTAGAACTAAGCAATTACAATTAGAAACAGTTGAAAAAATATGTGATATGATTTGGAATAAGAAAATGAAATTAATTGATATTTCAAAAGAATTAAATGTTTCTTATCATGCTATAAAGAAAATATCTCAAGGTAAAAATTATCGATATATTTCTATTAAATATAATCCTAAATTTAAGGAATAATAAAAAAACTGTCGTCTATGATGAAAGATACTCAAGTATATCATAGATAATTAGAATGGAATGAAGCGAGGAGGATAGCACATGCGATCTAATTCGAGTTCGAAGGCTATATTTAAAAGTATAGTCAGACGCAACGCGTAGATACTGAACCTTATTGAAGGTCAATAAGAATATAATGTATCCAAGAGGCCATTCTATCTGAGTATCCTTATATAAGCCTTATCTTATATATGTGGTAAAAAAGTACGCTAAGCTGGGTGTGAATTGACATACCGATGAAAATGAGAGTAATCTCCAGAGCCTAAGATAAAAAGCTTAGGGTTAATAACATACTGGGAGATCAAATTTCTATTAAACCTATTAAATTTGAAGAGTCAAATGAAGAAGCCAAGGAATTAGAAAATAGACTTATTAATATAGTTGGTATTACAGGAACTTCAAGAAGAGGTCTTGATGATGTAGGAAAAGATGCTATTCAAACTATGTATTCATTTACACAAGAATGTGATATTTATACTAAACCAAAAGATAGAAGTAATGATCCTATAGTTAAAACTATATTAGATATGGATATGGATAAAATAGAAACTAGTTTTATATTTGAAAATTTTTGTGAAATGGAAGATGAACCACCTAAATATTCTATTTATGATAAATGTATAGTTAAAGTAAAAGGTAAAACTTATGATACTACTTTAGGTAGATTATTAGTTAATAAAATTTGCTTTGGACATTTATGGGATGTTAAAGAGTTTCCATTTGTCAATGATGTATTAAATAAAAATAAAATTAATGAATTAATGAATTCAATTACTCAATTAGTAATAGAAAAGAAAACTGATGTTCAAACTTATACCAAAGTATTAGATTATACAGCTCATTTTGCTTTTGTATATGCTACTGTATTTAATGCTGGAATGAGTTTTGATATGATGTTTCCTGATAAAGAATTTATGAAATTTAAAACTGATAAATATAATGAACATATAAAAGAAATAATGGATAAAAATGATTTAAATTTATTATCTGAAGTAGAGAAGTCTATAGTTAATGAAGCTAAAAATAAATATAAAAATGATATAAATATGGAACTTTATAATTCTGGAGCTAAACCAAAATTAGATTCTGAATTTAAAGAGATGAATATTGGAGTTGGTGCAAGACCATCAATTGAAAAAGGTAAATTTGAAATAGCAACTAAATCTTTATCTGAAGGTTTAGATGTTAAAGATCTTCCTGCTGGAGCTAACCTAGGGGTGTTTGGAGCCACTGAGAGGGCTATTAAAACGGCTTTAGGAGGTACTGTAAGTAAAAGGTTGATTAAAGGAATGGCATCTGTTTTAGGGTATCGTGGAGACTGTGGAAGCACTACTTATGATACTGTAAATATTAGTGATCAAAATAAATTATTTGGTAAATATGTATTAGATAAAGGTACTTTAGTACATATTGATTCAACTAATGTAAGTAAATATTTAAATAAAGATATTAAAATTAGATCACCTTTATTTTGTAAACATACAAAAGATAGTTTTTGTAGTACTTGCATAGGAACTAGACCTTTTGATATTATGGGTAAAGATGTAATTCCAATAGGAGAAGCTGCTTTTCAAATAGGTGCAGATTTAATGAATTTATTATTGAAGCAAACTCATAATACACAAGTTAAAGTATTTGAAATAAAAGATCTTAATGATTTCTTAAGTGATATAATTCCTGGTAAGGGAGAGTGATTATAATGAAAGATAATAAAAGACCGATTATATATTTAGGTATACTATATCCAGATTATAAAATCACTAAAGATGGAGAAATATGGAAAGATGATTATGATGAAAATGGTGAATTAGAAGGTAATCATCTTATAACTCCTAGAGATGATGGAAGAGGATATCATCAAGTTGATATTAAAGGTAAAGATGGTTTAAGAAAAACTGTTAAAGTTCATTTAGCTATGATGCATACTTGGAAACCTTTAGAAGATTATTCTGGTATGATAGTAAATCATAAAGATGGTAATAAAAAAAATAATAAACTAATTAATCTTGAGTGGTTAACTTATAGAGGTAATACTGAGCATGCTATGAAAACTGGATTGAGAAAAGATACTACTTATTTAGGTAAGAGTAAAGTAATGCAAATAGTAAGAATGTTAAAAAAAGGTATGAGTTTATCTGATATTTCAGCTGAAACTGAAGTATCTAAGCATATAGTAATGGATATTAAAAGAAAGAAATCTTATTCATTTTATACAAATGATATAGATTTTTAATATAGGAGGTGAAATATTAAGTATGGCTAAAGTAGTTCTTAATTCAAAAAATTTTACTTCAATACCTACTCCTTTAACTGGATTAAATATTTATGTAGATAATAAAGCTGGTGATAGTGGTTATTTTTATTTAAATCCAGTTAAACCAAATTATGATACTATAGGAGTTATAATAGACGGTCAAACTTATTATTTATCAGATAAAATTAGTAATTATAAATGGAATTTTGATAAATGGTGGACTTATCATACTGTAGAAAGTGGAAGTGTTACTACTGATTTTTGTAGAAAATGTCAAATAACTTTCTATTGTAGATCTAGACCCGAAGGTTCTCATAAAGGTAGAAATACAGGTAGAACTGGGTATACAGAAGTAAAAGTAGTGAATTCTGCAGGAGTTATACTATTTAATCAAAGATATACTTGGTGGACTTACCTAGGTGGAGATTCTAAAGTTTGGGTTTCTGAAAGAGTATATTTTGATAAAACTTTTGATGAACCAGTTAAAGTTACTTTAACTTGGTATTTAGATATTGGAGAATATATAGCACATATTTGGGGTAGTCAGCATCATGTATGTGTAGTTGATAATGTTAGGCAATCAATAGTATGCGAATAAACTAACATTTTAATAAATAAATTAAAGGAGGTATTTTTAAAATGACTATAATAAAAAGATAAAGCCTTTCAAATCCAAGGGGGGGGGGGATTTAACTTATGACAAAAGATACTCAATTAGATAAGGATATACAGATAAGCGAAGAAATTGATGAGTCAGGAGTAAGAGTAAGAAGTTTTGCTTTAAATTCTTCTGATCCATTAAGTAGAGCGGTAGTTGCAGTAGATATAGTTGTGTATCAAGAAATAGGATATAATAATGCAATTTTTGGTTATGTTCCTATATTCCGTACAAAAGAGCTCGCTATTCAGGCAGCTATTGGTGGTCAATTAACTAATATTTTACCATATTGGATAAATGGTGGTTCAGTAACATTAACTCAACCAATTACTAATTTTAAGTATTTAATTATAACTGCAGGATTTGCTGGAGATGGTTCTAGTGAAGCTCACTCAATAGTAGTTCCTCCATTTTTATATGGAAGAGAATGTGTTATACAGCAACCACCTATGCTAGAAGCAGAAGTTATTAAATTCGTTGTATCAGGAAATGTATTAAGAATGACATATAATAGAACTTCTACTGGTAAAACTAGTAATAATAAGATTACTATGGTTTATGGAGTAAGTTAAAAATAGATTAAAATAAAAGGAGAGAAATTAATTATGAAAAATATTGAAGTCGAGTTACAACGTTATATTCAAAAAGTAGATAAAGAAGGAAATATTTATGAAATGTTTTTTAATCTTAATCAATTAAAAGAAGATAAATTATCTGATAAAGATATAGATGAATTTATTAAGATGAAAAATAGAGCTTTCTTATATACAAATAATAAAGTTCCATTCAATTTTGTAATAGAATATTCTAATTTGAATCCTAAAATATCACAAGATATTTATAATAAAGAAAATTCTTTTAAATATGTTAAAGAATATAATATAGCATATTTAATTAATAAATCTCTATTAGTAAGTAAAAATGATTTAATACCAGATGAAATATATGAATTATTAATTAGTATGAATGTAGCTAATATAACTAAAAATCAAGAAGATTTTCTATTATCTTTAAAGAAATTAGATTTAAATATAGATAAAAATAAAAGATTTATGGATTTTTTAATAAATTTAATAGTTGTATCTTATATTAATATAATTCCTACTATTCTAAAAGATTTAAAAAATAAATTAGATAATAATGAATATTATATAACTTTATCTTTATCTAATAGTTTATTTTATGCTTTAATTAATAGAAGTTCTGATTTAATTGCTAATATTTTAGAAAATAATAAAGAAGAATTAGATAAATTTAAAAAATCATTTAGTAATATAATATTACTAAATTCATTTAATACTACTATTAATAGTAGTATTAAAGAAACAGAAGATGTTTCTAAAAGTTCTAATCCAATGGAATTTTTATTTAAGGATTTATTTCAAAGAAATATATTTGGAGATTTAAAAAATTAAGGATAAAAATATACCTCCCCATATGGGGAGGTATATTCTTTTTGCCTGTATCCAACTGATCTTATTAATAAAAATAGAATATATATCATAATCATGATAAATAATATAATTTATATATAACTTATTAAAATAAATTATTAAATCGAGGTGATTATAATGAAAAATATTTCTATCTGGAATATAATAAGAATTAACATAATTTTGTATTTCTTCTTATTTCAAGTTATTAAAACTCATTTGGGTTTTGATGCTTTGATCCAAGGTGTAGTATTAATATTATTTATAATATTCTTATTAACACAAAAAGAGATTCAATAAAGTTACATTAATTATTTTTAAAATAAGAAAGGAGAAATTATTATGCATATCAGTGATGTGCGGATACAGAATAAATCCTTAACTAGTTGGAAATCAATTAAATCAGTTAATCCAAATTATATTATATTAAATGATAATACAATTATAAAATTAACGATGACTGATATTAACCAACTAGTTCACAAACCTAAAGTACTTAACGGTATCAACTCAAATTTTCCAGATGTTTCTTACAGATGTGAAATTTGGGCTGGTTCTGTTTTAGTACTTATAGAAGAAAGGTATTAATTTACCTTTCTTTTTTTTTGTTAGAAACTTTTAAAAAACAATGGCCTGTATCAATTTAAATATATAATAAAGGAGGTTGAAATATAAATGAATAAAGAATTAGGAAAACTAAGATCACATATACCTTCAGTTATTCCTCCAGGCCAAACTTATATAAGTGAAGAAAATTTTGATAAAATTCTTAATATTTTAAGAAAAGATTTAATTAAACTTATGGTTAAGAAAGTTTCAAAGAATACTGCTATAAGTGCTGATTTTATAGTAGAGACAATTGAAAAGCAATTCATGACTCAATTATTAATGGATAAACTTAATTCTATTGATGCAAATGCTAACTATTATGTACATCCTAGTACTCATCCAGCTCAAATAATAATTACAGATGAAAATAGAAGATTTGTATCTGATGAAGAGAAAGCTTTATATACTGATAAGTATACTAAAGAGGAAGTTGATAATAAATTATTACAAGTTTTAAATAGTTTAGATTGGAAGGAATCAGTTAAAACTTTTGCTGATCTAATTATTAAATATCCTAATCCAGAAGAAGGCTGGACTGTTAACGTTACAAATGAAGATGCTACTTATAGATGGAGTAAGAATGAAAATAAATGGATTTTAATATCTGCTAACTCTATTCCTTTAGTTACTGAACTAGTTGATGGTCTAATGAGAAAAGAAGATTATTTAAAATTATTAAAGCTACCTGATAAAATAACTTTAGATAAAAGATTCTTATATAAAGTTAATAATAGTATAGGTAATACTTCTGAAATTACAACTGAATTATCAGTAGATTCATTAACTACTGAAGGAAACTATTATATAAAAGTATCAAATGAGTATCTATGGGTATTTAATGATACTAGAAATAAAGTAGTTATTCAAAATAAGATTAATACATCTGGAATTTTAATGAGTAGAACTGGAAATATTGGAAATGATAATAATATTTCTTGGCAAAAATGGGTTAAAGTAAATGCTGGAGATGGATTAAGTTTTAAAGTTTATCAACCAGCCCATGGTTTCACTTTTGATGCTATTAGATATAATGGTACTACACAATTATATGAAATAGCCGATATTACAACAGGAGCAGATGGTTGTGCTATAAAAATAGATAATGATAATTTTAATTTTATTATCTATGGTCAAGGAGTAATCCCTATTGATGCTACTGATGATTTAAGCGGTGCTTTTTTAATTGATGAATTTTATTTCTTATCTAATACAGTTAGTGGTAAATTTCAAAGATCAAAACCAACTTCAGGTTTATTTCAAAGTATATTTCATACAAGACCTAGTTTAGAAACACCAGGTGTTATTTTAGCAGATATAAATATAGGTCAACCCATGAGAATGTCATTGAATCAAATATCTGTGGATTTAGCTAAAAAGCAAAATATAAATGAACCTACATTGAAAACTACAAATAAAACTATTCCAGGATCTATTAATGAAATATATGATCAAATTAAGGATTATACGGGAGTTTATTTAGATAAAAATTTAGGTGGGGATATTAAAAAACCTATTAGAGTTAAAAATATTAAAGGTTTAAATGATGCTGGAACTGGAGAAGGACCAATTTATTTAAATAGTAATAATTCTCATCCTGTTTATATAAACAGTAATGAAGTTTATCATAAAGGAAATCTTAAAGTAGAAGAATTAATGGTAACTGATTATTGGTGGGGTTCTACTATTCCTACAATTTATAAAAATGACACATCAAATATTCCTTCAGGAAGTCCATATGGATTTGTAATATTAACTAATATACCATCTAATCAAACTGGAAATTTTATTTTAAAAATTTCTGGTGGAGCTGGAAATAGTCTTACTCCAATTGATAGTACTTTAAGTTTTACTAGAAGTGGAAATGTTTTCTCAAATACTTTATTAATAAATACTGGTTTCAGATTTGATTATGCATCTGTAGGTCTTGATTCTACTGGAAGTTTTATAGAGATATTTATAAGAAGTAGTTTATTTAATTCAACTAATAATTCTTTAATTTGTAATCTTTATATGTCAAATAATAGTTCAAGTACTTTTAAACCTAAAATTAATTCTGTTAAAATTTCTACTGAAACTACGACAGCAGGTAAATATGGATTTTCTATTTATAGTACTTTTACAACTAGAGAATTAGATACTAATTTATTTATGCAAAAGTCTGGTGGAACTTTTACAGGAAATGTTACTTTTAAAAATCCAGCTTATTTCCAAGAAATGAATGGAATAGGTGATTCAGGTCATATAACTTGGTATAGATATGATCCAAGTGATGAGTTTTCTGGTAAATTTCAATTTAATAATACTTCTGATTTAGAAATAGTTACTGGAACTTCACCTAAAGTGATATATAAAGTTTATTCAACTAAAGATTTTAATATTAAAAATTATCCCACTAAAAATGAAATAAATAATATTTTAGCTCAAAAGTCAGATATAAATCATAATCATGATTCTGTATATGCTAAATTAAGTGGAGCTAATTTTACTGGATCTGTAAATATAAATGGTACATTAACTGTAACTACCGGTATTCTTTGTAATGGAAATGTTACTGCTTTCGTTACATCAGATGAAAGACTTAAAGGTGAAATGAAAGTTATACTTAATCCATTAGATACATTAAAAGATATTCATGGTTATATATATGAAAGACCTGAAGCTCCAGGAATATTAGAAGCTGGAGTAAAAGCTCAAGATTTCAAAAATAAATATCCTTATGTATTAGGATCTACAGAAATAAAAGGAGAATCTTATTTAACTGTGGAATATGATAAAATTATTCCTTTATTAATAGAATCTATTCATGAATTAGAAAATAAAATAAATAATACATTATGGAATAGATTTAAAAGATTCATGAGTTCTTTATTTAAATAAAAATAGGAGGTTTAAAAAATGGTTTTAGAAAAAATATTAACTGATACAGTAATAGGTAAAATTATAGATAAAGTGTCAGATATGCTTCCAATGAATGAAGATCAAAAAACTAAATTACAAATAAAGTTAAGAGAATTAGATGTAGAAGAATTAAAAGCTGATACTGAATTCTTAAATGCTAAAAAATCTATGATAGATTCTATGAAGCAAATGATAACTTTAACATTTCCAGTTTGTGTATGGGTATTAGTAGTAGCTTGTGCATTTGATTATACATTACAATTTTATTGTGGTATTATAGGTAGGCAAGCTCCTATATTTGTGATAAATGAATATCATTTCTGGTTATGTCAAACTTTCTGTGCCTTTTTATTTACTTCTAAAACTATTAGACCTTTTAGTGTTAAAGGATCAGAAAGTACAATTCTTAAATAGGAGATGATTACATGGAAAATAAAAAGGAAGAAAAAATTAAAGTATATACTGATGATACTCTTTTTTTTATAATGTCTAAAGATAAAGCTTTAAAAGGTATTCCATATTATTATGGTACTGCTAAAGAGGAAATAACTGATCTAAGAGCTCAGATAGTATTTAATAAACCTGATGCTATTGTATTTAAAGCTTATGATAGTTTTTATTTTAGAAATTATCCTTTAATTAGAGAAGGAAAAATAATAAGAGATGCTAATGATGCAGATAGAAAAGAAGATGGTTTTTAATCATCTTCTTTTTATAAAAAGAAGAAAGGAGGTCTCTTTTAAATGGCAAAAGATAATATTGTAGATGCATTATTTATTAATGTACCAGAAGCTCAAGAGTTTGTAAAAGAATTAATTAAAGATGAATTTGATATTGTAGATACAAAAAAGCAAGATAAAGCTATACCGAATAGTAAAACTAATTCTAAAACTGTTGAAGGAGCTATAGATGAGTTATACCAAGGTGTACAAGATAACCAAGGATTAATTTATAAATCATTATCTGATATAGGTTTAAGTGATACTGATTTTACAGATACTGCTAATTTAGCTAATACGGATATTTTATTAGCTAAAAAAACAGCTTTGAAAAAAATACTAATAAATGATAAATTTAAATTAGGTGGAATTCTAAATATATTAGCTTTTAATCTTCCTAATTTTTCAAAATCTTTAGGAGTAGCTGATGGATATTATAGTTTTTCTATGATTAAAATGTATGGTAGTGTATTGATTATTAATATGGTTGATTATAGAAATAATAATGAAAGTTATATGGCTAAATATCATAGAACTCAAGCTGGTACTGAACTATTCAGTGATTATACAAAGTATATATTTAAAAATGAAGATATAATTTGGAATGTAAATAATACATCTCCAAATACAGTATCAGTTTATCCAATTAAATTTAATGTGAATAATACTCTTAAAGCATCAATAGGTTATTCAATTGATAGTACCGGAAATACTTCTATTTCTTTTCAAAATAATGGTGTTACAAGTGTATCTTTTAATAGTAGTACTGCATCATTTATTAATACAATTAATGCTAAAAGTGGCACTATATCAATATCAGCAATAAAATCTTCTGGTGTCACTACAGATGGAGTCGCTTATATTAGGTCTAAATCACCATCTAATGGAGTAACTAATATCTTATTAGAAGATGTAAATGATTTATATATTAAACCTAGTGGTAAAGCTGAAGCTAGAGTTTATAAAACTGGAGATATTTTATCAATTAATACTGATGAAAAAACACTTGAAGGTGCCATTAATGAATTAGATACATTTAAAAGAAAATACACTTTTAATAATAGTTATAGTAATGGTACTGTAGTTTTAAGATTTACAGATGGGGGAATTAAAGCTTCTAAATTTTATAGTAATCAAAATAATTTACCAACTATTAGTGGAGCTATAGCTTATAGAATTAATAATAGTGATGGTACAAATGATATTAAGTTTTGCTCTGATATTAATGCTATAAGAACTTTTTTAAATGCTCAAATAGCTGGAAGTTATGCAGCAAGCAATCATAATCATGATTCTGTATATGCTAAATTAAGTGGAGCTAATTTTACTGGAGATATAGTTACTACTGGAACTGTAACTGCTAGTGCTGACTTAATAGTAAGTTCCGATGAAAGAATTAAAAATAATATGGTTACTATTAATGATGCATTATATAAAATAAGTCAAATAAATGGATATACATATCAAAAAGAAAATGAAGATAGAAGGGCAGCTGGAGTAAAAGCTCAAGAAATTGAGAAAGTATTACCAGAAGCAGTATATGAAATTAAAGATCATAATTATAAAATAGAAGGATCAATTAAAGGTATTTCTTATAATGCCATAGTGGGATTATTAGTTTCAGGAATAAATGAAGAAATGGTAGAGAGAAAGAAATTAGAAGAGAGATTAAATCAATTTGAAAATCAATCTTTAATTAAATTTATTATTAATAAATTAAAAACTAAATTTAAAATAAAATAAATGGGAAGAGTGATAAAATGGCGATTAGTGTAAAGAATCTTGAGGAAAGATTAAAAGCTATAGAAACTGCTATTAGTACTAAATTACCTTTAGCTGGTGGCACTATGACCGGAAATATTAGCTATGGTAAAACTGGTGGAACTTTAGAAACCATCTATAGTTCAGTTTCAGGTGGAGGTTGGTGGAATAATTCTGGTAATAATCCATCTGGTATAACTATCAAAACATCGGCTGCAGGTTCATATGCTCATCCAGTTATAGTGCAATTAGTAGATGGAGTAAAAAAATCTTCTTTAGAATTTTTGAATGATGGAAAATGGGGACGATTATATTGTGATGGTGTTGTATGTATGGATTTTAGTGCAGATAATATCACAGCTCCATTAGTTTATAATGCTGTTTTTAATGATTACGCTGAATTCTATGAAAGAGGTGAAGAGACTGAACCAGGAGATATTATAGCATTATCTTATTTTTCTGATAAAGAAGTATATGTAAAGGCATCTAAAGATAATAATGCTATAGTAGGAGTTCATTCTGATTCATTTGGTCATATAGTTGGTGGTATAAAACCACCAGATAATATAGATCCAATTGAATATAATAAAACTAATTTTATTCCTGTAGGTTTAGTTGGGAGAGTTAGAACTAATATTATAGGTAAAGTTAAAAAAGGAGATAGAATAGTTATATCTGATGATATTCCAGGAGTTGGAAGATCTTTTATAAAAGATAAAGATAATAATAATGATATAATTGGTTTTATAGTTGATTCTAATAAAGAGGAATTAAATAAAGATGGTATTAGAAGACTTAGAATGCAATTAATCCCATGGGGGGGGGGGCATTTTAAGTAAAAGTATATTAACTTTACATCTTCTTATATTTAATTTATTTAGGAGGTGTTTTATTTAATATGGCGATTATAAGTGTTAAGAATTTACAAAATCAAATTGATAATTTAACTAATGAAATTGAAACTATTAAAACTAAAATGGCTATGAAAGTTAACTTTATAAACCCTATTCAGAAATCAAATAATTTAAAATACCTAAAAATATTTAAAATGGATAGAAATCCAGGAAATTTAAGTTGTCAAGTATCATTTATAGCTTCTATAATGTCAGATTATGGAAGTATAACTCCAGAAACAGATTTAGTAAATTTATCAACTAGAAACAGTAATAGAATTCCTAATGTAGTTAATTTAAGTGGTGGTATAAATAAAAGGTGGTTCACCACTGATGATGGATCTAATATTTGGTTATGGTGTAAAACTGCCAAATATCCAAGTAATATAAATCTTATCATAATAAGTTCAGAAAGTGTAGAATATAAAACTACTGGTGTATTTGAAAGTTCTGAAACTGAACCACCAGATATTATTTGGCAAGATAATAATATTTTAAATTCAGATATAGTTTATGGAGCTGTATTTAATTAATAAATAATTAACATCTTTTATTGAGGTGATTTAATAAAATGAAAAATAATCAAATATTAAGATTTCAATTAAAAGATGATATTAACTATGATGTTGAAGCCAGTAAATGCGAATATACATTTGCTGGTTTTAATGGAATAGGGATTGATTCTTCATTTGGAATAAAACTTTATAATCAAAGTGAAGAAATAATGAATTCAATTAAAATTTATTTTGATGAATTTAAATCTATTAACGATGAATATCCTAAAGAATATGGATTAATTCTAGATAATATAATTCAAAAAATAATTATTGATTCATTAGAGTTGGATTTTTCTGGTAAAAAATTATCTTTTAATATTTCACACTGGGAGTGGAATGAAAATGAGGATAATTATATTATTTCTATCGTTATATTTATATTAATTTAAAACTTGTGAGAGTGATGATATGTCAACATTAATAATAACACCTAATAGTTATAACTATATTAAAATAGGTTTTGTACCTAATAATAATTATTTATTTTTTGAAATAAGAGGAAATTTAAGATCTGCAGTACCGGAAGATTTAAATAGAGTTATAATTCAAAAAGATGATGGAGAAATAACTTTAGATGTAAAATTTAATATTTTTAATTTAAGGCATTATATAGAAAATAACGAATATTTTTGTAGAATAGAACTTGATATAACTGAAGAAGGTTTTAGTTTTGAAACTCTTAAATATGATAGGGTAGATATTAGATCTTTAGAAGTTAATAGTATACCTGATATATTCTTTAGACCTTGGAGTACTGATGAAAACATAGAGGTGTATGGTTCAAGACCTAAATTCTATAATCAAGATATTAAAGTCGTGCATATGAATGGAGATGAAGTTATATTTAGACCAATAGAGAAACCAGAACCATCTAATTATGAAATTGAATTAACTTTTGAAATAACTGATGAGAATCCTAGTTATGATTGTAATAATATTCCTAATGATATAGAAGGCCCTATGGATAATTATGAAGTAATTTTTATTGTAGCAAAAAGAGATTTTGAAGTTTTGAATATTCCAGAAGGATGGGAATCAGTTTTATTTAGAAGACCAGTAGGAATTTATGTAGCCAATACAAATAAAGTACATAAAAATTGCTTCTGGTATGATCTCGGAATAACTACTGAAGAGAATAGAACTTTAAAAAAATTAATAAGAAAGGTGTAAGAATATGGGGAATAATAGTAAATTAATTTTTTTATTTAACGATAAAAGTGTATATGAAATAGAGATCGATAACGAAACTCTTAAATTAATATATCAATGTAGTAAACATATAGCATCGAAAGGTTCTTTCTGTTTTAAAGGAATTTTTAAATCTGAAAATATGAATAAATTATTTGAAATTCAAAATAAAATGTCAGAATTTAATGATTCTATATTAAATGGATCAAATAAGGTAATAGAAAGTATTTCCTTTGGATCATTTAAACTATATGAAAGATCCGAATTTTCTATACTTAATATTATTTCTAGTATTTCTAATAGAAGTATATTACAAAGTCAGGATGAGAAACCATTGAATTATCCTGTGTTAAATTTAGAAATAATGGGAGGTAAATAATATGGGTTCACCGAGAGGAACTAAAATTACTGCAGCATATGCTACAAATTTAGCTAATAAAATTCATCAATTAAAAGCTAAATGGGATAGTACTGATACATCTTTAACTTTTAGTACAGGTAAAAAAATTACTGCTGCTGATTATAATGAATTACGAAATTGTATAGTTGATGCTAAAAGTAAAAGTGGTTGGGGTGGAACTGTTTCTCCAGCTGTAACTGTAGGTCAATTAATTACAGATCTATATACTGATTTAACTAACCAGGGAGAGCAAATAAGAGTTTATTGCTCTTGTAATTGCAATCATTGTAGTTGTAATTGCAATAAATGTTCATGCGATTGTAATAATTGTAGTGATAAAGTTTGCAATTGTGATAATGGTGGAGATTAATAAATAAAATTAATATTAATAAATTTGGAGACCTTTATGGTCTCCTTTTATATTTTTTTATATAAAAGGGGGTTTTAATATGAAAAATAAATATTTAACTAATAAATTTAGTAGTTCAATTATTATCAATAATAAATGTAATAATAATTGTAAATATTGCTATGAGAAAAATAAAGGTGATCAATTTGTAACTTTTTATCAGATTGAAAAATTTATTAAATTTTTAGATAGAAATAATTTTAAAAAGCATATAACATTTTTTGGTGGAGAGCCTAGTTTTAGTTTACCAGTTATGAATTTAATTATGGATAAATATAGTGATATTTTTACCTTTAGTATGATATCAAACGGACTATTTATTAATAGTAATGATTATGAATTAACTAATCTTAGAAAAATGAAAAATATTTCAATCTCTATTGAGGGAACCGAGGAAGCTTATAAAAAATTAAGAAATAGTAATAATGATCTAAAAGAGTTTATTAGAAAATTTTATGAAAAAGGATTTAAAAATATAACTTTTAACCTATCATTAAATGAATATATTTTAAATAATATAAATGAATTATTGGATATTTATAACTTAATTAAAAAATTTAAATATAAAATACATTTTTATAGTTTAAAAAGTGCTGCTGGTTTTAACATAAACGAAGCTAATATGTTGCATATAATAAGTGAAAAATTATCACTAATTAAAGAATTAGATAAGGAACTTTATTATGATATTATAAATTATAATAATGACTCTAATATCCAGGATATTTCTTTGAATAATGTAAAATTCTTATGTACATTTGATAATAGTATTTCATTATCTTCTAATGGTTTAAGTTTAACTACTTGTGCTTGGAAAAATACATATTTAAATTTAGGTACTTTAAATGAAGATAGTGATGAAGATATTTTAAATAATTTTTTTACTGAATTAGGTTTAAATGCCATAGAATTTTATTCATGTAATAATTGTGATGTAGACCCAGGATATTGCCAAATAAATTGTAAATATTATTTAAATAGTTTTGAAAATACGGAAAATAAAAAAGAGTTAGAATTTAATTGTAAATTACAGCATTTATTATATTCTTTATTTTTAGAAGAAATTTTAGAAAATAGTTTAAATCAGGAGATGGGCAGTGATGACTAATTTAAAGAGAAATATACGATATTATTTTTGTACAGATTGTAATTTAAATTGTAAATATTGTAATATAGTAGAAACCTCAGATACTTCATCTATGAGTTCTATAGATGAAGTTTTAAGATCTATAGAATCTAATAAGGATAATATTGGTAATATAATTATATTTGGAGGCGAACCTTTACAACTAAAATATAAAGAGAGATTGATATATGAATTATTTTTAATATCTAACGCTAAATCAGATAATACTACAATTTCAATGATCACTAATGGTTATGATGTCGATATTAAATCTAAAATAGACTTAGTAAATGATTTGGTGGAAATTTATCCTGATTTAAAGATTACTACAAGTTGGGATGGGTTTAACTCTAAGGCTAAAGAAGGATTCATAATAAGTATATCTAAAAATTTAGATAGAATAAATTATGTAATTAATAATAATAATTATAATACATTCTATGATGATATTTTATATATGGAAAATATATTAAAAGATTTACCTAATAGATGGAAAAGAATACCACAAGTAGAATTTGTATTTTCTGTAGAAAGAGATACACCTAAATATTTCGATCATGTAGATATTATTAAAGATCAATTAATTAAACTTTACAGACATAATCCAAATTATGAAAAATTCAGCGATGAAATAAAAAGATTATGTAATTCTAAAGAATTTGATGGAATAAATAAAACTAAAATAATAGAAATATCAAAAGGTGAAGTTAAGGATAGTTGCCTAGATAGATATAATTATTCTTTAGAAGATAAAGCTTTAATTAGAGAATCTCTTAAGATATGTAAAACTTGTGAAGCTCAGGGATGTTTTGTATGTCCATCAAGAATAGGTAAATTAACTTTAAATAATAAAGAATTAATCACTGATAATTATTACTGTAAAATAAATAGAATAATTAATGAAATTAAAATTCAAGAAAAAAGAAGAAAAATTATTTTTAATAAATTAAAAAATTCAAATAAACCAGCACTAGAATTGATGATTAGTACTAAATGTAATATGAATTGTAATTATTGTAAACAGGGATCACATAACAGCGGTAAAATCATGAATAAAGAAACTATAGATAATTCTATTAATTTAATTAAAGAATTAACTGATAAAGTTGAATTAGTATTATTTGGTGGGGAAGTTTTAATGAGTTCTAATATAGAAATATTAAATTATCTATTAGATAAACTTAAGGAAAATAATATTAAAAGTAATTTTACTTTAGTAACTAATGCTTATGATATGAATGATAAAATTTTAAATATTTTGAATAGAATTAATATAGAGCAAAATCTAAAGCAATTACAAATCTCTTTAGATGGAACTAAAAAAATTCATGATTCTAATAGGGTTGATTTAAATGGAAAAGGGACTTTCGATAAAATATTAAATAATATTTATAAATTAAATAATATTGGTATAAAAAATATTACAACTAATAGTGTATTAACATTTGAAAATCTAGAATACTTACCAGATTATATATTATTCTTAGAAGATATTAAAAGAAAAGGATTAATAAAAAATTCTAGTTTTAATTTTGATTTAAATAAAAGAGATGAGTTCATTTTAGATGAACTTAAGTATATGGAAGATATTTTTTATAAAATTTGTAAATTATATGAAGAGAATAAAATATCAATTAAATTATTTAAAAATCTTTTTAGATTAAATGACTTATACTCAGAGTATGATTCATATGGTTGTAGTATTTTAAATAATATTATAACATTAGATCCAGAAGGTAATATAATTCCATGTCATTCATCTATAGATAATTATATTCTAGGAAATATAAATACTAATATTTATAATGAAAATATACTTGAAATAATTAATTTAATAAGTCAACCAAAAGAATTTCATTCAGATTTGGATTTATGTAGAGAATGTGAAGCTGAGCCAACTTGCTCTAAATGTAAGATGCACAATTTAATAAATTACGGGTCTATTAATAATATTCCTAAATCTTATTGTCAATTAGTAAAATCTAGATTTAAAGGTTTAATGAGATATACTAATGGTAAAGATAGATTTAAATTATTTACTGATAAAGAGCGAGAAGAATGTTTAAATGATATTAATCAATTAAAAGAAATAATAAATGATAATGAATTTAAAGCTTTAAGTAATGATGAAGCTTTGGAGATATCTTATCAATTACAATTATTATTAAAAATTCTTAAAGAAAGGAGTTAATTTAATGGTTAAAATAAAATTAAGTTTTGATAATAAAAAACCTTTAGTTTTACCTTTAAAATGTCATGGTATCCCAATTAGTTTTAGATATGATTTGTTTATTCATAGAAAAAGTGTAACCGAAGGTATATTTTTTATTAATAATTTAATTATTAAAAATTTTAATTTAAAAGAGGATGATTTTAAAAATATTAATAAATTTGAATTAATTTATGATAGTTTAACTTTTAATATTATTTTTAATAAAGTAGAAATATTTAAATATGTAGAAGATGAAATAGTTTTGATACAATTAGAAATTGAAAATATATTTAAATTATATCATGAATTTTTACTATTTATGAAAATGATTACTGAAAGTAGATCTCCATTAATATTAGATTGTAGATATAATACTCCACCATATTGTAATCTTAAATGTCCTTATTGCTCAAATGGAATACTAAATAAAAAACATAGATTAGATTTAAATTATGAATCTGCAAGATATTTTATTCAAACTATACTTGATTCAGTAAATAATTTTTATGAGAATGAACCTAAACGACATAGGTTTATGGGTGGAGAAACATATATGCATTGGGATAAATATTTAGAAGTAAATAAATTTAGTCACACTTTTAAAAATAATAATGTAACTGGATATTTAGGTATTACTAATGGTATTACTAATATGGATAAATTATTAAAATGGATTAAAGAAGCTAATAAACATAAAGAGTATAAAATATTTGAATTACATTTTAGTAATGAAACTTTAAGATTAGAGAATAATACTAAATTAATTAATAAAGAATTATTAGATACTTGGAAAAATAATGTAATAACATTTGGAAAAGAATTTAAAAATTATGATAATATAAATTTATGTGTAGAAATTTTTAATAAATCTATTGAAGAAACTTTAGAAGTGATAGAATTTGCTAAAGAAAATAATTTTAAAATGTATGGAGTATCGCATGATCAAACTATTCCTAATTATAACTATGTAACTAGTAATGGAAAAGAATTTAATAATAGAATATTCTCTAAAGTAGATGGAATAAAAAGAAGAGATAGAAAATTAGTTCACGGGTTAACTTCTAGATTTAGTATTATTGATATAGATACAGTTAGTTTTGAGATGAAAATAATACATGATATGAAAGATAATACTCACACATCTTATAACTCGTTATATCATATATTTTAAAATATATAATATTTCATTTTTTTTTACTCTCTTTTAAAAGAGTATATATTATAATAATGATTTAATATTAATTTTGAGTTATACCATCTCATAAAAAGGTAATATTATAAGGAGAAGAAATAATGTCTAAAGGAAATCAAGTAGTATTTATTGAAGGAAGAACTAGAGTTTTAAATGAAATGGCTGAAAATATTATTACAATATTATTACCATTTAAATCAACTGATAATACTAGATATTCTGAAATAGCTAATTATGAATGGGAGCTAGAAAGTATATTAAAGGATGTACTTCAAAAGCATACTAAATGTAAAGGTATATTTAGTTTTAAAGATGATTGTACTAGAGGATTTTGCTATATAACTGATAGGGATGCTAAAGTACAAGATCTTTATAGGTTAGCTTCAGTTGGAATTAAAGTTAAAAATAAAAGAGCTCTTTCATTAATAGAAGAGTTAAGAGGAAAAAGATTTCAAAATAAATTTAAAAGAGCTTTATATGCTAGACATATAAAACCAAGAGAATGGAATAATCATATTATATCTGATTTCAGAGATATGGATTTGCCAGAAGATAAAATTCCACACATATTAAAAATATTTTAAAATTATTATTTTAATTAAAAAGGAGATGAATTGAATATGGAGAAAAAGAAAATGTATATCTTAGATCATTATTTAATACATGATGATACTAAAGTGAGATTATTAACTTTTATAAACATTCTAAAGGAAATTAAATTTTTAGGAAACTTTATAGAAACAGTTTATATAGATAAGGGTAATTTTACATATCTTCAAATGCTTATCTATACTGATATTGGTTTACAAGATCTTTGTAAAAGAATAAGATCAATAGTAGATCCAGCAATCGGAGATTCCTATCATATTATAGGATCAGCACCTACAGACCTTAATTTAAACTTTGGTATAAATCAGAAGCATTTTATATCAAAGGATAAGATAGAAGCCTTTTTAGAGGTAAATAAGGAGGTCTCAGATGGTGAAATTTAATATAATTAAATTTTTAAATAATGATTCTAAACCAAATAATAAATTATTTGGAAATAACGACTTAAATGCTTTAATATTTGGAGTAATATTACTCCAAGTTGTAATAATATTTTGTGCTAATTTATGCATAATGTTATTTGGTGATCTTTCTAAACCACATATAGGATTTACTGTATGTGGTTTAATAGAAGGATTTTTTATATGTATTTTAATAGTAGGCATGATTTGTAGGTATGTTTTAAATAATTTTTTAAAAAATCTTAAAATGCCTATTCAATTTTTTACTACTATTTCTATATTTATTTTATTTTCTACTGTATTAATTGGATTTTATATTAAAGCAATTCCTTTTATAGGAAGTATATTTTATAACATAGATTCAATTAGTATCAGATTAAATTAATTTAATAATAAAAGGAGATGACGATGAAAAAGTTTTTGATTATAATATTAATGATTCTTATGAGTAGTATAGCATTAGGTAAAGGTAAAGTTAGATCTTATAATATAGATGCAAATGATCTTACTTTTAAAATATATCAAATAAATGCGTTGATGTTTGGTTATAAAGATGTAGATAAATGGAATCAACTGATGGTTGGTACTATTGCTGCTGAAACTAACTATGGTAAATTTAGAGGGAAAAGTCCTCTAGGAATTACTCAAATATCACCTGCAGGATGGGGAAATATAAAAAGTAAAATAACACAAGAAGAAAAAGACAAATTAAAAATTCTTGGTTATGATCATGATAAAATAGTATTAAAAGATTTAGCTAATGATACCATGTTAGCTATAGCTTATGGAGCAATTTATTATAATCATAAACTTAAAGGAGTTCCTCCTAAAGATATAAATGATTGTGCTAAAGTTTGGAAAAAGTATTATAATACTTCAGCAGGATCTGGTACAATTAAAGGATTTAAAAATAAATATGCTTATCATGGAGAAAAACATTTGATGGCTTTTTATAGTAAACCAATTAAAGAATTTGATGTTCATATTGTAGTTAATAAATTAATAGATGATATAGCAGCTTAAAAATTTAAAATAAAAAGGAGATGATTTAGAATGGCAGTAGAAAAAATAAATGGAAGATTACTATGTCTTACAAATAGTAAAAGAGAATTAATTATGAGTATAGAAGATTTAAAACTATTAGAAAAAAGAAAAATATCTGAAATATGGTTTTGATGTAACAGCTATAGAAAATGAAATGGCAGAAAATATAATAAGAAGAAATATTCTTTTAGGAGAAAATTTATCTGAACAAGGAGTTGAGAACAATGAAACAAATTAAGTATACAAAATTCGGGGTGGGGGGGCATTATACCCTATTAAACTGTAATATAGGTAGGTGGAGTTAATGGCTTTACCTACAACAGGACCAATAAGTTTAGGTCAAGTAAAAGAAGAACTAAATAAAACTGGGAGTATATCTCTAGGAAGTACAGATGTGAGAAACTTGGCTGGTAAAACTTCTGGACAGATAAGTTTAAGTGATTTATATGGTAAGAGTAATACAAAAGAAGTAAATGTACAATTGTTTCAAAGTAATGATATATATACATGGAAAAAAATTAGTATTAATTATAATATTGTATCAGGAAAACTTATAATAAAGACTACTGATTCTGATGTAGGTATTGTTTTTAAAACAGACTACAATGGTAATAAGAGATATGTCCAAAGATGGTATACAACAGTTGAAGAAAATATTCCATCAGGAACTGGTCATTGGGTAGAGTTTATGTCTAATTCAGATAGTAAATCAGCTCGTGGTGAAATATGGTTTCAAGGTACAGTAATAGCCTAAATAGATAAATACAATTAAATAAAAGTACAAAAAAGACTCAATTTTTGAATCTTTTTATTTTATATTATTACTAGCTTTAATCGGAAAAGGTATTTTATATAATATAGCACAAGATAACATTTTTCAAGGAGCTAAAAGACTATTTCATAGAAATGTAAAACATAAACACACTATAAGGTATGTAGGAAGTAGACTTATTTATGATATGAATAATTGTCCAATATATCAAGATTTTTATGAATGTCATAAATGTGGTAAAATATTTGTAAATGAAAGGAGAATATTAAATGACAATAAATGAATGTAAAAACTATTAAAAGGATTTAGGCATTTTAAACCTAGTTATTCTAAAATATATCATAAAGATTTAGATGCAACAGAAGAGATATTAATTTTTAAAAATAAAACACCACCTAAACATTCATATAAAATGATTAAATTTAATTATTTGAATGGCATATTAAGTGTGACAGGCGATTTAGGCTATTCTACTTTTTTATTTAGTGAAGATTATATATTTGAATTAATAGGATATATAGTTTATAATAAAGGAGGTTTTTAATATGTTTAATAGTTTAGAATTAATTAAAGTTAGATTAGTTGGTTTAGATGAACCGAATACAATTAGAGCTATTTCACAAACTGTAATTAATTCTATAGAAGAACATAAAGTATTTTTAAAAGAACTTGGTAAACCCATAAATGAAAATTCAATGGATATAAATGAAATTTCTAAGATAATAAGGACTCAAATCTTAGAAGCTGCTTCTTTTAGGAATCCTTATGATTTATTTGGTATATCTTCTTTTAGAATAATAGAAGAATATAAAAAACCAAAATATAGAAAAATATTAAATTCTTTAAGGAATGAAATTAATAATTCAAGTAATCTTTTTCAAGATTTTCATTATTGGTTTATAATGGAATTAAATGGTATTTTAATCGGAACCCTTAAATGTCATTTAAAATATATTAATTTAAATAATTTGAAAAAGATTAATAAAGATAATAATCCATCAGTATTTACTATTGATAATACTATTTACGATTATAGTGACTCAGAAAATAAATTTAAATTATATAATGATGAAATTTATTTGACAGATCTCTATATTCATCCAAATTTTAGAGGATTAGGTTTTTCTAAATATTTAATTAATACTATAATTTCTTTTATTAAACTTGAAGTTTTAACTTTACTAGATAAAGAAACTAATATAAATTTAATATCAGAAGTATTAGAAAATAATCTTCCATCTCAAAAAGTATTTACTAGTTTAAAATTTGAACTAATAGATAAAAAAGATAATATTATTAAATTTAATTTAAATTTAAATAAAGATCTTATAAATAATATTAATATTAGAGAAAATTTTACTAGTTTAGAAAACTTTAGAAGAGATGAAGAAAATAAGATTTTAGATTTAAAATATCAAAGTCTTAAAAAAATTAGACAGGCAAGATGTAAAATGGAATTACGCTTGGCAAGAATAGATTCGATAAGAAATACACCATTTTAAAATATCCCTCCCATATGGGAGGGATTTCTTTATTTTATTCTTTTTCTGTTATTTTTTTCTTAATTGATCTATAAGCTGATTCTCTTATAGCTGCATCTCTTATAGCTTCTTTTAAATCACTATAAGATTTTGGTTTAAATTGATATACTTCATTACTTGTAAATGAATGCTCACCATTTAAAATATTAGCTATCTCCATTTTAAATTCTGAATCATCAATATTATTTAACTCATTTAGTAATTTATTTCTTTTCATTCTAGCATCTTCAGGAGTTATATTAAGATAATTTTCATCCAAAACTTCATTATCTAAAAATGGTGCACTATTATAAAATCTTTGAGACTCATCTCTTTTCATTAATGTCTCTGCTGTTTTTTCACCATACATCATTATTAAAGCTTCTCTTTCTAGATCATCAGGACTAGTTTCTTTTATTTCTTTAAAACTACTATTAACTCTTGTATCATTAGAATTATTTCTTATTTCTTCAGTTAATAAATCTAAATCATCTTTAGTAATAGTTTTAATTTGGACTTTATCTCTAACCCATGTTATTCCAGATTCTGTAATTTCACAATTAGCTCCTTTAATATCTTTATTATTTGATAAAACTAATCTTAAAGCTGTAACACCACTATCATTCATATCAATAGTTGGATCTTGTGTATTTCTTAGAAATTTATTTTGATTTACTGTATATCCATCTATGCATTCTAAACCTTTTAAAGCTTTATTTTTAATAGTAATAATTTCTGGTATAATTGTATTACTATATTGGTTATATACATTATCATAAGATGTATTTAAACATTCTGCCAGTAATTGTATAAATCCTTCTTGTGTATAAGTAGTTATAAATTTATTTAAAATAAGATTTAAATTATCTATAGTATATTTACTAGCAGTCAAAATAGAACTTCTAGTATTCTCACTTATATTAAATAAAGCTCTAAATTGTGGTGGTAACATTTTATAATCATTCAATGCTTCATACATATATTGATCATTATCTAGATAATTATTATTTAATTTATTAATAGTAGTAATAAATCTTTCTGTATCACCATTAATAAATAATTTTATCATAGCTCTTTTAAATGATTTTATATAATTAATTTTATCAGTATTTGAATTATTAACTACAGGTATATTTTCTTCTATAACTTTATTTTTATTAATGTAATTATCTAAATATTTAATAGCGAATTCTTTTCTAATAAAATAAAATATAGAATCTTTCTTAATATAATAAGATAATCTTATAAGTAAGTTATTACTTATTTGATCTATTATAGTTGCACTTAATGAATTTATAGTATTTTCATAATTATAAGGAAATTCTAAACTCATTACTATATCCCCTGGTGGAGTATCTGGATATAAAATTCTTATATATTCATCACATATAGCATTAGTTATAATAGAAATTTCTTTAGTTATTCTATCTAAACTATCATGAATTAAATACTCTGGTCTAAAATCTGGAGTATTAAATTGTGGAATACTATAATCTATATCCCTAGTTAATTCAGTAATAAATTTAAGTTTATCTTCTAGAATATTACTTCTAGCTATTTTTCTATATGAGAAATCTTTAGTTTTAACTTTAGTTAGATATTCTCCAGATAACTTATTAATAGAATAAGAAATATCAATATTATATTTAGAATTAAAAATTTCTTTTAAATTTATTTTATTAAAAAATGGTATTTTATATCTAAATTTAATATTATTTGAATTAATAATATTATTAACTAATTCTTCCTTATTTTTAATATTAACTTTATTAGTTAAAATATTTAAAATTAATATTAATTTATAAAAATAATTACATTCTAAAAAAGCTCTTTCTTCAAATGTCAATTTATTACTATTTAAATATTTAAAAATTTTACCTTCAACATCATTCACGGGATAAAAAGTTTGTGGTTTTACACCACAAATGATATCTATAAATAAACATTGTAAATTTTCACTAATAATTTTTTTTTCCGTTAAATCTAATATTAATTCTATAGATTTATTAATATAAAAACGTTTAAATCTTGAATCAAGATATTTAAATAAATTATAAATCAATATACCTATAATTCCTATAATTAAAAAAATATTCATACTAATTTCCTCCTTTTTTTTTTATTTTTAAAAGAAATGTCTTTTTATAAACTCAAATATTATTATTATAATTGATTTATATTGATACATTCTTTCTAACCACTCTTCTTTATTATTCATTATATTAATAATTAATATAAAAATACAATAAAATGTAAAAAAATTATCAATATATTGAATAAAATTATCCGATGTATGTTCATTGTGAATTCCTTTTAAAAATTTGAAAACTCTAGTAATATCGGGTTCGTATCTCAATATATCACCTCTCAAATTTTTAATATAATTATTTATAATGATAAAGTCAATAGGTCTTGTTTTAGACAAACCATGTGTTTAAATTAAAATTTTAATAAGTAAAATTCTATAAAAGGAGGTAAGAATGAGTCAGGGAACACCAATAAGTTCAATGAGTACTGAATTAGTATTAGTTGAAAAGTTACTTACTAATACTATAGTTAAAAGATATAAATATGCATTAAGTAAAGAAACTAATGAATCAGTTTCAAATTACTTATTGTATAAAGAAGCTTTTTATCAAAGAGATACTCTATATAGTTATACATTTGAAATTTTAGATTTGGTAAGATTCGCTTATTTAACTCCAATACAGAGGCAAAATATTGTAGAAGGAAGAATAAATCCTGTAGAAGTATTAACTAAATCTGATGCAGAAATATTATTAGAAACTAAAAGAAATAATAGAATAAAAAGCTATGTTGAAATAAATGAATATTATAGAGAAATAATGGGTTTACCACCAATAGATATGAATCCTAAAAATTATATATATATAACTGATGTAAAAGATGTAGATCCAAATACTCCTATACATGAATTGCCTATAGAGCAATGGTTATTATTTAAAAATTCATTAAAATTTAATATTTATAGAGAAAAATATATTAAAGATCATCCATATATAGATTTTATTTGGAAAGAAGTAGATTTAATTACTGCTAGAGAAGCTGATCCATACCAAGTTATTTCTTATGATAAGGATTCTATTTCTATAGGATATGTGGAATTTTATGAAAAGGAAAGAAATGCTTTTTATTCTACATATCATAACACATTTAGATTTGAAAATTATTATTTCTATGAATCATCTAAGATAATAGAATTAAAATTAGCTGCTTTAGTTAACTGGAGATTAAATTACGCTATAAATTTCTTAGATAGTAATACTTATACAAATGATGAAGCGACTACAATTTGGAATGAATTTAATCTTTCTATTCCAGAAGATATGCCAGCTCAATATAGAGATACTATTACATTTTTATTAAATTATCTTCATACATTTAAAGGTACTAATTTTATTATACAAGATGTAGCAGAAAATATTTTTGGTAATATGGAAGTATTTAAATATTTTATTTGTAAAAAATTAAAATCAAGTGTTACATTGCCAATACCTGAAGGAACTGATCCTAGAAATGTTTTTGATATATTTTATATAAAAGTCCCTTTTAATGCAAGAGTTCCATCAGAAGGATTTACTAGTTATGAAGAAATACAGACATATGAAGAAATATCTAGAAAAGATCCAAAATGGTTTGAAGAAGATAAAGAAGTTATAGAGCAAATTTATCATGGAGATTATTCTTATCTTACTAGTAAATATTTATCAGTAAGTAACTATATTGATATAACTAATCTTTCTCTTAAGATATCAATTTTATCTAGATTAATTATTAGACATAAAAAATTAACTAAAGAATATAAAATCTATTATAAAGAAACTAAAACCGATGAAAACTTATTTGATTTATGGTGTTATATAAATGCTATATCTAGTTATGCTTTTAGTTTAAAAGATAATATAATTGATTCTATTGATAAAGTCTTATGGTTAATAGGATTTAGAACTCCAGAAGATTTACAAATATTACAAGATCTATTTTTAGCTTATTTTAGATATACTAAATATAAAGATTTATTAAATGATTTTCCTACAATGATGGATAATGAAACATTTAAAACTTTTTTAGAAAAAGCTAATAAAAGTATTGGTATAGCTAAGATACTTTATGAGATGTTAGAATTTTGTGATGATTGGTTTCAATATGATATGATATTAAAAATATATGAAGCTGTAATTTTATGTGAAAAAACACCAGAATTATATGAACTACCAACTGGTGTAGAAAGTACTTATACACAATATCTAAGAGCTCATAGTCCAGTATTATATAAAAGATTAATTCAACTTATAAGTTTAAATGATCATAATACTTTGATAGTAGAAATAGATTTTCTATTAAGTACAATAGCTGAAGAATTTAAAAAATATGTATCAGAAGATTCAGATGTTGTAACTGCGGTAGAAGGATTGAAAATGATATTATCATCTTTAGTAGAATACTTAGCTAAAATACTTAATATATTTAAAGATCATTCAGCTGAGTTAATGAATATATCAATGGTTTATAAAATAGAAGGAAATGGTAACTTTTTAAGAGGATTAGATGAAATTAAAGTTCATTTAAAGGATATTAAATTTAAAGACTATTCTATTATACAACCAAATGATAAAGTATATGTAAAAGTTCAACCAGAGAATCCTAATAAAAGAGATAGATTAACTACTATTGATTTTGTAATGAAAGATGGAGCAATAATAAATGAATAAAGGAGGATATTTATAAATGAATAATTTATTTGATAAAACTAAAATAAGAAATTTTGCTGATGTTAAGGAGAAGATTTTTGATTTTTTACTTAAAATGGAAAGAATTAAATTAAATAAAAATTCTAAAGTTATAATAGATAAAGCTGGAGAGGGAAAAGATCAATTAATTAAAAATATACATTCAGTTACATCTGTAATAGTTAAGAGACCAGAAAATTTGAAAGGCCCTTTAATACAGCAATTAACTAAAGAAGAATTAGATAAAATAATAGAAGAGGGAAAAGCACAAATAATAGGTGATAACTCTGTACTTATAGGTGGAACTCAATTAAATGCTATGATGATGTGGAATGTTTGGACTCCACCTACAAGAATAACATCATTTGAAACTACTCTTGGTACTTTAGGAACTCCTCAACCAGTAGATCCTCCATCTGCAGCAGAACCATGGAAAGTTTATGGTTATAATGTAGCAATAGATGGTGCATTAGTAACTACAGAAGTTTTACCTGTTATTAGACATTCAATAGGTATAGATATAAATAATTGCCCACCATTTAGAATGGTTCCATTATCAAGTGATAATCCCGATACATTTCTTCAATCATATTATCATAGGGTAGAATTTGAATTTGATGGTCAAACTTTTGTGGGATATTGGACTAAAAAATTAAGTCCAACTATAACTAATGTGGATACAGGTAACTCTATATTACCAGATTATCCAGAGATAAATTATCATGAATCAAGAGATGTAAGAACATTAGTAGAATTCCCAATACAGATAACTAAATTAGAATTAAATGAATGGTTTAGATATGTTAAAAATGATCCTAGATCAACTAACTTTTCTTCTGTTATACCTATGACTGGAAGATTAACTAAGCAAACTGTTAATGGTCAGCAATATGATGCTTTAAGTGATACTTATGCTTATGCTAGAGCAAATCATCAAGTAGCTTTAATAGGTTCATTAGGATCTTCTGATCTAACTTATATTTTAATGTATCTATAAAAATATAAATAAAAATAGGTATGACTCTTTGAGAGTCATACTCTGTTTTGCCAAATTGGAGGTGAATTAATATGGCTATAGATAAAAAATTAGCTGAGGAAACTTATAATAATGTATTAGAAAAAATGTCAAATAAGAGTAATCATAGTATAAATGCTATGGAAGAATCACTCGGTACATTTAAAGATAATATAAGTAACGCTGTAAATAATGGAATAAAAAATACTAATGAATCAATTGAAAGAATTAATGCTGAAGATTTTTCTAATAATATATATAATGCATTGGAAAAACATGCTGATAAATGGTTTAGTACTACAGCCAATGAAACAGCACAGAATATAAATCATGCTATTAACGGAATTATTAATGATAAAATAGCAAATGTAATGAATGAAACTGTAAGAAATACTACAGGAAATATTACAAATAAAATACAAAATGCAACTGATAAGTTAGCTGGAGATAGAGATGGTTTCTTTGGAGAATTAAGATATCAGATAGTTCAATCAGCAGGTGGAAGTTTAAAGCAAACTGTACATGATATAATACCATATAAGGATTGGCAAGCATCATTTGAATTCTTAAGAGAATTAGATGGTAAAACTGTTACAAATGTTGTAGATATGTTTACTAAGGCTAATTTTACTGAAGAGATTACAAATGTATTAGAAAATGGAGTATCTGGTGCTATAAATAATTTATTTGGAAATAAACCAGTTTCTCTAGATAAATTAGCTAATAGAAGAAGTGAAAAAGATATTGGTTATGTCGGTGGAGCTTTTGATGATTTCGATGAAGTTATGTATAATAATTACATAACTGCTACATATGGTACATTAGATCCAATATTAAGAGAAACTATAGAAGAAGATTCATTCTATGATCAATTTAGAGATAATCCTAGTTCTAACTATACTTCAAGATTAATAAATAGAATATCAGAAGATTCTGGTATGATAATGGATTTAGGTTTATCTGAAAAATTAGATAAAGAGACTTTTTCTGTTTTAACTAGTTCATTAGAAATTAATAATCTATCTAGATTAAAAACTTATGTATTTTTTTTAAGACCAGATTTAAATTTATTTAATCCTAATAAGCAAGTTTCATTGGGAGATATTAAAAGAAAAGTTGGTAAAACTGTTATTAATAAAGTTGCAGGAGCTGTAGGATTAGGAGCTGCAGCAGCTGGAGATGCCATAGATGATATTCTTAATCCAGACTTACAATATTATCCTGAATTAAGACAGATGGTAAAAGATAATCCAGCGTTAGCAGCTGAATTATGCTTATCTGTTGGTACTAGATATAATGCTTTATGGCCTTTTCTAAGTAATCATTGTGAAGAAGTTCCACCTATTTCAATTAATATAGATCCTAGAGAAGGAACTAAAAATATGTATGGAAAAGCTGGAGATGTAATTGGTATTACTGATAGATTTACTAAAGAAGCTAGTATTCAATTAGTTGATAATAGATTTGGAGAAATATCAAAAATGTTACATATGTGGAATGTTTATAATGATTGTGTAACTAGAAAAGGTTTAAGAAGAGATATTTATTATATTGGTAGAAATATGGTAGATTCGGCTATTAGTATGTATTTATTTACTGTAGATGTGGATAATATAATAATAGCTCATGGTAAATATACTGGTGTATTAATTAAAAATGAACCAACTCAAATGATACAGCATAAAGCTGATGGTTTAAATCCAGATGAAGTAAATAGAATAGATTTACAAATATCTATATTTAGACCTAGAATTTATGATCCTTTTATATTTAATGAGTTTAATTTCATTAGTGGATTTAATCATAATTATATTCAACCTTTGAGAAGTCCAATGCTTAAGTTATGGGCTCATACAGATGACAGTTCTAGATATGTTAGTCCAGCATTACCTGGTGGAACTCCTTTATTTACAATTACAAATGAAAATAAACATCTTTTATTTCCTAATAATGTAAATCAACTTGAAGTTAAACCAATACCTATATTTGCTAATAAACCTGGTGTAGTCTGGGATTCTACAATTAATCAACATAGATTAGTTTTCTCAGCTTAAATAAATTTTAAAATAAAGGAGGATGAATATAGTGGCTAATGAAAGTTATAAAGATGAAGTCCTTAGGATAGTAAAAGGAACTTTATCACAATATGGAGTTACTTATGATGATGTAACTTCACAATCCAATCTAGGTAATGCTGTATATAACTATATTACAAATGTGGACTATCAAACAGCTCATGCTCAAATAATAGAACGTGAAAGTAATGTAATTACAGCAGAAAGTATTGAATCAATATATAAACATGGATCAGCAGCTAATGTAGATTTTAAATTGACTCAACCAGCTAGTACTGAAATACTACTAACTTTAACATATGAAGATATTATGGCAGAAGGAGAAAAAGTAAATAATTCTACAGAAGAGTATAAATTCACTATTAGTAGAACTGATCATACTATGACTATTGGAGAATTTCCATATATGTTAGATAATGATATTTTAATAAAATTTTTAAATATAACTCCTAATCCAGTAATATCTGCACAATATGTAGCTGGTAAATATTCTAGAAATCCTTCTAATGAGATATTAGAAGTTCAGAAGAATATCTATAGAGGTAAACCTTGTATTGTATTAAAAGTTAAATTTTATCAATATGAAGAAAAGGAGCATATCTTTTATTTTAATAATAACATCTATGATCAATTTATGGTTTCTACTACTAGACAGTTAGTGGATACAAGAGTTGCTTATCAAGATACAGAAAATAGTGCAGAGCGAGAATTAAAATTAGTTCAATATTATGACAGAAGTTATACTGATGCTATAGGATATAGATTTACAAGTCCTAAAAGTATGACTCTATTTCATAGGGATCAAACAGGTGGATTTAAACCAAGAATTGGTGGAATATTAAAAGTTTATACTAGAGAATCATATGGAACTGCTGGAAATATGAATTATAGTTATCCACCAATAATTCAAACTTCAGAGAGATATATTATTGGTGTTGATAGTGTAAATAACATGTCATTAGGAGCTTTAGATTTTAATCTTAATAAAGAAAGATTAAGACAGGAAGTTATAAAAGCTAGAAGTTATAGAAAAGTTATGACTATTGAAAATGATTTAGATAGTTATTTATTACCATTAACTAATAATAATACTACTTTAAAAAGTATTATGTATAGAAATGATATTAGGAGAATATTTAATTTATTTGCTAATATAACTTTTAAAATAGATGATAAAATATTTACCATACCTACTACTACTGCAGATGTAAATGCATTAGTAAGTGAAATGGATCATAAGAATATTGGTTTAATAGATTATTATAATATAACTCCAAAAACTCATAGAATAGTTTCTTCTAAAAATAAAGTTAATCCACCTTTCGATTTAAAGAGAATAGTTGGAGATCCAGATCCTGATGAATTTTATTTTTATACTCCATTTATATGTAGTTATGATATGACTAATAATGAAGTTTCTTTATATGCTAGTTATAGTAATATGGCTTATTCTTGTAGTTCATATTATGTGAATGATTCACCTTTAATAGCAAATCATTTTATTATTAGAAATATTAGAATGACTAATGATATAGATAGGAATCCAAGAATGGAATTTAATGTAAGAACTAATAATAGTGAGCAAACTATATTACATTCTATTGATTCTAATGGTGATATAGTTGATTTAGATTTATTAAGAATTTATATGACTTTTAATGGTTCTATACCAGATAATACAAGTGGAGTTTGGACTCCTAAAAAATTTAAAGTAAAAGCTAAAATGATTAAATATGATGAAGAGAAAGATAATTATATTTATGAAATTACATTTGATAGTGATCATTACGTATTTCATAAATCTATAAATGTAGATAATGTATATGAAGTTACTACAGATGGTTTATTTTATCATAAAGATACTCCAGAACCACCTAAAGTTACTGGAAATCTTTTATTAAGTAATAGTATTATGATTGATACTGAAAATTTAATAGGAGATCAATATATTAAAACTAATACATTTAATGCAGATGTGGAATTTCTTAAAGATGAAACTAGTTATTTCCAAATTCAATCAGCAATACAAATAGGTTCACCAGCTAAAGTTATTTTAAAATTGACTCCTTTAGTTATGGGTTATTTCTATGATGAATTAGCTGGAAGAAAAACTTTATTTAATGAAACTCAGAATATTTTACAAGCTATAGAAACTGCTTTACCTATGACTAAAACTTTATATGATATACATCTTAAATATGTAAATACTGCAGGATACAGTAAATTCTTAGTTGTGGGTATTAATAATAGACCATTGATAAGTTTAAACTTAAAACCATCTTTCTTATTAAAAGTTAAAGATGAAGTTTATGATTATAATAGATTAAGAGATTTAATTGCAAATTATATAAATAATCATAATTATGATAATGGTCCATTACATATAAATAATATGATCACTCATATTAAAAATCTTGAAGATAAATATATTGATTATATCCAATTTTTAGGATTTGAAAACTATACCTCTGATGATCAATTGATTTCTACATCAGGAGAAACTCAATCTAATAGTGATGTATTAGAGAATACTTCAATAGCATTAAAATATATTCCTGAAACTGATGGATATGAATATGATATTGAATTTGTAGAAAATTTATAAAGAATATTTACTAATCCCTCCCATATGGGAGGGATATATTTCTTTCTTAAATATATAGAAATATATATTATTTACTTAGTAAATAATAATAGTGTAAAATGTTAAAGTATTTTTTAAAGTTAAAATACATTAACACTTTTATTAGTTTACAATTTAAATTAAAAAGGAGTGAAATTATGAAAGAGTATTTATTACAAAATGTGGATGAAAATGGAATTGTGAGAAGTGAAAAATTATTTAAGGATTCTAGTCCTTCTGGTGAAATGATTGGTACAAGGAATTTTACAATACTATTAGGTGAAGATGAAATAAATTATAATGCACCTCATACTTATATAATTCTTAATAAGGAAGATTTTGAAAATGAAAAACATTCAGTAGAATATATAGATAATAGTAAAAATGAAATTAGAAAGATTGATGCTATTACATCTAATGCTGTGATGGGAATGGTAAAATTTCAAAAAGGTCCTTTTAAAGAAGTGGGATTAAATGGAATTTTCCATGAGGATTTATTAGCTATAGTTATTAATAGATTGGAACATTTCCAAGCAAGTGAATTTTCTTGTGAAGAAAATGCTAAAGCTATTGAGTATTTAAAATTAGCTATAGAAGCTTTATCATCTAGAACTAAAAGAAGAGATAATGCTGGAGTACTAGGAACTAATAATGTAGATGTGTCATCTGAAGGAAATGTCGTTAAAGCTTTAGAGAAAGTTAATAGTAAATATTATTTATTTTATAATCCTGATACTAAGAAAATCTATTCATTTTTAACATATTTTAAAGATAATGATGGAAATAATGCTTATTTAGTTATTGAAGCTGTGGGAAATTCAAATGATAAAATCATAATATTAAATAAAGATTATGAGATCGGTTTCTTTAATAAATATGATCTGGTAGAAACTAATTTTCCTGTAAGTGGAGATTACATAATATTTAGAGAAGAAGATATTTTATCAACTAAAGCTGAAATCAAATTTGATATTAATGAAATTCCTATGGAGAAAGTAGAAAAAGAGAAATCTAAAGGTTATAATTATCTATATAATAAATCATCTGGAAAAATATATGCTTATATATCTGATGATTATGATGATAATATTATTCTTAAACTTATAGGAAATGATAGTGAAAGAATAACTATTAAGGATAAAGATTATGAAACTCAGTATTTTAATAGTTATGAATTATCTAATACTAACTATCCTATACAAGGAACTTATTGGGTATTTACTGATGAAGATATAGTATCTGAAAAGAATGTAGAGATAAAGGAAGAAGTTAAATCTGATTGGAAAGGTTTTAATGGAGATCAAAAATTGGAAAAGAAAACTCTAGAATTAGATAAAGATACTAAAGTTGATAAAGTACCATTTATCCCTATAGTTAGTTATAATTTAACATCTACAACTGAAATGGTTTCAGAGAAATCTGATTCTACAGCAGAAGAGCCAAGTGTTAAAGTAGCACAAATATCTGATTACTTTACTTTAAAAGATAAAATATATAAAGAACTAGTTCCTTATAATGAAGGAGATAAAACTATAAGATTAGTTCAAATAGCTGGACCAGGTTTTGAACCTGAAACTTTGGAAGTTAAAGTAAGAGCGTTTGATATAGAGTATTTAGGTCATGATGATACTGATAATGAACGTCCATTCATAGGATATTATGTTAAATTAACAGAATCAGATATAATTTATAATGAGTCAGAAGAATAATAGTTTTTCTTTAACATATAAATAAAGGAGAAATCAAAAATGAATGATAATCAAAATAACCAAACTCAAGCTAAAGAAATATTTACAGGAGGTTTTTCTAGAACTCTGTGGGATAAATTTGGAGAAAAAGGAAAACCTAATAAAAATAATAGAATTATAAATTGTACTTGGATAGGATATGACTCAACGCAAATATCATTCTTATCTCAAGAAGATACAACTAAGTTTACTAAAAAAGTATCTGTATATGTACCAAGATATTTCTATAGTGCATTAGCTGATTCTTTAGAATTTTGCTTAGATCAAATTAATAAAGGTATCAGAGAGTCATCTAAGATTACTCAAGATACTACAATTTGTGATTTAGTAATACCATTCGGTAATTCTCAAGCTATGAGAGTTACTTGTCTTTATAAATTTAAAGATGATGGTTCAAGTAAATTTAGAAAAACTTTCTTAGGAATAGGAAAAATGAAAGAAGGAACTGATCCTAAGAAACCTGAATATGATTGGGAAGTTATTTCTTTAAACATGGATGTAGTTAATAAAGGTGTATGGATATTTGCTGATAAAACTCTATTAACTGATTTAATGATGTTCTTTAGAAGTTGTGCTCATCAATTTAATACAGCTTTCCAAAGACATATTGATAAAGTTGAAGAAGATAGAAAACTTAAATCTCAAGGTAAAGATGGTATTAATACTGAATCTAATAAATCTGAACCTGTATCTAATAGAAAAGAAATTGATGCTGAAGTTGGAAATAGTGACGACTTTCCATTTTAATTAAAAGGAGGTTAGATAATGCAAAGTCCAGTATTATTAATGAGTCATTATTCTGAAGATAGAAGAAAATTAAATAATGAATTTATAAATCAAATTAAAAAAATTCATGAAATGAATAATAATAAAGAAGATGAACTTAAAATACCAGCTTCATTATCTCAAGGAACATATGGATTTATAAGAGAAATGGTAAATCACTGGAGTAAATCTATTTCAGATTTTGAAAATGTAATAGATTATTCAATTGATTATTGTGATAAGGAGTCATTGAATATAAATAAAATGACTCCTAAATTAAGAATATCTAATAATAGTTTTAATATATTTTACATTAAAAAGTATAAGTTTAATAAAAGGAAAAAGAATAGATTTCTTTTATCAATTTATAATAAAAGAAAGAAAGATATTATTAAAATTAATATTGTAATTAATTTAATTCCAATAGAAATACTAAATAAGAATAATTAATAAAGTAGAACCTCCCTTTATGGGAGGTTTTATTTTTTTTTATCTATTTTTAAACATTATAGATGTAAAATTTAATAAAAAGGAGGAAATTTATGTTTGATTTAAGTATGATGAATTCGGCTAATGCTACTATAAAAAATCTTAAGAAGACTTCATCATCAGTTCCTATAATAGCATCTATATTGGGAAGAAGAGAAAGTAATGATTTATTTAGAGATAATCCTAATATATCTATGGCATTTAGAAGAATTGAAATGGAATATACTCAAAGTATGGCTCCATTTGATATGATTTATAAAAGGCTAGAATCCATAATAGCTGAAGTACAAACTAGAATAGAATATTGTAAAAGTAAATCAATGGTTGAAGAAGAAACTTATTTCTATGGTACATTAAATCAAATGCTTGCTAATCAAATAAGATTAGTAGAAAAAAAGGCTGATATAATAGATAAAAAACATAGAACTTTACAAGCTGAAAGAAAGATGCTTTTACAGGATTTAAATAAAAATGGTGGAGTACAAACTCAAGAAAATATTCAAGCTGGACCTAATCCAGGTAGGGCTTTAGCTGCATCTCAAGAATTAAGTAGTTTAAAACCAACTTCATTAAATCTTCCATTAGCTAATAATTCAAATACAAGATTACCAGATTCAGTTATAGCAGAAGCTTTACAATTAATTAAAAATAAAAATCAAGAAGCTGAAAATAAAAGTAGGGATATTGAATACCTAGAAAAAGAGATCAAAAATAGAACTAATGAGTTAGAAGAAATTAAAAGAGTTGAAGGAGAGGAAGAACGTAAAACTGGAGCAGAAGTTAAGCCAGTTGATACACAAAGTATTAATGGAGAAATGTCAATAGAAGCTTTACAAAGATTAAAAGAAAGAAAAGAATTAGGTACATCTATTCTTAATACTACCAATGGTTTAAATATGAATTATAAGGATAGTAAGAATGCTTTAGAAATGAGATTAGGTAATACTGCATCTGAAGAAATTCTTTATATAGATTTAGATAGTGGTAGATATTATACAGAAACATGGATGGATGGAAAGAAAATAGATTATAATGGTACTCCATTAGATGAGATGGGTATGTTATCTATAGATGCTAATTCAGGTTATGCTGAAACTCAAATGGGTAATAAACGTTTTAGAATTAAAATTGGAGATGATTCTAAAATGAATAATTACTTTAGGAAAGCATGGAATACTGGATTATATGAAGAGAATAAGATTCCTAAAGATCAATTAATGATTTTAACTAATATGCTAGATGATTAAAATATGACTCCCATATGGGAGTCATTTTATTTCGTTTTTATTAATAATAAATAAGATATATATTATTGAAATGTAAGAGTTATTAAAATATATAAATATCATATTATATTAAAACATGGGGGAGAAAGAATCTTTATTATATTTAATTTTAAATGGGGAAATTAAATATTATAATAAAATTAATAACTCTTACATTTTTATTTTGTCTAATAAAAACGAAATATAAAATATGAAAAGGAGATGATTTTTATGCTACAAAAAGAAATGGAAATTTTAGATGAAAGTAATATAAAGGAGGTTAGTGAATTAGATAAGATTAAGGAGATGATAAATCTTTATAAAAATTCTACTATAATTAAAAAAGAATTATCATCTTATGTACTTAAAGAGATAGAAGAAAAATATAAATCTGATTTAAGTAAAATTTTAAAAATGAATTATAATGAATTATTGAAATTAACTCATAATATTTTATTAGAGAATGATATTACTGAGGAAGATAATTTATTGAATAATGAATTAATTAAAGTATTTTCCGATAAAACTTTGATAGAAAGTTGTATTTATAAAATGGAAGATATCAATACAACTATACTAGAAACTTTATATGTTATTAATCTTATTATTCAAATTAGTAATATTCTTAAAACTATGGGATTTAATAATAATTATAATACTATTAATAAAATTATTAAAATATATAAGAATAATAAATATATTACTAGTATATTTGATTTAATATTTAATTTAAATAAAATAGAGGAAAATTCTGAAAATAAAATCATGATATCTAATAATGTAATTAATTTACTTCATAATATTAAAGATTTAAATGAAGGATCAGAATTAAAAACACTTATTAAATTATATAAGAAAAAACTTAAATTTGCTGATTATTCTTTGGATAAAGTTACAATTGAAGATCAGAAAAGAAATATGGATTTATCTATTCATATTTATGAAAATTTTCAAAATTATATGATGCTTCATGATATTTTAAGAAGAATAACTCATATTTATAATAATGATTCATCTAAATATTTTAGCTATAGTAGTACACAGATAATTAAGTTAGATATATCTAATGGAAGAATAGAAGATGATTTATTTAATCTTATTAAAGGAGAATTAAATCATAAAATTAAAGTAAATAATATAATTAATCTAAAAGATCTTTTTGGAACTGTATTTGATAATCTTAAAGATAATTTTATAGAAGAATTTATAAATAAAGTTTTAGATACTTCTAATATGTATTCTAATATGATTTCTTTAATAAAAAATAATACTAAAAATATTTTAAATAGAAAATTATTAGTCAAAGATAGAACTTATATTCAAGGTATTAGTGGATTAATATTATTGATAAATTCTTTATATAAAGATATGGATAGTTCAGTTTATATTTTTAATAGAGATTCTCAAGATAAAACTATTAGAAATTTAAATTATTATCTTAATAGATTTTTAAGAGATATAAATAAATTAATTCAAGAAGATGGTTTTTATGAGCATATTATAAAAGAAGGAATTTATAGAAGTTTCTTAGAAAGTACAGTAACAGTAGTTGAACCTAATAAGGATAATTTTAATATATTTGATAATAAGGAATATTTAAAAATAGAAATGACTAATGCTATAAAGAGATATGGTTTTAAAAATGGAATTTATGGATTATCTTTTTATGAATATTTTCATTTATTTAAAGATGAATATTCAGATGAAGCTGGTTTAAATAAAATGAAAAACTTCGAAACTATATTATTTTCATTCTTCTTTAATGTTAATTATGAATCAATCGCATCTTTTTCTGATAAAATAGATGGTATTAATAAATATACCCCTAGAATTTTAACTCATGATTTATTAAATAAAAGAATTTTGAATGATATATTTAAAACTTTATTTAAAGATGATCTTTTTGAAAAAGGTATAAAATCTGGAAGTACGCAATTTTTAAAAACTAATTTTGGTAAAGAGTTAATTAAAAATATTTTAAATATATCTGAGATGGAGAATGATAATATTCTAATTAAAATTCCAATTAATACATATATAAATGTAATAAATATTTGTAGAATATTTGAAAAAGTTGATAATAAAATATTTAAAAATATGATTATGAATAACCTACCTAGTAATGTAGATGAAAATTTAGGAGATTCTACTTGTACATTTAATATTGAAAATATCATGTCTGATTTTCGTAGTGATGATAGAATAGATATAAATATTAATATAAATACAATTTTAAGCAAATTTAAAGAATCAGATACAGATAAAAAATTACAACCAAGTAATTTTACAATTATTAATCCTGTAAATCCTAATTTAGCATTTAATAATTTATTTGGTCCATTAGAAATACAATATAAACACTCTTTAATAGTTGAAAAAGATGAAGTCTATGAACGTGAATATTTTCATGAAGATAATTCTTATTTCAGTAATTATGTATTTAATGAAGAATTAAATACTAAATATGATTTATTTAAAGATAAAAATTTTGATAATAATACTTATCTAAGTGGTGTAAAACGTATTGCAACTTATAAAAATGAATTAAGTACTGTTTATTTACATGAGGTATTAAATGGATTAATAATTTTACAAAATGAAAAAGAAATGGATAAAGTTTTAATTAATAATAAAGATAATATTACTTATAATGGTAAATTATTTTTAGGAAATTTATCTATCAATAATGGTATTGATGGAAATGGTGTAGTATTAGAGGAAATAGTACCAGGAAATTCTAAATTATATAGTGGTAATTTTTCTCCAGAAAGTATTTTATATGGTGCACAAGGTGAAGTTTTAAGAAAAGAACCGTTAAGTAAATTTTCAATTACAGATGCCAATATCAATAATGATAGATTTGAGATAAATGATTTATTTGATATTGATAGATTTTGTGCTTATAATGGAGTATTTTTAATTAGTGAAGATGATTGTAAATTATTTGCAGAAATATTAACTAAATATTTTAATAAATATGCTTATAAATCTTATGCATTACCATTACCATTTATAATGAAGATTATTACAGTATTATTTTCATTTAGAGATATATTAAATCAAGATAAATTCAATAGTGAATTTCTATTTAATTTAATAGAGCATATATTTTTATCTAAAGGAGCTAGACAGTATATATACAATTTACAATTCTTTAATGGTATTAATATAAATAATTTATCTTTATCTGATATAAATGGTATAATAGTATTAGGATTTAATACTTATTTTACAGCATGGAAAGATAAAAGTAAAATGCATGTTTATGAAACTATTAATGTAAAAAATAAAAATGAATTTATTAGTTATATATTTAGTAATAAATATAAACTTCACATATTTGAAATTCTTCTAAATAAAATGTCATTTGAAACTATAATGGAATGTATGGGTAATGCTCCTTTATTTATAGAATTTATGAATATTAATTTAAATATGGAAGAAATTGATAAAATGAATGATGAGGAAATGGATGTTTCTCTAGATAAAACTATTCATAAATTATTATCATTTATAAATAATGTAAAATATGATATTAATTTAATGCAATATAATTTAGGAATGGAAAATGTGAAATTTATTTTGAATAGAAGAGAAAAGCTTTTGGAAGTTAAAAAATATGAAAAATATATAAATCAAATAGGAAATCTAGAAATTAGATTATTAAAAGCTAATGAAATAAACCTAGCTTTAAAACTAGGAAATATAACTGAGTGCTGTCAGAGATTAGGGTCTGCTGCTGAGACTTGTGTAGTAGATGGTTTAATAAATCCTTATTCTGGATTTATTATAGCTAGAAATAAAGATACTAATAAAATTCTAGCACAAAGTTATGCTTGGTTAAATTTCTCTCAAGAAATATTAGTTTTAGATAATATTGAGTTAAATCGTTCAAATAGTACAGATTTAAATAGTATATTAGTTGATTTATATTATGAGTGGGCTAAAATACAAAAATATAGAGTTGAAGTTGGATCAGGATTTAACGGTTTACATTTTAAAACTCCTGCTAAACCTGTAACTAATTTTAATAAAAATAACGAAGTTATGTTTAATGATTTATTGAACTGTAAAATTAAAGATGAAAATGGTAATCTTCAAACTATTCAATCTTTAATAGAAATAAAAGATAAAGATAGTAAATCAATTAAAATTGATTTAAATAAGATTAAATTTACTAATAGATTTGAAGAATTATTCGATAGTTTATGTCTTCAATATCCAATTTTAAATGAATTATTCAAAATGATTTCTGAAGTTAATAGAACTAGTATAGTTAATACAGATTATATATCTGAAGAAAATTCTTCTTCAAGTAATTCTATTACTACAGTTATAGATACTTTTATTCATCCAATCTTATTTAAATTTAATTTAGTTAAATATTTATCTAGTAATGGAATAGATAATAGTTTAATGATTAAATTATTTAATAAAAATATGTATTCTGATGCACAAAGAAGTAGATATATTTTAAATAATATTTTACCAGAATATCAATATGGTTATATAACTATGGATAATTCTTTAATTCAAAGTTATAATTTAAGAGATAGTAAATTACTTGAATTAAATGACTTTAGTGATTTAATTCAATTAGTTAAATAAAAAAAAAATAAAAGGAGTGGTATTTATTATGAAAATGGAAAATGTAAAAATTAATGTAGTAACTTTTGATTTTGGTGAGGTGAAGAAAACTAAAGAATGTTTTACATTTAAAAGATATCCTTTAATGGATAAGAAAGCTTGGGATATTCTAAATGAAAGAATTACAGAATTAGATTTAGATGTAAATATATTTACTGATAAACTTTTAGAATATATTGAAGAAAATTGTGAATTTGATTTTCCTAAAGATCATTCACCTATTGGTTTTATTTTTGAGACTAGTGATGATTATAATGAATTAATATTTCTTAATAAAGATTTAGTTAGAGATTTTATTAAGTTAGTTTCTCTAAATATAGATGATATAACTTTAGTTTCAGCCATTGATACTAAACATGATGGGCCTGAAGTAATCATTGGAGTTTTTCAAACTACTAAAGATATAGATAAGAAAATAGATAGTTTAATTAAATTAAGTGGTAGAATTAAGAAAAAAATAGATTATAAAGGAGATCATAATTTATCTGATTTAAAAACTATATTAGAATTTAATGATGATGGAGTTGGTGACGATATTAATGAAAGTTGCTTATCAGCTATAGAATTTACAGAGGATGTTTTAGAAGAAGTTATTTTGAGTTTAACAGTAGAAGAAGAAGGAGGAGGAGAAGAAGTTACCGAGAATATAATCAATATTAATCTTTCTCTTAAAATAGAAGATAAAACTTTATATGAAAAATTTAAAGAAGATTTTAGTAGTCTTTTGAAAAATTTTGGAATTGAAAAATAATCAATAAATATAGACATTATATTGGAGTGGTTTTTCTACTCCAATATAATGATTTATAGGAGGTTAATAATGGAAAAATATTTTCTTAAATGTTTAATAAATGTCAGTAATCCTTCAAGAAGAAATGGTGCTACATTTGAATTCCAAAAAGATAAATTCATTTATAATATGGAAGATGGAACTAATGTTGAAGTTCCATTTATTGAAGGAGATGAATATAAATTACTTAATGTAGTACCATCAAATGGTTATGAGTGGTATTATGGATCTGTAGATGTAACTTCTTTAGTAGAAGCTCATCCAGAAGTTTATAGTAATTTTTATAATCATTTAGTACATATGAGAGATTATTGGTTACAAATACAACCATTATCAAATGAAGATAATGATATAAAATTATTAGGTGAATTTTGGGAATTAACTCAAATAAAAGTTTCTACAGATAATCAAAGAGAATATCATAATAAGATTGAAGTATTTATGAATTCAAATATTATAACTTTAAAAACAGGTGGAAATAGCTTTGCTCATAAAGAAAAATATTTTATACATGATTCTATATTAAATGGATTAGGTATAATAGATGGTAATGTAAATTTATTTAATATTATAACTAATGTATTTAACTATGGTAATTATAAAGTATTAGATAAAATACAAAAGAATTTTAGATTATTAAATAATTATTCTTTAGATTATAAACCTAATATGACAAGTATATTCCAATTTAATAATTATGTAATTGATAATTTAAATGAACTATATAAAGATATAGATAGTAAAAGATATAATTTATTATTGAAATATCCAGATATAGTATTCAAAGATGTTTATACAGAAGAAGAATTAAATAATGAAAGAATTAGAATCCAAGAAAAATTAGCTAGAGATATTCAAATATCTTTTACTGGGTATATGGGATTTTTAGATCCAGTCTCTGTATTCTTAGTTTATACCATGGATGATTATTTTAAATTATTAAAATATAGAGAAGATAATACTTTGGAAGAACCTAAAGATAGATATAAATCTTGGTTAAAAAGAGAATGGGATAAAGATAAATTTAATAATAAAGGTTTCTTGGAAGTTAATATTCCTGAAGAATATAACCCTAATGCAAAAATACCTGATGGATTCGATAAAAGAGAAGATTATATTAAATATCTTTATAATTTAATACCATGGTCTGATCAACCGATTATATCTAAATTAGATAAAAATAATATTATTACTACAGTAAATGATAAATTAAAATATTTTAATAATATTAAAACTATGGTAGCTGATTATTATCTTTCTGATTATAATGTAATAAAAGATGTATATGATAATAGAAGGATAACTATACCAGTATTTGAAAAGAAATTCTTTTGTCATTATCAATTCTTTGCTGATTGGTTTATTAAATGTTTATGTGGGGGTTGGAATATAGTATATAATCCATTCTACTTATATTTTAGAGATCTTATTATACCTACTTGGATTAATGATCCTGATGAATTAGGAATGGTTATAGATTGCTCTTGTGGTAATATTATTAGACCAGAGATGCCTGATGATGATAAACCTTTAACATTAAAAGGGCAGAAAATAATATTACTACAAAAAATAATGCAGAATTTTATTGATATTTATTATGATTTAAATATTGATTATATTCAAGGAATGGTAAGAGATGTTATAGAAAATGAAAAATCATCATATAAATATCCCACTAAAGATGAACTATATGAAAATGATTTTAAAAATATAAGATCATTTAATACACCATTCGAAAGCGATAGTAGCTTTAGATTAATTAAATTAGAATATACTAGAGTACCAGAACTAGTAGTAGGTCCAATAGAAGGAGATTTCATTAATTGTGCTATATTAAATTCTAAAATTCAAAAAATTAAGTTTACTAAATATAAAATTTATATTGAAGTAAAATAGATAAATAAAATTAAAAGGAGAGGAATTAAATTATGTTTGAAATCGAAAGAAGTTATTTTATAGAAGGAAAGAAAATAATAAAAGAAGTAAATGAACGTTCTATTCCAATATTTCATATACACACTGAAGCTGATGACACAATAAGATTAAGAGCTAAAATTAATATGAGTTTCAATAAAAAATATTCACCATTTATGCATCTATATGAGCATTTAATATTTAATAATGTAAAAGTTGGTAATATAATATTAAAAAATTCTACAGAGATATTTGAGTTTGCTAAAAAACATAATATTAATGTAAATGCTAATACAGGAATAGATGGAATAACTATAATAGTTGATATTAAAAGATTAGGTGCTTTTAATGCAAAAGCTAAATCTTCTAAATTTAAAAGACCAATTAATTGGTTAGAAGAATTTAAAGATTATAATATTGAAACTGGAGTACAGCTTCTTTATGGATTATTATTTAATAGAGATTTTATTACTGATGAAAATATAGAAAAAGAAATTAATATTATAAAATCAGAGATGGATACTACGAGAGATCAAATAATTGATTCCTATTATAAATCATTTGAATTTATATATCAGAATTCAGTTGATGTATTAGGTACATCTAAAGATATTGATACTATAGGTTTAGATAAGATCAAAGAATTAATAAAAGAATTTGATAAATATGTAGTATCTCCAGAATATACAAGTATTTTAGTTTATTATAATATGAATGAATTTGGATCTCCAGAAAAATTAAAAGAAAAAGATAAATGTTTTGAAGATAATTTAATTTATCTTTTAAGAAAATACTTTAGTTTTAATATAAATAATTTTAATAGAAGAATAGATATAATTCCAAGTGGGATTAAAAAGAAATATTTAAATTATACTATTAAGCCAAAATTAACTCCTAAAGTTATGCATCTTTCTAAAGGAGACAAAGGTTCACCAGCTTTAGTTTATAACTATTTCTTTAAAACAGAAATGGACCCTAGAAATAAAACTAGTATTAAAAATTTAATAGAATTATATTTATATAGAGATTTATTATCTAATTCTATTTGTGATATAGAGTATGGTATTTATAATTTTATAAGAGAAGAAAAGCAAGCTACATATGGATCATATCATTTAAATACTTCTAAACTATCTCATAATATAGTAGATAGAAATTATTTTCAAGATTTAATAGATGAATTTAAGGATAACATTAGTAATCCTGAATATAAATTCCATTTAGAATTACCTTTAGCTTTTTGTATTCCTTTAAATGATACTATTGATGTAGAAAAACTTTATTTGGAAGTATATAATTTTATAAATAAACTTGAAATAAATGAAGAAAGATTTGAGTTAGCTAAGCAATCTTGTATTGAGGAATTTATTAATCTTGATACTAATTTAGTTTATGCTGTAGATATAATTACATTCGAAAATCTTTTCTATTTGATCAAGAATACTTTTGGTTTAACTACCAAGATAACAGATAATGAAATTATTAAACATATTGAAGAGATAATGGGTGATTTTAATATTAAGAAATATAAGTATAGAATATTACTTAAATATTTAGATTACTTTAAGAAAAATATAACTATATTTAAAATCAAGTAAATATTATCCCTCCCATATGGGAGGGATTTCTTTATTTTTTTGAAAACATTCCTTTTGATTAAAAGATTTATTAAGGAGGAAATTAATGCAAGTTCAACATCAGCATTTATCAACACCACTTTATCCACCAGGAACTTCTCCTGTAAGAAAAGATAAAGATTTATTTATATTAGATGTATATTATGACTATAAAGATGATTTTTTAAAAATACTCTATAAACGTAAAGATGGAACTAAATTTTATGATATAATTTATAATCCTCAAGTTCCTGTATTTATAGATAGAAGTATGAAAAGAACTACCTATACAAAATATGTAGATACTAAAAGTACTTATTGCCAATTAGTATCTTATAAGCATAGAGAAACTGAACTACAGGCAATATTAATGGGTTCTAAAGAAATTTCTTATACAGATAAGAATACAGGTAAAAAGGTAAGAAGAATGATAGTTGAGAAATTACCAAGACAGGCAATTTATCTTAATCCAAATCTATTCTTGGCAGATCAACCTATTGAAGCTATCATTCTTTATGAATTCTTTAATACTAGATATCATAAATCTCCTGATGGAAAACTTATGATTGATGATGTAGATATACCAGAACTTCATGTAGCAGGTTTTGATAAACACCAATGTCAACTTACATGGTAACATGTACGAAAGTAACTACTCTAATTGCGGGGAGTTCTCACCTATTATCGTATAGGTTAAAAAGATTCTAGTACTACAAGTATGAAGTGATTCATATGCGAACTTATGGTAATGCGTAAGGTATAGTAAAAACCTAGATAATCTGAGATAACCGAGTAAACGCAGCGAAGCTCTTAAGTAATTAGATACTTAAGAAGAACGTTCAACGACTAGAAAAAGCTAGGAGGCCGATTTAGGATTGATACTGCCATTAACCTCTGAAAATAAGGTATCGAAAAAGATACACGAAGTGAGTATCGTAGAGCCTGTAATAAGGTTGGCATCATAGTGACATTAGCTATGTATTAGATAAGAGGAACATCAGCTCTTACCATTAAATCGAAACGGGTAGATCCTATACTTAGATATAGGAATTGATATAGTCTATTTTAATTAAGTTTAAAAAATTGAAACTGATGAGTTAATATTCAAAGACGATCCTGTAAGAAAACGTAAAGTTAATGTTATAACTTATGTGGATCCATATTTAAAAGTTATTTATTGTGGGTTTTTAAATGATAAAAGATATAGACATGTAGAGAAAGTGATAGATGATCCATTAGGATTTATTAAATTTACTCAAGAAAAGTGGCAATATCTTTGTGATAATCAAGATGTAGGTGATGCTAAAGCTAATGCTAATATAAGAAATCTTGCTGAAAATATAAAAGACTGTAAATTTGAACTTAGACCTTTTGATACAGAGCAAGAATTAATAGAAAATTTCTTTCATTATGCATTTCAAATATGTAAACCAGATATACTTGGAGCATTTAATGCAGGATTTGACTTTGGGACTTTATATGAAGAAGGTAAAAATATAGGAATAGATCCAACTAAATGGAATATTCCTAATATGCCTATGTATACTCATGAACCTATTATAGATACTTCTAGAGATCATATAGATCCAGTTATGAGAACTATTGTATTACAAAACTTTTCTGTAACTAAGCTTGTATGTTTCCAAGAAATATTCTATAAACTTAGAAATATGAATCAATATAGAAGTAAAAGTTTGGATACAACTGCAAATTTAGTAGCTGGGTTTGGTAAGTTAGATTATTCACAATATTCAAATAGTGTAATTACATTACCGTATAAAAACATGTGGATACATTTAGCCTATGCTTGTGTCGATTCAATGTTATTACCTCTATTAGAAGCTATATCAGATGATCTAAGAGTATTTTATACTATTATTAATATGTGTAAAATACCATTTAATGATATAGCAGTAAGTAATAGTAAAATACCAAATAGATTTAATAATGAAGCATTTAGAAGAGGTAAAGTTGCAGCTGTAAATGTAAATAAAATATTAAGATATAAAAGCTATAATGAAGTAGTTGAAATACAAACTAAATTAAATTTACAAATGGATTTAGTTGCTATATGGAGAGAACTTAATATTAATGAAACTATTAATGGTGGTTTATGTAGTAATCCTAATTTAGCTATGCCTCCATCTGTATATAATCCATTTATAGCTGATGAAGTATTCTTAGCTAACTTTAGAAAGATGTGGTTTATAAATTATAATGATGCAAAATCACAATATCCTTCTGCATATATATCAGGAAATATTAATGCTACAACTCAAGTTGGTCAAGCTAGAGCAATACTTACGGAAGATAATAAAGGAGTTATTGTAACTAAATGGAATTTACTTAAAGAATTTGGTGGTAAATATAAACCTCACTTAGGAGATTTAACTCTAGCAATTGTAAATCAAAATGTATCAAAAATAGGAAATCTATTATTCTCCTTACCAGAATATGATGAAGTTATGAAAGAGTTTATTTCTGCTGATGGTGAGAAGATGAAAATATATCCTTATATACAAGATACTATTAAAATGAAAACATCTAAAAGAAAAGAATTTATTTCTTTATTAAGAGCAATTAATAGTTATAAATCTAATAATGACTCTAATTCAGTTAAGAAAAGAAATAAATTTAGTTTTTATACTTATGAAGAGCATAGAGGGGGATTTGTAAATAATGCAAGTAATTTCTTTATAGGTAAAGAAGGAGATATATTCTCTGAATCATATATGGGGTCTTATTTACAATGGGAGTTTGTAAAAGGTAATCTTCAAGATTATTTTGAAATTCCTTATAAATATAGAGGTAGAAATGTATATGGTACATTTGTAAAAGATAGTATTGTATTAGATGAATCTTTAATTTATAAAACTAGAAATACACCTAATTTTAATGAGAAATATGACTATACAGGAGAAATAAAAATAGAGGATTTAGAGAGATTAAATAAAGATTCTATTTTTACAGAAGAATTACATTTAGTTCCAGGATTAACTCCTATGCATATTGTAAGAAGGCAAATAGCATATCCAGTCAGAAATTATTTAAGAGATATAAAGAAAGATCAAAGTAAATTAAAAGTTCATATAAGTCCTCTTCTTTATTCAGTTAAAATAGGAGATCAAACTTATAGAGTTAAGTTTGAATATACTATTAGTATGGATGATCCAGAAATAGTTATTAAAATAACTCAATATATGAATTTACTTAAATTTAAAGAAAATAAGAAATTAACTGAAGAAGATATAAAAGAGACTGTGACTAATACAGTAGCTCAAATTGAATTTTTAGATGAAGATGAAATATCTGATGATGAAGAAGAATTAGTTAGTTAAATATTGATCTCTCCTTCGGGAGAGATCTAATTATTTTTTTTTGATTTAAAGACAATTCCTTTGTATTTTTTATAACTATAATAAAAAGGAGGGAGTTAATTTGGAAATTATTAAAAGAAATAAATCTAAAAGAAAAGTTACTATCAGTAATGATTTCATTAGAGAAATTTTAGATACTAAAGATGAATTAATCGAAAAATCTACAGGCTTAGGTACTGATTTAAGAGCTCTTTTAGATTCTAAAAATGATTTAATTCCTTTAGATGAAGAATATGAAGAATTAAGATATGGAAATCTTACAAATATAATTGGAAAAGATAAAGATACTAGATTGGATTTAGCTCAAATATTACAGGTAAATTTAGCTGAAGCATCTAAAAGAATGGGAAATTATATTAGATCTCCTATATCAGTTAGATTACAAGAAGCTATGGAAAATGAATGGATATTACAAGAGATGCCTTCATTAAGAAAATCTGCTAATTACTTTATAGATGATGTAGTTTCTGGTGAAACTTGGGGTCAATCTAGTATTAGTGAACGTTTTGATGTTAGAGGAATAGATGATGATGCTAATGATAATATTAAAACTAAAATAAAAGAAGTTTTGTCAGGTGAAACTGAAAAAGCTATATTAAATGGATTAGGTTCAGCTACAGATATTCAACGTGAAGCAGCATTTAAAGCATGGTGTAATGGATATTCTATAGTTGCTATATATTCACATAGAATGATAGCTCAAGAATTATATAGTAAATATGTATTATTTACTGCTAAAAATAAAGTTTCTAAAGAAGCTAGATTACAAAAGACTTTAACTTCACAAGAAGCTGCTAACTTTAGATTAGCTTTAGAACATGCTGAAGGTGGAAAAGATAATTTAGAAATGAAACCTATTATTATTACTTTAACATCAGAAGCTATTAATTTATTAAACCAAGAGTTGGGTAAAAAAGAAGTCGCTAGAAGAGGTATTATAAAAGATACTAATATAGTTGGAAAAATAGATGAATTTACTTTAAATTTACTACCTGATGAAATGAAGAATATAGAATATGGTTTATTCACTAAAACTGTAAGTGGAGAAAATGCTGAAGAGTTTAGTTCAGTTTCGTTTAGAGAATTTGTAAAGTTATATACTACAGATAAAGTTGGTTTAAGAGGTTTTGTATCAGCTGAAAGTCCTTATTTAACACCAAGTCCATATCCAAGAGATATTAAAATTGATTTTGATAATATTCTAAATAAATTAGAGCAAAACAGTATTGCTCCAGCAGCTATTACAATTAGTGCTGAAGCTATGGCTAATAATTTTAATGAAACACAAAAAAATGCTTTAAAAATGATGGATATGTATACTTTATTATCTAATGAATTGTATACTTTTGATGGTACTGATATTGTACCTAATACTAAATTAAGTTCTGAAATGATGTTTTTAAGAAAACCATTAGAGAATATTCATATAGCATTTGAAAATATAGTTATCGGTTTACACGAAAAATTAATATTATCTGCTGAGTCTGTAATGGATTTTCTTCCTCAAATGAGAAAAGAGGATATGATTAAAGAAGTGAGACAGAATAAAGGAACTGATAAAATGTTTGCCAATTTACTTGGGGAGACGCATATGGTCTTAGATACTCCTAGATGTGTACCAGTAATGGTAAATAATGAGCTTGAAGGGTGTTTACATTTAGATTTTACAGATGAAGATATGCAGGTATTAGCAGCAGCTAGAAACTTAGCAACTGTGCAAATGTTAACTTCTGCTGGTCCTAGAAGTGCTAGAGCTGTAGAAGATGATGTTGCAAGATTTGCTATGCAAGATGTAGTAATAAATACAATTAAAGAAAATTTATCTAAAAACTTTATAAGAAATAACGGAGATGTATTATATGCTATAAAGAAAATATTAGATGAGCATGAATATTTATTACAAAATTCTAGAGATAATGTAGAGCAGAATTTTAATGGTTTCTTAAGTACAGCTAAAATTAGATATATACCTGGAAGTAACTTAGTATTATTTAGATCTAATAAAGATACTAATAATCCATTAGGTAGATCTATGGTTCAAGAAACTAAACCTTATAGTACTAACTACATATTATTAAACGATTCCTATACTTCATGGTATACTAATGAAGGAAAAGGTGCAATGGTATTTACTTTTAATAAAGGTTTAACTACTGATGGTGCTAAAGCTGCTAGAAGAGTTTTACCTATGATTAAGAACTTAACTACTTATAGAAGTCAGCAAAGAGAACCTGGTAGATTTGATCAGGCTATAGGTAGAAAAATAATATTACAAATGTTATCTAGTCCAGAAGATGCTTTTAAATATGAAGCTATTAATCCATCTAGTGATTTTGAACCAGATAAAGAATTTTTAGAAATGCAAGAACTAAAAGCTACAGATATAATTGGATACCCATCAAGTTTATTTAATGAGTTAAATTCGCAAACTACAGCTACTAAAATTATAGCTCAAGAAGGAACTAAAATTCTTGATACTATTAATATGCAAAAAGCAATATTAGCACCATCATCAAGATTAATGACTTTAATTTCAAGATATAATACAGGATATAAGAATACAGTAATTTGGTTACCACCAATACCATCTAAACTTAATACTGATATTAAACGTGAATTACTAAATGCTACTATTGATACATATAAACTATTAACTGAAGAATTAGAAACTTTATATGAAGATAAAGATAAGAATGTTTTATTAGGAATTAGAAAGAATATATTCTTAAAACTATTTGGTAATATACCGGAATTATCTACTTTAAAGGAACTAGAAAAAGATATTGAAATAGATGCATTAATAGAAGCAGCTAAAGAAATAACTAAAAAGAAAAAGAAAAATTCAGCTGAAGATGAAGATGATAATATGGAATAATTGATTAATTTTTTTTACTTGAATTTGAGATACTTAGGGAATGATTTATTATAATTCATATAAATTATGTATCTCATATATGTTATAGGAGGTAAGATTTATATGGCTATAATAGATATGAAGAATTTGTAAGATCAAATTGATTCTATGAAAACTGATTTAAAAGAAGTTAAAAATGCAGTTTTTCCTTTAAACGGTTTTAGTATTTCAACTTTTGTAGTTGGAGGTCCTAATAATATAGTTAAAGATACACCTGTAGTTATAAAAATGCCAGGATTTACAACTGTTAGTGATAATTATTTATTTCATATAGGTGAAACTACATTTGATTTTACATTAACTAGAACTGGAAATAGTATTCATGGAACGGCTTCAAATATTTCAAGAAGTTTTACTGATACTAGAATATATGAAATTAATATTGAATATGAATATATAAATTATGGTGTTACTAGAACTGCATCACTTAATTATAATGTGCAATATAATAGTTTCGGTTCAATATCTTTCTGGTGTGAAGAAGGAGATACATGGGATACAATTAAATTTCAATTCAAAAATGCGAAATTTAAAGTTATCTTAGAAAATATTATATAAATAAATTAATAATCCCTCCCTTTATGGGAGGGTTATTTTATTCATCTCGTACCTTTTCTAAAGACAACCATCTTGTATTTTTTATAATAAATATAAATTAACGGAGGTGAATTTATCCGAATGAAATCAGTTATGCAATCATTTAAAAATATGATTAGAAATACATTTCAAATTGGTTTAGAAGGTTTTAAATCAGATTATACTGGTTCTGTAGAAGCTTCTGGATCAAAAATGAATTCAATTAATGATATTCGTAAGAGTATTAGAAATGAAATGACACAAAAAAGATCAATATGGAATATGGTTGGTATTGATGATGATATAAGAGATCAAGGTAGAGAAATGGGTAGTTTCTTAAGAAATCTTACACGTAAAAATTATAATGGATATGATTTATATGGTGGCGGAGATGATCCTTGGGATTATTCAAATTCAGACTTTGATGAAGTATCTTCTAGTAATGCTAAAGGTGGATTTCAAGTTGATACTACAGGAGCTCAAGCTAGTATTAAAGGTGCTGAAGCTATATCTAAAAGTATAGGTGCTGCACATAAAGATGCTATGACTACTAGTAGATTTTTAAATAGAAGTCTCACAAAAGAATTATCTGAAAGTAAGGGTATTTTAAAAGAGATCTTAGCAGCTACACAGAATACAACATTTCAAGAGAAAACTTATCAATATTATGCTGAAAGTTTAATATTATTAAAAGAGATGAGCATGGATCTTAAAACTGGTTTAGGTATTAATCCAGTTACTGGTGAGTTAGAAATGGAAGATGTTGGTGCTGGAAGATTTGCCAAGAAGTTAGCATCAGGAGATATAGTTTCTGCTATAGGAGATTTAAAGAATGTTCTTAGTGGTATGGGAGATCAATCTGGTATGATGACAATGGGTAAATCACTATTATCAATGATCTTATCTCAATATACTGGAACTGAAGGTATTAAGAACTTAATTAGATCTGGAATGTTAATGGGTACTAAAAAACTTGGTGGTAAGGAAGCTGGAAGAAAAATGGAATTATTAATGGATGATCCATCTTGGTTTTTTGAAGAAGTATTACAAGGTTGGAAAGGTTCAGGTAATAAATTTAAAAGAGCAGTTGGAAATAGACTTAGTAATAACTTAGGTACACCTAATGATACTACTATGAAATCTGACCCAAGACAGAGAATGTTTTTTGATAAAGCTACTCATACTACAATTAATTTATTAATTCCAGAATTACTTGAAGATATTAGATCAGCCCTTACAGGTACTAAAGCAAGAGCATATGATTATACAGAAAATAAATGGAAAACTAGAAATGATATTATAGGTGAATTTCAACAGAAAAAACCTACACTTTTATTTGAAGGTGGAGATTTTGAAAGAGTTTTTACTGATTATTTTAAAGATCATGGAGATTCTCAAACTAAGAAAGATCTATTAATAGAAACTATTGATGCTCAAGGAAATAAAGATTATAAATTAAAAAATAGAACTAATTTAAATAAATTATTTCAAGCTATTATAACTAGTGGTATCGGTATCTTTAACTTTATAAATGGAGATGCTAAAGCATTAGTAGAAGCTTTAGGATTAAAAGAATTAACTTATACTGATGTAAAGGTTTATCAAGATTTATTAAGAAGTCTTATGAAAGATAAAGATTCTGAAGCTGTGTTTTCAGAACTAGAAAAGCAAAAAAGATATTACATGCAAGAATTAAGAGATTATATTAAATCTTATAAAGTTGATTCCATGTTTAATGGTACATTAGGATTATTTACAGGAGCTTTTACACAAGGTTTTGTAGATGATTCAGATTATAATACTATTAGTATGATTAATAATATGAGTACTGAAGCTAGAACTAAAGCCAAAGGTTCTATGTTCAATTATGGTTTAATGGATATGGGTGGTTTTGGTGGAAGTAGAGGTTCAAATTCAGGTAGAAATTTTATAAAAAATAAACCTGAGATTAATCAAACTTTAGCAAATATAGCTGTAAAAGATTTAAAAGATATGACAATTGAAGAAAGACAGAAGGTTAAAACTGGATTTGATACTGAGTCATATATGAATGCTCCGGGATATATAAATATTGCTGAAGAGAAAGCTAATAAGGAATTAAATAAATTAGAAAATGAAGCTATGGTAAATAACTATGCTTCTAAATATGGGGTATCTCCAGAAGATTTAAAGAAGAAGTATATTCTTTTTGATTACTTTAAAAAGAAAGGTGCTACTGTAGGAGGATTTACTAGATTTGCAATTAACTTCTTTGAATCTGCTGCTAAGAAAGGTAATCCCAGAGCACAATTTATGGTAGAGTCTCTTAAAGCTGGAAAAATTAATTCAGCTATGGATATAGATCTTAATGCTGTATCAAATGATGATATGGAAAAAGCTCAAAGATTATATGATAAAGGAAGAACTACTAAAAATACTTTTGATACATTAACTCCAATAGATTCAGCTATTAGTGTATCTAATGAATTATGGGCAGATGATGCTTTAAAATCTAAATTTAAACTTGGTGCATTTGCTGGTTCTACAGCTGCTATGAGTATGATTTTAAAGAAAACTGCTAAATTAGGTCCATTGTCATCTCCTTTAGTTGCTGCTGGAATAATGGGTTCTATGGCATTTACTGGTAAATTAGATGATTATAGTAATATATTATTTGGTGAAGCTGGAAATGAAAAAATAGGAGATCAAACTAGAAGAGCTGCTTTAATTCAAAAACTTGTAACTAGATATGTACCAGCATTTATGGCAGGAAGTAAAGTAGGAGGAGCAACTTCTAGAATTCTTACAAGATTTCTTGGTGGTCATTTAGGTAAAGTTTTAGGTCCTATAGGTGGTATTCTTGTAGGTACTGCAGTTACAGGTGCAATGAGTAGTGGTAACTGGATTATGAAATTATTAAGTATGGGACCTCAAGGTAGATTATTAAGAAAATTACCAGTAGTTGGTAAATACTTTAATAAAGATAGAGAAGATATGGATGATGACACAATCCGTTATGGTAAAGGTGAATGGATTGGAGCTATTCCTCTTGAAGAAGCTACTGATGAAATGAAGGCTGATGATACTAACTGGAAAAGACCAAAGAATTCTAAAGAAAGAAGAGAATATTTCAAAGAAAATAAAGTTGAATTTGATAAATTCTCATCTGATCTTCATACAGAAATGAATAATATTTTAGCTAATGTAGCTAGTAGTGCAGATATAGTAGATAAAAGAGATACTAATGATGCTGCTAGAAGAAAATTAAGTGAATTAGAATCTGAAAGAGAAACTCTTAAAAAATGGTTAAATGATAATAAGAGTCAATCTAATAGTGAAAATTGGAGATTACAAAATATCAGATATAATCAATTACTTAATAATATAAGTGCAGCTAAAAAAGAAGTTGAAGAATCTCAAAAAATGTTAGATGAAGCATTCGCATCTCAAACTGAATTAAATAAAATTTATGAAATGATTGGTAATTGGGTTAATTCTAAAGAAGGAAGAGCTTATATTGCAGCATATCAAAATTTTCATAATTATGGAAGTTATACTTATGCTCAAAATGAAGTAGTTAATCAATTAAAATTAGCTGCTATTAGTGGAGATAGTTTCTTTAATAAAATTAAATCTATTAGTGGTGCTATTTATAATAGTACTAAAACATGGATGGATAATAATCTTAAAGATGATACTATTCTCAATTATGTAAAATCAAAGCAAGAAGAGTATATTATTAATGAAGAAAAGTCTACTACTCAATTATATGAGCAAACTAGAGCTAAGTTTATGAGAGAGAAAGGTATAACTTCATTTGAAGAACTTAATAATTATGATGAATGGAATCAAAATACTACTAAAATTAAATTTGATGAAATGATTGTAAGAAAAGAAAAAAGATTAAATCAAAAAGATTATGCTGATTTAGTTGATGAAGCTACAAATAAAGAAAGAGAGCAAGCTACATCTGGTAGTGGATTATCTGGTAAAGGTAAGGGAACTAAATTAAAACATTATTCTCAAAATGATTCTAAGTTTAGAGATAAAAATATGAGAGGTTCAGATTCAAAATTATCAGAATATGGTTGTGCTGTTATGGTTGCTGCTACTTTATTATCAGCATTATATGGTGATATGCCTTCTGATGATATTGATGGTATTATACAATATGCTAATAAATTTACTTCTGGTGATGGTGGTATAGAGTGGGGGTTCTTTAGAGATTTAATAGAAAGAATTGGTGCTGATTATACTACTATAATACCTGAGAAATCTAATCCAGAAGAAATGAATAGAACTATTAAATCTACTCTTAGAAAGAAAGATGGATATGCTATTGTATTATTGGAAGAACCTAGTAAACATTGGATCTTATTAACTGGAATGAATGGAGATAAAGTTATAGTTTCTGATCCTGATAATAAAAGTTTTACAGAATCATCTTTAGGAGATATTTTATCTAGATCTAGTTTAATTATTAAAGTAGATAATGTTCCTCAAGGAGTATTTTCTATAAAAGGTTCTGTGCAAAATTTAGTTAATAAAGCTAAATCTAAAGTTAATAATATTATTAAACCTTTTAAGACTGGTATTAATACTGCTAAAAGTGTATATGGTGCTATAAAAGATCCTAGAGGAACTTGGAATAGGGCTTCAAGAGGTATTAAAGATGTTTTTAGAAATACATCAGATAAAATATCTTCTACTATAACTGATGCTTATTCTAATTCCCCATTAGGTAATGCTTCTAGATTAATAGATAATGGAGTATTAAGAGTTAAAGTTGAAGGTGGAAATCTTGATAGTGTTAAAACTATTGGAGTAATAGGAGCTATAGATAAAACTGCATATGATGCTACTATGAATAAAATGGCTTTAACTGGTCCTAAAGAAGGTAAAGCTACTATTAGAAGAGTTAAAAATCTTTTCTATAGTAAGCAAATGAAAGAAGGGGATAGAAGGCAAGATATTACTGCTGAAGCTATGGAAGCTATCGTGGATGGAAAATTTGGAGGTGGAAATCTTAAAGAAAAGAAAGATGGTGGTTTATTAGGTTTCTTAGGTAATGCTATTGGTGGTAAACTTCTAGGTGGTATGAGTGCAGGTGCTATTGGTAAGCTTGTATTAGGAACTGCTGCTACTGCTGCTTCTTTAGGATTAGCTGCTTATAGTGCTTATAAATTAAAAGACTCAATAAGTAATTTTATATCTGAAGATGGTGATCCTAGTTCTATAGGAAAAACTAGAGCTTTATGGAAAGGAACTAAAGGATTTGCTAAAACTTTTGCTAAAACTAAAGGCGGAAAAAAAATAGTTAAAACTATATCTGGAAGTATATTAGGTAAAGTTGGTAAAGGTATAGTTAATATTTCTAAAAGTGAAGCAGTTAAAGTCTTTAGTGGTAAAATAATGCAATTCCTAGGTAGAATTTTAAAGTTATTAATGAAGTTATTACCAAATTCAGTAAATAAATTTTTAACTAAAATTGTAAAAACTGTTGGAACTAAAATTGCTGGATTAGGTGCTAAAGCTGCTGGTAAAGAAGCTGCTAAATTGGCAGCATGGGCAGGACCTCAAGCTATAGTAACTGGAGTAATAGTTGCTGGTTCATTAACATGGGCTTTCTTTAGTGGTAGAAGAAAAGCTTCTGAATTATTAGGGATAGCAGAATCAGAAGTAACTCCTACTATGAGAACTGCTTGTGGAATAGGTCATGCTATATATGATGCTTTAACTTGGGTACCATTTGTGGGAATAGGTATAGCATTTTTTAGTAATTCTAGTTGGATTTGTAAATTAGTTTATTCAGTAATGAAACCTGAAGATAAAAAGAAAGTTGAAACTAGAGAAAAAGAAGTTACAGATGATCAAAAAGATGAAAAGAAACAGGAAAGAAAAATAGATAAAGATAACAGTGATAAAATGCATCAAGCAGAAGTTAAAGCTGCTGGTGTTATTACTAGTGCAGGTATAGCTGGAGGAAATAGTACTTCTGATAGTGTTAGTCGTCCTAGTAGAACTAATCCATTCCCTTCTTTAAGTAATAAAGGAGTTGCTTTAGGTGCAGCAGCTGGAGCTAGTAATTTTAAATGGTCTGGTGGTGTATTACCTCCTCCAAATAGTTTAATTGCTATTGCTACTAATATGGTAGATAGACATGAAGGATTTAGATCAAAACCTTATAGAGATTCATTAGGATATCTAACTGTAGGTCATGGTTTCTTAATAGAAAAAGATAAAAGTCCATTCTCAGCTGAGCAAGTAGAAAGATGGACTAAATATGGTATTTCTAAAGAAGAATCTATGGCTGTATTACAGAATCATGTAATGGAAATAGATCAACATTTCTCAAAGAATTATCCTTGGTATAATAAACTTGATGATGGTAGAAAAGCTGCTATAATTGATTTAGGTTATAATATGGGTAAAGGTTGGTTAGAAAAATTTGATAGAACTAAAAACTTCTTAGCTTCTGGTAATTTTGAAGAAGCTGGTAAATCTATTTTAATTAATTCTAAAGGTAATCAAACTCTTTATTCTAAGCAGGTTGGATATAGAGCTAATGAAATGGCAAGTCTATTAGCTACAGGTCAAGTTAATTCAAGATACATACCTAAAAATGCTGTAATTACTACTAAAGCATTAGCAGAAGATCAACTTAAAGAATCTACACAAAATTATATTGATACTAAAAATGCTGAATCAGAAGCAGCTAATAGAGAATTAGCTAATAAAATAGTTAATGATAAAGCAATGAATAGTAACTTTAATAATATGAGTAATAATCTTAGTGGAGGATTTGGTAATGTAGTTACACCTAATATTAAACTTGAAACTAAGAGTATGGAAGCTTTACTTGCTCAAATATTAAGTACTCTTCAAAATCAAAATAAAGGTAATGAAAGCGACCTAGAATTTTTAAGACTTCAAGGTATAGCAAATCCTGGTAATCAAAATATTTAATAAAATATATATGGGAGAGTTATTTCTCCCATATATTTTGGAGGTGATAATAAATGGATTTTTTTAGTGAAGTATCTAAAAATAGTGGAATGGGAAGATCTTTTTTTGAAGATACTCCTGATTATATAACTGGTTCAACGGATATAAATGTAACTGGAGCTTCAGATATAGGAAAAAAAGGTGTCGAAACTGTACAGAAAATGAGTGGTATGGTAGATGATTATCTTAATAGTGCAGATTCTGGAGATGTTAAAGATGCTCATGAACCAACTGTATCTATGGATCAAACTTATAATATTAGTTCAGGAAACGGTATTACATTTGGATCTTTAAATGTTATGTGTTGTATGCCACCTACATTTAATAACTTTGTAGATCCATCTCCAGCTTGGTTAATGGATACTAGTAAAAGTATAGAAGATAGAATGAGAGAATTTGATACTGTAAGAAGATTTGAATATGTGGGAGTTGCTTATACAGAAAATTATTTAGAAACTGGGCAATTTTTAATAGTAGCTCCTGGGGAGATAAGATTAGGAGATAGTCAAATAGCTGATATATCTGTGGCTAATAATGAAACTTTAAATACAGAAGAAAAAGGTAAGTTATCAGCTGTATTAAATAATCAGATTACATTTCAAGCTAATCATACTGAATGGTATACAAGAGTTATGCAATATTTAAGAGTTATGATAGCTTTTCTTAATTTGCCAGATTATGTGAATATGAGTAATTCATTTAGAGGATTTTCTAGCGGAGTTAATATAGATAAGATTTTTCCTGGTCAAATGAATATTAGCACTTTATTTGATTTTAAATATACAGTTATGAATGCTGATGGTACAACTCAAACAGGAGATGAAGCTAGTAATAATACGATAGAAAATACTGATGGAGATTCTTTAGCAGCTAAAGAAAAAACTACTCAAGAAGAATCTATAGAAAGTAATACTAGTAGTGATGTATTTAAAAATATAGATAAAGAAAATAAAAGCATTAATGTCGGAGCTACAAATGTAATGAATAATCAGGTTGTAAATGATAAAGTTCCAAATCAAACTGCTATTAGTAAAGCAGAAACTGTTCAAGTAAGTAGTTATTTAAGTGGTGGTAGTTCAGCTGTAAATAATACTATTGGTTATGGAGGTCAAAGTAATAATACTACAACAGGTGGAAGTGCTACTCAAGAACCTATAATACCTCCTAGTACTCTTCCTTCAGAGAAAGAAAATGATGTAAATACAAACCCATCTGAAGTAATAGTTGAAGTTGCACCGGAATTAGTTGCTAACTTACCTACATTAGGAATTATAGGGTTTAAATCATATACAAAAGGTAAAGGTTTATTTGAAAAGATAGATAATTATGTAAATAAAACTAATACATTAGAAGTTGATAAAGGTGATGTAAGTTTAGCTTTATTTATTTCTGGTTTAAGAGAATTTGGTATATTTAAAACTATAAATTTTTATGTTGATGGAAATATAGAACCAAATGAAAGTTTAATGAACGCGATTGAAGATTCTCAAGTATTTAGTAATCTTGCTGGTAAATTAAGAGGAGAAGGTACTGATATGCTTAGAGAATTATTTGCTAATAATGCTACAGATAATACTGGAAATTTAGATTCTAAAAGTGCATTAAATATATTATGGAATCCAGTAATTCCTAAGTTATGGAAAGACTTCAAGATGGATCTTTCGTATTCTGTACCTTTATTATCTCAATATAGTGGAAGTGATCCTGTAGGAAATCTATTTCATAATTTAAAGACTTTAGCTTATCTTGGGCCATTTATAAGACCAAGAACAGCATCAGTTAAATTTCTAACTAATGAAAATGCTTATTTTAAAGCACCAATGTTTTTAAGAGCTTTTTCAAGAGGAATTATGAATGTACCTGAAGGAATAGTATCTAGTATGACTATAGAGAGAGATCCACAGTTTTTTACAGCTCAAGGAGTTCCTACTCAACTAAAAATAACTTTAGTAATTACAGCTTTAAGAGCTCAAGAATTACAACCATCTATGGATATAGCTTCATTAACATTTAGAGCTAATCAAAGAACTTATTTAAGTGGAACTTTTGAAAATTATTTAGCTACATTATGTGGCGTAAATACTATGAACTATAGTAGATGGGATCATTTAATGGAAGCTTTAGCTGGTATAAAGCAAGGTACATATATTGCCTCAAATTTAGTTACTACATCTATATTTAATTATTTTGGAGATAAATGGGCAACTTTTAAACTTAAACAGTAAAATACAAAAACATAATTCTAGAATTTAGTAAAGGAGGATTTAAAATTGGAGTATACTCAATCAATTTTGCAAAATGGAACTTATTTAATAAAAGATAGAAAATATGATTCTATGCTTTCTATTATAATTCCTGGAGAACCATTAGTAGATACTAGACCTAGAGTTATGGGTTCTTTTGCATTCACAGAAAATAAAAATTTAATAGTATCTATATTTAAAGAATATTATAAATTTGATGAAGTTTTGAAAAATTTAACTATTCAAGGAGAATATGCTTTATATATAGATGGTTATTTTAGTATTACGAAAAAAGATCTTAAATTATTACAAAGATATTTTGATAAAGATTATAAATTATTTATTAAAGAAAAATTACCTCATATAGGTATTAAAGATACAGATAATCATGCTAAATTACATAATGATTTATTAATGGATAAAGCTTTTTTTATTACATTAGATGATGCATATAATTTTCATTGTGCTTCAACTAAATGGTATACTCCTGATAAGCCTAGAACTGAAATGGTTTTATATTTTAATAGTAAAAGAAAATTAGATTTCATTCACTATAAATTTGAACATTCTAAAGCTTATTTTAATTATCTAATTTCAGATAAATTTAGAAATATAATGGGATATGATGATAATACATTTAGAAAACATTATTTTAAAGCTATAAGAGAAAAATTTGAAACATTAAAAACTTCATCAGATAAAGAGAAGTTATTAAAGTATGTATTAATAGAAGCTACTACATATTCAGCAGAGAAATTAGATATGCTAGTAAATGCTCCTAGAGTTGATAAAGTTACTATTACTAAAGCTAATAATATAATACTTTTAAGAGATAAATTAATAAAATTATTAGGAATATCTAAGGAGGGTAAGAAATAGAAAATGAATAATATTTATAAAGGAATTATTACTGTAATAATTAGTAAATTAAGATTTAATGGTATTGATACAAATAATGAGGTAGCAGTAAGGTCTGCTATCAATAATATTATTAATAGTCCTGACAATTTGAATGACTTATTTATAAAACTTTCTCCTACATTTAGGAGTATAGAAGAGTTAAGAAATTTTTTAATTTCTAATGATACTATCAGAGGAATATTAGAATTATCTAAAAATATTTAAAATTTTAAGGAGGATATATCGATGAATGAAAATGCTAAAGAGTTAATTTATAAAGCTCTTATGGGTAAAATAATTAATAGAGTTTGTAAAAAAGATAATAAATATGTAGGACCTATTTTTGGAGAATGTTTTGTATCTTATGATAGAATGAAACAGATCGTATTTGGTTCTGAGAGTGAAGTTCCAGGATTTGATAGCAATAACTCAAATACAGTATCTATTTTAAGTGGTATTAATGCTATTGTAGAATCTATTTATGATGAAATAACTAATACTGGAACTTTAGAAGTTAGAGATAAAGTAGTTCCAGTAGATGAAATTAATCTTATATCAGTAGCTGGAGAAGCTGCAGATGAAGTTATTAATCCAGTAGTTGAGATGATGGAAAATGTAAAAGGTAATCTTCAATTAACTGAAGCTGCTATTGATACTATTCTTGAAAATGAGAAGAATAGATTAGAAGATGAGAAGAAAGCTAAAGAGGATAGTTTAAGTATTATTGATGATGAAGAAGGAGATACAGGATCTAAAGATGAACCTGAGGAACCTGAAACTGATGATGAGCCAGAAGATAAAGAACCCAATCCTGATAATGATAATAAGGATACAGATCCAGATGGTAATAAAGATCCAGAAGATGATAAAGAGGATAATAAATCTAATGAAGAAAAAGTAGAGGATGCTGCTGAAGAAGATGATTCAGAACCTGAAGTTGATAGAAACGATGATAAAGGAAATCCTTTTACAGAAAAAGAAAACGAAGCTTCTGGAGAATCAGCTTGGTATCAATTAGCATATAAAAATAAATTAACTTTCATTAGTAAAGAAACTGCGGATATAACAGTTATAGATAAACCTGTTGATTTATTATTTGAAGCTGTAAAAGATCAAGCTATAAAAAGTGGTATTGTAGATGAAATTAAAAATGCTTCTAATACAAATGAAGAATTTAAAGAAAGAATGAAACATATAAATAGAGATATGATAGAAGCAATAATTTGCTGCACTAACTTCTGTAATTATCTTGATGTAAGTTGTATAAAAGCACCACATCAAGTATTTCAACCAGTTATAGAAGAATAATTTTTTTATATTAAAAAGGTGCCTCTATGGCACCTTATTTTTTTCGTTTATATTTAAATACATATATATTATTTATTTGACATAATGTCGAAATAATTTTATAAGGAGATGATTTTTAATGATACAAGTTTCTATAGCTTTATCAGCATATGTAAAAATTAATAAAGGAGCAGGTTTAATTTTACCAGAAGAGCAGTTATCTCATCAGAAGATATATGACATTGCTTTGATTAAAGGATTTTTAGGTATTTATTCAAAATTAGTTAATTCTTTAGAAAATAAAGAATTACAATTTGATAAGAAATACAAAGAATTAATTTCAAGAAAAAACCTGTATATACCAAATGGTACTGGAAGTACTGATAATATAGGAGCAGTTTTATATAAATATACTTATATATTAAGTATAGAATTAGATTCTAAAAATATAAATAATAGAGGAGAAGTAATTAATATTTATAATGAATTAGTTAAGTATACTACAAGTAATTTTAATATTGATAATTTTAGTATTACATATATGAATCAAGGAAAATTAGTAGATTCTTGTGGTACTTTAATAGTAGCTCCACATGTGAAAAAACTTAAGATTCCCGAAAGAAATACTAATATATTAATTGGATTAGATAATGTATTAAATCAAGTAGTATTTCAATGTAATACTTTAAATTTTAATTTTAAAGATATTTTACATTTAAATGATGAAAATATATTATTTGATCATATCAATAAATTGATAAATGAGAAAATATTAGTTTTAAATATTCAGAAAGATTTTGATCAAATAAGTTTTCTAGAAAGTGGATTTAGCGATTTATTATCTTTATTTATGTATATTAATGGTTTAATTATAAATCCTTATCTCGCTAGTGATTTAGTTGATCAGAAATGTAGTGAGTTTTTATCTATATTTGAAAGTAATCCAATAGATATTTTCGCTAAAAATGAATTATTCAATATATTTTTATCAAGTGACATTTTTCTAAAATCAACTCCACAAAGATATATGGAAAGAGAAATCTCAAGTTATAATCTTTTAACTCCAGAAGAGCAAATGAGGTTTAAAATGAGACCAATTATAGTAAATATATCTACCATCTAATAATATTATTAGGAGGATTTAATACATGGTGACCAATCAAGAAGTAAAAGATTTTGCAATTCATTTTCAAGATAAAGAAAGTTTTAGAAAACTTTGGGTAAATGGTTTTGAGAATTTACTAGGTAAAACTGTAGAAGGTGATACTGAAAAATATACTAAGCAACTTAATACTATATTTGAAAAACATTATAAAAAACGTAAGATACTTCTTCGGAATACTTATTTAGCTAAAGATTATATTTTAGAGGCATTTATGTTTATTCGTAAATGCCTTTCAGATTGGATATTATTTGAGAATGGTGGAATATTTTTAAAACATGAGAAAGGTGTAGATATCACAATTGAACTTCTTGATGCTTTTATTGATACTCGTACATTCTTTAAGAAAGCTAAATTAAGAGCTGCTGCAGAAGGAGATAGTATTAAAGAAGCTATATATGCAATTACAGAGCAAATAGCTAAAATTATAATTAATGGTTTTTATGGATTATCAGCATACAAATCATCACCTCAATTTAATTTATTAGTTGGAGATAGTTGTACAGCTTCAAGTAGAAGTACAATTAGTATCGCAGCTTTAACTATAGAATTATTTGGTGGTCATTTTAGACATTATGATTTCGTTGCACATATTAAATCATTAGAAATGGTTCAAAAAGAGATTCAAAAGAAACCTAAGTTAAATGTAACTTTGCGTAATGTAACTGTAGAAGAAGCTTTAAAATCTATGCTTGGTCCATATTATGGATCTTATTATATGGAAAATGCTTTAAGAGAAACTTTAAGTCATCAAACACAAGAAGTTTTAAATAGAGTATTTTATAAACATAACTTCCCAGAGTTCTTAGATATACCAGAAGTAGATGCTTTACATAAGAAATTGATGAGTATATGGGGAACTAAGGATAGTAATGGTAAAGATATTCAATTTTTAAATAGTAGAGCTCCTATGCCTGAATATGCAGATGACATAAAATTATTAAGAGAATATATTAATGATGTAATATATGGAACTTATTGGTATGAGGGAGATAACTATGAAGGAATACATTATCAAACTCCAATAGAAATAGTTGAAAATATGAAAAGATATAAGGTAGCTGCTATTGATACAGATTCTGTATTAACTACTACTTTAGATGAGATTAATCTATTAAAATCTAAATATGGTATTTTAGCTAATAATGATGATGTATTAAAATATAGTATTCCTATATTAGCTGATACATATCATGTAACTTTAATAAGTACTGCTCTATGGGAATATATTACTTATAGAGGTATTGATGCTTCTTATAGAAAATATATTATAATGGAAGATGAAAGTCTATTCTCTCAAATTCATTTAACTAATGTAAAGAAAAACTATATTGGTTCTATATTTATGAGTGAAGGTATGAAAATAGATGATAAGAAATTAGCTACAAAAGGATTAGCTTTAAAGAAATCTAATTTTAATGCTAATATGAGTAAAGACGTTAAAAATCTTTTACAAAATCAAATAATGGTTAATTTAGATAAAATGGATCTTAATGGAATTGTAGAGGATATTAAAGCAATTACAAGTTTTTATAGAGATCAATATAGAGATGAGAAATCTATATTGAAGAATATGAATATTAGTAAATTAAATGATGAATTACAGAAAACTAATTATGGAGATTATAGAAGAAAAGCTGTAGAATTTCATAATAGGTTATTTCCAGAAAATAAAATTGATATTCCAGGTACATTTGGTATAATAAGTTTACAGTTTACTCCTGAATTAATTGATTATTATAAAGATAAATATCCAGATAAAATGCAAACTTTATATAATTATGCTGAAGAGATGTACTATCATGATCAAATGAATAAAATGTTTACTAGATGTGATGGGATTTATAAATTTAGTTTAATGGAAGATGATATTAATGAATCATTAGATAAGCTTTTACCTAATATTAAATTTGAGCAATATGATGAATTATTTAAATTTACTAAAAAATGTATAAGTGATTTTGATGATAAATTAAATGATTTCAAAATAGAATATTATCATAAATTCTATGAAAGATTATCATCTTCATTTTATGGTCAAGAAATATTAAAAACTGTTAATATTGATAAAATTAATATTAATAAAATAATAATAGAAAAAATAAATAGAACAGCTGTACCAATTGATAGTGTAGAGCTCTATGACTTCTTTAAAGAGCATTCATACGAATTAATAGATAACAGTCCAGCTAATGTTGTAGAAGCTCTAGGAGCCCCTGTAATAGCTTCTAGTAGTATTATAACACCAAGAAATAAAAATGGTAAATATGTTATAAGTAATGTAATAGATAGTTATTAAAATATGACTCTCCCTAGGGAGAGTCTATTAACATTAATTACGGTATATATTATATAATTAGTATATAATAAAATTTTATTTACAATATAAGGAGGAGATTTTTATGAAAAAAATGAAGGATGAATTATTATTAAATGGAGTGGATGAAAAAATAGTTATGTTTACTTTATTGGCATCAGTTAATGCTGATAAAGATTTAAGTTTTGAAAGTAATATTAACTTAAATAATAAGGAGAAAATAACTTTTATATCTCCAGCTAAAGTTAATCAATATACTAGTTTATTTACAGGTAATAGATATAGTATTTTAAAACTTAAAGATGAATTTTATACAATAATTAGTGGAGAAGAAGAAATGAAACCTGTTGTAATTGATATTCTTAATGAAGATGAAACTGAAGACTTTATTAAAAATAACTGTTTTAAATATTCAGATCCAAAAATATTTAAAGATTATAAAAGTATTACAGAAGCTATTGAAAATGATAAAGATTTATTATCTTTAGATTATGAAGATAGGATAGAGATATTTATATATTTTGGTACAGATACACAACTTCATGTAATATCAATAAGTAAAGATCATTTATTAAAAATATTTTCTACTGATAAAAATGAAGTAGAGAAAAGAATGAAAGAAGCTAATTTAGAATTTAGATTCTTATCTAAAGATATTTTAGTTAGTGAAAAAGATCAAAAAGAAATTGATAATTCAGAATCTTATAAACCAATTGAGTTAGACAATGAAACATCTCGTAATTCAATAGGAGAAGCAAATGGTGTATCAGCTGGAATACCGTTAGAAACTTTAAGAAGAAGTCAAGAAATAGCAAAAGAAGTAGTAAATGATTGGAAGAGTGGAACTTTATTAGATGGAAATAAAATGGAAACTGTGACTATAGAGGAACCAAAAATAGTTTCATCTACAAATTTCTTAAACCCATATACTAGTGCTGTAATGAGTACAGATACAGTAACTACTCCTTTAAATGATGGTATATCATTTGAGGCTACTACTAATAAAATAATAGATGAATTAGATGCTGCAGCTGAAAATAATAAGACAGCAGAAGAAATTAATATGCTTCAAAAATATTATAAAGCATTACCAGTAGGTTTTTATAATATTATAAATAATACTACAGATGTTGTATTTATTTCTGATGCATTTTCTAATATTAAAGATTTAAATCCATCTGAAGAAGATAAAGTTAATATATTAAATTTTGCTATCTTTAAATTCAAGGATGAAAAATTTATACAAGATGAATATGAAAAAGTTTTCTATAATAATACTGAAAATACTTTGAAAGCTGAAATGAATAAAGTTATAAATAAAGAAGAATCTAAAAATGATATTTTAAGTATGATGGGATTAAATAATAAAGAAGTAAAAATAGTTCCACCATCTTCAACTACACCAACTGATTCTAGTTCTTTAGAGAATCAAGTTAAAGAAATAAAAAATAGTAAGGAGAATACAGAAGTAAAACCTAAAAAATATGGTCTACTTAATGTAACTACTGAAAGTCAATATGGAATAGATCAAATAATAGCAAAGAAAAACTTATTTCATGATCCAGTAAATGATCCTGAAGAAATAGCATTTACTAATTTATTACAAAATCAAAATGACCAAATTAATGCTAGAGTTAATACAATAAGAAAATATTTAATGGAAAATGGAATAGAATTAACTTTGACTCCAGAATTAAATTTAATTTCTAATCAACCTGGTATCTTTGGTACTCCAGTTGAAAAATTAAAAGAATCTTATAAACTTGCTAGTGATAAATTCTTACAAGATATTAAATCAGAAAATATAGCATATGAAGTAGCTGAAAAATTAACTTATGCTGAAAGAATGATAAAACTTATTGATTTAGAAAAAGCTAATTCTATGAGTGTTAATGCAACTAGTCCATTAACTAATATAGCTGGATTAAATTTTAATAAAAACTAATAAAATCCAAACATTATTTTACTCAAATCAAAATAATAATAGGGAGGATTTATAAATGATTTATAAATGTGGTAATGAAGCTGATTTTAAGGAATTGATAAAATTAGTAAGAAATAAACCTCTTGATAGAGAAATAGTACAATGTAAGTTTGGAAAATTAACTTTAAATGTAACTAGAGCAAGAGCTCTTTTACATTTTAGAATTTATGATGTATTAACTTTACATAATCTTCCAATTGATAAACCTTTCGTATGCTATGAAGGATATGATAAAAAGCATAAATTTGATTGGATTAAACGATGTGTAGAGTATATGAAAAATAATTCTAAATTTGATTATTTTAATAAAAACCCTATTATATTATCACAAATAACTTCTAGACTTATGGAATGTTATAATTTTTTAGGTTTAGTTGTAGATATGGTTTTAGGTATAGATCATTCTATATTTAGTTATGTAGAAGAATATAAAAATAATCCTAAATTTAGATATATTATGGATAATCAACTTATTGAAGCAGATATGCCTGTAGAAGAAGTTGAGAAAAGATGTAAAGAATTAATAGAATTATTTAATAGTGGAGAAATACCTCTTCATCCATTAGATACTTTAATAAGATCTGGATGTAATATTAATAATGATCAATTAAGATCATTAATAGTGAGAGGATTAGTTCCAGAACCAACAGAAGATAGAAGATTATATAGAATTCCAATTACTGAAGGTTCTTTAAATGGAATTAAAAAGAAAGAGCATAAATTCGTTGAAGCTAGTATTGCTAGAAAAGCTACACTTCTTAGTAAATCAAGTATTAAGAAAGCTGGAACTTTAAGTAAAGCTATAACGAATGCTGTACAAAATGTTAAAATTAATGATACTATTACAAGATCAGTAATACATGATTGTAATACAACTCATTTAGCAAAAATATTTATTAGTAATCAAAATAAATTAAAGCAATTAATAGGTAAATATATGATGACTGATTTCGGTTTAAAAGCTATTACTGGTAATGAGGAAGATCTAATAGGTAAAACTATTAGTATTAGAAGTATTACTAAATGTGCTGGAGATACTATTTGTGAAACTTGCTTTGGTAAATATGCATATGCTAATCAAGATCATGATGGATTTAAATATAATTTTGGAGCTTTAGTCGGTACTATTATGGTAGCTGATGGAACTCAAATTATATTATCTGCAAAACATTATACATCTGGAATAGCGTTACCAGTAATATTATTAATCGATGGTCAAAGAATAAATATTATAGATTGTAAATGGATTCAAAGAAAATATGATCACATAATATTTACAAATGTAAAAGGAGTTTATGCAAAATACAAAGATATTAATATTAGTAATAATAAAGATTATTATTTTATTAATAAATTACAAATATTAGATAATGAGGATAAACTCCATGATGTAATATTTCCTAATATTTCACAAATAGAAATTCCTATTCATGAAAATAATGAAAATATTCTTATGGATGTAGATAAAGAAGATCTATATAAATTAGAAAGTGAAGATATTAGATATTTAATTCCTAATAAATCAGTTACTAATAAATATGATACTCTTAACGATATTAAGGGTGCTAAATATATAGATTTAATACCTAAAACAGAAGTTACAGCAGATATGCAAGTGGATTGGGTATTAAATTATTTAGGCGATAGATTAAGTGAATATCATATAATTGATATTGAAAGTGTAATAAGAGGTTTAACTAGAGATAAAAATAATGAAAGATTACAACCAAACTGGAATTTACCAAATCCAGAATTAATATTTATTACAGCAGATAGTGCTAAATTAATTAGTAAATCACCATCTGTAAGTAGAATATTACATAATGGTTATATTCCAAGAACCTTATTAAGTATATCTAGTGAAACTGTACAAGCATGTGAATATGATATCATCTATAATTGTATAAAGCCTAGAAAACTTGTATTAGAACCTTTTTCAGCATCTATTATAGATGTAATAAATAAAAATATTGAAGCAAATAAAAATTTAAATAAATAATAATATAATGACTCTCCCTAGGGAGAGTCATATTTTAAAAAGGAGATGAATTGAATATGAATAAGAAAAGAGAAGGAAAATGGAATAAAATAGAAAAAACTTTATGTTTGGATATAACTAATCCTTTTGCTTTAGCTGATATGATTAGATTAAAAGGTCAAACTTTCAATAGTTTTGAATTGAATTTTAATGAGGATAAAACTTATTTTGATAGTAAATTTCAGGATGTTAAAGGAATTAGATTAACTACTTATAGAAAAGATACTTTTGATAGTGTAAGAAGATATCTAAATTTAAAAAGTACAACAGATCCAACTTCACCAAAAATTCCTTTTAGTTTAAAAATAGAAGAGATAAAAAAGGAATTCAATGTAGATACTACAAAGAATTATTTTACTATAGTTATTAAAATTATAGGTAAAAGAGATTATAATAGAAAAATAGAAATGAATACTTGTAGTAGAACTTTTATATTATTTGGTATAAAAGATATTCAATTAGTAAGAAAAGAATTCGATTTTGATTCAGTATTATAAAGGGGGTTTAATAAAATTATGATGAAATATAGATTTATTATACCAGAAAGAAATACGTATAATACTAAAGACGAAAATAATATAATGAATGATATAGTATCATTTGATTTATTTATTAATGAGAAGAGTAAGAAAATAGAAGATATTGTAATTGGAAAAATGATAAGTTCTAGTAAGAACTATATTTCTTCTAATAATAGAGTTATTAATAGTACTGTAGCTATAGAAGACTATCACCAAAGTACTAATCAATTTGATTATACTTATACTAGTACTATAAATTCTACAATAAATCAAGTTAAATATTCTATAAATGATTTAAAGGATCCTGATTCACATAGTATAATAAAAGAAGAAGTTTTAAACTATTTATTAAATTTAATTAAAAACGATGATAATTTTGATTTTACTATTGAGTTAAGTGGTATAACTTTTGATTTAAGTGATATTAATATAGAATATTTTATTTTAGATAAAGAAGAATTTAATAAATATTTTAATATTAATAATGATATTACTAACTATAATATTAATGAATTAGAGGTATTATTTAAAAATGAAGTTACTACTGTAATGAATACATATAGAAATTTATTAATTCAATTAAAAGATAATGCTAAGAATTATAATACTATTTCTAATCAAGAAAATAAATCTAAATTTGCTAAAAGTTTAGTAGATATATTTAATTTTTGGAAATCTAAGATGGAATTATTAGTTGATTATAATGTAAGAGATATTTATCTATCAGATAATATTGATAAAGTAGCTTATTATTCAATTGATAATGAACTAAATAAACTTATCTCTTTATCTAAAAAATACTCTATAATCTCTAATTATTTAAAATATAATTTTGGTAAAAATTTTACTAAAAAAATTTTAGATAGTGCAATGTATTTTTATTTTAAAAATAAAACTAATATTAGAGTTTATAATATAAGAAGAACTTTAAATTCTTATATAGTTTTTATGGAAAATAAAATAAATCCAATGATATCTATCTATATAGAATTAAAAAATGTTTTAGATCCTAATTTTAAAATAATGGACGGATTCATATTTGATGATTTTGATGAATATATGGCTAAAGTTTTTCTGTCTAATTCACCTATAAGTAATAATAGTTATATTCTTAATAATAATAATATTCCTTATAATAATATTTTTAATTCAGACTATTCTTTAAGTTTGAATTTTATTCCTTCAGTAATTCTAAAAGAAAAATTACTCACAAAAGATTCCACTATTAGAAATTCTAATTTTGGAAATAGTACTTCTGATAATTCTTATAATACAAATATGTTTAATAGAAGTTCAACTCTTAACTATAGAGATATTAATATTTACAAAAAAACTAAAGTTAGAATTGAATATTTTGATATTAAAACTATAATGAATAGTGAAAACTTTGATCAAAAGTATAAATCATTATGTAAAAATATTATATCTAATTTAATTAAAAGTACTAAAGATTATTTAGATAATATGGAAACATTTGAAGATCTAGAGTTAACTAGAATATTTAGATTATCTATAGATTATAAAAGAATATTAAATAAATTATATTTAAATAAGCATTTTAATCATAATGGTAATACTAATATTTATATAAATAATGCAAATAAAATGAATATTATTAAATTTGATAGAGTATCTAAATTAGAAAAATTAGGTTATTATAATTTAGTAGAAATGAATACTAAAGTTTATAGAGATTATTTTCTAGATTTTATTCATAATTATCTTAAAAAACATAAGAAAACTCATGTTACATCTAATATTTTAAATAGATTAGACGATATGTTTAAATTGATAGATAATATATTTGAATATAAATCTTATTCTAATGCAGAAAATGAGGATAATCATTTTATAGAAAGTTTTATTAATTTAGTCAATATATTTTCTATTTTTAAGAAAAAGATGTTAGATAATCCTGATGCTAATGTTTATAATAAAAGAAAAAAGTTTCCTAAAAATTTTGATTTTAAAGATAAGTCATTATATAATAATATTCTTTTATATAAAATACTTAATTCATTTAATCCATCAAAATTTAAATCTAAATTAGAAGAATTAAATAAAACTTTAGGAATGAAACCATTAGATGAAAAATATAAATATATAGCAGATAAGGTTGAAAATTATAAATTAGGTTTTTATAATAAAGATTTATTCAGAATATCGAATTTAATAAATCTTAGTATATTTCCTATTTTAAGTAGTAATTTTCCTTTAACTTATAATCTTACTAATAAGAAAGATATGTATTTTTCTAATAGCAATAAAGAAGTTGTAGATGAAAAATTATTAGACTTACATTTATTAAGATACATTAAAAGTTCAAAAGTTAAATCATGGACTAATAATGAAACTAGAATTCTAGAAAATGTGCCTGAGGAGTTTTTTATTGGAAATAGAAAAAGATCGGAAGGTGATCCAGACGGGGATTATACTAATGTGAGTTATTTCAATGTCTAATTAGAACATCCAATAAACGGACCAGAAATAGTAGGAGATTTATTTTATTGATAATTTGTAATATAGATTACATATAACATTATTCTGGTTAATTAATAAAAATTTAAATAAGGAGGAATTAATTTACAATGGATAATAAATTTATTTATAAATCTGGTACAGCATGGTATATTCCTCATGAAGCTTTTATAAGTCCAGTATCTAAAATAATGCTTAAAACTAAACTTAGTACAGAAGATTTTAAAAAGAATTTAGTTTCAGTAGGCTATTTTGAAAATCAAGGATATGTAAAAGTACCAGCTATACCAAGATCCTTAATAGAAAATTTAATAAAGCCAGAATATAATATAAAAAATATTAATCCAATAACTCCAAAAATTAATGAGTTTAATTTAAAATGGTCTGAATTAAGTCATCAAGTTAAACTCATTAATGATATTACTTCTTCTTTTAAATCTGGAGAAGCAAGAGCATGCTTAAGTTTAGACCCTGGTTTAGGTAAAACTTTTATTGCTTTATCAATAGCAAAAAGATTAAAAGTTGTACAATTATTTGTGACTAAATCAGATACATTAAAAAATCAAACTTATGAAGCTTTTAAAGATGCTTCAGATTTATCTGGTATTCTAGTAGTTGATTCTTCAGCAGGGTTTCAAAAAATGGTTGAAACTCATTGTGATGAAATACGTTGTGTAATTATTACTCATAGTATGATTAGAAGTATATTTGAAATTTATGGAGAAGCTTATTTTTCTGAAGCTTTAAAAAGAATAGGAATTGGAATGATAGTTTTCGATGAATTTGATCTAGAAGTAGCTAATATTTATAAAATTAGTGTATTAGTTAATATTAAATATAATTTATATTTAACTGGTACTAAATTTAAAAGTTTAAAACCAGATGATGCAGTTTTTAAATTAGTATTTAGATCTGCTCCTGATTTCGGATCTGATATAAAACTTAAACCAAATAAAGATATAGATTTATTTCATATTAAATCATCACCAGCTCCACCAGAAACTAGTTCAATACATTTTCGAGGCATGTTTCAAATGAATACTTATAATAAAATTTTAAATCAAAAAGATTTCATTTATGATTCTCTTAAGAAATATTATTATGATTCAAATTATTTTAATGAATTAGTTAAAGAAGATGGTCAAATAGTATTTTTTGTAGGTAGAATTGAAACTTGCGAAATTGTAAAGAATAGATTAATTAAAGAATGGGGAATAAAAGAAGATGATATTGGTATTATTAATACTTCTATTAAAGGTTCCGAACGTAAAAGGAACTTTAATAAACCTTATATAGTTTCTATAATGGAAAGTATGGGAAGAGGTTTGGATATGAAGAATCTAAGATGTATAATTCTTATGGAATTTCATTTCTCATTATCATCTTTTATTCAAACTATAAATAGAGTTGGAAGAGTTGGTAAAGAAAATGGTAGAGTTATTTATATCGTTGATGAATCTTTCTCTAGAGTAGTTTATACATATAAAAAGAGAAGAGCAATTTTACCAGATAAATTTAATCAAATTAATACTATTAGAAATGAAGATCCAGATTCAAGTATTTATAAATTTGGATATAGATCTACTAATCCAGATCTAGCAAAAATAGAAGCTAAGATGAAGAAATCTAAAGCTAAAGCTGTTACTAGATTCTCAGTTGATGAATATTTGAAAGGTTTCATATTTGGTAATGAATTAATACCTGAAGTTAGTGAATATATGGATCAAGAACCATATTTTCCTATTCAAGTTTCAGGTGATGATTTTCAAATGTAATTAAATAAATGAGCTTCTTCGGAAGCTCTTTATTTTTTTTGTAAAGAAAGGAGTATTTTTTATGATAGAAGAAAAAAGATTTAGTTCTTTAAAAAAAGAGGATAAAGAATATAAAGATGATTTTATACCTGGCCTAGGTGGTAAAGTTTATATAATGGCAAATGATATTTTATTTTATAAAGATCTTTATTTAATAGGATGTATAAATTCAGTTAGTGAAAGATTTACACATGAAGAATTATTATGGATGGCTAATAAACTTAAAAGAGAAGGAACTTGGAGATTTAAAGTTTTAAATCATAAATTAATTCCTGCTGCAGATAGTGAAAAGTTTTTTAAAGATTATAAAGATGATCAAATAAAATTATTTTTATTTTGGAAAAATAGTTTATTCGATACTAGAGATATATATTTGAGATTTAAAGATAGAATACCAGTTAAAAATTATACAGATATAATTGGAGTTAATACTTTATTATCAACTTGTACAACATTTGCTTCTACGATAAGTGGTCAAAATCCAAATCTAATATGGGTTTTTGAAGACCAAATTGAATTAGTAATTCTTAAAAGTATATTTGAATCTAAGGAATTTATACCATTAAAAGCTTCTAGAATGTTATATATTAATAAAATGCATGATGAGATATTAAAAGATACAGCAAAATGTACTGCTATATTTAATGCATTCTATAATATGGAAAAAGTAGTATTACCTGATATTAAAGATAAATTTATAAATGTATTTTTTAATAATAGTGCTATGAATTATCATACTTTAAAGTTTGTGGATGATTATATAAATAAACAGATAGAAAATTTAGATCCTGTTGAAAAGGCAAAAGTTCAAGAAACAAATTTCGTAGATTCAATAATAGAAATATTATAATTTAAAGGGAGGAAATTTAATTTATGAAAACTTATAATTTAATGCTACATGGGAAGAAGGTAGAAAGACCAAATTTAAATTCAATATTTAGACCTAATTCTAATTTTATAGAAACTAATGATGATTTAAAAATAATTGCTTTAAAAGATATATTTGATACTCTAGTATCTGTATATTCACCATCTGGTTCTAACTTTGCTGTATTAAATTGGGCAACTAAAACAGCCCATCTAAGTAAAGATGGAAAGTCTATGATTGAAGAATTGGATCCAATAAATATATTAGGAAGAACTTTTATATCTACAATAGATGAAGCTGCTAAATTTGTAATAGATAAATCAGGAGATGGAACTACTTCTGTTGCATTAGCAACTTGTATATTATCAGAAAAAGTAATGCGATTTATTAAAGATCAAGAAGAAGCTGGAATTAAAATACCTAGACAGATAATAGTTACTATATTAAATCAATTATCTAAAGTATATGAAGAAATTATTAGTGAAAAATCATTAAAATTAAATCCTAAAGAGGATAATAAAAATAGTGAAATTTATAATACATTGATAAATTTAACTAGAACTAGTATGAATAATACTAGGGAATATGATGACTTATTTACTGATATTATAAATTATATAATAGATAATAAAATTGAAGCAAGAGATTTATCTTTTTCTTATCAAGAAGAGTATTGTGAAGGTGGATTATCTGTAGAATATTCTAAAGGTTATTTATTACAAGGTCCGAGATATGGTGGTAATAAACCTTTCTCTGATCCTAATTGTAGAGTTATATTTTGTGATGATGGAATGACAGAAGCATCTCATTATGATAATTGGTATAACTTCTGTTTTATATTAGCACAACTATTAGTTCAAAGTAATTCTACTGCATTAATGTTTTTAACTCAAGGTGTTAATGCTGTTGAAACTTATATAGGTAAATTACAATCTAACTGGGATAAATTAAGAGTTTCTAATCCTAATTTACCAGATTTCCCTATTAGATTTTCAAATGTAATTGTAAATATGAGTGATAAAAATTATCTTCCTAGTGATTTAGGAACTATACTTGATAGTGATCTTAATATATCGTTTAATCCTGATAATAGAGAATTATATTCTTTTAGTATACCATTAAATATGGATGATGATAATGTTAGAAATAGAATAGCATCAGAATTTGCTAGTATTTTACAATCTATACATGGAACTCAAATTACATATAATGGATATAATTATTGTATATATCCATCTAATCAAATAAAATTAAATGAGCTAAAATCTAGATTAGAAAAAGAAAAGAAAGAAATTAATAATAGTGAAGCTCCTCAATCTAAAGAAATAGATAAGAGAATAGAAAATTTAACTTCACAATGGGTAGATATTAAAATTCAATATCCTGCAGCTCATGAATGTACAAGAGTTAGAACTCAGATAGATGATGCTGTTCATGCATTAAAGAATGGATTAAATGGTGGCTTTATGAGTGGAGGTAATACTTGGATGGTTAAATATAATCATTTATTCAGTGATTATATGGAAGAGATAATAGTTAAAACTATTCCAGCTAAAAGATTTGAATATTTAGTAGTTTCATTAAATGATTTATTAGTTGATACTTATAAAGATTTAGTAGAAATTATAGTTGGTCAAGAAAATATTAATAGTGTAATCAATACATTAACTAAAAATCCAAATCCTTTATATGGATATAATTGTATTACAGAAGAATTTGGTAATGAAATAATAGAACCAGCTGATACTAGTAGAGCTGTATTAAAAGCTAGTATATTAGCTACTACTAGTATTATATCTATTAAAAGAATTAAATCAAGTGATATGACTGATATAACTCATATGGCTACTTTAGTAGATAATGGTTATAATTTAGAAAAACATTTTGAGAATATAAATAAGTAATAATTAATGGGGAGTTTTTAACTCCCCTTTTATATTTTATTTTTTTATAAAGGAGGTTTTAATGGAAAATCAAGATCAAGATTATGAATTAAGTTTAAATAAATCTATTATAAGATCAATGGAAACTAATATGTGTGAATTTGATGTAAGACCTTATATGGATAAAAATTTAGAAATATTAGATAAAGTACAGGAATTATCTTTTGAAGCTGCTGAGCATGATTGTGAGTTTACTACAGAATATTTAAGAAATACATTACCTCAAGATGACTTAGTATTAAATGCTACAATAGCAAAAGATACAATTAGATATATGATAGATAAAAAATGTAGATTATATAATTTAAATAATCCTAATGATAATTTATCAGATTATGAAATATTTGATTTGTATGATCATGTATGGGGTATGAATAATTTTTTTATTAAATTTATAAAGAAATCATTTGAAGATTTTTTAAGTTTTTTAGTAGAAACTAATATAGGTATAGATATTTTTACAGATCTTCAATATATAAATTATAAAACTAAAGAACCAATTAATACTTTAAGATATATAGAAATTTATGAAGAATTTAAAGCTTTAATATTTAAAGAAGTATTTACTAAAGGAACATTAGCAAGTAAAAAGGTAATAGGAGATGTAATAGATGAAGAAGATTTAAGTGACTATATTATTTATAGTTTAGCTGAAGGAAAATATAAGTATATTGAATTACCAATTATAGATCCCAAAAATCCAACTGATGACTCTAGAGAAGTTGATTTTGTAACTTATGAAGAAGCTAAAAAGTTTAATAAAGTTCCTAGTTATTCTAATAGTATAGTTTTAGGACCTTTAACTTTCTTTAAGAATTTCGCTTTAACTATAATTAAAATGTATAAATTAAATAAGCTTATACTGACTAATTCAGATATAATAATATCTGAAGGAGATAATTGGAAAGATAATTTAGATTATTTAGATTTATTTAAATTATATTTTACTAATATTACTCCTAATAATGTACCATATCTAATATTACAGTTAACTGAAGTAATAGATTTAAATCTTATATTTGAAGATTTACCTAATATAAGAAAAACTTTAGAAACTATAATAGAAGAATATGGAAATGGATCAGGATTATTAAGTGATAAAACTAAAATAGAAGATGAACCAAGTATTGAATCAGAGGAATAAAAAAAAATAATTTTAAAAGGAGAGAAATTAGTTATGGAAAATTTAAAAGAATTTAAAACAGCTGTAGAAGAGAAATCTATAAAAATGGGAGAAGAATTGCCTTTACTTAAAGATAATGTAAAAAATGATAGTATTGTGGAAATGCCTCCATTATTTATAGAGCATCAAGCTAATAGACCAGTTGTAAGAGAAGTTTTAAAAACTTTCTTTATTTTATCTCAAAAGAATTTAGTAGAGAGTTGGAAAAATGCTGTAGATGAGACTAAGAAAAGATGGGATGATTTAGCAGCTGTACCTGAAGATAATATAGAAGAATTCGAAAGAATTGCTACTATGTATCAATTTCAAGATATAGGAACTAGAAAAGAAGCAATAGAAGTAGCAAAAGAAAACTATGAAATAACTCAGAATAAATTTAAAGAGATAGAAGATAGATATAATAAACTGGTTGAATCTAAGGCTATTCCATTCCAAGAAAAGATATTAGATCTAATGGATATTGTAGTAGAAAATAGATCTTTCGAATTTAATATTTTAGATAAAATATATAAGAGTTCTTCTATAGAAATTCAAAGAATGATGAGAGAAAGAGATAAAGAAGGAACTAAAGTTCTTACTGATATTAATAACCATTTTCTTAAAACTAATCCTGATATAGAATTAGCTGAAAATATAGATTTACATATTGAAAATTTAAGAAATTTAGTTATAGCTTTAAAGAAAGAATTGGATGCATTAAAAGAAACAGGTAAACCAGAAAAAATGGATGTTGTAGATTGGAATATGTTATTAGCTAAAAAAGAGAAAGCTGTAAAAGATCATGAAAATACATTATTTAATTTAGATACAATTAAAGCAGCAGCTAAAAATGATCCAGAAAATAAAACTTTATTAGATTATGCTAATAATATAGATAAGCAAGAATTTAGTAATGTATTTACAGTATTACTACATCAAATGGTTCAAACTAGAATGGCTGCAACTCTAATGCATAATCCTAAATTTGATGCTCACTTAGCAAAATTTAATAAAAATATTGCAGAAGAAATAGGTAAGACTATTAAAACTGTATTAGGAGTTTTTATTACTACTAATTATGGAAAAATAGTTGGTAAAATATTACAAACTATGGTAGCTAAAGAGCAAAAGAATTTCTTAACATTTGCTGGGGCAGCTTTTTCTATTCCAGAAATTAAATTAGAATTATTGAGACATATTAATCCTTTAATTAAAGAGGAAGAAATCCTATATGCTTTAAGTAAGAAAGCAGAAAAAACACAACCTGATGTAGATAAGATAGTAGCAGCTTTAAAAACTAGTAAAGCAGAAAATATTTTAAAAACTAATGGAGTAATTCATACAGAAGAAAATAATAAATCTGAAGAGATTAATGTAGTAACTCCTTAATAAAAAAAAATAACAAAAATAATAGTTTAAAATAATTTTTAATAATACCGTTTTATGGTAGCCTTTTAGTGTTATAGTGTTATTAGGTATTATTTTATTATAAACTATTAACTTTATAAATAGGACCCTTAGTGGTCCTATTTATAATACCGTATTTTTTTAATGACAATTTTAATATATAAGATATATCTAAATGGAGGTGATAAGATGAAAGCTGATATCTTTTATACTAAAGAAAATGATAATGCTATCTATACTAAGAAAAATATTACTTGGAGATTACCAACTGCTGCTATAACTCCTATGGAAGATAAATATGGTGTAATAGCTCAAGGTTCTGTGATAAATGCAGAAGGAGAAAAAAGAGCTATGTTATTAGGTACATTAATTATCACTAGACCTAATGATATAGTAGATGATGGTGATTATGTAGAATTTATATATTTTAGAGATAGTAAATTTTGTGAAAGTAAATTTAGTATCAAATCCGTTCATAATATATACAAAATGATGGATTTGATTTTAAGTGGTAGAGTAAGTAATGAAATACCTTATGAAAATTATATGACATTAATAAAGAATAGTATGAATGCTAATGAAAAATTAAAAGTAGATTATGAACTTATAGCACTAGCTTTAAGTACTCTATTTAGAAATGCAAAGAATCCAACTATTCCAGCTAGAGAAAAACCTAATGAAGATTATATTGTAGTTCCAGCATCAGAATTACCTACTTTATTTGGTTTCTTTAATTCATTAGCGGCAGAAGATACAACTAGAAGTTTGATTATTGCTACAAGTATGAGTAAATCTGAGCAAGAATCAAAACCGAGTGTATTTGAAAAGCCAATGAGAATGTAGAATGTAGGAGGTGAATATATATATATATATATAATAAGATAATTCCAAATTTAAATAGTCATTTAGGTTCATTAAATGTAAATCACACAACTGTAGAATTTACATTAACTTTAATATTTCTTTTATTAGGTGGGTTAATACTTTCTTTTGCAAATCGTAAAAGATTAGATAAAATATGTCAAGCTACTTTTTGTACAAAAAATCCGATAACTGATAGAGAAGTTAAATTTATAAATATTATTGGAGCCATATGTTTAATAGTATCTTTAATAATGTATTTCTTTATTTATAGAGATCATGTAAGATTCACTCAATATCTATTAGATACGGGTAGTAGAGTAGATACAAATCCAACAGCTTCAGAATCTACAATTTTAAAAAATAGTAAAATAGATTTTAAAGAAGTTATAATAGATAAAGAAGATATAAAAAATATTAATGATATAAGACCAAACTAATAAATATTATCCCTCCCATATGGGAGGGATTTCATTATTAACGTCCTTTTAAATAAATTAGACAAATGTTTTGTATTTCTGGGTATTAAAAAATCTATATTAAAAGCCACTTAATATGGAGACTAATTACGAAATTTTAAAATTTATTTTTATAAAGGAGGTTAATAATGAGTTCAAAATATGCTAAAAATATGGCAGTAGGACCACAAATAACTGGTGCTGCTCCTAAAACAGTACTACAAGTTTTTCTTGATGATAAAGTAGCTACAACTACAGCATCTTCTACTTTATGGTATCAAACAGTAGTAGGATTTTTCCCTAAAGGACCTTCTGGTAAAGTTGTAACTTTATCTAATGGAAATGTAGAAACTAAATTAATCAAAAAGTTTGGAAAAGCTACTACTTTGAAAAATGGTGTTAGTACTACTTATGCAAGAAAATTTGCTCAAGATGGATGGTCATTACAAATAATTAATGTAAGACCAGCTGATGCTGAATGTGCTAATCTAGTATATGCTTTTCAATTAGAACCTGTAGAAAAAACTATCTATATAGATAAAGATACTGGAACTAATAAAATTACTATTAGACCTGAATTACAGACTGGTTTAACTCAAACTGAAGTTAAATATATGGGTTATAAGGTTGGATTTATACCTACAGCTTTAGCTAAAGTATTTGATTATTCTGAATTTAAAGAAAAACTTGAGGCTAGTGTAGATTGTGATACAGCTAAATATGCTCAAATTACAGATTTTTCAACTATAACAGACTTCAAAGTTAATATTCCTGTATTTGGTATATGCTATCAAGGTTCAGGTACAGCTGCTAATAACTATTTCTCTAATATAACTTTTGGAGAAATGGTAAATGATTCTTATCCACAGTATACAATGCAAATTAACGAAGGAGATAACCAAATACTTAATATCGATTTTACATTAGCTAATATCAATGTATCTGGATATCCTTCTAGAATAGATGCTGTAATAGATATGCATGGAAGAGATGCAGATTTAATATCTCACGTAGTATCAGATAAAGATATAAATAAATCAGTTGATGGAATGAAATTAGCTAGTAAAATATCATTAGCTAATATGGCTAAAGCTATTAAAGCGGTTGAATCAGGTTTTGATGAGAACGATCCTAGTGCTTCAAACTTTAATGATTACGTTTTAGGAAATAATGCTTTTATGAATACTATATTATATGATACATCAGCTGCTGAAGAAGTTACAGATGAAAATGCTTTCTCATTTGTGAATTTCTTACAGTTAATGGAAATCAATAATATAACTTATGATTATCAACCTGTAGAAAGTTCAAACTTTAGTGGTGGAACTTGGGGATCTTTAACTGGATATTTGAGATATGGATTTGATTGGGATCTTGAAGTTGAATTACAGGCTAGTTCTATAAGTGGAGAAATATATAATCCATTTAATACTTCTGCTAGAGTACTTGCTCAAGCAGGAATTAGAGCTGGAATTGGTAGTAGAAATTCTGGAGTTAAAGTTAAACCATTTGTAGAAATGTTTATATCAGCATTTACTGGTGGTCAAACTCCTGAAATATATGACCCAGCTAAAGTAAGAGATTCATTCTTATTTGCAGTAGAAATGCCTGATGAAGTTCAGAAGGCAGCTATTGATTTATCATATGTTATGGATAATACATATCATAATGATAAGAGACCAGATTTTACTGTAATAGCATGCCCTAATCATGATACTAAAAACTTACAGCAAGTTGATATGTGGTCTAAAAAATATATGAATGAAAATAGAAACCTATTTAAAATGATTGGTAGAATGTTATTTACTGATATAACTACAGATAAACCTAGATGGTTTGATGCTACTTATGATTTCAGTAAAACTCTTTTACCAGCTCTTACTAGTTTAGATAAGAATAGTTATGCTGGAAGAGCATCAGCTATTTATACAAACTTAACTTCTGAACCTGAATTAGTTCCAGCTTCACTAACTGAATGTGATAGTATGAGTGCTTCATGTGTTAACTATTTAACATATTTCGATAGTATCAAAACTTGGGTATTAGGTGATGATAATACTAATATTCCTGGATTTGAAACTTCTGTTAAAAGACTTAAATATGATGCTTACTTCAATAAAGCTATTAATATAGCTTATAATATATTGACAGAAAATGCTGTACATTTAGCAAATGCATCAAACTGGGGACTAATAGAAAAGGAAATTAAGAATAAATGGGCTGATATTAGTTCTGCATTCTTGGTACTCGATATTAAACTTCATTATGATGAAGCTAGACCATCAGATGTTAATGATGGAAAAGTAACTGCAGATATGTATGCAGCATTCGAAAAGATTGCTAGATACTTTAAATTAAATGCTAGAACTGTAAGTTCAGCAAGTTACACAACTGATGGAGAATAATTTTGGAAAAAGGAGGTAAAAAATAATGGCAGTATTTACTGAATTCGTAAAGGACGTCTTAGCTGACTCTCCTTTTATAAAAGAATATGAGAATAGTTCTAGAAAGCAATATCTTTATGAAGAAGTATTTGAATTAACTACAAGAAAGTTAGATCAAATGACATTAAGAGATGCTAATAGATATTATATAAAATTACTTGAAAGACCAGCAATATTTGAAGTGACAAGAGAGCAGATACAATTATTTGATGTATTCGCTAGACTAATAGCTTCTTATTCTACACAAGTTACTGGTTTCCAAGATGTACAAATGGAATCATTAGATCCTACAAATAGATCTGAATTCCAATCATTATCACAACCAGGTAGACAAACTGGAGCTACTAAAACTCTTACAATAGTATTCCCTGGAGAATTAACAGGAGGATTAATAGCTAAAACTGTTAGATATTGGATGAACCAAATGAAGGATAGAATATCTGGAGTTTCGCCTATGGGTGGATTACAAACACAATATACATTAGGGAAAATCTCTATGACTATTTTATTCTTAAAACCTGATCCATCAAATACAGTAGTAGAATTCTGTGCTATAGGTCAAAATATGTGGCCTAAGCTAGATCCATACTCTCAAAACGAAGGTAACTGGAATGATGTTTCAGTTAATGAAGTTTCTATTGATTTTAATGTGGCATTATTAGATGACCATAATATTAAAGTTAAGAGATATGGGGAAGCAGTTTTAAAAGATATTAAATCAGACTTAATTGCTGACTACTCGACATATGGATTAGCTGGAACTGGAAGTACACTAGAAATAGTTACTAAAAATCCAATTCAATAATAAAGGAAAAATTATACAAATCCCTCCCATATGGGAGGGATTTTCTTAATGTCTTTTTTTAATTAAAAAATATTAGAGAAATTAAAAGAATAATAAATTACTGCTTTTTCTTTCATAGATAAAATATATTTATATAGAGGTTCTTTAGAGCAATAATCACAATCCAATATTTTTTCTTGATAATAAATCGTAATATTATCTGCTTGCAAATGTTTAGTCATATCAGATTCGATTACAAATAATGGTCTAACTGCTACTGCATGTTCATATAGAAAATCTTCAGGTTTTAAAAATCTATCTACATTAGGCATAGATTCTCTAAAATGTGGCATATCTGTTTCAAATGCTAAAGCAAAATAAGATGCATTTAATATTAGATCAACATTTTCTATTACCATTTCTTCAAAACTATCAGTTTCTCTAAATATTATATTAGCTTTAACCTTATCTATTTTTGGAAATGAATTTGTAGAAGCATCGTATTTACTTAATACTTTGATAATTGCTCCTCTGGGACATCTAAAACTTCTACCATCTTTTAATGTAAGTTTAAATTCATTATCATTAAATAATTCTTCCTGATCTTGTATTCTTACAGTATTAATACCTTGAGATCTTCTATACATAGAATTTAATTTAGTATATAATGATTTTGGTACTACTAAATGTTTAGCATCATAATTATTTGGATCTGTCATACTAATAGTATCTGATTCGAAAAATTTAATATCTTTATAATTACTAATTATTGAAGTAATCGAAACTATTTTGTGTTTCTTATTAATAACTTTATTAATAAAACTACATACATCTCTTGTAAATCTTCTTGTAACATTTAGATCATAATGATGATTAAACTTTGATAAAAATTTCATATGATAATCATTATTTTCAGGAGAATTCAACATAGGATCTCCTATTATAATAACCTTCTCACAAGTTTCAAATATTTGAAGCATTTTCATAAATGCTACTTCTGGTATTCTATTAATAAAATAAATAATTGGTATTTTATCATCAAAAAAGTATCTATTCTCTACTTTATCTTCCACTATCTCATTTATATCTTTAAATTTATCTTTAAATAATTCTAAACCAGTTTCTTTAAATTTAATTCCAGTATGATACTGATCATCTATTAAAATTATTTTATTTACATCTAATTTAAGATCATTAGCTATTGAATTAATCAAATCAATTCTATTACATAATATATTAGCTGTAATCACTTCAGTATTAAGACCACTATATTGACGTTTAACTTTAGCAGTCTTTATTTTTACAGGTGGCATTATAATCACTCTCCATTGAATTTTCTTAGGCTTATTAAAAAACAACGGTCTGTTTGTATATCTAATAATAAAAAGGAGGATATATTATGGAAATTTCTGTAAATAATGTACCAAAAATATTAAAGCTAATTTTAGTTGATAATAATATTAGAATAACTTCTGCACAATTTAAAGTTTATATTCCTTCTATTATGCCTTTAGTAGAAAAAGGAGCCGCTAAAGATACAGTTACTACTAGTGATATTTCTAGATTAGGATGTAAAAGTAATATGGTTACAGGTAAATTAAATGAGTGTAATTATATAATAGCTAAATCAATACATCCATATAGATATTCTCATGGAACTGGAGAAACAGAAAAACTAACTATTAAAGTTCCAGATAGTAAAATAGAAAAAATATCAGGAACTAAGTTTAAGAATAGTTCAACATCAGGAGAAACTCAACCAGCTGGAGAAGGTCCACATACTCATGGTATAAAGAAACCTTTATTGGCAAATGATTATGAAGAATTTAGAAATGATACAAAAAATCAAACTATTCCATTAATGTTTAATTTTAATGCTATCTGGATTAATGAAGGTCATATATTGTATGGTTTTTATGTAGATGGATCTGATAATGAAGTTGTAGTTACAGCAATAGATGGAGTAGTTCCTTATCATGATTAGGAGGTAATTTAAGAATGGAAATAACTAATTTTAAAGATTTAATTAAATCTAAAGATTTAGCAGATATATCTTTAGAGCATTTTACTATTGGTGGTTTATCTAATAATACAAATGTAATAAGTATTTTTCAATCAGCATTATATGATACAGCATATTTTACTAAAATAAAATTTACTGAACTTGAAGCTAGAACTTATGCATTTAAAATTAAACCATTAGCTTATGACATATGGGGAAATACAGATTCTTTTTTTATTATAATGTTTTTAAATAATTTAAGAGTAGCTGGAGATTTAACAGTTGAAAAATTAAAGGATGGGATCTATATTTTAAATAATACAGGTATGAGTAGATTAAAATCCTTATTGGAATTCATAAAAAGTCAGAAGTTTGAGAAAGGCGATTATGTGATTCCTGAATTGGAGGGATGATAATTTATGCTTGTAAAAAGAGAATTGGAACTACTTAATAATCCATATTTTATGAAAAGGTTAGTTCAATTTGGAGATGAATACTTTATTGCTAAAGTATTATTATTTTCATATTATAGTTTTGGTGAATTAGCTTCTGAATATGATATAACCTATAGTAAGAAATTGGATAAGGTATTTGATCTGATGGAAGAATTTCTTTTAACTAGATTTAGAGGTATGAGACCAGATACTCAAGCATTAAGTTATTTTATAAGTAAAATACAGATGGATATTACTGATTATAAATCAAAAGTAATTAAAAACTTATCTATAATAGATAAAATGGATGGTAATAAATATATAGGTTTTAAAGTTTATAATTTACTCACTAAAGTAATGGAATATTATTATGAAAATAACATGTCTGTATTTAATGATATGCTATCTTTTATTAAAGTTAATCCTAATATAAGCGAAACTTACTTATTAAATAGAATGTATAATAATCCAGAAATGTATAATCATAAAATTCTAGTTTCACTATTTGATAATTCAAATCCAAATATTTATTTATTAATGGATGTATTAGATATCTATCTTAAAAAAAATTATGAAAAAAGATTTAATATATCACCATATATTGATATGATGTTTACATATCCAAATGCTAAATTAAAGTTATTTGAGTTTTTACAAGAAATTCAAACTATTAGAAGTTTTGATATATCAAGATATAATCCCAAATTACAAAGATTTTTTATTTATATTTTATATACATACATACATGAAGAATCTAAGAAACTATTAATATCTTTTCTAGATGATACTATATTTGAATATAGTAATGATGGAAATCAAGAAATGGTTTCACAATGGCAAATGTATTTAAAATGGTATATTGATACTTATGATAAAGATAAGATAGATCAATTTGATAATAAAGGATATGAAGAATGTGATGAATTAATACCTATAATAAATAATTCATTACAATATTGTATGTGCCCTTTACAGTGGGTGAAAAAGGTTATAGGTTTTTCATTAGATAAACAGTTATTATTTTTTTATGCAATAAATAGATTATATTTATTTAGAAATATCAATGAAAATTACTTATCGTCAGTTAGTTTAAGAAGAACTATAATATGGCAATCTTTTGATAATGACCCTACTAATATAATAGAAAATGGGAACATTATTAACTTGATTAAAAAGATTATGTAATATATTATGGTTTAAATATAAAAGCTTATATATTATTAATCTGATACATTAGTCGACATGTATCGTATATTTTTAAAAACTATTATAATAGGAGGAAATTAGTATGAAAATTAATGACGCTGTAGGAACATCACCAGAAAGAGGTGATGCACTAGTAATGCCAGAAAAAGGAGCAGTAGTGAAAAAAGAGGTTGTACCAGAAGTATCAAGAAGTGTTAAGGTTCAATCTGACATTGAAGTATCACCTAGAGTAACTGGTGGAGAAAAAGTATTTGAGATATCACCAATGAGTGGTATTAAGAAGGTTATTAAAACTGATGTAAGAAAAGATTTATTTACACCAAAAAGAAATGAAGTTTTAAGTAAGATTCCATTGAAGAATGTCAAATTAATGGAATTATCATATTCATTAAATGAATTATGTGAAATAGTTAAAGATAATCTATTAAAGCAAAAACCTGAATTAGTTGATTTAATAGATAATGTAGAAGTTATTACAGATGTTAAAGGAACTAAATATAGATCTGCTATAGCTCTAGTTTTAAATAAAGAAGCTATGACACCACAGAAGGCATTTGGTAACTTCTTAGATAAATTAAATAGTTTATCTAATAATAAAATTAACATAACTGAGGTATCTAGATTTAGAGAGATGCTAGAAGGAATTCATACTCAAATTATTATTGACAATGATAAAATATATGCTGAAATAGATTTTAATAAAATATTAACTGAATTAATATTAGCACCATCAATAACTGGATTTAATGTTAAAGAAGTTATATATGGAAATTTCTCATATACAGATGTAATTATAGATAAAGATAGAGTTACATTTGGAATTATTAAAGTTACTAATATTAATGAAAGAGTAGATGAATTATTTAAAATAATTGATACAAATGGTCTATATTTGGAAATACTTCCTAAATATATTAATACTGTAGAATATAATTTTACAACTACTGATGTAAGAGAATATCTATTAAATAATTATAGATCATATGGAATTACAGCAGTTGAATTTATAGATCCAATTTCAAATAAAATTTTATCATCATTAGATAAATCTTCTGATATTAAATATTATAGAATGAATCTATTAAGTTCATCTGCAGTTGATGGTTCAGAAGTAAAAGTAGATAAAGTACCAGTTATTTTCTGGCCTCAAAAGAATTTCATAATAGATCAATTACATACTGGAACTTTCTTAGATAAATTAAGAAAGAATTCAGTAAATTCTGAAATAGTATTTAAAACATTCCCTAGACTATTTACAAAAGGATTTAAATTATTAGTATTAGGAACTTCTGCTGGAATAGGTTTAGTTCCTTCTCTATCTAATATATTAAAAGATATGAGTGGTTTAACTGCAGATAGAGCTATTAATTTTGAAGGAATCAACGATTCTTATCAAGTAGTTTTATCTATAATATAATAAATTATATAATATCCTTCCCCTTAATTGGGGAAGGATATTTATTTACTATTAATTTAAATTAGGAGGTATTTTTTAATATGAGTATGAGTCAATTAGGAAATAAAATATATAATGAAACTAGAGAAATAATTCATAGTTTAAATCCAGATATTATAACATTAAGTAATTTTGATATAGAAGAATTAGATCATTTAATGAATAGAATTGAAACCGATATTGAGAAAGAATATAGAGATGAGAGATTATATGAAAGTGGAATGGATTATTATATAAATGAAATCTATGGTCGTTATATAAATATGAGCGTATTTAAATTTATATCAAATCCATTAGATGTAGTTTCTGTAGGTAAGAAAAATAGAAAAGAGTTATTGGAGATTGTGACTGATATTACATATTGTAGTATGTATGCTATTAAATTAGATGAAGTATCAAGAAGATACCAAGGACCAAATCATAAATTAGCATTAGCTATAATAACATTTTTAAGTAATTTCTATAGAAATGCTTTAAATAAAGTGGATTATATAACTGATATTATACCAACTAATAGAAGTATAATTGATGGGAAATACCAAGTAGCTAGATTTATAGCTATGACATTTAATACTTATATTACTTTAGTTAATATATTTAGTAAGTATGTAAAAGAAAATGATATAGTTATAAATGATACTATATATGAAATATTAAGAAATAATTTTATGAGAATCAATCCTTCAGAATATAAAAAATTATCTACAGTATTAGTAAATGATTATAAATTATTACTAGAAGATCAGAAAAAGATTTTCTTAAGTTTATATTCATTATTCATACCATTTGCAGTTACAGAAGATAAAAACATTCTATTAATAGATGGATTTATTTATAATGGAACTTCTGATTATTATATAGAATTTTTTAGTAATGTATCTAAAATTCTATGTAGATAAATTAAACTATAAAAAGGAGATGATTATGTTTGGGAATGCAAAATGCTCTTAATATTTTAGAATTTCTAGAAAATAATTGTGAATCTAAATATCAATTAGATTTAAATGAATTATCAGATTTAGCAATGTTTAGTGAAGTAATTTATAAAAGAATTAAAATTATTTTAATTTCAACTATATTATTAGTCTTTATTGATATAATTAAATCAGAAGATAATATAAATGAAATTACTAAACTATTAAAATCTGATTCAAACTTTAAAAAATGTAGTATTATTATAAGATTTTTAGCTATAAAGGTTTTTGATAAATTAAATAATGATACAAATTTTAATAGTGATTTAAGAGATCTTATAAATAATAAATTTCCATCTAAAGAAACTAGAGATAAGTTTTATGAAACAGTATCTAGTATAAGTAATTTAAGCAATGATATAATTATTACTAGATTATGTGGATTGATAATTAATTCTAAGGAGGTTTAAAATGAAATTAAATGAACTATTTAAAATAATAATACTAAATTCAACTATGGCTAAAATTAAATTTGATGAAGTTTATAATTTAGATCATTTTAAAAATGATTATGAAAGAACTAAATCTAATATATTAGACTTTATAGAGAATGATAATGATATTGAAGTTATTGATGAAGCTGATATTAGAAATTTAATTGAGCAGAATAATAATGCTTCAGCTTTAGCTTTTATGCATACAGTACATATTTTAAATAAATATTGGTATATGACTCCAGTAAGTGGAGCTAGTACATTTAAATCATTTGAGAGAGGTGGTAAAATATTATTATTATTTACTAAATATCTTAATATGACAGATCCAAAATTTAATAAAATAAACTTCAATAATATTTTATTAGATTTCAATAATTTTTCATTTAAAGATTATATAAAAGATTATGATAATATCAATGGTGATAATATACAAAATATTATAATTAATTTAGCAGTTAAAGAATTAAGAGATATAGCAATTCAAGATATGGATGTAACTGATCCATCTTTATCTGTATTGGTTGCAAGTGCAAATATTAATTTTAGATATTTTAATATTTTAATTGCTTTTAAAACTAGACTATCTTCAGATAATCTTGGAAATTAGGTGATTTAAATGAAATTATTTATTAATGAATTTCTTGAAATAAATAATATCATGATTAAATTTTTATCAGATGAGAAAGTCAATATGGATTTAGTTAAGAAATATATAAATAGATTAAATGAAATTAACTACACCCATTTAAATAAAGATATAAAAAATTCTATTATTTCTTTACTTAAAACTGATAAAGATAAATTTAATATTATTTATGATAGATATTTAGAAGATAATAGTGATAGAAATATTTATTTTAAACCTTTCAATAAAATTTGTAGTAATTTATTACATACAGTATTTTTTGATATTAATAATGATATCATAAATATTGTAGAAGAAGATAGTTATCCATGTACTATATCTGAATTAGGGTTATTCAAATATATAATGTATTTACATGAAAATAATTTTATAGATATAACTAATTTTAGTGAAAAATATGAAGATTTAATTAAAAAAACTTATGAAGCTTTTGCTATATATCAAGATATATTAGAAGAAACTATTTTAAAGGAGATCTATGATGAATGGAATAGAAAAGAAAAAATTAGAGAATGATTTAATATCCAATATGAATGATCTAGCTTTTAAATTAAAAATTAGTGAATTAATTACTTCTTGTATTCTTGAAGGAGCTGAATCTTTAAATATTTATAATACTATAAATAGAGAAATAGTATTTAGATATATTAAAGATTTAAATCCAAATAAAAGAAATATTATGTTCTTTAAAGAAAGCGAAGACATAATCCTGTCAACTGTAGCTGAAATCATAATTGATAAACTTCTTGATGAAGATTTCAGAACTAAAATAACAGAATTGATAGATACTGATATAGGAGATGATGGTAGTTATGAAATTTATACATGTGATGAATAACTCTTCGATGTATATTAAGCATCCTCATTTAAAGCAAATGGTTAAATCTATAGAGTTTAATTCTGATGATATATCAAATATTTTAACTTTTATAGATAATAATTCTTATGCTAAGGCAAGTGAGGATTATCTTTTGTATGATGAAAGGACATTGGGAGTTAATACTAATCCAGTTGAAAGAGCTCTTTCATTAATATATGATAATAAGGATTATGGTATGCAACTTAATTTTGAATTTCAAATTAATGAGAAAATTAATACTTTATTATGTAATATATTAGAAAGAGAAATTCCAATAGGAATGCTATACTTTTTAAAAGATAAAGAAAATCCTATTAGAAAACCGCATATAATTAAAGGTAAAGTTATTCATAAAAATAAAGAATTTATTGTAGAAAATAAAATTGATATAGGAACTATAGAAAATAAATTCAAAATAAATAGAATAGATTTTCTATATTTTTATGATAAATTATCAGTAGAAGAGAAGAAAACATTAATAATTAATATTATTAGTTTATACAACATTTATTCTTCTAATATATTATCTACTATAAATTTATATTCATCTTTCTTAGGAGGAACTCCTATAGGTCAAATTATAAGATGTAGTGAAACTAAAAAGAATAAAGGTCTACATGATTTATTTAAATTAAATGATATTACTTTTTCAAAAGAATATTTAAGTTATATGAATATTAAAAGAAGTCCATGTGAAGATTTTGGTTTTTATGAATATGAAGTTGGAGATTATACTTTAGTAGAAAGATTAGCTTTAAGAGAAGCTGGTATTAGTAATACTGAAATATCTTTTTATAGTGAAGCAAATGAATGGAATATTAAAAATCCTTCATTAACTTCTAGAATAAATTTTAATCCTCAAAGAGAACGTTATAGAATTTTAGTATTTGAATATATTTTTGATATACTTAAAACTTGGAGATTATATAGAATGGGAATTTCGAATAGAATAAGAACTGAAATAGTTGATAGAATGACTTCTAAAGTTGTAGATCCTTATGAATTCCCTTATGTAGATATAAATGTAATCACTTTAAATTGTGATCTTCATATAATAAATAAGTGAGAAGTGTACTAAAGAAAGGAAATGATATTTATGCTTGATCAGAAAATCAAAAATTCTAAAGACTTCTCAAAAATAGTTTTTTATACTTTGGAAGATATGTTTAAAGTTTATATCGATAGAAGTATTAGAGATGTCTACTTAGATATCAATAGTTTAATATCTATTATATATAGAAGTCAAAATCCAAATGATCCTGAAATTGTATCTTCATTTGGAAATTATCTTTCTGAATTTATATCGAGATGTGAAACTAATAAGATTACAATTCATTTTATTTATTCAACTGATAAAAGTAAAGTTCATTTTGATACTTACCCTAATTGGTGTAAAGATAGATATGAAAGAGTAAATTTTATGAAAACTGAATATGTTTTAAAAGTATTAGCTATACTAAAGAATCTTTCTAATAATAATACTAATATAAAATTAATAAATACTAGAAATATTCATCCAGCATATTATATATGGGTAAAAGAATCTGGTTTATCTAAATATAATAAAAGAGGAATAGTGATATCTAAAGATATGGTTATGATGGGTATTCCTATATCTAATTTATATATTCATAATGGAAGAAGATTAATAGATTTTAAATTAGAGAATAATTATTTAAAAGAATATCCAGATTTAAATCGTAAATTAGCTTTATATTATATTATCATAAGAGGTGAAGCTAGAAATGAATATAAAGGGGTACTAGGATATGGAGAAGTAAAATCTTATAACTATATTAAGGAAAACGCGTTAAACTTAATATTAGATAAAGAGGATACAAAACATATCTTAAGAGATCAAATAAATAAATACAAACGTTTATATTTATTGGAAGATGGATTAGAGTATTTAAAAGAAAATAAACTAGATCCATTTGTAATTTTTAAATAGAGATAATCCCTCCCATATGGGAGGGATATTCTTATTTTTTTATTAAATCCTTATGCAAAATATGAATATATATTATTATAATGAATAAATAATATATTAGGTTATGCTTCCTACGAAAAAGCTTGTAAAGGAGATGATATTATATGAAAGGTCAAGTAAATGGTTTTATAATCAATAATGTGAAAAATGCTATTAATAAAAATGATGAGGAAAAATTCAATAAGATTATGAAGAAATATAACTACACTTTAGATCAACTTTTAGAAGAAGTTGATTTAGCAGTTATAGATTATAGTAAATCAGATTCAAATATTTGTGGTTATTTTAATGAGAGATTAGAAAATAATGGTAAGAAAGTTATCTTCATAAAATGCGAAATATTTTTATCAATTATAAAATCTTTAGATATGAGTGCTCTAGTACATGAAGCAACTCATTATATTCAATTTAGAAGAAATAATAAGTTGAATAATTTAATTACAGTATTCATTAATAAAATATATTTTGCGAGTGCAAAAATATTTGGGGATAATCTATTAGCTTCTATAATGTTTTTATCTAAATATGAAAGAGAAGCTTATAAAAATCAAATTGAATTTTTAAATATGGAGGTTTAATATATGAAAAAAATATTAGTAGCTATTATATTATTTAATGTAAGTTTATTTGCTGGTGTAGCATTAATTAACTATGAACCTAGAGCCGTAGTTGGTGATTACTATTTTTCACATGAAACCATGGAATGTAGAAATGTGTATAAAATAGTAAATGAAAAAGGTGAAAGAGTTTATATTTTAGAAGAATATTTAGATGAAACTCTTGATACTTATAAAAAGAATGGAACTTTAAATACTAAAGTTTTATTTAAAGGTGATAAATAAATTTTATATACTTGGCTGCTCTAACATTAGGGTTTATCTTATTTTTAATATTAATTGATAAAGGAGAAGAATTATGAAAATGAATTTTAAGATGAACGGAGAAATGGATCTAGATTATACTGAAGTTAATAAACCTTCAGAAATGAAGGATATTAAGCAAATTATTAAAGAATCTATGAAAGGAATTTGTAATGCGAATCTAGATATGGAATTGGATATTGAGATGAAAGCAGATGAAATGGTCGAAATGATAAAGGCTGATGCTGCTACTATGTTAGAGTTAATGAAACTTGCTGCAAGTTTTGGTAAAGACTTTATGCAATATAAAAAGGAAGTAAATTCTTTTGAAAATGAAATGAAAAAAATGGAAAATGATAATTTAAAATTACAAAAAGAATTAAAAGAGATATTTAATGAAAATAGAAAACTTAAAAATAAAAATTATGAGGAGGTGAAATAAAATGAAAAAAGATTTATTTATTAAAGAAGTTTGTGGACCTAATGAAATAGAAAAGATTATTGTAATTTCTTCACTTGAAGAATTTAAATCAATAGTTGAACCTGTAACTGATTCAATTATGTTATTCTTTAGAAAAGAGGATGGTAGAGAAATATACATACATACATCAAAAGTAAAGAAAACTCAAATTTCTTTATATGATACTACTAGTGCTGATATAGAATTATTAGAAAATTGGAATGAATTATTTAGCGTTTTTTATTCATGTAATTTAGTTAAAGTTATTGTAAAGAAAGATACACCAGATTTAGTTAATACTGAATTTGATGTATCAATCACAATCGAGCTCTCTTAAGAGAGCTCTTTTTTTTTATTTTTTTTATATTAACTTTAACTAAAACAACAGGTCTGTCAATAGACTTAATTCAAAATTATATAATAAGGAGGTTTTAATAATGGGCGAAACAGCATTAATCGCAGCTTTGACAGTACCAGCTTTTAATTTAATACTTGATTTAGCTGACTGGTTAGTATGGAATCCTATGAATGCTAAAAATACAAATACTACTTCATCTATAATAGAAATACCTATAGTTTATTCTAGTGATATATCTATAGATGCAATAAATGGGTATTGTAAATACCAAGAAGTATTACATGCTTATACTATTAAAGCTGTAGTAGAAGGTATTACTAGAACTAGATTTGATAGTGATATGAAAAGCATTTACAGACAGTTACCAGTTAGAACTAGTATGGATCAAACATTCTTAGAAGGAATGGGTAAATTTGCTAAAAGTTTATTCGAAGGTAAGAATTCTGCTAAAGTAGATAAATACTTAGCTGCTTTCAGTGAAAGTTGTAGAGGAGTTCTTAGAAATGAAGGTTTAGAGTCAGAATATTTAACTATAGAGAGTATACAAGTTGCTAATGATTCAGTTGATAAAATATTATCTGGTGAAGCTATGGAGGCTATCTATAATGATTCAAGGGCAGCATTACCAACATTTATTACAGCTAATGTGACTGTAAATAATAGTGGTAAAAGTTATAATAAAACTATAACTTTAGGTATTTCATGTCCTGCTAAAATGGTTTCTCCTGAAGAAATGATTGGTTTCTTCTTAGAGAATAAATATGAAGCTATGATTAAAGGTACTAATTTAAGTACTAAAGAAAAGAATAGTTGGAGATTATTTCAAACTAATGCTATAGCTACAAAGAATAGAATGGAATCTACTCCAGAAGGTAAAGTTCTAGTTAATAAAATGAGTAAATTATTTGGTAAAATAAAAACTTCTACTAAACCATTTGTGGGAATACTTATGAGTAATTTCGTAGAAGATTATTTAACTGCTAAAAATTTCTCAATATATACTATGAATCAATATTCTAAGTTAATGGATAAATTTCCAATTGATAATATTGGAGTTTACGACACTAATACAGATATAGTTTCATATAGTGTAGGTCCTCTTCCAAGATTTGAAAGAAGAACAGCTACAGAAATTAAAGCTGAACTTTCTGAATATATGAAAGAAGTAAGAAATGTTATTCAATATAATAAATATAATTAAAATAAAGGAGGTTGAAATATTTAATGAGTAAAAGAAGATATAATGAGATGATAACTACATTAGCATCTATTGGTATATCTGCTGAAAGTATGAGTGTAGATTTCCAAAATTCATTAAGATTAGCTTCAGAAGATGCTCCTTTAATAGTTACTGATGAACCTAAATCTGAAGATGAAGAAGACGTAGAAATGGATGACAATGCTAAAGAAGAGAAAGTTCAAGAAGAAGCTGAAGTCGGAAGAGATATGATGAAAGCTATTCTTGATGGTTTAGATAAATGTGATTATTACCTTAAGAAGATAGTTGGTAATAATTCATCTATTATAGAAACTACTGGTAATTTCAAAAAATCAGATATGCTTCCTACAATAGATAAAGCAATAGATCTAATTAAATTAAATTATCCTGAAGGAGATACGAGAGTTGAAAATATTGAAATACTTTATAGACTTCTTTCACAAAGAAGAATGAAGAAACTTTCAGGAGGTCAATCAGAACCTTTTATTTATGAAGGTTATCAATTAATATTTTTAGAATCTTTATGGTATATGGTTTCTATAATACCAGCTAGCTTAGATAAGAATATTCCTTGTGCTGAAATAGTACAGGAGAATGCTTCTAACTTAATAGTATATCAAGCTTATATGAAAATGCTTGAAAATATTACAAGTAAAGAATATGTAGATGCATTAGGTTCTTTTGAGTTTACTGTAAGTGGTGCTCCTATGAGTACTCCTGTTAGTGAAACTCCTTATACTATGATGGAAGATTTTCAAGAATATTTTATTAGTAAAGAAGCAGCTGAATTTGCTGGAACTGATAGATATGAAGGAATAATAGAAAATCAATCTAAGCAATTACCTTTAGGTTTCTTTGCTAAATGGAAACTAAAGAGAAAGTCTCAAAAAGAACTTAAGCAAATAGCACAAAAAATGAGAGAGAGTGGAATAGCTGATGGATTAGCTGCTAAAACTAATAACTGGGCTATTAAATATGTAGACTGGGCTACTAAAACTACTGGAAGAAAAGTTGTAAACTTTTTATTATTTGGTTTATTAGGAAATATGATATGCCAAATTTTCTCTAATAAGTTTCTAATATCAGAATACATTAAGTTCTCTCATGAATTTATTCCTTATATAGATAACGAAATAGTTAAGTTAGATAAAGAAATTAAATCTATTGATACTAGTAATACTATAGGTACATTAGAAATGGAAAATAAAGTTCAAGCTATTAGAGGATTAAATGAACTTAAGGCTGTTATTTTAAAACATCAAGAAACTTTAAAAACAGCTTCAGATGCTGGATTATCTTTAGAATCAGCTTCTTATTTAACAGCAGGAGAAAGTATAATTAATGCTATGAATATTAAGAATTCTGGTAGTCCAGATATATTCTTAAGTATTATGCATGCTATTACAACTACTTGTGAAATGCTACAAGGATGTACATTAGCTCATAGATATCAAATAATAACTGATACTTATGGATTAATGTATGAAACTAATGCAGAAGTTAGAAGAAATAAACTAGAAGCTATTATTAAAAGAAATGCAGATATTATTATAAATGATATTACTAAAAGACAGGGACTTCAAAGAGGTCAAAGAATAGATAATATTAAAAACATATTCTAATAAATAATATAAACACTCCCCATATGGGGAGTGTATTATTTTTCCCATAAATATAATTACATATATATTATATTTGTAGAACTGAAAAGGAGGTGTTTTAAATCAAATGAAGAAATTTTTATGTACTTTATTTGTAGCTGGATTTTTATCCATGAATTTAATGGCAAAGGAGGTGAATGTAAAAGCCAAAGGTAAAGTCATTGAAACTGGTAAACTACCATATTTAACTTTAGTAGATAAATTTAATTATAACACTAATGATTATGATAAAAAATTATCTACCCAAATGAGTTTAACTATTAATAAGGCATGGTTAGAAGGCTATAATTTAGAAGATATTAAAACTATCGAATTAAGAAATGATTCAAATCGATTAATTATAATTTATACATTTAAAAGAAGGGATTCTGGTTTATTGGAAAATGAATATGATTATAATGAATTAAATAATACTGATAATCAAGAAAATAACGATCCTGATTAATTATTTCATCTCTAAATGATCAACATTATTTATATCATATTTGGAGGTGATCAATTTGATAAAAGAGCTTTCAGTCTTTGATCAAATAAAAATTTGTAATGAGTTTAAGGATAAATTAAAGAAGACTAAATTAAAATATAGTCTTTCAGTTAAAACTTTAAACTTGATGGAATTGTATAACTATGATATTAATAACCATGAAGGATTTATTATTAATCCTTTCGATTATAGTACAGTTGTAAATAACTGGGAATCTGCATTATTAGGTAATACTATATTTTCTGAAAAGTTCGGAGTTAAAAGTAATGATCCGGAAAGTGTATTACAGCGTAGATTTAAATGTGAATGTGGTCAAACAGCTTCACCTACTGCAAATGTTAAATGTCCCATATGTGGTAGCTATACTCAAGTAAGAGTTATGAAAAGAGGTTGGTTTGTAATAAAAAATTATCAAGTATTTAATCCTTTTTATTTATTAAGATTAATTAAATATTTACCAATTGATTTTAAAGAAGAAAAAGAAAAGAAAAGAATTATATCTAAAGATAAATATGAGAGAAATTCTAAAACTAGAGAAAGAGTACCATTCGAAATAAGTCTCAATTATTATGATATTAAGACTAAAGAATATTTTGATATGTTAAATCTTACTAATCCAAATAGATTAAAATTATTTATTAATCTTTATGTAAGAAACGATTTAGCAAAGCATTGGTTACTTAATAATATGGATAAAGCATATACAAATGCTATTCCAGTTATTACTAAAAATTTACGTCACTATTATATCACAGGTAATTCTATTAGTGATAATAAGTCTGTAGAGCAACATCCATTAAATCCTATTTTAATGCATATTGACAATGCTGTTGACGCTTTGAATAGAATGGATAGAGAAAATGTTCTACCATCAAAAATTAATAGTAAACTTACTGCTATTAATAAATCTTTGCTTAAAATCATTCCAGTTATCTTTAAAGAAACTTCTGAAGGTAAAAAGAGTGATTTAAGAAATAGAATAAATGGAAGAAGAGTTCCAAATAGTTTTAGAAATATATTAGAAGGTATATCTCACTTTAGAAGTGATGCCTGTACTATATCATATAGAACTTTTGGAGTTACATTTATGGAAGATCTTGAAGAAAAATATAAAGAATGGGGAATGACACCTGAAAGTAAAGCTAGAATAATGACAGAGACATTAACTAGAACTGAATTGGTTTTGATGCAAAAGGGTCTTAAATGGTTAAGAGAAAACCACCTCAATTATGTTATTATGAAAAGATCTCCTTGTATTCTTTTATCTTCTATTTTAAGTTTCGAAATTATTGGTTTAACTATCGATCCGGTTATTAGAGTTAATATTCAAGTTTTAAATCTTATCAATGGCGATAAATCTCACCTTGTCGCCCATAGTAGAAATACTATGCTTTCTGCTTAATATAATATTAAGTGGTCTGATTCCCTTTGAACTGCGGGAAAATGTAATAGCAAAATAATACTTCTCCTAGGTAGTGATACACTAGGTTGAACCTACTATAACGGGTAGGGCATAGTAATAACTTATTTTGTATGCATCAATCAAACGCATCTAAGAATGTATTTTATATATCATAAATAATTTAAAAGGAGGAAATTTAATTTAAATTATGAAAATAAAAGTTATTTATGATGATATAGATTTAATTAATTTTATAAGCTATACAGATAAAGATTATATTGAATTAAAGGATAAAATATTTACTAGTACATTTAATTCTAAATTTCAAGTGATTGGTAAATTCAAATCTCCAGTTCATAATAATCTTTTCGTTATCAAATTCTTAAATGAAGAATTTCCAAAAGATAAATGTCTTGTATCTGGTAAAAATAATATCTTAAAAGGAGATATTAAAAATCCTTATCAAAAAAGTATACTTGGCATAGCAGCTTTTGGTAATGCTTATAAATATGATTTATTTAAATATGGTGATAAAAAGAGAAAATATCTATACGATTTATACAGAGATTTAATTAAAAGAGTTTATACACCTTATAATAATGCTGAAGTAAATGCTTATAAAGATGGAGAATTAGATCCAAGATGGGATACTTATGAAAAGTTTCTTGATTGGGTATTTGGAGATAAGACTAATAATTTTCAATGGTTTTATCAATTGGATAAAGATCTTTTAAAGCCAGGTAATAAAATATATGGTCCTGACACTTGTATATTCTTACCACAGCAATTAAATAAAACTCTTGCATTTAGTAAAAGTGTCGTTAATTTATGTCAAGGAGTTAGTAAAACACAATCGGGAAAATATAGGTCAAGAATAAATAGCACTTTATTAAAATTAAGTCATCAATTTAGAGCTACTATGTCAGAAGCTCAATCATTTTTAATTTATGCTTCTGGAAAACGTTATATACTTAATATTTATGCAGATATATTTTTTAAAGAAAAATTAATTAATCAGAAAATTAAAGATTCTATTAAAAAATTTATAATAACTGATAGAAGAGAAGGATATCATAAAGTTACCCTTCAAGATTTTAATTATATAACTTTAGATAAATTTAATAAAAGCTTTCAAACTTATAATGAACTATATGATTATTACTTAACTCATGATGAAGAAATGATTGAATTTACTAAAAAAGTTAATTCACAAATAAAGCAAATAGATAAAAAAGATTTATTAATTTAATAAATAAATCAATATTGATATATAAAATACATTAAAGTTCATCGACTATCCAAAGGTAAGCAGCGTAGTAATACGGACTGTGTAAATAAGTTCCGATATGGAATGAACTGAGTAGAGTAGAGCCTGTATAGAATATAGTTTAGATACTTAATAAAAAAATTAAGTATCTTATTTATATTTTATTAAGGTTATCATTTATACTGAGATTAGGTATAAGAAGAATTTATTCAATGATATTAAATCGAAGCGGAGGGATCTTCATATATCCTAGTTTAATCAGGATATATAAGAACTAGATATAGTCAGCACAATGTTATCGTTAATATAAAACGATAACCGGTCTTGGAAGGACGGAGATATTACGGCAAGTTTCGTAGCTTCAAAATCTATAAGATATGAAATTTATATGAATCTTAATCCTAGAAATCATGCGATTGATAGAAAGACTATGACGTTCTCTGGTTCTTTTGCATTAAAAGATGTATCTCATTTACAAGCTTATAAGCTTTTAGATGATGGTTGTACAAAAGAATCTATATTCGGCAATGTAGGTTAATATATCTACATTATTTTTATCTTATTATACTTAACTATATATGACATCGGAGGTATTTTTAAAATGGAAAATAAGAATGGAGTAATTGTAATTCAAGAGAAAACTTATCTAGTACTAACTAAGGCTGATGGAACTCAAGAGAAATTTCTTGTGAGTCCAAATACTTCTATAGGAGATATTAATCTTAATGAATATTTAGAAGCTGGAAGAGAATTTCTTACTATGCATTTCGAAACTGTAGAAGAAGGAGAAGATGGAGTTACAGTTAATACAAGAGATATAAAAGAAGCTAGAATGTTAATTGAAAATCTTCTAAGTATAGAAGAAGGACCAGATAAAATTGATACTGAAGCTTACTATGAAAAATGGGTGAAAGAATTAGATCTTAAAGCTTTATTCAATAATCATTTTACAGAACTAGCTGCTTATGATTTAGCTGGTGAAGCTAGATATGATAAAAATGAATTCTTTAATAGATTAAATAGTTTTTCTAGTCTTAAAGAATTCTTAGAAAGTTATTCTAAAAAAATTAAAGAAATAAAAAAGTTTAGTACTAAAGATTTAGTAGAAGAACTTATTGGAAGAGGTGGTGTAGAAACATTTCACTTCGATCCACAGCAAATTTATGTCATCGGTGATCGTAATAGTGCTGATCACGTTGGTCCTGCTACTGTATTGGAAGTTATAGATTAATACTTAGCTTAGTATTTTATCAAAGATTAATTTAGAAACGGTTTAAAGGGTAAATGAGAGCTTCTCAGAGCCCTTTAAACTATCTATTTAAGTATTTAAAAGGAGATGAAATTGATTATGGAAAAAGAAAATGTGAAAGAAATTAAAGTTAGTTTTAAAAGTAAAACTACAAATATTCAAGAAGCCGGATGTCAAATATTTATGATATTAGGGATAGCTGAAAAGAAGGAAGAAGAAATGAAAGAATTAATACCTCTCTTAAAATTTAATAAAGGTGCTGATATTTTAAATACTGCTCCTGCTGGTATTAATTTAATTATGAGTGTAAATCAATTATATAATTTTATAAAAACTTTAGATACAGAAGATAAAAGAGTTTTAAATATTAGAAATTATTTTAAAAGTATTTTAATTACAAAATTTGATTTAGAACCTGTAGATGCTACAAAATCATTTGAGGTTTCTGTTAGTTATGAAATTAATACACCAGAAGGTGAATAATATATGAAAAAGAAAATAATTAATATTATTATAGAACCGAATAATATCCCTGATTTAATTATGCATGAACTTCAGGATGAGGATGGTACTATCTCTAGATTATATGCTGCTTTTATAATTCAAGTTGACGGATCTAAAAAATATGTAACTAGTTTAGATCCTAAAAAAGATAAAGACTATGAAAGTAAGAAAGCTAAAACTAAAGCAATAATAAATTTTAATGAAGCTTTAGGAGATAGACCAAGTAAAGAAGTATTAGAAGAGTTATTAAAGAAGTATATAACAGAAGAGGCATCCAATAAAGATATTAAAGATATTTATACAGAATCAGAAATTATTTTATTACCAACTATTAAAAATATGTATTCTGATTATGTGTATAGTCAAATAGATATTTTATGATAAGAGGTGTAATATACGAATATGATATGGAGCAATCAAATATAAGTTTAATGGCTTTATTAGGAATGATTGAAACTTTAACTTATGAAGAATTAAAAGATAGTCCTAAAAATATTCGTAATGTTTTAATAGGGAAACTCTCCAAAGAGATTCCTGATTTTTGGGTGCGACTTAATACAAAAAGAGATGAATTAGTAAAGGATTTTATATCTATTAATAAAGTTCCAAAAAATAATATAATTGAAATCGTAAACGATGCTGTTTGGATTTATAATTTCAGACCTAATAAAACTAAAATAAATGATTTTATTTTATTTAGGAATAAAGGAACTTATAGTAGTATATTACAAATAAATAATGTGGTTAAGTTATATAAATCAAATCAAGATATTATATGTAGAGGTGGAAGAATAGATTATTCGCATCCTTTATATATAAATTTTGCTAGTATTTATACAGCAATAGAAAATAAAATAAATAAAAGAACTGGTTTTCAATTAATAAAATCATTTGAGGAAGAGATGAATTCTAATGAAGATAATCAAAAGAATATTATTTCTACAGTATCAAATGATTTATTATTACAAGTATTAAAGAAAGAATTCTAACCAATTTTAAAATATGTAAAGGAGATGATTTAATGATTACAACTAATATTAATACTATTAATGAAGATCTTACTGATAAGATCTATATTCAAACTTCAGATAATTCAGGTGGACTTAGTGTCCACCTTTTATTACTCGCTATACTAGATTATTATAATGAAGTTTATGATACAAGTACTGATATAGAATTAATGAGCGATATAATATTTAATCATAGTGATTCAATAGATATTGAAGACGATATTTATGAATTAAGCAAAAATAATAAAGATAAAGAATTATGGGATTTTTTAGAAGAGTTTATAAATTATTTGGAAGAATTGAGAGGTTCATTTGAAAGAAGTATAAATACAAATATTTCATTTGTAAATGTAATACAAAATGATGATAAACCAGATGAATATATTTATTTCTTAATGTTATATTGGCAAGAAAAATATACCGATGATGAAAGTTACGAACCAGATGAAATTGAGGAGCAATATAAAAATGATTTAGAAGATTTAAAGGAGGAATTTGGAGAATGGTTTTTGGAGAATTAGAAATATGGGTTTGGGGATTAATATTATCAGTAGGTTTTGTATTATCTTCATATTTTTTAGAAGATAAAGAAAAACGTGGAATAATATGTGAAATTTATGATAAAGCTTATACTAGAAGAATAAATGAAATTTATAGTACATACAATCAAAAATTTTTAAATATATGTAAGGGAAATGATTTAAAGTATTTAGCTGATTGTACATTTAAAATAAATAATGTTTTTCATATAAGTTTTATATTATGTACTATATATAGTATTTATTTATATCAAATAGAAAAAAGTTTTATCAAATTTTCTCTTACATTAGCTCATAATTTAATATTAATAAATATAATATTTATAATTGTACATGTGATATTTAAATTTATTTTTAAAAAGACAACTTATAAAATTAATGAACTAGAATTAAATGATATTTGTGAAACTATAATAGAAAGTGGTTTTGAAAATTTAACAGTTATTATTACAAGAAGTAGACATGAGTTAGAGAGAAAAAGATTAGAAAAAGAATTTATTGATGTTGATAAATCTTTACAAGCTATAAGAAAAGAAACTTTAATTGGTCTTAAAATAGATTATTTAAATGATTTATTGATGTTTCAGAAAATATTAATACATTCATTTACATCATTAATAATTGGTATATTTTTAGCTTTTATGTATACTTCAATAATTATTTTTGGATACAATTTATATATTAATAAAATTATTTTAAAAGAACCGATAATTGTAGGTGTAGGATTTTTATTTTCAATAATAGCATTTGATAAATTTATAAAAATTGTATATGATTTATATAAAAATCTAATAGCTAAATTACAGACTAATATAATCTTATTAGTAAAAAGAAAATTATTTTTATATGAATTACTTGAGATGAATAAAGATAATTTATTTACAGAAAATGTATTAATAAATGAATTAAAATTTAGTGAAGATTTGAAGTACAAAGATACAGTTAAATTATCCGATGATGATTTAGCTTTATTAAATTTAAAAATTAAAGTATTAGATATAATAAAAAATATGGAGGATCAATATGTATCAAGATTTAAATTCTTATTTTACAATTTTAAATAAACCAATTCAAAATAATGAAATAAAAGTATCTATAGAAAAATTAAATATATTTAATTTTGATAGTAAAGTAAATATAATATTTTATATTAAAATAGAAGATATAAAAAATCCAGAGATTTATAGTGTAACTCAACATAAATGGATTTTAGATTTAGGTAAATTAATATTAGTAAAGGCATCTGAACTTAAAAATTATGACCAAGTTAAACCAAATTTACAAGAACTGATATCATCAATTTATACTTTAGTAAGCAGTTCTGCTATTAAAAGTTTTGAAAATTTTTATGATTTTTTGGGAAAGGAACTTTTTAATCAAATATTTTATAAAGATTCTTCTTCAAGTAAACATGTATACTTAATTATGTTCACTATGTGGGGAATTATTAGTTATATAATACATAAAAATTTTGATAATAGTAAAGGTTTCTTATCAAGTAAATTTAAAAAGAATTATAAATGTTTTGTAGTAGAAGGTTTAGATGTTTCTGGTAAAGAAACATTATCTAAATCTTTAGTTAATACTCCTGACTATAGAAATAAACTAAAAGAAAAATTTAAAGTAAAAGATATTATTTATATGACATCACCTGATTATGAAACTGATACTGGTAGACATATTAAAAGAATTTTACAAGATAAAACTATTTCAAATGAAAATAATATAAAGCAAGAATATATGGATTATGCGATGGCTGTCAATAGAATTTTTGCTATGTTAGAATTAGCAATTAAAAGAGAAGATAAAATAGATAAAGAAACTCTTGTAATATATGATAGATATTTTACTAGCAGTTCTATTTATAATGATAAACCAAATCTTGCTTTAATAAAAGAAGAAGAGAAATTCTTATTAGATATTAAGCTAATTCTATGTATTGGAACTTTTACAGAAGAATCAAAGAAACTTCATTCTGAATTAATATCTAATAAAATAAAAGAAGGTTCTTCAGATTGTAATGAAACTATGGTAGTTCAAATTAAGACTAATTATAATATAGTAAATAATATAGGAAAAGATTTTAACTTATCTAATAAGATTCCTATATATTATTATTCTGTAGGCGAACTATTTGAAAATGAAAATATCAGAACTTTTCTAGATAGAATATAATAAAATAACCCTCCCATATGGGAGGGTTTCTATTATTTTTTTTTTATTTGATAAATATATCTAATGGAATTCCACTTTTTCCATATAAAAAATTATATAAACCTTCTAATTTTTTATTATCATCAGGGTGTATATTATAACTAGTAGTTCCATTATACGAATCAATGTAAGTTATTTTAAAATAGAATAAAATCTCATTTGTATTTTGTAAAGATATATTTATTACTTTATTATTAAATATATTTCCAATATTATTATTAAAAACCAATGACATTTCGAAAATACCCCAATATAAACTATGTCTACTTTGAATAGCTAATAATTCATATGAAGTAAAGTTTTTAACTACAGTTCCATGAAATGGTGTCATTTTTGGAATATTAAAAAGACCACTAAGTAATAAAGGAGCTGGAACTGGAATACCAGGTTGATTAATAGATAAATTTTGACCTATAAATGTAGATTTAAATATTTCTGAACTTTTTCCATAAAAATCACTTATTTTTATTTCACCATTGACTTTATTAGCCAATTCTCTAGCATCAGTATCATTTAAACTAATAGTATCACTTCTTTTTAATTCTTTTCTAATATCATCTAAAGTTATAATCCCAGATTTTGGCAATGCCATATTATCACTTCCTATTATTTGAATTTATTATCATACGGAGTTACATAATCCATAATACTATCTTTTTCTATTGGTAATCCAAGCATTAATTTATTTCTTCTACATCTTTCAATTAATGCAGCCATTAAATACCCTTCCATTAAAACTCCCGGAACTTTTCTAGCTAAAACTGAATATGAACTAAATAACATATCAGCTTTTCTATGTGTAAGTTTTCCTTCAGGAGCTAAACTACTATCTAATACTTTAGAAACTTCTCCTTTAAGAGCTCTTGATACTGTAAGTTTATCTGCTATTCCATGTTCTTCTACAAATGAAATAAAGAATTCTATAAGTATTTCTCCAGGTTCAATTGTAGATCCATTAATTTTACTAAACTTTCCAGATGTTAATTCTATAGGTCCATTAGTATTAACCGATCTTTTAAATTTATCTATAGAATCATCTTTAAGAATTTCTTCTCCAGCTGCTATATTATAAACTCTTTGAATTTTACTAATAGTATCTTTACATGATTTACTCATTTCTATACTATTAGATTTTCTATAATATATTCTTATATCAGCAAGAGTACCTTTAATCTTAGAAGTCACTTCATAAGATAAAACTGAATCTGTACCCGATAATAAGGAATTTAATTCGTCGGAATCTCCAACTAAATTAAATTTCAATAATACTTCATCAGGATCGATTTCTTGACCAAGCTTGTCAGTTATAAAAGATATATCTGTAGAAATACTGAATTTTTTATCTATTCTTTTAACTAAAGGAGCTCCTAACTTCTTTGATAACTTAGAGAATATTAAGCAACCATCTTCATGTACATATTCTCCATCGCATAATAAAACCCATGATAATGCACCACTACCTAAAACAGTTTCTTTATTTTTATCTGTAAAGAAGTATTTACTTTTAGCTAATATTTGATCAGGTTTAACTTTCTGACCAGGTTTAACTGTAGATTCCATATTATTAGAAAAATACATTCCTTTTGAAGCATCTCTTACTATTTCATTTAATCTAATAACATCTTTTTCTCCACTCTCATAAGCTATCTTAATAAAGTTATCATTTACTTCTTCTACTATTCCATTACCTTTAGATTTACCTACAAATTTCTCAGTCATATAAGGTATAGCTTCATCAGCTCCATAACTAATTAAAGATGGGTCTGTGTAAATAGTTGGTCTATTATGATTTAATTGACTACTTAACATTGCAGTTCTAATTTGTGAATCATTAAAAGTAGAATATGGTACTAATGCTTCAGTAAAAGAAACTACTCTTGATCCATCAACTTTTTCATAATCCTTTGGATCTATTATTTCATATTGACCATTCAAATTTGTAATTCCAGGATCAAATGACATTTTCTTAATTACACCAGCATTAGCATTATAAGGAGTACTAAGAGTTGTAATACCTATATGCTCTGGTAAAGTTACTCTTTTAACGTTGGTATAAGCTCTTTCACTATTGATACCAGAAATACCTTTCATAGTTTTAGCATATTTTTGATCTATTTCTCCAATAGGAGAAGTCATACTAGCTTCAGCAATTGTATTTAATTCAATTAATCTATTCATAGTTGCATTAGGAGCTATAAAGAATTTAGCTCTAGCACCACGTTTCTTCTTAACCATATAATCAGAATAAGCACTAGCCATTACATTATAAAGAGCTCTATTAATTAACTCTCCATTTGAAATTAATCTAAAATTTCTAGGATCAACATCATGTGAAGTTTTATAACTAGTTAATAAACTACCTCCGTAAATTAATACTTCATGAAATTGAGTTGGTAAACCATAACTAAATAATACTCTTTGAGTCATAGTGTCAAGCATTAAATCTCTAAAGTTTTCTACATAAATTAAATAGTTACCATTCTTCATTTCATTATTAATAATTCTTGTAATATCAATTGTATCATAATCAGTCAAATCTAAATTACAAATAGGATTTAATAAAGCTTCTGATAATTTACTATTAAATTGAATAATGTAAGCAAAATCTTTAAATTTAATACTTCCAATTCCAGTATCCTCTTTTAATTTAAAATCACTTCTAGCCTCTATAATTTTGTATTTAAGGCCATAGTGTTCCTTTAGGTAATCTAATAGTCCAACTAAACCTATATCTATTATTATAGGATATGCTAATGGAACAGTTTCTCCCATAATAGTAATTTCCATTCTTTGTATATCTTTTGGCATATCTTTAGTAATACTTTTTTCATATTTAATATATGAATCATTATCTATTTCTTTTAATATTTCAATTAAAAATGATTGAGAATCTAATTTGTCTTTATCCTGACCTTCAACCCAAATAGTATCTTCTTCTGGATTATGCAGTATTCTCTTACCATTATATTCTCCTAGAATAGTAAAATCGTTTTCATTTTGATCAATATCAAATCTAATACTGATATTTTTATTCTTATCTGTAATAGAGAATACAAATCTATTTATTTCTAATAATGTAATTGAATATTTATTAAGATACATTATATGTGAATATTTTCCGGTATTAACCATAAATGATATTGGTTCAAATTTATTTTTTCTCATAGCATCCAATATTTTAATAAATCTTACATTTTTTCTTTGTGGATATTTACCTTTAAGATTAATAAAAGCTTTATTATAAGATGCTGTAATAATTACATCTTCTCCACATTTCATTACAGGATTAGCTGCATCCTGTTTAGTTATTTCTTTTTCAGAACCTAATAAAAATATATTACCATTATGCAATATTTTAGGTATATCTTGTACTATCTTATGCTCTTCACCTTGTGGATCTGTATAAATTGCTGTAACTCTATCCATATAATTTTCTCTATCAGAAATATCTTCTTTCTTAATAGAAGTTAAAAACATAGGTTCAGAAGTATTAGCTGGAAATGTAAAGATATTCATTTCATCAACTTCAGATAATTTTTCTTTATAGGCTTTTTCTAAATTAATTAATCTAGATTTATTAAATCCAGCTTTTGGAGCAACCTCAAAACCAAAATCCTTTTGCTCTAATTTAGTTTTACTAGCAACTTCTGCAGCTACTGATAAATCATATACTTTAAATTTCTTAAGCATTTTTTCTCTAGCATTTTTTATCTCTTTAGTTTCTAATTTATCTCTAACTAAATTCATATTTAATCTTTCAATGACTTTAGTAGCAACTTCATCTTCTTTAACTTCTTTAATATCATTATCTTTATTTTGTAATAAAGTAATTATATCATCTAAATTCTCTTCATCTAAAGAATTAATAATCTCGTTTTTAGCTACTTCAACTTCTAACTCTTTATGAGTAGTATCATCAAATTCCTCTATTGGTAAATCAGAAGCTCCAGCTAATTTTCTTTTAATTTTTTCAGGATTTATTTCTTCAACTATTTTAATATCATCAACAGATTCAATTTTTAATTTACTTTTTTCTTCTTTCTCTTTTAATTTTTGCTCTTTCTTTTCTTTTTGAATATCTGAATACCTTATTTGAGTAATAGGAACTTTAGTTTTATTATCTTTTATTTTCTCTTCTTCTATCTTTTCTGGTTCCTCTACTTTAATACTAATAGATTTAATTTTAGTTTCTTTTTCTTTAGGAATTATATTAATAGTATTATTAACTTTTTCTTTTAATATAGAAAATCTATCCTTCAATTCAGGTCTATTTCCTAAACCTTTAATAGTTTCTTCTTCTTCCTTTTTAGTAGAATTCTCAACTTTTAATATCTCATCTTTTTCTTTTGTAGTCATATCCTCTACTACTTCAACATCTTCTTCATCAACTACCATATCACCTGGTTTACATCTTCCCATAGCTCTACATAATCTTATAATACGTTGAATACTAATCATATTAGGATTAACTTTAGTATCATTAGGTTTTAAAATAATACTTTGAGATCCATTACTAAATATTAAATATAAATTATTATCTTTACAAAATTTATCAAACTCTTCTCTATTTTCTTGCATATCATAAAATATTAAAGTTATTAAATTTCTACTTCTTAATAACTTATCAAGAGTAATATGATTACCTGAAAATTCATCTAAAGAATTTGGACCTATATTAAAATATAATACTTTACTTTTATGATTAACTGCACTTTCTATTACAGATCTCCAATAAGTTCTATATGTATTAATTTCCTTTCTAGATACTGCTGCAGCATCAGAAGTTAAATCTAAATATCCTTCTTTATAAATACTCGTATCAAATAATACATTTTTATTTTTAAGAGAATTATAATCACTTGTAAATGTAGTTATTTTAAATTTACTTTTCTGTCTTCTATATGGTTTTATAACATCTATAGTTCTTTTTCTAAATAAAACTTCTCCAATTTTAGTAGAAATTACAGTTGGTACATATATCGAATTAAAAGCGAAAGCTTTAAATTTCAATCTTCTAAGACGCATATCCATAAAAAGTTTTATTGAATCTTCAAATGTATTACAATCAGAAAATAAACATACATCAACTTGAGGATTATCATTTTCGGCTATAATAAAATCTGTACTATACATTTTACCACTTATCATTTTAGTAGCATTTATCATTATTTAACCTCCTTTATAAAAATTAAAAACTTACAAGCATTTTGTCTCCCCTCTTCATTTTTTAAAAACAATTTGTCTAGTTACCGAATGATTAAGGAGGTTAGATAAAATATGAATCCATTGAAAAAAAGGGAATCAGAAATGACTGCAGATCAAGCTGTAAATAAAATGTTTGATCATGAATATAGTAAATTTCTATTTATGACTCCAGATTTTGATATTCCTACTGGAAGAATAATAAAGATTTTTAAAAGTGTAGAAGGTAATTTAATAGAGCACTTATTGGGTCAATCTTTAAATGATTTTATTATACCAGATGAAGCTGATAGTATTAGAAGATCTAATAAGAGTATAGCTGAGCATGTTAATAAATGTACTACTCCTTTTGCATCATTAGCAGTAGAGTATGTACCATTAGAAGAAATAGAAGGTAATACAGGATATAATATATGGGAAAAAGGTGCAATAGTTAATGATGGGGTTAAAATATTAACTGTACCAAGAGTAGTTAAAAGAGAAGATGGTCATATAGCTCAAGATATTTATTCTAAAAATAATTTTACATTGCATTTTATTCCAGTATATAGTAGATTAAGAGTTCAAATGTATGTAGTAACTAATAGTAGAGCTCAATCAGTTAATACTGCAACTCAATGGGGATTTATTAGAAAAAATAATCAAAATAAAGATTTTTATATGGTTGATAATAAAGATGAGAGAATTCCATTTAGATTACCATGTGTGATTCCAGATGTATTTATTAATACAATAGCAGATGCTTATTGTATTAAAAGAGATGATTGGAAATCTATTTTAAAAATACTAAATATGTTCACTCCTAATGGAGATCCAATTTATTATAAGCAAGAAACTGGATCTGGAAAAAACTGTTTTGTATTTGAATATCCTACTCCTGTAAGAGTTAAACCATTAAGTACAGAATTAAATGCAATAGAAGTAAATTCTACTCATTTAGGTCATGCTATAAGAAGACAATATGAAATAACCTTTATTAATCCAATAGCATTTAGAATTAAAAGTCCAAATATTTATCTTAATCCAGATAATTTTACTAATTATAGACAATTTTGGGAAAATATTCCTTCTATAGTTAATTATGGTTTCAGTGCACCAACTTATAGTTTAGCTTATAATATAGATAATAAGAAGAATTTTGGAACTATACCTGAAACTGTAAAATTAGAAGATATAGAATTTACTCAAGAGAATTTTGATAAGTATGGTTTAATAGGTATTGAAGTACATGAAAGCGATATAGAGAAATATGGATATGATCAATCTACTGGAAGTTATAGTACATGTGCAGCTATTAATTTGGAAGAAGCTATTTCAGCTGTACCACAATTAAAAGAATTTTATGATTATCTTATTAAAGGATGTATGAAACCTGAACTATATATAGAATTTGAATTTACTCCAAGAAATAAAAAACTTGGTGGAAATAAATATAATTTTAATTGGAAAGAAAAGAAGCTTTATATTTTAGATTACACATTAGGATTAAAAGGTTTTATAACTCCTTATATAGATGATTATAGATATCAAGAGTTTTTAAGAAGAAAGAAAGATCTATACTTTGATAATGATTTAGCTACTAATAGAATGATATAAGACGACAAAGAAATCCTCCCGAAAGGGAGGATAATCTTTGCTTTCTGTTTGGAGTTTTAAAGAAAAAAACTCTCCATAATTATATGGAGATAAGGATGTTTTTTATTTATTATACATATGAAAAGTAATAATAAATAAAAGTACAATTTCAAAAGACGCTAATCGAAAGAAATTGTACTGGTTAAAAAATGCATTATATTTGTCACACTTCGACATGTACATTTATAATACATCTTCAGAAAAATTATTTATAATAATATCCAACGATATATTAAGAATTATAATTTCAAGGCATTATATTCCTTACATATATCAATTTATTTATGTTGTAGCATTAGGATCTTTTTCATTAATATTTCTAAATAGAGTTATTATAGTTTGAACATTTTTAAATCCAACTATTTTTCTCATTATACCACCTATTCTAAAACTCATAGGTTTAGAATTATCTTCTATAACTGTAACTTTAGTTAAAGGATTTATCATTTTAAATGAAACTCCATTTAAAGTTACAATTATTTTTTCTCTTTGAACTGGATTTAAAAGTTCTAGTCTATCTATATTAGTTTTCTTATAATATAAAGGAGCCCCTCTACCTGATCTAACTTTAGTTCTTCCATCAGGATAAACATCAGTAGAAAGTTTTTCTTTAAATACTGATTGAACATTTTGAACTCTATTAAAAAATGATTTATCAATAGTTGCTATATATTGTAAATCTTGAATACTGTAAGTTGGAGTTCCTCCTGATGTATTCACATTTAATATTAATGATGATACTATGCCATCTGAATATTCACAATTTATATTATTGCTAGTATTAATAATATAATATTTATCATTTTCTATAAATGTTGAATATGGAGTTTTATATAATCCAAATTCTTGATCTAAATTTTGTAAGAATATTGGAAAATCTATTGGTTTAAATAGCATTTTACCAAAAGTTACATTTCTATCTAATTCAGATAAAATTAATTTTAGATTAGGATTTGTGGATTGAACCCATCCTCTGAAAAGTAAATTAGCTAATTCACCACCAGTTGTATTAATATTTACAGGTGATATATAAGTATTCATTTCTGGTCTTCTATATAATACTATTCTATAATTCTTTCTATTTTGTACATTTTTAGGATCATCTATATCACTAGTTTCACCATTTACAAAAGCAGTTTTAAAATCTGCTGGAAGATCTTGATTTATTATAGATCCTAAAAATTCTCCACTAAATTCAAATGGTTCTGGTAATAAATCAGATTTATCTTGAGTAGTAGCTTTGAAAGTCATTCTTACAGGAAAAACTTTTTCAGTATCATCTTGAGCATCAGATAAAGCAAATGTATCTCTAATAGACATAATTTCTTTTAAAGATAAATTTAAAGTTACCATTCTTACAGGATATTGATTTTTTATATAATTTATATCTTCATAATAATCTACAAACTGTTGCTGATAATTAACTCCAGCTATCATTATAGCTAAAGGTGTAATATTTTCCGCATTAAAACTAGTTATCATTCATCTTCCTCTCTTTCTTTATCATTTATCCATCTAGATATTTTATTATTTTTAACGATATCATTAATTATTTCTTTTATATCATCATAGATTCTTTTAGTACTTATTCTATTTTTATCTCTAGGATCTTCTGTATCAACTGAATCTATTCTAGAACTAAAATAATCCATTAATCCCCAATATTTATTAATTTGGTTTTTAAAGTTATCTATATCACATTCAGAATGCCTCTCTAACGTCTTTAAAGCCTCAATAAGGCCTTCATAATCCTTTATACTACTTACAATATACCTACGAGTTTTAGTAGCTTTATTAAAGGTTAAATTCTTTATAATTCTATTTGAAATATTAATTAATTTTCTTTTAATTAAATGATTATGTGAATAATATAAATTAATTATAAAATAACTTATAATTAAAGGATTATTAATATATTCATCAGTTAAAGGAATATAAGTATATTCATCAAAACTTCCAACTCTTATATACAACCATTTCTTTAAATTTATTTTATTAATTTGATATCTGTAACCACCATTTTCTAAATAATCTATTATTGGAATTTCATTTTCATATTCAGTTTCAATTAATTTTAATGCCATTGTAAAAAATTTATTATTATTTTCAGCCCTCTTTTTATAATGATTAATAATATTATTACCAGCTTCAGTAAAAAGCTCTAAATCTTTTGAAGATATGAATTTTCTAAATGCAGGAAATATATCCATAGGAGAAGTTTTATTAGATTCTAAATTAAATCCTATACCATCTTTTAAAATACTATGTATTTTACTAAACTCGGTATTACTTATAGCTTCACTTACTATTCTCTCTGTAACATGAATTCCCATGAAAATATTATTATTCATTATTTCAAATTCATCATACTTAAAAAAATTATCAATTAAAATATCTTTTTTATTTTTTATATCTACATTTCTTTTATCATAATAAATCTCATCTAATTTAGTTTTTATAAAGAAATTTCTTAGAATACTATATAAAAATATTTTAAGCTTCTGCATTTATAGATTCACCTCCATTATTATTAATCATACTATTTATATTATCTTCTAACTCCATTCCAATTATAGTATAATTAATCTCTTTAGGATAATCTAATTTCTCACTATGAGAATAACTTTTTGAAAAAGCAAATTTCTTAACCTTTTCTATACCTAATCTTACTATCCTATTTGGAACTTTGATAATACTAGTAGATTCTTTCTCATCTACTTTATAATTTACAATACATCTAACCTGATTAAAATTTTTACCCATAATTACCTCCAATATCTTATATTAGTTTTTGTGAGTTTAAATTGATACAGATTATCTGTTATTTAAGTTTAACGTAGAAAAAGATTGACAGGGAAACCCCCTGTCAAGTCTAATTCCTATTCTCTTTTCAATGTGCTACTATCTTATTATTAGTGAATTAATAGTATAACTTATTTATCTTTCTATTTAAATTAATTAGAATTTATATTTGTTTATATAATATAGTAAAAATTTTAATATTTTCCATTTCCCCTCGTTATATATTATCTAATAATCCAAATATAAGAACTATAGTATAAGTTATCCTTTTCATTTTAATCCTCCAATAAAAATCTTAGAGTCTTTTCGTTCCTCAAAGCCTCCAAATTTTTGTTAGAAGAATCAAATAAAAAAGTATATCCTATAATATACTTTTTTATATTTGTATCACCAGATAGTCTATAATAAGGAAATGGAAAATATTAAAATTTTCTTCTTATTTCAATGAAATATACCTGAAGGTATATTTCATAATTAATACTATATAATGAAAAATAATAGATAAAAATGAATTAACATTAAAATTATAGGTGAATAAATATGAATAATAAACTTTATATTTTAGGTATTCAGATAATCATAATTAATTTATTTCTTATTTTATTCACATTAAAAGGGTTTAGGACCATACGTTATGCTGCCGCTACTTCATGGTCCTACCCAAGTTATTTTTTTATATTTATATACGTATATATTATTAATTTGAGTAAAAATAAATTAAACTATAAAAAGGAGATGATTAATTATGTATAATAGAAATAGCTATTATGAGGCTTCGAAATCCTTTCCAGGTTTCGAGCCTTACGTTAGTAGTAATAATGCTAATATAAAAATAAATGAATTAAAAAGTAATAATATTATTATAGATTATTCTACTAGTGAAAAATATGTAAATAATTTAAAAGATAAAAAATTTATTACATTAGATGGATATGAAATAAAAATATTAGGAATAGGAAATGAAAATAATTTTTTAAAAGATAAAGATGATTTTATAATATATGAAAATCCTTTAATAAGAATTAAATATATAAATAAAATTAATATTAATAAATTTGGAGATTTATTTTCAGATAAATTAATAAATAAAGATCCTAAAGGAATAAATAAAATAGATGAAGTTTATTATTCATTATTATTAAAAGGTTTTGAAAGTCCATATGCAAGAATATATTCTTGCATTGGATATGAAGGTTCCAGTATTACAGATGAAATAATAGATGAAAATTTAGATTATGGTAAAAATACTGGAATATGGATAAGAGAACCAAAATTAGTTAAATTTAATGATACAAAATATTATAGAGCTAGTTATAAATTATTTAAAGCTTTATGTAATAATTATTATAAAACTTTAAATTATTATGAATATTTAGATTTTAAAAATAAGTTATTATCAAAAGGTGTAAGAATAAGTTATACTATTAAAAAACCAGAAAAAAGAATTATAATTTCTGAAGAATTTGAAAGTTATTGTAATTTTAGTAAATGGTATATGGATAAATATAAAAGTAATTTTACAGAAAGAAATAATATTATTCCAGATTATACAGATTATGATTTCAGTAGATCTAAAGGTAATAGATTTAATGATATGGTTTTATTATCAAAAGAATATTTAAAAGATAAAAATCTTACAAGATATCCAGATAGTTTATATTTTGATCAATTTACTAGAATTATAAATAAAGAAAGTGTATTAATTCCAAATTATCTATTCAATGAATTAATTAAAATATTAGATTATCCTGAAAATACAGAATTACCATCTGGATGTGATATTGTAATAAATGATATTAATGATAATAAATTATATCATCATCATGGTATAAATACTAAAATTAATAATATTAAATTTAAAGAATTAAATAATAAATTTAAAAGATATAATAATTTAGATTCAGAATTTAAATTTAAAGATCCAGAAATAGCATTTTTATTTTATAAATTTTATGTAGAATTAACTTTAAGAGTATTCTTAATAGAATATTATATGAATAATTTTAATACTAAAATAATGCCTGGTCCAGATGAAACAGGACCAGATAAAAAAATATTTAAATATATCTTTAAATTAAGATTTAAAGATAGATCAAAAATAAAAATTAATACAGATAATTATAAATATTCAGATATAATAAATAAAATAGGTAAACCAATTGAATATTTAAAAGATATAATTGATTCAATTATAAGTGAATATACTTTATTTTATAATAATTATAAATTATTAAATACTAAATATATACCATTAGAACCAAATTTTATTATAGATTTATTTTCAGAAAATATTTTATAATTTAAAATAATTAGAACTATACAACATAAATATTAGAATCTAAAAAAGGTTCTTAGGTTTACTAGATTCATTCTAGTTGCCTCCTTTATTATAGTTTTGATTTGAGTTTTTAGCTGCATATTAGGTAAAGAATTTCCTCCCATAAAGGGAGGAACCCTTTATCTTCTTAAATTTCTATACAATAACTATAGAAATAAATTTTTAAAGGATGGTGTTAAATCACATGAATGATTATAAAAGAATTTTAGTTATAGTTGAATCACCGGCAAAAGCTAAGACTATTGAGAAGATACTTGGACCAAAGTATAGAATTACATCTTCGTTTGGTCATGTTAGAGGACTAGTAAAATCTAAAATAGGAGTAGATATAGAATCTGGAAAATATACTCCGGAATATAAAATAGATAAAACTAAAAAAGAAGTAGTAAATAAAATAATAAGTGAAGCTAAAAAATCTGATTTAGTACTATTAGCTGGTGATAATGATAGAGAAGGAGAAGCTATATCTTGGCATTTAAATGAAATATTGAAGAAGGAAGTTAAAGTTGATAGAAAAAGAATTACTTTTAATGCTATAACTTCAGATGAAATAAAGAAAGCTGTAGCTAATCCTAGAGAAATAGATATGAATTTAGTTAATGCTCAGCAAGCTAGAAGAATCATTGATAGAATAACAGGATATAAAATATCCCCTATTTTATGGAGAGCTATAGCACCAGGAACTTCTGCTGGAAGAGTTCAATCTGTTGCTCTTAGATTAGTTTGCGATTTAGAAAAAACTATTAAAGCTTTTAAACCTGAAACTTTTTGGGATATTAAAGGAGATTTTGCTAAAAATATAGAATTATTATTATATAAAATTAATAATAAAAAAATAGATAAAGTTTTTGATCCAAAAGTTGTAGAAGAAGTTAAAAAGTTACAAAATGCTTTATTTGAAGTTAGTGAAGCTAGAGTTAATGAAAAATCAGTGTATGCATCTACACCATTTAAAACATCTAGTTTACAGCAATCAGCAGCAACTTATTTAGGTTTCTCTGCTTCAAGAACTATGAGAGTAGCTCAAATGTTATATGAAGGAGTTCCTATTAAAGGTGAACATCAAGGATTAATAACTTATATGAGAACTGATAGTTTAAGAATAAGCGATGAAGCTATGGGTGCTACAAAAGATTTTATCTGTAGTGAATTTGGAAATACGTATTTTAGTGAAAGACATTTTAAAAATAAAGGTGGAGCACAAGATGCTCATGAGTGTATTAGACCAACTCATATAAATTATACTCCAGAATTTATGAGTGTTTATTTAGATCCAGATCAATTAAAACTTTATACTTTAATTTGGAAAAGATTTGTAGCTTCTCAAATGAGTCCAATGAAATATAATCAATTTGAATTAATTGCACAAAAAGGAACTTATGAATTTAGAGGAACTTCAAATCAAATAGTATTTGATGGATTTTATAGATTATTACCTGGAGATATAACTAATAGTGAATTTCCATTATTAAAGAAAGGTGATAAAATACCTTTAGATAAATTAAAGATAAAAGAAGATCTAACTAAACCACCTTCAAGATTATCAGAAGCATCTTTAGTAAAAAAATTAGAAGCTGAAGAAATAGGGAGACCATCTACATATGCAACTATTATAGAAACTTTAAAGAAGAGAACTTATGTAATTCCTGAAAATAAATCTTTTGTACCTACAGATTTGGGATTTGAAGTTGCTGATATGTTAATAGAAAATTTTCCTGATTTAATGAATATCAATTTTACTAAAAATATGGAAAAAGAATTAGATGAAATTGCTGAAGGTAAAAAAGATTGGATTGAAATAGTAGATTTCTTTTATAAAAATCTTGAGAAAGAATTAATTAATTTTAAAAATAAAGTAGTGGATTTGGATCAGAAATTAGTTGAATCTGATGTTAGATGTAGTTGTGGTGCAGGTATGATGATAGTTAAACATGGTAGATTTGGTAAATATCTTGCTTGTAGAAATCCAGAATGTAAAAATAAAGTGTCATTAAAAAATATCAGAATAACTCAAGAAGAACTTGATAGTGGCAAAGTTCAAGTTTTAGAAAAAATAAATAAAAGAGATATGGAATTAAAAGGTATTCCTACAGATTTATTTAAATTTGGTCATAGAGTTTTTATTAAGAAAGGTAAATTCGGGCCTTATTTAGAAAATGAAGATTATTCTATTATTCCAGATAATGAAAAATATAGAGAATCTTTATCAAAAGAATTAATAAAACTTATGAAAGAAAATAAAATACCTATTGAAAATAACATTTTAATGCTTAAATCCAGTATAGATGAAATAGAGAATGAAGAAAATCAAATCTTAGAAGCTGCTGGAAAGGTTTGCCCTAAATGTGGAAGTCCTTTAAAAATTTGTAAAGGTAAATTTAATTCTAAATTTATTGGATGTAGTGGTTATAAATCAGGTTGTAGATATATAGCTAAGATTCCAAAATAATTATTAAAGTATATATTATAAATGTAATAATAAATGTAAAGGAGATGATTTTTAATGTTTTATTTTCTACAAAATTTAATACAAAGTTTTAGAACTTCGATTGTAGAATTCGATATAGATCTATTTTATTTTAAAAAATGTGATCATGGATATTTAATAGCTGATACTGTAATTAAAGCTTTAGCTTTAAGTATAGGAGGAATGAAAGAGATAAGATCTATAAAACATGATTTTATAGCTTCTAATCTTACAGTAAAATTAGAGATAACTCCTAAAGCTAGAAGAAAATTATTACAGAATTATAAATTTATTGGAGGATATGGAGAAGGTGCTACAGGTAAATATCTAGAAGCTAAAATTGATAATTATAACTGTAGAATAGGAATATCTGGATGGCATAGAATGTTAAATATTTGCCCATCTATATTTGATAGAGCAAAATATAAAATGAAGGTAGTTGAGATATAATGAATAATGATGATTATTTAGATAAAAAAGTTTCTCAATTAGAAGAGTATCTTAATCATAAGAAAAATGATACTCTATATGAGTTCTTTAATAATTTAATATCTTTTAAAGATGAATTGATTCCTGAATTATTAGAAGATTATATTAATTTACATAAATTAATTGATATTAATATTAAAAAAACTATCTCTGAAGAAAATAAAAATAATCTTGATAAGTTAGTTTATATTTTAAATATATGCTCTGATGCATATTATAATAAGTCTTTCTCACTTATTTCGGATAAAAGATTTGATGATTTATTAAAATTTTTAGAGAATGCTGAAAGATTAGGTTATAAAAACGAATATTCACCTGTAGGTAAAGTTGGTTATAAACCAATAAATACAAATAAATTAATAATTCATAAAACTAAATTAATGAGTTTACAAAATTCTTATAATGAAAATGATGTAATAAAATTTATTAATTCTATTATTAAATTAAATAAACCATTTACATTAATTAGAGAACCTAAATTGGATGGAATGGCTATAGCATTGACTTATCAAAAAGGTAAATTAATATCTATGGCTACAAGGGGAGATGGAATTGAAGGTCAAAATATAACTTCTAAAGTTCCATATATTTCAAATATTCCATTAGTATTATGGAAATTTGATTTATTTACTGATAATATAATAACTATTACTGGTGAAATGGTTATTTCATTAGAAGATTTTGATAAAATAAATTTAGAAAGAGAAATTAATAATTTAAAACCATTTAGTAATCCAAGAAATTTTACTGCTGGTCAAATTATGAGTGATGATCCTGAATATTTAAAATATTTAAGATTTTTTGCTTATGGAGTTGACGACGATAGTTTGAATATTTTAATTCAGAAAAATACTTTAAAAGCTAATGGTTTTGATGTTACTAAATATGAATTAGTAAAAGATTTAATAAATATTAATAAATCATTAATTCCTTTTAATTTACCATATGCTACAGATGGATTAGTTTTTAAAGTTGTAGAAAAGGATTTACAAAAAGAATTAGGTTCTACAAGTAAATTTCCTAAGTGGTCTATAGCTTATAAATTCGATCCAGAAGCCGTAATTTCGATTTTAAGGGATGTTAAATGGTTTGTAGGTAAAACAGGTAAGCTAACACCTGTGGGATATATAGATCCAGTAGAAGTTAGTGGTTCTGTAGTATCGAAACTTAATCTTTATAATCAACCAGAAATAGAGAGATTGGGTGTTACTATAGGATCTAAGGTATATGTAGTTAAAGCTGCAGAAATTATACCAAGAATTAAAACAGTAATCGAGAGTACTGAAAATAAAATTTCAATACCTCGTTTCTGTCCAGACTGTAATTCAGAATTAACTCTTTTAGGCCCAGAGTTATATTGTGAGAATGAAAAATGTCCAGCAAAGATAAAGGCAAAACTTATATTCTTTGCTGGCAAGTCTGGTATGGATATAAAAAATTTAGGAGAAAAAATAATTATAAAATTATATAATGATGGTTTATTAAAAGATTTAGATGATTTTTATAATTTAAAAAATCATATTGATAAATTAAAAGATATAATAGGACCAAATCATTATATTAATATCCTAAATGAAATAGAAGAAAGTAAAAAGAATAGTTTTAGTAAAGTTTTAACTTCTTTGAGTATTCCAGAAATGGGATCTGTAAGTTGTAAAGAACTTTGTGAAAACTTTCCAGATGTATCATTTAATAAATTAATAAATGATGCTAACTTGGGAATGCAGAAATTTTTTAATATTTATAATAGTAAAGGAGATCCTAAAAGATTAGGAAATGTTACTACATTAAATTTATTCAAATTTTTCACATCTCAAGATAACATAAAAATGATTCTAAAGTTAGCTGATCATGGTATAGTCGCTTATAATGATATCAGCAAAGAAACTATTAAATCAAATAATATTAGAGTTGCAATTACAGGTTCGTTTGCAATGAGCAGATCTAAGATAATTGAAATTCTAGAGAAGAAAGGTTATATTATAGTAACTAGTGTAACTAAAAATACTGATTTACTTCTGTCTGGTTCTGACTCGGGAAGTAAATTAGAAAAAGCTCAGAAGTTAGGTATTAAAATTATACTTGAACCTGAAGTCTATAACTTTTTAGAAACGTAAAAAAATTCTATGTAAATGTAATATTTTTATAACTCTTAATAATTTTAATTTATAAAAAATAATTTAAATAAGATTGATTAATCATTAAGAAATTAACAGTTTTACTACAAAATTACCCCAATATAGAAGGGGACTAAAACCAATAATATAAAATAAAAAGTAATCTATTTAGTAAAAAAACATAAAAAATAATCATATACAAACATTTAACAAAAAAAATCTTATTTATCTTATTAAGCAATACAATGCCATGAATTGCAAATAAATTATTTTATTATAATAAAAAGTTACTTTAGTTATATAGTATAATCAAATATTCAATATTATTTAGTTTTAATAGTTTAATTTTCAAAATACTAAAATTTGCAATAAAAAATGTATAAAAAGAAGAAAATGATAGTAACATTATTTCTTTTGCATGTTATTATATAAATTAACTTTTCTTTATGTAATTTATATATAATGCATTCAATATCGTTATAATTTATTTAACTATTTTAATTTCTGAAGAAGAAAGAATTGGGATCCCATATGGGATCCCTTTTTATCTTTCTTTATTTTTTTTTTAATTTCTTAATTTAATATTTTTACCAGCATTAGGATTTGAATTCATTTTTCTTTTATTTTCTTCTACTATTTTATCTATTTCTTTCTTAATATTCTCCATAGCATATATCATATTATTCCTTGTATTCATAGGAATACTATTTATATCTATAGTTACATTATTTTCTTTCATATGCATTAAGAATCTAACTAATTCTTCAGCCTTCCTGTAACCACCCCCTGCTTCATATATATCGAGAAAAAAAGTATCATACTTGGTGATATATGAAAATCAGTTGACCCACATGCACATTTCAATGATTTAATATTAGTTAATTGAACCTCATATTCTTCTCTTACTGAATCTCTTTCTTCTTCAGTTGTATTCTCTGGTAAATCATTTAATTTCTTTTCTAATGCTACATTTAATCTATCAAATCCAGTTTTACTAATAAAAGGTTTTATTTTACTATAATCAATTTTAATTGAATCTAGTAAATCTCCACTTTCAGAAATTTGATCAATTTGATCTTTAATTTTATCAAATGCACTAGATTCTAACTTACTTAATACTTCTATTGCTTCATGCATATCAATATCTTTAGTAAAATCTAATTTAGATTTTAATAGATTATAAGCTTCCTTTTCAGTAAGTTTATATTGATTAGCATACTTAAACATTAATTCATCTGATGGACATGTAATAATTCCTTTTATAAATGGAATAAATGCTATTATTTCTCCATACATAGAATTAACTCTAGCATAAGCATCCCAGATAAATGCTTTATCCGTAGCAATATCTTTCTTAGGATTAAAACTATTTATATAATCAGTCTTTCTTTCATTATTTAATTTTCTAAATGTTTCTAATGTAACATTAGGTTCATCTTCATTAATAAATTCTTTCTCAGCAAATTCAATAGTTTTATCAAATAAGAATGTAGTATATTTATTAAATCCAGTAATGAAATCATAGATGCTAGGATCTTTTAAAGCGATCATATACTTCTTATTATTAGATTCAAATTTAATATTATCTTTAAAATTATTTGAAGAACTTAGCTCTTTAATAGTTTTATTAATAATTATTTCTCCATTAATTTCTTTTTCTTTTAATTTTTCTAATGGATAAGATTTTCTATATAATAAATCTAAATCAACCATTAATGGTTTATTTCTATTCAATGCAGTTTGAGATCCACAATGATCACATATTACATTTAGAATAGGTATTTCTATTATATCAGTTTTAGGTTTTGTAGGAGCATTTACTTTAGCATATGCCATATATAAGAATGGTACATCTTTAATAGATGTATATCTTAAGAAATCATGAAATGATACTTCTCCTTCAACTTTAAATGACATCGTATCATAAATAGCTTTAAATACATTTATATCCCCTATTTCACCACTATTTTGAAATCCTGTAAACATTGTATCAACATGAGAATTATCTGAAGTTTCATTAAATGAAGCTACATAATTACTATTAGGCATATATTGAGTAAATCTTCTACCTAAATTATTATTTAATAATTCAAATCTTTGAGATGGTTTAAGATTTCTTAAACTTTCTGGTGGTATATCTATTGTATTATCTCTAGTTATTTTAAAATAATCTGATTCAATATAATTATCCATCTTATTTTTATCTATTTCCATAATAGGATTTATCTTTGAAGTAGCAACTTCTTCTGAATCAGATGTGAAAGATTCTTCATCTAATAAATCTTTTTCTTTTTCTACTTCTCTATCTAAAATCTCAACTATTTCTTTATCTGGTTCTTCAAAAACTTCCTCTTCCATAAAAGAGTTAGTTATTTCATTAGATTTATTTTTATAATCCTCTTTCTCTATATTTTGCTCTATTATAGAATTATTAAAATTTACTTCTTCATAAGATATTTCTTTCTTTAATACATTAGATAAAGTATTAGTTTCATCTGATCCTGTATTAATTTTAATAATATCTTCTTTTTCTTTAGGATTAATATCAAATTCATCTTCAAAATCATTTTCATCTTCTTCTATATTTTCATTAATTTTAATAATCTCATTTTCTTTTAATTTTATATCCTTAATTTCTTTCTCAGCCTCACTTTTTAAAACTAAATATTTAGATTTTAATTCAGCTATATATTCATCATCAACGATTTTATTATCGGGACCATATTTTTTTGGATTATTTACTCTATCCTCATTATATGCTTCCCATGCTTCTGAAAATGCTAGTATACTTTCATTTGTATAATCTTTTTGAAGATCTTTTACTAGTAAAAATATTGTATATTTCCTATCCTCATCTAATAATTTTTCATCTCTATTTCTTCCTTCTTCAAATTTAATAATATCATTATTAGAAATACTCATACCTATTCCAGTTCCATTAGCCTTTCTAGCAGCTTCTTGCTGTAGTTGCATCATTCTATCACCAGATATTATTGCATCAAATCCAGTTTTACCAGCTTTCTCTTTTTCAATTAATTCATTAAGAATAGTTTGATAAGTTAATCTAGCTTGCTCTGCTATTTTTTTAGCATTTTCTGATTGTAATTCTTCTTTAGAATTATCGTCTATAGTTTCACTACCTGGAATTTTTATTTCTAATAATTTTTCTTCTTTCCCATTATTTTTCATTAGTTCACCAAATGTCATTTCTCTTTCCATTTTAATAAATTTCCTCCTTTTATTTTATTAAGTAGTAAAATCTTTTCTACTTAACCATTTAATTTCGTTACCTACTTTATTTGATACATAATTAAATCTAGTTCCGTCTATAATTAAATCTAAAGCTACTGTACCATATGGTTCAGTTTCAGATTTGTAAAATTTACCATATATTTTTACTCCAGGATACAAACGCTTCATATAATCATTAAATTGTAAATTTAATTCACCTATACCTTCATCACTCATAGCCATAAATAAAATATTTTCATGATGAAAATTTAAATCTGGCACTTCAGCATTTGATTTTGGTGGTGTAAAAAATAATGATAAAATTTGATATAATATAGCGGAGGTTCCATCTAATTTTTCTGGTCTTCCATAGTTGTCAATACTATCTGTATATTCGGTATATTGACCTTTAGTCATAGCCATATATTAAAATACCTCCTTTTATTATCTAAACTTTAAATATATAAATACCATCCTTATCTCTATTCCAATTAGGAGTAGGAATAGTATCCACGTGAATATAACCATGTTTTAAAGTATAATCTCCAGTTTCCATTCTTTGTATTTCTGGAAAATCTTTAGGATTATTTCTAATATCATCATAAATTTCTTTTAATGGTTTACCTGTTATTTCAAAATCAACTGCCCTTCCTAAAGAATGGGCTGAAAGATAAAGTTTATTATTTATAGTTTTATCTTTTACTATAGCAGAAATATTATCTCTTAAACATCTTTGAGTTAAATTTCTTCCATAAGAATTAACTATAATGGGTTTTCCATATCTTTCTCTTATTTTATCAAGAAATTTTAATATGTTCTCATCTATAAATCTTACCGAATCTTCACCGTAAGCATTGTAAACATGTGGTGTTACTAGTTCTTTAGCTGAAAAATATTTTGGTCTATACATTTTTGATTCCTCCTTATTAAAAAATATTCTTATAAAAGTATAACAGTTTGATGTTCGATTTTTGATATATTATAATAAAAAGGAGGAATTTTGAATGGATAAAAGAGTAATAGTTATAGCTTCTAAAAATAAAGGTAAAATAAAAGATTTTACTGAAGCATTAAATAATGATTTTATTATTAAAACTTTAGATGATGAAGAATTTAAAGATATTAATTTTTCTGATTTAGATGAGATATTTCCAACTTTAGCTGAAAACGCTTTAAGAAAAGCTAAAGAAGTTTATAATAAATTGAAAACCAATGGTAAATTTTATGAAGTTATAGCTGATGATTCTGGATTATTTATTGATGCTTTAAATGGTCTTCCAGGAGTTCGTACTAAGAGATGTGCTCCAGATGGTTATGATGGAAATAATGCTGATTACATCTTAGAACTTATGGAAGGTAAAAGTAATAGAAATGCTATATTTAGATCAGCACTAGTTTGGATAGATCATTATGAAATGGTTACACATATATTTGAGGCTAAGTGTTTAATAGCTGAAAGTAAATCTGCAGATGAAAGTATTTTTCCATTAGATAAAATATTAAAAACATCTCAAGGAGTTTATTGGACTACTGATACTACTCATTTAGAAAATAAAATTAAATTTATCAAAGATGCTATTTATTGATATTTAAAATAAAAGCCATATATATTTTAATTGTGAATGATAGTTTTAAGTGACTAAAATTCATAAATAAATTTATAAGGAGTTGATTTAAAAATGAGTATTATTAAAGACGATCAGAAAGTAACTCTAACTTATGATGGAGTTGAAATAGGAGTGGTAGATAAAAATACTATTCCTGAGGAATTAAATGATCTTTTAAAGGGTGATGAAAAATTCCAAACTGTAGAAGAAGATATTAAAGTAGTTGAAGGAGTTATTTCAGCAGATATTCCAATTAGAATAGAATTTGATGGGGATACTTCTGATGAAAGTATAAACAGTATTTTAGGAAAAGATCTAGAAGGAACAGAAGCTGCTGAAGCATTATCAAAAGCAAGTGAAATATCTTCAGATATTACAATAGATGGAGAATTTTCTAATGTAAGAGGTTGGGTTCCTAATAATGAAGAAATAATAACTGAAGAAATTATTAATGAAGAAGTTAAAGTTGAATTTAATCCGGCAGATCCAACTAGAATAAGTGAAATATAATTAAAAATAATATTATCGCAAAACATAATTATTAGTTTAAAACCCAAATTAAAAAAAAAAGATATAATTTAAAAGGAGGAAATTTATAATGGAAGAAAAATTAAATCTAAAGGTGGTAAAACCATCTTGCTCAACACAAGCGTTAGCTAAAATTCAAGAGGTAATAGTAGAGATGGTTAATAAAGCACCATCTAAAAATGTATGTAGTCACATTATTGCAGATCCTAATCTTAATACTTATTCATCAGCTTTTGATGAAAGTAAAATTAAAACTCCAGAGGATGTAGCTCCAGTAGAAGTATCATACAAAACTCAAAATGGAGAATTCGAGATTAAATATCTTAAAGCTTCATTACCATGCATATTCCATCCAAAGAAAGGTGAGAATGTAGATGGAATAATACTCCCATCAGATCCAAAAGAGATTATTAAAATGGGAATGACTATTTTCAAATTTATGCAAAGATTTTCTCAAGTGTGGAAAACTACTCTAGCAACTTCTAAAGATTTTCAAGATATTGCTTCTGTAGCATTCATGGGATTAAAAGGAAAAGAACCAATAGCTGTAGGAGATTTCTTAGCTGGAAAACTTACAGGTACAACTCCTAAAGAAATGAAAGATATGATGGAAGCAAGAGCATCATATGGTGCTACTTATAATAAGACAGCAAATCAAAACTATAAAATTGATGCTGAAGCTTCACAAATTCTAGAAATCTTCAATAAAGAAGTTTATGGACTTCAATATAAAACTCTTGAAGATTTATTAGCAATAATGGAAGAGTTTGAAATGAATGGTGTAATCTCTGCAACTAAGAAATCTGCACTAAAGCCAAATAATCTAGTTTCTGATAATTCTACAATATTGATTAATGATAATCAATTTGAGAAAAATCCAAAAAATAGATATGGTATAGATGTAAATGGAATATTCAATTAATAAAATATAATAAAATAACTATGGGTCCCATTTAGGGACCCTTATATTTTTATCTTACTAATTTTAAAAGGAGAAGGATTAAATGGAAAATAAAATAAATGAAAAATTACAAAAAACTTTTGAGGTGCCAGTTCTTGGAAATTTAAATGATATGGTATTGAAAATAGTGAATGAAAATGGAAATACAATTAAAGAAACTAAAATTTTAGGATATACTCCATTCTTTATCGCATTTGAAATACAAAATGAAATAGTTACAATATGGTATTCAGATATATTTGAGAATACTAAAGAAAGTCAATATAGTATAATAACTGAACCAAAGAAAAATAATGCTGGTTCAATAATCACAGGATTACAATTAGGTTATAATTTTATTGTGAAAAGATCTGTACAACCATTACAATTTGATAGAGATTTAAATTGTGATTGTAAAAATTGTGAAAATAGAAATAATCCACTTGATGATTTAGAAATAGGAGATAGTATTGAACTCTTAGAAGAATTAATAAATATATTTAGTAAAGGTGGAAAACCAAAAGAGAATAAAATGGGTATGAAACTTCATGCATTTAAACCTAAGGATTTTTAATATGGAAAATTTATTAGTTATAGTATTGTGTATGTTAATATCAATTGTATTCATATTTGTAGCAGGTTTTTTAGCATATTATTTTTATAAGAAAGTAGAAGAATTAGATAAATAAAGAACTGGACTCCAAAAGGAGTCCTTCTTTTTTTTTTACCTTCTGGACATTATTAAATGTATTTTATTTTTTTATAAAGGAGGTTAATAATGGAATTTAATTATTCATTACTTTTATATTCATTATATAAAAATATCTTCTATGATTCATGCTTAGGTTCAAAAGTTATATTTGAAGAACCTAAATTTAGTGTAGAAGAATATGGAGTTATTGCTCCTAAAGTAGCTGATGTATTAGAGACTACTTATAATAATATAACAGAATTTGGTAAATGGAAAAGTGATTTTAATTTAAAAGAAAAATGTATAAATCCTATAGATGATGCAATGATTAGTGCATATAAAGGAGTAGTAGAAAGACAGATTAATCTATTAATTAAATCTTCTAAAGAGGATACTATTAAAGAAAGTTTTAGAGGTGCTGGTTTAGGTTATATGAAATCATTTGAATACATCAATGGGGATGTAGAAAAATGTGTAGAAGATTATTTACCAATAGCATCTGCTTTAGTAGCATTTCTAAATGATATTCATATAGATATTCATGAATCTATTAATTTTAGATTATTTATGATTTTTAATCTAATAGAATTAAAACTTAATCCTATTATAGAATCAACTAAAATAATAGATAAGAAAATAATATATGATAATGTAATAAGAAATATAAAAAATCTTATAATATGTAATTTCGAAGATATGGTTTCTAAAATAGATGAAATATTAAAAATATCTGAAGAAAGAAATTTAGAAGAAACTATTTTAGATATTAAGAGAGATTATTTAAAATTTGTAATTAGAATATCATTAACAACTTACGATGAGTCGGAAATCACAAAACTAAATAATATTGTGGATTTATACAATGAAACTAAATCAAGTTAAGGAGGTAAGAATCGAATGGATGCTGAAAAAGAAGTAATTAATAATGAGTATCTAAACGACGAGGAAGTTGTGCAAACTGATGGCAACGACGATCCAGCTGTTATTGAAACTAATACAGGGGAATACGGAGAATCGTTTGAAGATACAGAAGAAAAGTTAGAAGATAGTTCAGTTACTGATCCTATAGAAGGAGAAGAATTAGAAGATAGAGAATTTGATACTCAAGCTCCATATGAAGAAAATGAGCACAATGATGAATTTTCTGGTTTTGATGAATATGGTCAAGAAGCTAAAACTATGGAAGAAATAGTTGAAGATAATACTGGAAAAGAAGTTGAAGACATTGATGATAATGTTGGATACTACATGGATGCTGAAAAGAAAGATGATATGTTTGAAGTTGAACATATTGAAATGCCTATCAATGGTGGAGATGATGTTGAACCTATGGGTGAAGGAGATTTAGAAGATCAACCTGAGCAAAATGATTCTCCAATAGATGGAAATGATCTAGGAACTTCTACTGGTACTGACACAGTAACTGAATATGAAAATGTAATGGATGATGTAAGAAATGAACCTGAATTTAATGATGATGGTAAAACTGGCACAGAAGAAATTACAGATGTAGAAGAAGCATTTGATGCTCCAGTTGATGGAGATGAATATCAAGATGAAAAAGTTGCTGCTTCAATGGAAGATCAAGAACCTGAAGAAGAAGATATTCCAACTGAAGATGAAATTGAAGATGGTGTAGAAACTGAAGAAATAGAAAGTTATCCATCTGATGATGAATCTTGGGAATCTACTATTGAGGAAGATCCATTGGAAGAACCTATGGGTGATGATGATTTTGATCCTACAGAAGCTGGAAGAGACGATTTCTATGAAGACGGTGGAGCTAACGACGAAGTTATGGAAGAATATGAAGAGCTTGATGATGAGTATTCTGACGATGATGATTCTGATGAAGTTCCAACTGAAGATGAAGAAGTTGAAGAATTCGAAGAAAATGATGATGAAGATGATGATGAGGAAGAGGATGAAAAAGAAGACGAAGATGATGGAGAATAATTTTTTTTTATAATTATTCTATAACATAATTCTTGGTTAGAAATTCCATTACTCTTATAAGATCATCTCCAAGACTTTTGATTCTTATAAAAACACAATTTAAATCCCTCCTTAGGGAGGGAGATTTTGTGTCGTCCTTATTTTAAAAGCTATATATATTATTATGCTGATATTTAGTTTTATATAACTTTTAAAACCTTTCTTTTAAACTATTTACATATCTAAATCTTTTTAAAACTTTCTTTTATTACTAAATATCAAATTCCTTTCTAACATTTCAAAAACATTTTTAATTATTTTTAAAGTAACATTATCTTATAAGATTAAGTCGGTATACTGCTATAGTATCTTTATGGTCATTATCATCAATAACCTGATACAATAAAAGTTTACCGTGGAAAAGGCTCTGGCTTATCATGAGTCAGACCACACGGCCACAACCATGAAGTCCCAGGCATGCGTAAGCAAGTGAGGATGGATAAAGAACAGTTGCCAGAAAAATCGACTTAACTTGAAGCACAGTATTAACAGATATTATTAAGTATATTCAATGAAATATATTAGTAAGTCTTGGATGTTTAAACTGGGCTCAAGATGCCGCGAGGCATTGTCGATTAGGTGCAAGTGGATATTAGAAATATAATAATTATATAGAAATATATAAAACATATTTCCAAGAATATGCAAATTATAAAGTATAATAGTAAATAAATCCAAATTGCTTATATCGCATGCTTGGGACTTTTTTTGTATATAAATAATATTATAGGAGATGATTTAGTATGAGTGGAACACCCATAGAAGATTTAAAAGAATATCAACCAGTTTTGGAAGAAGATATTACGGAACCACCAACAGAAACGGTTAAAGAAATTAAATTGTATATTAGTTTAATAGAAATTAATAAATCTATTAGTGGATTAGGTTTTAATATGATAGGTCAAGATGGATTAACTAATTTGATGAAAATAGAAGCTATTAAATCTATGCCTACTGCACAAGATTTAAAAGATCTAGCTGATAGAGTTTATACTGAAGTATATGAAATTGATTTAAAGAATAGAGGAGAAGCTGAAACTACTCCATTGGAAATTGTGACTTACGAATGTCATGAAGTTCTAATTTCTTTTGCTACTGTACCTTTATTTGAAGTAGTGAGAGATATGTTTGTATCTAAAGGAGTTAAAGTTCATACACCAATATATACTGCAGAAACAGTTGAAATTACAACTGCTGATGGTAGTCCAATGAATGTAACTAATAATAAATTACTTGGTACATGGATATATGAATAAAAAGGAGATGATTTAATAAATGTATGATAAACATTCTTTAGAGAAATTAGGAGAAAAAGTAGCTTTAAGAAATAAATTATATCAAAAAAATAAAGAAATTAAAAGTCCAATAACTGATTTACTTACTCCTTTTTGTAATCCTATAAGAGAAATGCTTAAATCTAAATCTGATAAGATAAATAAAATAATAGTTATAGAAGAGTGTAGTGAATTGACTAAAACTATTACTAAAGATCTAAGAGGAAAAGGTAATAAAAAAGATATATTAGAAGAAATGATTGATAGTATTATAGGATGTCAAATGGTAGCATCAATATATGGATTTAGTGCTAAAGAGATAATAACAGAATATAATCTTAAAATGTTAAGAAATTTTAGAAGAAAAAGGAATGATGAAAATATGGAAAATGATTATACTAAATTAATGATTTTAGTTGTACCTATAGATAAACCTTTTGATGTAGAAAATTTATTAGATATTAAGTCAATGGATCCTAAAGGTCACTCAGCTGCAATAGAAGAATTTACTAGAAGAGGTTTATTAAAGGAAGAAGATAATATAGCTTATGATGTATTAGGTATAAATGATAATGAATTTTATGAGTTAACTAAATTACATAATACTGATACTTTTTTACATACAAGTAGATTTCTTAATGTTAAAGAATTGAGTGGTGATTATGCTAGACTAAGTTTAAGTAATTTGACAGGATATACTCATGGGACTAATGATAGTTATTCATATAAACCATTTGAATATCCTTTTATATTGGTTGATATAATGAAAGAGAGTAAGTGAATATGAAAAAATATTTTAAGTATTTAAAAGATGTGTGGAATAGATTTAGTAAAGTAGATATTGTATTAATTACTGCTAGTATTATATTATGGTATCTTTATTTAACTAATAGATTAATATTGAAATAAAATATGCTCCCTTTTGGGAGCATTTATTTATTACCTCTTGATAAGATTTTAAAGACAAAATGCTTGTAAGTTTTTATAATTTTGGAAAGGAGGAAATTAAATGCCTAAAATTACTAGAGAAATAAAAGATCTTTATGATAAACATAAAACTCCAAATAGAGATAAAGATCTTATAGCTAGAATAATACAGTTTTCAAAAGAAAACCAGAATATTATGCTAGATGGATTAGTAAATAATACTTTAACTATGGGTCCTCAATTAAGAGAGAAATTTATTGCTTTATATCAATTGGGTAATGAATTTGCTACTTTAAAAAATAATCCATATGTTAAAAGATCTGAAATAGTAAATAATCCATTAAGATGTGGCTTATTATCATCTTATGCTGATGAGAAAAATAGATTAATTTTAACATTTTTATTCTTATTAAATTATTCTGCATGCATAAATAAATATTGGAGAAATGGTCATGATAATAAAAGAATGGCTTATGTATTAGATAATTTAATAAATAATAATACAGACTTTAAAAAATATAGATCTATTTTAAATGTATCTGATAAGAAAGTTGAATCATTTGAAATAAGAGCTAAAGATAGATTTAAAGATTTAAATGATGAAAATATGGCTTACTTAGCTCAAGATAGTTATACAAGAGCTAATAATAGTATAAATGTAATAGCTTCTAAATATTATGAAATGGATGAGGAAACTATTAAATTTATAAAGAAAAATGTAGTAACTAAAGATGGTAGAGCTGTTATATCTATGAATACAATATTTGATAATATAATAAGAAAAGCTAAAGAAGGTTTAGCTCCAAATAATCAAATTATGACAGCAATAGGTTGCGATCCATTTAAAACGCAAAATGAAATAAGAATTGATTTTATTACTTTTGCTCTAGTAAATCAATATTATAAATCATGTGATATAATTGAAAAACTAATTTATGAATTTCAGAAAAGAAATAGTGGTGCAGATCATAAGATATTTAAAAAGAAATTTAGTACGATGATAGCTGCTAGAAACCTTACAGAGATAAATAAAGAAATAGATGAAATCATACAATCATTTAATGAAGCTAGAAAAGTAACACCAGTTGCTTCAATGAAGATGACTTATAAAAAAGATTTATTAAGTTATTTAGTTATTTATACTTATAGAATAGGTTTAATTACAATGTTAAATTAGGAGGTGAATATAAATGAGTGTATTAATTATTGAAGTTAATAAGAATTTTCCAGATTCATTTTTAAATGAAATTAAAGTTATGTATGATGAATTGGATAATATACATATACAAAAGAAAATAAAAGGATACGAATCTATAGATTCATCACAGAATTTTGATTTATTAAAACGAGCTGTAGAAAATAATAATACTTTTCTTTTAGTAGCAAGAGTTAAGAAAGGAGAAGTTTATTCAATAAATGCTGGGTTTGTAATAGGAGAAGTTATTGGAGAGGAATTAAAAATACATGCTATTTATGTATCTCCTAGATATAGAACTTCTGGTATAGGTAAGAAGTTTTTAAAAGAACTTCAAATAATAGCATTAGAAAAGAAATGTAAATATTTAGTATCTAATATTTATGATTTTAATACTGAGTCTATCAAATTACATAAATCATTTGGATTTAACGAATTTCAAGTTATATTAGATGAACATAGAGCAATTTATAAAAAGGTTTTAGATCCTAAAGAATTATTAACTCCAGCTGGAGAAGGTATTCTTGATACTTTTAATTTATTTAAAAGGAAACATGATACGCAAAAGTTAAATACTAGACATTCTCATGCTGATTTTTATATGTCTAAATATTTATTTGATAGATTTATTAAAGATATTAAAGGAAGATATTATCCATTTTTTGAAGCTTATAATGATTTTATAAGAAGAGATAAATTCTTAAAAAATAATAAGAAACTTTTTGAAGCTTTAAAATATAACGATAGTTATGTAGAAGAGACTTTAGATACATATTTAAAATATGAAGAAGATGATAAAATATTTGGACTAGAATTTCCATTAGTATTTAGAGATCTATTTAATATGAAATTTCCTAAAGGATATGGACCTAGAAGTCTTTACACTGATGAAACTCCTGAAATAACTGAATTAACTAAGGAGTATGATTCTGCTTATGCTAGAGTTAATATATGGATAAGAGATTATTGGAATGAAAAAATAGGTAAAAAATATGGTATTTATTTTACTACTGATGATGGTGGAGATTGGGATGACGGTTTTATAGATTTAGTTCCAAAAGGTAAATTTATGCTAGTTTCTGAAGAAGATTCTAGAATTAATATATCTCTTGCTAAAAAAATAGCTAAAGAGTCAATGGAACTTTATGAAAAAGATATGAAAATATCATCTGAAGCTGCTAATGGAATTAAAGTTGCTAATGGTAAATATACAATAGAATTAGATATCAATAATGATCCACAATTAATTAAAGTAATAGAAGAGAATATTAAATTCTTTGAATTAATTGATGAGTTTAATACTCAATTATTTATTGATAAAATTAATAATTGTAAAAATGCTCAAGAATGTAAAGAATTATTAGGATCTTTATTTGATTGTATGTCAACTAAATTTGCACCTAAAGGAGAACCTGATATATTAAAAATAAGAGATATAGTATTAAAAAATAATTTAATACCAATGGAAAGATTTTATCTTCCACATAAATATATTTCTCCAGATGGTAAAAGAGTTGTATCTAGATGTGAATTAATGATGATACCAGCGTATGTTAGAGGACTTCGTCAAATGTCATTTAAAGAGGGTAGATCAGTACTCGATACTTCTATCACAAATCAAACTGGACAGGCTACAGGAGACTCTAGAGCTGGTATATATGCAGATACTGAGTTAGTATCATCATTATTACAAGGTCAGGATAAAATAATTAAAGAGTTTATGGGACCTGCATCAAATAATACTAAAGCATATCAATATTTACAATCTCAAATAAGAGAAACTGGTAAAGCATATATGAAAGATATGCCTGATAAATTTAAAGATAAAAAGACTATTAAATATTTATATAATTATGGAATATTTGCTGGTTTATTACTTGATTTAGAAGATGGAATTAATATTGATGATTTTGAATAATTAACAATAATAAATGGAAAATTATTATAAGTTATTTATATTAAAACCTGGTAATTTAGTATAAATAATTATGATGTTACCCACATATTAATTTCATTTCACTAAATTAATATGGATGACTTCAAACATAATAATTTCCTCCTTTTAACTCCTCCCACTCGGGAGGAGTTTTTAATACTTTTTAAGAAACATTTAATTATGTGAATAAATAACATTATAGGAGATGATGATATTGAGAATTTCTAAACCAAGTATAAATTCATATAATGATGTATTAAAAATAGTTGAATTATTCGGAAATGAATATAAAGAATATTTTAATACAGAAATGAATAATTTAACATATGAAATACAAAAAACTAAATATAAAAATATCTTTACATCTGAATATTTAAGTGGATATAATAAAAATAAAACTTATGATATTTATGGAAGAGAAGTTAAAGATTCCTTTATACAAATACCATCAATGATGGAAATACTTTTATCTAACCATTCTGTAGTTTTATCTGATGGTAAAATTATAAAAGAAACTCCTGAGATGACAACTCATCTTAAAACTAATGATTATGCAAGAGATATGATTATTGGTAGAAATGTGTATGATGATGCTGGTAATTTAATTAGAAGAGATAGAGGATTACCTTTATCTAATATAATAATTAACTCAGGTGGAAAAGGTACAGGTAAAACTTCTATTACTGAAGCTGATATTGGAGATATATATAGATCTTATCCAATAGATGCTATATTAATATTTGATTATGATAATTCATATGATCTTACTAGATTTGCAAAAGTATCTGGAATTCCAAAAGGGGAATTAGCTAAAATATGCCAAATATATAAACCATCAGATGGATTAAATATGAGTATGATGGAAAATGTATTATCAGCTTATCAAAAAGATTATAATAAAAGAGTTAAAGATGAAGTTGAATATACTTGCCCTGTATCTGGTAAGATTAAAAAGATGAAACCAATTTGTATTGTAGTAGAAGATAGTATATCTGCTATGATTACAGAGGGAAATACAATATCAGAGAAATCTGAATCTGGACCAGAAGCATTTATGCAAATTTATAATAAACTTTCTTCTCATGCTGTAAGATGTTTAGGTTTTTTAGGTGGTAATTCATTGATAATGATGGTTTCACATAGAAAACCAAATACACCTGCTCCAGGGCAATCTATAGCTGCTAAAGAATTTAAATCTTCTACCAATGCATATAAGAATTTAATTCCTGAAAGACTTAGAATGTTAGCTGCATATGTTATAGAAATAGATAAAAGTATTACTTCTAGTAATCTTGATAGTGATAGTCATCCAGCTAAGATGTATGATTTGGTTTCGGAAGGAACTACTTATGCTTATATTAATCAATGTAAGTTAGGTAAATCTAGATCGTCACCTGAAAATATTTATCAATGGTCTGAATTCTATGTTGATTATAAATTTGATAGAGCTTTATCAATGTTAGATACAGCTTTAAATAATGGAACATTTGATAAAGATGGAATGTTTCCATTAGCAGAAGATAATAATATTTTTAATGTGAGTACTAGATCTAAAAAGCAATGCTATACATTGAAAGGTTTTAATGATGAAAATGGTAAACCTGTTAGATTTGATTTGAGGACTGCTAAATATGCTTTAAGAAGTATATTTGATCCAAATTATGGAGAGATGATTATGATAACAGATGAGCAATTAGATTTTGCTTCAAAATTATTTAAATATATTCTTAGAATGTGGGAATATAAAATTTATAAACCAATTTTAGATTGTAATAAATTAGATTCAAAAGAAACTGAATCATTAAATAAAGCTATAAATAGATTATCTGCCTTAACTTCTTCAGCAATAGAAGAAGATGTAGATCCTTCTATTTATGATTAATTAGTATTATTAGTGAACCAATATCTCCTTCGGGAGATATTGATTTACACCATCTAATATTAATTCGATATATATTATTAATGTGAGTATTTTGATACTCATTTTAATATTAAAATAAAAAGGAGATGATTTTATTATGAAGTTTTATGAAATTTCTAACCAAACTAAATTATTATTTTATACTTATATTTATAATTATTATCCAAATAATTATAAAGTGAAAAACATAATTAGAAAAGGAAGTAGATAAGTATGAGATATAATTTAAATCCACCAAGACCAAATATAAAAATTACAAATGATATGCCAGAAAAATTTGCAACTAGAACTTTTATATCAGTTTTTAATGATAAGACTTCTGCTAATAGAGGTGAGATGACACAATCTCAAGTTAATAGTTCTTTAATACCAATTAATGCTGAAAGACCATTAACTGATAGTTCTCTTGGACCAGATTTATTATCTCATTCGAGTTGTATAGATATAGTAAGAAATGATACTATCACTTTATTAGGTGTAGTTAATTTTCAAATGGATACTTATTTTATTTATAAGCAAGGTTCTACTGGTCTTATAGATATATATGAATATTCTAGATTTACTACAACGGCTGATTTTACAGTTCATAATAAAAGTAATTTTAAAGATATAATAAAAATGGGAAAAATAGGAGAAACTTTTGAAATAAATGATTTTCCATTTATTAAATCTTCTATAGCATCTTACGAACCAACTTCAAATAGTGTGGGATATGGAGTTAATTTAAGAACTATATCTACAATAGCAAAAGGGGTTGAAGAAGATGGATATATAATAGATTCTGAAGCATTTAATAAAATAGCACATTTGAAATCAAAAGTATATACTATTAATTTAGGATCGGGAGGAAGAGATAGAGCTATTAAATCAGTAGGTGATAGACTTATTCCACCTGTAGGAACTATTGTGAAAAGTCCAGTATTATTGACTGTAATAAATAAAACTAAATATAATGTATTAAATGAAACTTCTCAATTATCTTTAGAAGATGAAACTTATTTCTTACATCCAAATTCAATGGTTACTAAAATAGAAGTTATATGTAATGAACCTATTGATGTACCTGAATTAGAAGAATATAGACAGGAAAGATTAAAATCTAGAAGAGAAATTTATGATATATTAAAAAAATATCCTGATGAGCAATTAACTTCATTGGCTCAATCTTATAAATCTAATTGTAGATATAGTAAATATAGATTAGATAATGATTTTGTAAATAAACCAATAATTTATATTACTACAGTTAGATTGGTATTTGGTGGTAATGGAACTAAATTAAGTAATTTACATGGAGGAAAAAATACAGCTGATACTGTATTGGTAAGTAATCTTAATATTAAAAATACTTTAATAGTTCCTAAAGGAATGCTTGTAGATGAATATGGAGAAAGAATAGATATGGTAAAAGCATCCACATCAGATGTAAAGCGTAATAATATGGGTGCATTATTTGAAAGAGGTTTAAATGCTATATCATTAACTCTCTATAGAAAGATACGAGATAAAGAATTAACTCCTCAGCAAGTTTATGATTTCTTACAAGAGCATCATAAATTATTAGGAAGATATGCCGATTTTGAAAAACTTAATTTAGATGTAGAAGCTACATATGAATGGTTATCTAATAAAAGATTAAGACATATTTTATTACCTGAATCACATGGTATATCTATGAAAAAGATGACAGAAATAGTTACAAATGCTGAAAAGATGATTGGTCATAGAAAGCTTAAATGTTATATTTATGGTAAAGAGATGACTGATGTTTTTGAAGTTGGTGAAATTTTTAATATAGTATTAAGAAATGACCCAGAATTTGCTAATCAAACTAGTAGTATCACTGAAGTTGATTTAAGAGGTTATCCTGTTGAATCTGATGATGGTAAAAGAGATGGTAAATCATTATTTGCTGTAAAACCTGGTAAATTAAGTATGTTAGCATTAAGATTATTATTGAATATACTTCCACCAGAAGTAATGAATGAATTTATTAATGGTCAACCAATAACTTCTATACTCGAGTATTATAATTCAGTTGGTATAGATTTAACTTTCAATGATAGTAATGATGAAATATTATTAAGTGATGAAAGTGATAATTCAGATACAGAAGAAATACCATTTGAATTTAATCCTACAGATGAAGAAATAGATCCATCTTTAGAAATATACGATAATGGAGAGGATGAATCGGAGAAGGAAGAAGATGTTGCAGATATAGTAGATTAGGAGTTGATTTATTAAATGATAACTGGAATATTACAAATAGATGAAAGATATAAAGACGCTATAATAGTTAAACCTGAGAAATTTAAATCTGATTGCAATTTCTGTCTAGTTAGATCGGATTTAAAACTTTTATTAAAAGAATATGATATTAATAAATTACCTGAAATAATTTATTTAATGACACCAATAGTTGCTAGATCTAAAACAGATGAGTTTGGTATCAATAATATAGATATATTAATGTCATTACCTGGTAAAGATAATTTCTTTATTCCATTAAATGAATATAAAATAATGGAAACTAATATAATACAAGATAAATTAAAAAATATTAATGAGAGTGTTGGTATAATGGGTAAATATAGAGAGAAATTACCAGCTCCTATAGATTTACAATTCTATAAACCATTTACTAAAGCCTTTATTAAATATCTATATGATATAGTAATTGATGGAGAATTTAGAACTCCTGAAGATAATGCCGCAATAATATCTCAATTTAGTAATTTAAGAGCAGCTAAAGATAAAGAGATAACTGTTACTAGAGCTACAGAAGTTCTTCAGTTATTTCATTATAGTATTACAGATTTTTTAAATAATGCTTATAAATATACAGATTAAAATAAATTACGTATATATTATAAAGTTGATGCATGCAAAAATATCAAATCTTTAAATTTAAAGGAGGAAAAACATTATGAGTAAATTAAAATTAGCTAATTTGGGTTCTCAACTAGTTGGGAATCTACCAGGATTAATCAATTATTTTTCAAATCAACCAAATGGATCTCAAATAAAAGTAGATCCAGTAATTGATGGAGTTACGGATTCAATTAATGATTTATTTAAGTCATTAAGAAATGCATTACCAAACAGTACAAATCAATATGCTTCATTAGATGAAACTGTATGGAATAATTATATTAATAAAATTAATTATTCTATGAATAATGGAGATATTAAAGGAGTTACAGATCAAATAGTTGAATTAATTTATCCGGCTATTTTTGAATCTGTTAAAATTAATGGAACACAACCAGCTTTAAATTTTATATTTAAAATGATTGATTTCAGAAAAGTTTTAGTAAGTCAAAATCAAATGATTCAAAGTGGTTTAGTTCAATCACTTAGAGATTCATTTCAAAAGAAATCTCCTTTTTCAGTAGTATCATTTAATGGTGCTAGAAGTTTAAGAGATGTATCTGGTTATAATAATCCAGTATCTATTCAATATAGAGATATAGCTGGTCATACTATTGGAAAAGTTACAGTTAATCAAGATGTAATAAACCTTTTAAGTAATTTCCAAGGATGGAAAATATCAAAAGGTTTCCAAGTAACTACAGAAAATGAATTTATATCTGTATTTGGAAAATACGACACAGTTACATCAGGTTATACAAAGTCACCTGTAACTGCTGATGTATATGATTTATACCCTGTATATCAAAAAATGTTTATGTAAAATTGAAAAGGAGATGAATTAAGATGAATCATTTAAGATTAATAGCGTTATATCAAGTATTAATAAAAACGGCTGAGGAATTAAATCAAAATAATCAAACTCTTTCTATTATTAGAGTTGGAGTTCCATTATGTAACGGAGAGTATATGATATTTATAGAATTAGATATAAAATCTGCACACGCAGCTCCATATATTATTCATAAAAGCAAAGGATTACCTCAAAACTTTTATATAGAGAATGCAGCTAAAGATTCAGCAGCTTTCTTTAAAAAATTAGGTGTGACATATGCAGCGAGCATACCAGCAAATAAAGAAGATGCTCCTACAATATTCAAATCAATTGAGAACGATCTTTTAGTTACAACTCAATTAGCTAATCAGTATTGGATGACTATGATTCAAAATGGTATAACTCAACCAGGTATGGTTAATTTACCATTAACTGAATTACAAACTGGTACAAATTGGGTACAAGTAAGAGGGCAGGGAGAAATTATTTCTTCATTTGGATATAACTTATATCCTAATTTTGTATTACAACCAGTACCTAATACAAATCCTCCTCAAACTACATGGGGAGTTATTATAAATTCAGTTCCTAATATAACAGTTGGAAGAGCTTGTAAATCTAACTGGTTATTTAGAACTGGAGTAAAATAAAAAGATTAAGAACCCTTTCGAGGGTTCTTTTTTTAATCCTAAGATAAAAACTTGAAAAGGAGAGAATATTTATGAATAAAGGATATTTAAAGAATTTAGGAAAGAAAAGGCATGAAGTGGGAAAAGATAAAAATGAAAGTACAAAAGAACTTATTAAAAATATAGAAAAAGGTTTTGATAAATCTTCATTATCTAAAACTAAATCATATGGAGAATCAGTTCAATTTAATGAGAAAAAATTTAAAAAAGGAAATAATAAGGTAGAAAATAAAAATTCTAAATTACCTTTTAATAAAGATAAAGATCACAAGAAGAAATATCAAGATAAAAAAGAATTTAAAAAGAAAGAGTTTAAATCTTTAGAAGAGGAATTAAAATATAATGAAACACAATTATCTTTTATAAAGGATAAAATAGATAATATTAAAAAGAAAATAAATAAAGATAATACTAATAATTTAGATATTAAGTTTGGTCAAATTAGTTCTTTACCTGTAACTAAAATGATAGTTACAAAAGAAAATAAAAATACTTATTTGACTTCAATTAATTATTTAAGTGAAACTATTGATATTATGAGTAATAATATTAGAGAAGATTTTAAATTATTAGAAGGAGGAAATAGTAAAATATTACCAAATAATTTTAAAACTATTTTAAGTATTTCTAAATTTAAAGATCATTTAAAGAAATACATTAATTCTTATACTAGATTTGAATTATTGGATTCATATTTCTTTGAAACTACAGAATTAGAAAATACTTCATTTTTCCATGGTATTAATGGTGGAATAAATTTAAAGGCTGCAATAGAATGTAATAGTATTAGATTTTTAGGTAAGAAAAAATTTTCTAGAGAAGCAAATAAATATTTTAGAATATATTTAAATAATATTAAATCATTTAAAGTAAATCCTGTTAAAATGAGATGGGAATTAATTACTAATAATGACGAAATATATTTTGTATATGAATTTATTTATACACAATATGCTTCTAAAAATTATACTTTGAATACTAGTATAACTTCTGAAGATCCTTATATATTATGTAAATATACATTTAATGAAGAATATCCGAATAGTCCATTATATAAAGAAAGTCATTATATACATTATATGAAATGGCTAGCATATGATTTTGTAGAAAATCTATATGGTGATGATTTAGAAATAAAAGAAAAAGAATTTAAAGAATTATTAATAATTCTTGCAAATGATTTTATTTCAATGAATAGATTTTTTAAAGTGGATAAACTTAATCCAGAAAACGATAAATATTATAATGAAGTATCTGAGGAGTATAAGAAATTAAAAATTAAAGTTGATGAGTTTTTAAATGAATTCTTTACTATTGAAAGAAGTAAAGTGGAAATTTTAGGAGCTTATTATATTTTATTTAATACTTTAGTTAAGTATACTTTCAAATACAGATAAAATATTTTTTATAAGGAGATGTATTTAAAATGATAAAATGGGCTGACCAAAGAAATTTATCTTTACCAGATAAAATTGATTTAGCTTATCAGAAAGCTATGAATCATACTGGTTTTATAAATGAGAAATTAATTTATAATCCTAGAAAAGATATATTTAAAAAATTTTTAGAAGTATTATATGATGCTGATTTAGTAATATTTGATTATATATTATTAGGTTGGGAATTTGTACCATTAGATGAAATGCAATTAATGCATATTGAAATGGAGCAAATATTTTTAAAAATTAAAGAAAAATTTGAACCAAGAGAACCTTATGTCTCTATTAATCCTAAAAATATTAGAGTTTGTAGAATGAGATTTTTAAAGAATCCAAAAAAGGTTATGGATAAATATGTTGATCAAGCTATATCTACAACTATAAGAGAAATAAAAGAAAAGAATATTCTAAGTGATTATGCTAATATTAATGAAGGTTTAATTAAGTTTTTAAATACATATAAGGTTACTTGTGATCAAGTTAAATCTGATAAAGAAAATATGTCTTTATTATGTGATGATCAATATTTAATTATACCTCAATTAGATAAAGGTTTATATTATACTATCAATGGTTCAAGAAGATATCCATTATATACTGAAGCTTGGCATTCTACTAAAAATGCAGTTGGTGAAACTAGTTTTTTATATAAAGTTAAATCTGGAAATGAAGATACACAAGCTTATGAAGGATATTTAGCTGCTGGAATTAAGATTTCTAATAATAAGAAAGTTTATTATATTAGACATAGCGGTAGAATTTATAATCCTTTAACTATGTATGAAGCTTTTACAATTAATGATAGTATAGTTCCAAAATTAAGTAAAATTAATGATCCACAATTATTAGAAATACTTAATAATACTATTGAAGATTATAATGAATATAAAGCTTTACATAAAGGTGATAATGGTATTTACGAAAGAAAAGATATTATACCTTTGACTAATGAAATAAAAGGAGATGATTTAAGAAGATTAAGAAGTGCTTTAATTCCGCCTGAAGCATTAGTGGATATCATTACAGGATATCATCAGAAGGATATTAAATTTGATGTCTATGGATCAGTATTTAATGCTTTATTAAAAGCTGGGAATTCCGACGCAAAATACAAATCTAAACCTGGAGATAGATATGCCACAATTAGAGCTGAGAAGTTATCTACAACTTTAGTTAAAAATAACTATTTAACTTTTAGTAATCAAAATACAAATCCTTTAGATATATTTTATCTATTAGGATATAAGAAATCTCTTGGTGGTAAGAAAACTACAAAAAGTACTAAAGAAATAGATAGATTTACTAACTGGAAAACTTACCACTTAGTAGACTCAATATCGAATAGATCAGAATCTACAATAGGTATAGTATCTAGTTTATTATGCCATGTAGAAGATGATAAAATAGTAATGGATTAGTGGTAATATGAGAAAAAGAAATAAAGAGAAATATATTAAAAAATATACATGGTTTTTTAGAAGACAATTAAAACTTATTAAGGATTCAGTAAATTTTAGAAACAGCCCTATAACTTCTTTATTTTATGATAAAATTGTAGAAGTTCATAGAGGAGAATATTTCACTTATACAAGTAATGGAATATCTGGAAATAAAATAAAATTAGATGGAAAATATTTAGAAATATTTATGGAAATTCTTATAGTTAATATAGGTGTATACTTAATAGTTTCTTCAAGATTATTTAATTTAAAATTTGAAAATATGTTAGATAATGTTAGTCTACCAATAGTTAATGAATATTTATCAGATGATATAAAAATAATAGAAAATATTTTATCTAAAGATTTAAAATATTTAAAATTAAATTTTGAAGGTATTTATATTCCATATAAAGATGAAGATTCTGATGAAAAAACTTTTTTATTTAATTTTTTACCTAATATGAGTGTAATAGATTCTATTTTAGTTAAAGAAGATGCTAGAAAAGATTTATACTCTGAATCTACAGCTAAATATATGATTGAAAATAATTTTACTCCAAAAGATATTACTGATTTTTTATTTGATGATATAGTTAATTTATTTGGTGAAATGGTTAAATATATAAATGATAATCTTGTAAATGAATATATACCAATATATAAATATACAGAAACTTTAATAAATAGAAGTAATACTGCTAGATTTATACAAAGTTTTTTAAATGATATATTTTATTGAAAAGGAGTTGATTTATTAAATGATAACAGAAGTTGTATTAAAGAATTTTATAGTTTTACCTGAAACTGTACAATTTAAATTACAATCTTCTATATGTCAAATATTTGCTTTAAATGGAAAGGGGAAGTCATTTCTCCTTTCTTTACTATTACCACGTGCTAGAGGAGATAGTGAATCTTATCCTATAGTAGAAGGTAAAGTTGGATATAAGAAATTAGTGTATGAGATAGTTCATTCTAAATATAATAAATTACAAATTACAATTCAAATAGAATATCAACCTAATAGAAAAGGAACTCATTCAGCTAAAGGTTATATTACAGTATATAAATATGATACTGGAGTAGCTGAAGAACTTAATCCAGAAGGTAATTTAAATTCATTTGAGGAACTCGTAAAAGAATATTTAAAGTATGATCAATCAACTGAAATAATTTCACATATAAATAAAAAGAGTTGTGGAATAATTACATCTTCTCCTTCAGAAAGATTAGAACTTTTTAAAATATTAATTAAAGATCAAATTGATATAGTAAAAAAGAACTTTGAAAAAGTATCTAATATTCATAGATATAATGAAAATATTTTAAGAAGATTTAATGAAGATATAAGAAATTTACCAACTCTTGAAAAATTAAAAGAAGATTTTAATAAAGCTAATATTAGAATAGAAGAAGAATCTAAAAGAATTAGAAATATAATACAAGAAACTACATTATTAAATTCTAAATTAAGAGAAGTTCAAAGTAAGAAAGATAATTTATATTTAAAAATAAATATTATTAATAATATTATTAATAATATTGATGAAACTACTACATTTGCTGATAAAGTTTTTGCATATAAAAATTATAAAAAAGATATAGATTCTACTATTAAAGAATTATCTGAAATAGAAGTAAGTTTATCAGAATATAAAAATGCTGATTTTTCAAATAATGTAAGTGATAAAATAAAAAATATTAGAAAAAATATAGAAGAATTTAATGATGTAAATAATTTAATTAATATTGATACTGATACTGTAAAAAAGAACTTAGAAAATTTAAAGGGGATATTTCTTTTTGATGATCAATTATTTTCTGATGGAGTTATTTATAATATGATAAATACAAGACCAGAGTATAATACACTTAAAAGTATTAGAGAAGTATTACTTAAAAAGTTTAAAAATCAAGAATCAGAAATAGCTTCTTTAGAAAAAGAATTAATAAATATTGGAGGAAATATTACACCATTAAAAGATTATCAAATTGATATAAAAGATAATTGTAATAAATGTCCTCTTTTTAGTAGGTATCAAAAGTTAAAATCTCATAATAAGAAAATATTAGAAATAAATGAGAAAGTTTTAGATTTAAGAGATAAGTTATCTAAATCAGAAGATACCATTGGTATTTTAAATAGATTAATACCAATAGAGGAAAAACATAATATAATTTTATCGTCATTTCCAGAAATAATGAAAAATGATTCAAGATTTAAAGGTCTATTTCTTTCATTAGATAATAAATTATCTAATAGATTGCTTATAGATGAATATATAAATACTGCTAGTAATATAATAGATAGAGTTGAATTATTAAAAAATTTACAAAAAGATTATAAATTATTATTAGAAGATGAATCAAGATTTAAAGATAAAAATATTAATACATTTATGTCATTGCAAAATAAATATAATGCAATAAAAGAAAAAATACAAAATCTTAAAAATTTAGAAGATATGTATAAGATAAATTTATCTGATGAAAAAATAAATTATATTATGGAAAATTCTGGGGGATTTCAATATAAAAAGAAAAACGAATTAAAATCAATTTTAGTTGAATATGATCTATATGATAAAGATATTAAAATGTATACTAGTCAAATAGAACTCTTAACTAAAGAAGAAAAGGAAACTGAAGAAAATATAACTAAGTGGAGAGATTCACTTAATTCTATTCAATATAAAATAATTCAATCGGAAAATCTTTCTAACCAAATTAAAAGTTTGACACAATCTGTTTCTGAAACTTCTGCTATAAGAGTAGCATTGGATAAATTTATTCCAGTAGAATTATTATCTGGAGTAAGTAAATCTATAGAAACTGTAACTAATCAAATATTTGATCAACTTGATATTGATTTTAATATAAGAATTAGAGCAGAAGGAAAAGAAATAAAAATAGAATTAATAAGAACTCCTGGTAGAGTTTCTGATTCTAAATTCTTTTCTGATGGAGAATCTTGTGTTATATCTATTATAATAAATGCTGCTATAAAATCATTCTTAGATTATCCTATAATGAAAGTTGATGAATTAGATGCAGCTCTAGATTATGATCTTAAAAAGAAGTTTAAATCAATTATATATTATATTTTGAATATGCCAAATATCTCACAGTTATTTTTAGTTTCTCATAGAACTGTATTAAATGAACCTCATGATATTATAGTTATAGGAGAATATAAATTCCAAAATGATATGAGTCATTGTAATATAATAAAAATATAATATATTTTAATATAAGGAGATGAATTAAATATGAATAAATGGGATGAAGAGAATATACCAAAAATCTATTTTCATACTAATCCAAAATGTATGTATTTACAGATGGAAGGAGTTACAATAACATTTGGAGTTAATGAAAAGAAATTAAGTGGTAATATAGACAGTAAGGATAAAACCTGCTGTTCATTAAATCATTTTATGGATTATTTCTTTTTAAGAGGTGAAGCTGACCGAGTTTATCATTTTATTAGTATGCTAATAGTAAAAGCTGATTTTATAAGATTTAAAAGAGCTAATATAGTTAAGTTAATAGAAGAGAATCCTGATAAGCAGTCGCCAGAAATTATAATGGACATATTTAAAGAAACTATGAAATTTGATAGAAGTATATTTAGAATGGTTATTGAATATACAGTAGGAATTGCTAAGAATGATATTGAATATGATGCAGCTAAAACTGATAGTCTTAGATATTCTGAAGTAGATATTATTAATGCTTTATCTACTATGATTAAAATAATTTATGTTTTATATGCTATGTTAAATACAGATACTATGGCTAAGTATATACAGCAAATATATTTTTATCTTTTAAATTCAATAGCTTTTGAATATACTGAATATTTAAAAGAGAGAATAGAAAAATTAGAAGAAAAACCTAATAGAACTGAAGATGAAGAAACTGAATTAAATGTATTGGGAGATGAATATGGATATATAATTAATAATTCTATTAATGAAAATATAGAAGATTTTTTACGTAATATATTTATTAATACATGGGAATCAAAACATACTCCCAAACACAGAGAACGTTTTCATAATATTGGTCAAGATGATGAAATGATATCTGATAAAAGTATTATATTAGTTATAGTTTCATTATATAAATTTACTCCAGTATTAGTTAGTGAAGATCTTATTCCAAAGTATACTAAAGATCCAACTATTAAAATCTTTAATATTAAATACATGCGTGGTTTAGGAACATTTAATGATTTTAAATTTGTACATTTAAATACTACTAAATTTATAAGAACTGCAATTGAATTTATTCTTAAAAATGTTTCTAAAACTAAAATGGAAGAATTTACAAATACATCTGTACATAATATGGATGACGAAACATCGTTTAGATCTGAACTGTATTATTCAGATAAGAAAACTACTATGCTTCCATTGAAAAGACCAATAATATTAAAATTAATAAATTTAGTTACAAAAGATCCAGAAGTTATAGAATTAGCAAATATATTTAAAGATTATAAAAAACATACTTTAAATGAAATGTTATTTAGAACGTTTCTTAAAATTATTGAAGGTGAAAATATAATGATAGGATCATTATTTGGTCAATTTAAGTTCTTTATTATAGCTGCTATTTATAAATTTTTAAGAGATAAAACTCCATTTACAACTGTATGTGAAGCAATGAACTCTAATACAGTAGATTATAAAATGTATACAGAAGATGATCTTAAAATAAAATTAGCTGGATCTCAAAAATATTTAAATTATGGAGATATATATTTATCTAGTTTAAGAGATATTTGTACACATTATAGATCTAATAATGGTAAATCAATTTCATTATATTTGGATGAAGCTTTAGGTTTATTTAATTATTTATCTAATTATAATTTAATAAGAAAAGAATTTTTAATATTTTATGATGGATATACACCATTAGAGTATGATAATCCAGAATCAGTAATGGAATTATTAGCTACAAAAACTCATTGCCCAGATGAGAAAATAGTTGGTATATTTAATAGAATATTAGATGAATCATAGGTGATGAAATGAAATATAATGAAGCCTTAAATAAATTTGTAATACATTTATCTACTAAAGAGAAATATAAACATTACACTACAGGATGGGCAAATATACCTTGCCCTTTCTGTGATAAAGATGGTCATAAAAATCATCTATATATTCATATACCTAATATTGATAGTCCAGGAAGAGTATCTTTAAAATGTTTTAAACCTGGTTGTGAATTTGCAGAATTTAATAGAACTATTAAACCGGAAGATTTTGAATTATTAGGTTTTACTGATACTGAAGCTATCAAGGTTATTTTATCAGAAATGAAGAAACTACCAGGACTACCAAGATTAGCTTCAAATAATAAAGATTATATTCCTTTAATTTATCCAAAAAAATATAATCATTTACAAGTAGAATATTTTTATAAAAGAACTAAAATAAAAATAACTGATACTATTATAGATAAATATAAAGTTATTTTAGATATTAAAGAATTTATTAAATTAAATAAAGATGTAATATCAGTTGATTCTTATAAAACTTTATCTGATATTAAAGTTCCAGTTATCGGATTTATATGTAATAATAATCAAGGAATTAGTATTAGAGGTATTAATAATTCTCTTAAAATGCAAATTAAATTTAATAATAATGATGAATCTTTATTTTATTCTATTGATGAAAGTGAATATAATTCTTATAATAATATTGTAATATCAGATGGTATTTTTGATATTATAAATGCACAATCTAAATATGCTATATTACCTAATACAATGTATGCAGCGAGTTTAAATAAAGATAAATTTATAAACTTAATAGTTTCATTAGGGTTAAATTGTAAAGGAGAATATTTAATAGTATTTGAAGATAATATTATGAAAAATAAGGAATGGATTCCTGATACTAAAATGTATAAATCTTATAAAAGATTAAATTATATATTTAAGAATATTTTTGTAGTATATAATGAATCTAATAAAGTTAAAGATTTAGGGGATATGAGTGAAGAACATATACCTATAAAAATTAAAATATCTTAGCTTAAATTTAAATATATATTATTATAATGAATAAATAATAATATAATAATTATTATTTTAAAACTATTTTAATTTAAAGAGGAGATGATTTTATTATGAAAAAAACATTTAAGGGAGTTTTAATTGGTTTATTTTTATTATCTATTAATTTATTTGGTATTACAATTGATACCAGAAATCCAGATATTAGTTATAAAAAAGATAAAAATAATATTATCTGGACAGAAGGAACAGGTATTCAAGATCAATATAAGGATTATTGGAGAGATTATTTAGATGAAACTGAAGGTTGGGTTGATCCATATTTTGTATTGAGTGGTTTAGAGGTAACATCTTATGTTAAATATAATGATGGTAGAGAAGTGGGTAATCATGGAGAATTAAGAGATATATTAATTAATGCTGAATATGATTTACAAAATTTCGTTCGTATAGAAGGTACTTCAGCTCCAATACCAGGAGATAGATATAATAGAACTATACAATTTAAATTAATAGATGAAGAAACTGGTGAAATTGGATTTATATTTTCTATAAGAAATATTAAATTATTACCTTATGCAAATATAAGTTGGGATTTAGATTCAGCTGAAATAGTAAATCCAGAAGGCGATGTATTAGAAGGACCTGATGCAATTCTTTATTTTTCAAATGTTATTAGATATTTATATCAAAAGAAAAATAATTATTAAAAAGATAAATACCTCCCCATATGGGGAGGTATATTTATTATCTTTATTTTTTTTGTATTAATATAAACCATTTTTATTAGGTGGTAATGGATTATATTTTAGTATTTTTAAATATGATTCTATATTAGTTTTATAAATTACATTTCCTAAACTATCTGTAAGATAACATCCTTCTCTTCCCAGTTTAGTTATTTCATCTATATTTAAATATATAGGATTAACTTGCGGTAATTTTAAATAAGGAACACTTGAAGATGTTCTAGAGCTACCTTTAGTTACTCTAAACTTATAATAAGGACCCCAATATATAATACCACTATTATTTACAGTTTTAAACATATTTTAACCTCCCTCTAATTAAATTCTTACATTGTAACTTCTAAATCTTCATCATTTAATGCAGACCTTTCTTCATTACTAATAGTATCTTTGATATCTACTATTGCCGATACTAATAGCATAGTAATTAAACTACCATCTAAAACTCCGGTATAAATTATTTTATCCATGTTATTCCTCCTGTAGTATCATCATCAAATATAGCAGCACTATCTGCTTCATAAGAGTAAATACCCATTTCTAATATTTGTAGTATTAAAGGTATAAATATATAGTGATCTAAATTGTCTTCTGATATATTAAAATCCTCTAATAATTCTAATGTTTTACTACTTAATTTTCCATCACTAATAAATTCATGTAAAACCAATCTTATGATATCATTAGTTAAATGATATTCAAAGCATCTAGTAATAAAATCTATACTCGTACTTCTAAATACATACATTCCACCATTAAAACCTCTTAAAGGACTTAATGGACTAAATATAGCATAAGGTCCATAAAATATCTTAAACCAGAAATCAGTAAATTTCTCATTATTATTTAATACAGGATATTCATCAGAAGATAATTTCCATTCTTTATTATCTTCTATAGTTCTTATCGTTGCAGCTCTTAAAAATTCATTCTCTAAAAATATATTTTGATTGAGATAATCTTTTTCCTCGCAATGACTAATTTCTTTATATTTACCTTTTAATAAAGATTTGTATAAAGATAAATTAAAATCTTTATTAATCATTATAGGCATTGGATTATATGTAAATAAAGTAGAAACCCCTTTATACTTTAATATTTCAAATGTATCTTGAAATGATATTAATGAATTGAAACTAATAATATTTCTTAAACCATGACTAGTAGTTCCATAAACCAACATATTTAAATCTTTATCATAAAAAGAATCTAAATATGTTACCATTAAATTTTCTTTAATATTTTTTAATGTATTTATTCCATCCATTTTATCTGCTTCTATAAATACTTTTTTACCAGGAACTCCTACATTTTCTACTAAAGTATAATAAGTTTTATTTATACTTTTAGATATTTGATTTATATTTGATAGTTCATTATCTTTATTACAAGTGATAATATAAAATGGTTTCTCTTTAAATTGAGCTGGTATAGTTTCAGTTACTTTAAAAACTACATTTGGTCCATATGCATGAAGTACTAATCTATCTCCAACATTTGGAGTTATAGTATTTGGTAATACTATCCATTGCATCTCTTTTAACTGCATATAGATACCTCTATCAGGATCTTTAGTATTACTTTCTATTAAATTATCTGGAAGTCCATATAATGGTAAATTTCTATATCTATCATAAGTTATACCATTACCAATATCTCTTATATTATCATTGAAACCCTCTCTATGTGTAGAAAGAGTTTCATTTTGATATAAATAATCAGATATTTGAGCAGGACTTCCAAGAAGAGTAACTAGAGGAGTTTCATTTTCTTTAGCATTTTTTTGAGCTATTTTTTGCTCTATTAATGCTTTATTATTTATACTGGAAGTTTCTCCAATACTACTAAATCTACTATTTTTAGATATAACTCCCATTGATTAATCCTCCTTTAATTTATTAAGATCTAGTTACATCAGGATAGAAAAGATATCTAAATATTTTAAATGATTCTTCCTGAGTTAAAGGTGTATCTACTCCACCAGTTGGTAAAGAACTAAAAGAGATTACTTCTGGAGCACTTGATGGTTTAATACTTAGTGTAGCTTTAACTGGACTAGTTAAATTAGGTAATATATAAGCTCCAACACTAACTTCTCCTAACATAATTGCTTTAAATGTACCACTAGCACTTAATTTATCTCCTGCTAAAGACATAGGAGAAACCTCTTCTAAACCAATAGAAGTAACTTTAAAATCTCCAGCTTTAGCAGCTTTATTAAATTCTATTTTTACAGTCACACTCTGAGTTCTTTCAACTTCAGTAGGTGTCACAGTAATATTTTTAATAATTAAATCTGGAGTAGGAGTTACTGGAGGAACTACTACATCAGTAATATTAACTGATACATTTTTTGTATCTTTAGTAGAACTAAAGAAATCTGTAACCTCTCCAGTTATAGTTGGACTTCCAGCCTTTTTAGTTTTAACTTTAGCTGTAAATAAAGCAGGATTACTTCCATCTACTGTAAGTTCCTGTACTTTATCAAAATAATCTCCATCAATTACTAAAGCTGGTAATTCTAAATTAGCATTTACTGGATCTACATTTCTCTTTCTATTTAGTTCTAAAGAAAGATCTAAAGTTTCTCCAACTTTTGCATCTGTTTTACTTATTGTAAAAGTTTTAACTTTTAAAAGTTCTTTAGTATTTACTACTAAATCTATAGTTTCTGTATTACCATCTGTTAAAGCTGCAGTTACTGTAAATTTATCAAAACCTGTACCTGCAGTTAAAGTTATAGTTCCTTTAGTTCTATCTGAATCTAAAGCCCAAGGTGTTTTAACTGTAAATCCGGGATTAGTAAAAGCAACTACTGGTTCAGTTTCTTCAGCAGCAGCTTCATTAAAAGCAACAGTTAAAGTTACATCTTCACTTATAAATAGTTTATTATTACTAGCAGAAGAAGTTATACTTGCTATTTGTAAAGTTCCAGCAGCTAAAGGAGCTATACCACTTGCTGCCCCATTTTTTGGATTTGTATTATTTGCCATTATTTTTTACCTCCATAATATTTTTATAATATATTATAATGATGCTATGAAACTCATAAATAAATAAGTTTCATTTAAAGCCTCTTTATAAGCATTTAAAGTTCCTTGTACTACCATAGAATAAGCAGTAGTATATGCACTTGATGCACCAGAATAAACAACAGAAAAATCATTTAATGCATTTGCCATTTCTTCATAAGCTTTCTGAACTTGATCAGATTTTGAATCAATATTTTTATTATTTTTATCAGCTTCTTTATTAAATGATTTTGCTTCCTTATCAACATTTTTCATATTCTTACTATAATCATCTTTAGATATTTTACTTTCTTCTAATTTCTTTCTTAATTCTTCCTTAGCTTTATCAAACTCGGCACTTTTAGCATTATTTTTCTCTTGAGCCTCATTTCTTTCGTTATCAATTTCACCTTTCTTTTCAGATAATTCACCTTTATTCTTTCTTTCAAGATCTTTTAATTGTAAATCCATCTGTCTAGAAATCTTACTAAAATTAGAATTAATTTTATCAACTGAATCTTTGGTTGATCTAAGCATTTTAATAATTTCTTTTCTTTGCTCTGAAGAACCAAACTTCTCCATAGCTTTAAAAAAGTCTTCTCCAAGTTTTACTATTTCATCTGCTTCAGCATCTATAGTTTCAAAATCACCTTTGTCATTTGCACCCATTAATTCATTTTGAAAAGTTTTACTGTCTTTTGCATAAGGAATTCCTATCTTTTTACAAACTTCAGCAATTATACCTTTAGATCCTGCATCAGCTATAGCTTTAACTCCTGGAGTTAATTTTCTTATTCCTTGAGCATTAGTTCCTGCATCAGTAAGATCCTTACTTAATCCTTCATATAAATATTTTAAAGGAGTATTACCAATTGTAATATTATTAAAATTATTTACATCCAATACAAAAACTGATTTAGTTAAAGCATCAACATCAATTTTTGGAAATTTATATTTCTTACCTTCCCAATCTTGATAAGTTCTTAATGCTTTTCTTGCTGTTAATATTCCTTCAGGAAGATTTTCATATTTTTTATCATATTTTGACATTACATCAATTAGATTTTTAAAATTTGCACTTAACCAATCTAAAGCTTTCTTTATTAAAGATATTAATTTACCTAATACAGATTTAGTAGTTCTTACACCAGCACCAGTAGCTTTTCTTCCAGCTCTCGCAATATCACCAAGTAATCCTTCAGATGATGGTATAAAATCACAATCATAATATTTAGAAGCATGATCTAATTCTGATATTAATTCATTAAATTCTTTATTGAAAGCATCTACTGCTCCTTCAAAAGTTAAAGCATTAAATGGTATATTATTATCAGAAGCATATACTATCTTCATTCTTACCTCCTTATTATTTATTTTGTAAAATTTTAATAAAGTCATATTTAATAATTTCTTGAGATTTTTGATGAGCAAATCCAAGAGTATTAAATACTATTTGAGATCTTTCTAAATATAGTCTAGTAATTCTAGTAATTACAAATCCTAATGTATCAAATATATAAGTTAATTTCTGACTTAAAATAATATCATTTGAAGATGAATAAAAACTATACACATTTTTAAAATTTGATTTTAAGGATTCATAGAATTTTTTATTTAAAGATTTTAAACTAGACTTTATTTCATTATTCACATTTTCGTATTCTCTCATTCCTTTACTAATTACTAATGATAACTTTTCTAAATAATCAAGAAAATCTTCTATTAAAACTGGAGACTTTTCTACACCATTCTTAATGAAATTAGATATTTCTTTTTTAGAATCTACCATATTAATAACTTCATCAAAACTTTTAGAATTTTTAGTTCTATTAATTATATTATTTCTATCATCAGCATATTTACCTAAAATAGCAAATGATGATTCAATATCATTAGTTCTAATTTTAAGATCTAGTAAATCTTTAGTATCAGAATAAATTTTCTTAATATCATTACCTAGATTAATAGTTTCTAATATATATCCTGATAAAGTATCTAAATCTGGAAAAATATATTTTGATATTTTATTATTAGCAAATAGCTCATCAGCTTTACTTTGCTTTAAAGGATATCTAGTTAATATTGCTTCTACTAACTTATCAAATTTATCTAATCCATTATTTACTACTGTAATCTGATTACTAATTCTATCAATAGTTTTACTTGAGTTATCTTTATTTATTTTAGATATTTCTATCATTTTTTTAGAAAACATATCTCCAATTTCAATAGCTTTAGCTTTATCTGCTGATGAAAAATAATCAGATATACCTTCATTAGATAGATGAATATTAGTAAGGAATTCTAATTCTTTATCTAATAACTCTCCTCTACTTTGAGCTAATTCTAAAGAAAAATCTATATTATTATGCATTTTCGACCTCCTTTTTATTAGAATTTTTTATTGTTAAAATAATAAAATTAACATCGCCGTTGTTGACTAATGGTCGTTTAACAAACAACGGCCTGTACAAATTTATTTAAAAAATCAAATTAAAATTATTTAATAAAAGGAGGTATAAATAATGGGTAGTGTTGAAAATGCGATACTTGTACTATCTAATGGAGTACAATTACAAGTACAATTAATACCAGAAAATTTAAAAACTTTAAATACTTATCTAAGAACGAATAATGTAGTTCAAACTTTAATGTCTTATACTGAAAAAGATAAAGCAGTACCAAGGCAATTAATGATAGATGATGATTTAGGTAAATTATTTATTAAGATGCCAGATAATAGTATCATATCACCAAGTACAGGTGCTGAAGATGCATTTGATGAAATAAAAAGAACTCTAATAGAAGTACATGATCATGAAGTAAAACCTTCAATAGCTCCTAAATTATTCTTTAAAATATTAAAGGATCCTAAAGTAGAAAATCTTAATTATGAAGAATTTTATCAATATATTGAGGAAGAAAAAGCTAAAAATGCAGTAGATAGATTTGAAGGTGTATTAACTACATATGAATTTATTACTACAACTGATACAGAGGGCAATCCAGTTAGTATTGATCAAAAGAGAATAATTATTCCTTATACTGATATAGATTATGTATTAGTGCCAATTTTTGATTCAAATGGAGATAGAATAGATGTAATGAATCTTGGAGAATATCTAAAAAAGATGAGTGAAGAGATTGATGGTCTTTTAGATAAAGTTTGGGAGGCTATTCAAAATTTAAGAGATAATAAAGAAGATAAGCAAACTGATGGTAAAAAAGGTGATATAGCTTATTCAGATTCTACACTTTTTAATAAATTCAAAATTGGATTATCTATTAAGAGATTAGTAAATGATGGTGGGTATTCTAATGGTTGGAGAAAAGTTCTTAATACATTAGGAGTACCAGCAAATCAAGAAGCTTTTCTTATGACTTGGAAAGCAGAACCTAGAATCATAAAAGATTCTGGTGGAAATATTATTGAAGATGATACTACTAGTACAACATTATTCCAGCAAATTATACCTGTGGGAAATAATGGAGCTAGAACTTATGCTGAGAGATCAGTTAAATATGGTGAAACTAATGTAACTTTCTTATATAAAAATCATACACATTTAACTGATGCTAATGTAGTACATGGGGATAATGGAAATGCTAGAAGTATTAAAGTTACTTCTGTATTACAATGTGTTAATTCAGGTTTTTATGATTATGAAAATACTAAACCTGGAGTTAATGATGCTCCTGGATTTTCAGCTTTTCAAAAACTTACTAAAAATGGTACAAGAGACACTAATCCAGTATCAGATGAATATATTGAAACTAAAGGTAAAGTATATGTAGCAACTACAAGTGTAAAATTATCTGATAATATGTGGGAAAGAACTTCTCATATGATATTTATATCAACTACTGGTTATCATTATTATACTGATAGACCTCTAGTCACTAGAGTTTCAATAAATAGTAATTCATTTACAGAAGAAGAAATTTCTACTGTTGGTTTAACTGCTCCTAGATGGGAGAGAGCTATCAAGTCTGATGAATTAAAAGCTATATTAAATGAATTACAAGATGCTATTAATAAAGGATTTGAAAAAATACAAATAAATGATAAAATAAATGATATTTCATATGAAGATTCTTTAAAGAAAGAAACTTTTAAAGAAGGTCTTTCTATTAGAAGATTAAGAACTGATTCAGTTTGGAATACTGAATTAAGATTATATGGAATTAATTATCCTGAGAACTGTTTACTTTATACAGTTAGAACTCCTAAAGTTGGTTCTGAATCAGATCTACTACATCAAAATCTAATATTAAAAGATCCAAGTGGATTTACTATTAGATTAGAAAGAATTATTCCTGGAGATGGAACTGATAAGAAATTCAATCTATTAGAAGATTCTAGATTAGATACAACTTCAGTTTTAGCAGGAGATTATGGTCAAGGTAAATCTGTTTTAGAAGATGATATAACTAAAATTTATGAATCTGGTATTTATACATTTAGTAATGGTGATTCTGTTGCTACTACATATTTACCAATTAATCCTGCTACTAAAAATCCTGTAACTAAAGGTAGTATTATAGCTAACTGTAAAAGAACAGTTAGAAACGCTACTACTGGTAGTTATCTTGATGAAGTTAATATGTATTTTATTTCATCTGAAGGAGTTTATGTAACTGATACAGCTATGCAAGTAATAGAAAATAGAACTAATAAAGATCAAGTATTTCCTAGTAATATATCTTTAAATAGAAGACCTATTTGGTCTAAAGTTATTACTACGTCAAATGCTATAGATTTAATTAAAGCATCAAATGATACTATTAATATAGATGTAAATGGTCAAATATCAGTAAATCCGCAATACATAGGAATGAATAAAGATTGGACTTTAGGTCCAGAGTCTCAAGATGGTTGGTATAGAATTGCTAAATCACTAGTTGGGATTCATAATTTAATGGGAACTTATAAATTAACTATTAGTAAATCTGGTTATCATGATATTATTGAATTTAGAGTTAGTGCTACTTTTAATGATGTTAATGGAGTTAGAACTAATCTACCTAAATTAGATATTATAGGAAGAAAACATTATAAAGATACTCATATAATCCAAAGTATGAGATTAGTTTATCCACCTATAGGAGAAGAAACTATAACTTCTTCTAATAATATTATTTATTTAGATATTTACTTAAATATGAGAGATACTGCTAATGGTGAATTTGCATCTATGTCGAAAATATTAGTTGAAAAGGTAGGTGAATAATAATGTCGGTAGAAATTATTTTAAGTGAAACATCCACTAGAGTCATAAGAACTACTAAGAAATCTATAACTTATGATATTAAAGTTAATGGTAGTCCTATAACTCCAGATGATTCAAGAATGCAAGTAACTTCTTCATCTCCTACTATTGCTACATATGATGTAAATACTAAGCAATTAAGTGGAGTTGGAACTGGAAGTACACAAATATTCTTTTCTTATAATGATCCAACTGGTGGATTTGGATCTGCTATATTAACTGTAGAAGTATTACCAGTGATGGAGATTAAGTTATCTTCAAGTAATATAAACTTACAAAGAAATACAAAAGAGCAACTAACATATCAAGTTTTAAAAGATGGAACTCCTGTATCTGATACATTGGTTGAAATTAATATTACTCCACCAGAGTATGTATCATATGATAACGATTTAAAAGAAGTTACTGGTCTTTTAACTGGTACATCAACTGTTGAATTTAGTACAAATAACGGAGTTGAAGATATTACTAGTTCTTGTATTGTAAGAGTAGATCCAATATATAGATTAGAAATAAGTAAAGCTAGTGTAACTGTAAAAACTGGAAAAACTGATAGAGTTGTACCAACTTTATACAAAGATGATCAGCAGATATCTAATACAGATATTCAAGTTAGTTCTGATAATAGTTCAATAGCTACGTATGACTTGAGTTCTAATATGGTTACTGGAGTTAAATATGGTGAGACTTCTATCAGATTATCATATGATGATGGTTATGATGGTATTAATAAAGTTATTAATGTATTGGTTAAACCAGTTTATACAATGGAAATAGATAAACCAAATGTAATATTATATAATAACGAAACTACTACTGTAAATTGGACTTTAAAAGCTGATGGAGATGTTAAAAATTTACCTATAGAAACTAGAGCTATTGATTTAAATGTGTGCACTTATACTCAAAGTACAAAAATAGTTCAACCTACTGGTAATGGTAGTACAACTATTACATTTAGATATTTTGATGGTGAAGAAACTGCAGAAGCAATTTGTAACGTAACTGTATTACCAGTTTATAGATTAGAAGTTGAAAAAAATGCAGTATCAATGAATAATAATAGTAGGCAAACTTTATTATATTATATTTATAAAGATAACGTATTACAAAAAGATTTAGTTGCTACAACTTCTACTACAAATGATCAGATAGCTATGTATGATTTTGATAGACAAGAAATCATTTCTAAAAATCCTGGAATATGTACTATAACTTTATCTTATGATGATAAAAATAAAGTTGTATCTCAAGAGATACAAGTAAATGTAATTTCAGAATATACAATAGAAACTAATCCAAGTAATATATTAGTTGAAAATGGATCTGTAACTACAGTTACTTATAGGTTATTTAAATCTGGAATAGAACTAGATCCAAAAGATCCTTTCTATGGAACTATTACAACTCAGATTTTAGATACATCTATAGCTACATATGATCAAAGTACTAATCAATTAACAGCTAAGAAAGTAGGAACTACAACTTTAAGATTAACTCATAGTTCTGATACTGTAGTTGATGTTGAAGTTAGAGTACTTCCTAAGTATACTATAGAATTACCTGTAATAGATCCTATTATTAAAAGAAATGAAGTATTACCTTTCGTTCCAATTTTAAAAGCTGACGGTATTGTAATACCTAATCCAACTTTTGAAATAACCATTGGTGATACTAAATTAGCAACTTATTCATCAACTAATAAAAATATTACTGGTAAAGCTGCTGGTTCTACTAGTATAACAGTATCTGCATCTGGAGATGGTTATTTTGCTACAGAAACTACTTCCTTAACTGTAAGAAGTATAATTTCATTAAAATTTAATCCAAAAACAGTTAATGCTAATATTAATTCTAGAGTTAGATCTGAATTATCTTTATTAATAGATGATAATAATATGACATCTTATGCTACAGTAAATTCAGATGATGATAGTATTGCTACATATGATGTAAATACAAAAGAAATTACCACATATTCAGATTATGGTGTAGCACATATTACTGCTTCATATAATGATGGATACGAGAATTTTACAGATATATTAACTGTAAATGTAATAAAAAATTATGCTATTGAAGTATCAACTCTAAATCTTAATATTAAAAATGGAGAGACTGGTACTATTGATTGGAGAGTAACTTTAGATGGTGTTGGAACGGATGAAACTGTTACAACTACTGTAGAAGATCCTACTATTTGTGATTATGATAAAACTACAAAAATAGTCACAGCTAAAAAATCAGGTTCAACTAAAATTAAATTTTCTCATACATCAGGTTTAAGTATTGATGTATCAGTTACCATTAGACCAATATATGTATTAACAGTATCTTCTCAAAATGTAACTGTAAAAATTGGAGAAACTAGTCCATTAACTTATAATTTAACAGCTGATGGAGTTGCTACATCTGAAAAGAATAATGTAGTTATTTCTTCAGTAAATGCAGCTATAGCAACTTATGATAAAACTAAAGCTGTAGTTAATGGTTTAACTGTAGGAGGAACTATAATTGTATTTTCTTATTCAGATGGTTTTGAAACTATATTACAAAATGTAGATATATCAGTAAATCCAGCTAATATGGAAAATTCTACATTTATAACTATCAATTCATTATTAGATAATAATAATAGTTCTGGAGTTTATAATGGAAAAGCTTTTAACTATTATGAAACTATGGAATTTAATCCTTCAATACCATCTGGTTTTAATTCTGTTGATATTGATGTATCTTCTAGTAATCATGAAGATTTAGTTACTACTAGTAGACCAGCATATGCTTATGGAATTAAAACTCTTTACACAATGCCAATTGTAAGACCAATTAAAGTTGGTGGATCTGCTGATATTTTCTATCCAGTAGTTTTTAAATGTCTAGATAGTGAAACTTATTTGCATGGAATACCAATGGAATTCAATATAAGTAAATATATACATACTCCAGGAACTTCTGATAATGATGGGTATATGAATTTACAGTTTGTGGCTAATGATCAAGCGTGGGGAGGATACAAATCAATTATTCAAATAAAAGCTTTTAATCAAAATAATAAAGAATTTGTATCAGATGTTGTAAGTGTCGGTGGTTCCTCTTATGCTATATGTGTATATTTAAGAGGTAATAGAACTTATTATGTTACTGCACCAGTAGATTATCAAGATATAGTAATCTCTTACGATAGAGTAAATATAGGTTCTACATCAGATCCAAGATATGTACAACCTTTATCAGCAGTTAATAATATTTTATTTAAAACTTTAACTACTCAAGTTGGTTATTTAAGAGAAGTGATAAGTGAGAATAGATCGATTATGGATGGTTTATTTGCCGCTAGAGGGCTTTATATAGATGGAGCTAATCCAACTATAAGCTTTGGTCAAAGAGCTGCTGGTGGAACTGGAGCAATGCAAGGAATGATTAGATTTAATATAAATGCAAATCAACTTGAATTATCTGGTGGAGCTGGAGGAAGAATTTCTTTCTGTTATACAGGTGCTTCTACTGGAGGAACTACTCAAACTGAATATGGAAGATGGGATAGTACTGGATTAACTACTATTACAGATATAACTTCAAGTAGAACTATTAAAGGAACTACTTTAAATAGTACTTCAGGAAATTTAATACTTGGAGCTTATACAATGAAAATTATTAAAGCTTAAATATAAATAAATCTCCTTTAAAATAAAACTAGTATATATTATTAACATGATTTATAGTCTAAAATATTAGATTTAATAAATAATTTTAAAGGAGATGATTTATTTTATGAAACTATTTTTATTAAGTAATGAAGTTAATTCAGCAATATTCGAATTACAAAGAGCTTTTACATTTAAAAAAGAGGGTGATCCATTAGATGTACAGATTACAACTGATATGTACAAAAATGAAGATGGTATAAGAAATATGCCTGTTTTAATTGATTTACTTAGAAAGTGTAATTCAGTTGAAATCAAAACTGGTAATCCAATCAATTGGTTTTTAGATGAGTTATATAATTCATTACCTAATGTAAAAATTACATTAGAAAAATTATTCTTTGTAGCAGTATCAGATTTTGCTATTCATGAAGGAGTATTCAAAGAATATCTTCAGAAAAAGCAATATGATTTATTACAATTAACTGAAACTAGAAAATTGGATAAAACTTTAACTCTAATAAAAGAAGCTAGTTTATATTCTAAAATATTAAAGTCTAATAGTATTCCTAAAAAGATGAAAGATCATTTAAAGAATACTTCAGTTATTTCTTTTAAACCTTATGAAGAAAAAGATGAAAATATTTTAAAAGAATATGTTAATGAATTTTATCCAGAAAAGAAAGCTTCAGTTCCTACTTCAAATGATGGAATTGTAATATATGATTTGGATATAGTTTCATCTAATGGTTGGTATAAAGAAGCTTATAGTGACCAAGAGCAGGATTCTGATTATGATCTTGAAAAAGATGAAATTAAATTATATGGTGAATTAGCAAGAAGATTACAAGAAATGGTAGATAAAGGAAAGAAAAGTATAACTTTATATATTTCTACTAGAGGAGGTATACCTTTTTATATACCTCAAACTTATTTATCTATAATTAATACATTAGAAAAATTTAAAGATATAGTAAATTTAACAGTAGTATTCCATATGATGAGTTCTGCTGGTACATATGTAATGTGTAATATATTAAGAAATCCTATAGATAAAATAACTTATAGAGTTCTTGATAGTTATTCTGTAGTTCATTTAGGTAGTCATTTCTTTGGTGATAGAATGATAGCTCAACAGAGACCATCAGCAAATGCTAATAGAAAAGAGATGAATGATTTAATGGAGACTTTATTACCAGATTTATTACCGGATTTAACAGCTGAAGAAAAAGCAAAAATTAAAATGAATGGAGATGTTTATTATTTAAATTCTAGAATTCTTAAGAATGATAAATATAAACATGTAAAAAATTAATTAAATAAGGAGATTCGTCTCCTTATTTTTTTTTT